TTTGGTACCTTGTGACGGTTTCGAACCGCCGACCCTCTCCGTGTAAAGGAGACGCTCTACCCCTGAGCTAACAAGGCATTAATAGTTACTTAGCAGCAGCGCGAGCGGCCTTAACTTCTGTAACGTCTTTACGACCTTCTTTACAGAGAACTGCTAAAGTCTGCAAGTGCTTACGGACGCGAGCACCGGCAGCATTATTTTCTTTATCATAAAACTTTTCGAAGTCGTCTTTCATTGACAAAACAACTTCTTCAAACTTTGAATACTTCTCAGACATTATATATCCTTATAGGTTACATGACAACGGGTGCTGAACCATTTCCTTGACGGAAAGATATTTCACCACCCTGCTCAATAATACGCTTCTTGAGCTCTTCGAGGGCAATTGGCTTAAAACCAATCTGCTCGACAGAGACGTTGAAGTATCTAGGATCAATTTGATTGCCATACTTTACCACACCAGTTCGAGCATCAACACCGATTGGCTTCATTACACGGTTGGCGTGAAGGTGGCCATGGATGTTGCAGCCAAATCTAGCAAGGCTATCGGCGTGAACCGGAATGTGGCTGAGGATCATTCCACTCATCACATGATACGCTCTAACATCTCTGAAGTATGTAGTATACTCTTCAAGACGGAAGATGTCGTGGTTCCCTTTAATAAGGACCTTGTCACCATTAAGTCTTGCAACAGTGCTAAGAGCACGTCGGTTAATTACCACATCACCGAGATGATATACTTTATCGTTTGGGCCAACAGTCTCGTTCCAAGACTTAACCATTGCCTCATCCATTTCTTCCGGACTGTCCCAGGGACGGAGTTTAGTTACTCCATCATTTTGCATGAAGCGACATACGCCAACGTGACCGAAGTGCGTATCGCTTACAACGAACACGTTTGACATATATTACTCCATATCTTTATAAGGGATAAGAATCCCACCGGCACTGATGCTTCCACCGGTGCCGACTGATTTTTCATCTTCGTCATAAGTCCAACCCAAGCACTTCATCATTTTGTGTTTGACTCGGAGGTTAGGTTGTCTGTAACGATCTGTAGCCGTGAAGCCAAGCATTACACCCAACTCACATACAGCACCACTTCGGCAGATACCTGCAAAGCAATGAACGATCACATTCATGCTATTGTCTTTTGCTTTTTGCAATAAGTCAACAAGTTTTTGTGCTTGTTCGTCTGTAATTGCAAATTCTCCCATATTAGGATCCATCTTAACGTCCGAATCCTCAATGTCTAGAAATTCAAACTGATGGACCTCCTTAAACTCACGCTTAGGAGTAGGGAATGTGCTACATGGATCCATAATCTGAATCAACATAGCATTGGGACCAGCATCCATATGCCAGCCGTTCTTACAGTCGTCCCAAGCAATGTTTTCGATCCAACGAATCGTTTCCATATTAGCTCCACAATAAATTAAAATTACCCGCTAGCACTTTCTTGACACTAGCAGATCGATTGGTTTGGTGATCTTTAACAACATCATCCTGGAATCGATAAGTGCGCATTTTGTCGCCACGCATACCAGAACCAACTTGAAGCTTTCTATCGATCGCTACACTCTGATTATAACGCATCTCGTTGGAAAAGTCAACACGGCTGCGGATAGAAGCCATCGCTTCATTGTAACTATTCTGTCTACTGCGGCATTGTGCCGTCGCGACAGTGTTCGATGGTATATGGGTGATTCTACAGCTGTTCTGATGCTTATTACGGTGTTGACCACCAGCGCCAGTACCAGAGTACCATTCGACTCGTAGGTCAGAGTCTTTGATGTTGGATGTTTGGTACTTATTTTCACCATCGATTACGGCAACAGTGACTGTACTTGTATGAACGCGACCTTTACGTTCTGTTGGAGGTACACGCTGAATACGGTGTCCTCCTGGCTCGTTATCTAAGCCGGATAGATCTGCGCCTTGAACTTCTAAACTACACTCGCCAAGACGTACATCTATCAGGCGGGTAGTTCAGCCGAACTTCGTTCCTAAACGTTGGTATGCTTGTGCTAAATCGGTCACAAACAACTTACTGTCTTCTCCGCCTTCAGCGGCTCGAATCTCAATTACTCGTTTCATTAGAGCTCTCCTTGATTTCTTTTTCTGCTTGTTTAAAGCGATGTTCCCATTTACAGTTGATCATGTGGCAACACTTGCACGACATCAACTTTGTCTTCTTACCTCTGAGCTTGACGTTACCGGCACGCGCACCGAAGACTGGGGATTTCATGCTCTTACTCTTTTTGGAGCACCTATTCTAGATGCTTTATTCCAGTCGTATGCAACACCGTCCGGACACTTACCGTCCTTAACAGTATCTACACCGAACATGCCTACGACTTCAAACTCCGGACCTGTGATAGTCACAAACTCGTTCATTATCTTAGCAGTATGCATCGCTTCATCCAATGTCATTACATCGAATGTTACTACTGAACCTTTTACTTTATACATCATATACTTATACTTGGGGTGACTAACGGGTAACGATCCCGTACTACGAGTTTCACAGACTCGGGTGCTTCCACTACACTATAGCCACCATAATTAATTTGCGCTAGGGAATTGAACCCTATCCTCAATTTGCTTGGACCACCATCAAACGGAATTGAACCGTAAAAGCAACCCTCTCGGGGCAATGCTACCGTTACACTAATGCGCAAAACCTGTTTGGTGCTTCCGAGAAGAATTGAACTTCTGTCTATGCCATGTCAAAGCATCGTTCTACCATTGAACTACGGAAGCGACTTTTCTAGAACACAATTACCAGAATTGAACTGGTGACCAGGCCAAGGGCCCAGCTATGCTCCACATAAAGGCGTCGCGTTCGCCTCATTGTGTTCTAGAAAAGTGACTTGTAATTTATCTCATTATACGCGACAAGTCAGCGCGAGGCCTCGAATTATACACTGCATTACCATATTATGCTACTCTTCATCAGGGTTAGAATCGAACTAACATCTGTGTATAAAGTTGGTACCCACACTCGGAGTCGAACCGAGAGAGCTCTTCCTTTTGAGAGAAGCGACTTTGCCAATTTGTCCATGTGGGCATAACCATAGGTGAATACATTCAGACGTAGTAGTTCTTTAGTCCTGCACGATATGAGGCTACCACCCTCATCAGTACGGGAATGTATTCAACTATGGCAATAACATCTTAGCAAGGGCGTGTGACCATTGTACTAAGAGACTACCATATAAAAGTACACCGATTAGATCAGTTATTGTGCTAACGCTCACCGAACATTATCTCGAAGACCAAGAGTACGACGTCTTGGCTCGATGCACTTTTATATGCAAACTCATTGCGGACAGGAATCGAACCTGCATTAGCCTCTTTAGCGAGGATTTCCTACCATTAGAAGACCGCGAGTTCTTCGGAGTCATGACTTCCGAATATGGTTGTTACCGGCCGATAACATTAACCATATAAAAACACACTCAACAACATAGGCAATTGGATCTCCCTGTCTAACTGAACCAACTTCAGCGAGTATGTTTTTATATGGTGGGTCTACTCGGATTCGAACCGAGAGTCTTACCGGTTAAAAGCCGGATGTTTTATGCCGTTAAACTATAGACCCAAAGGCATTTGGTTTGCCGCTTTACGCAAAGCCTTATTGGACTTGCGGTGCGACCCTGCTTTTCGGAATAGTGCCAAGCGAACGAAGCAGTTACGTTCCTTGACGATCGGTTTCGTCTTCATTTTCGTTCCTCTAAAACATTAATTATACATTGATTTGAACAAATGTCAACATGACACTTATTCGCTAATTGGTGGTGGTAGTTGGTATCGATCCAACCTCCTCGGCTTATGAAGCCGGTGCGCATCCATCTACGCCATACCACCATGGTGCCCCCTGAGGGATTCGAACCCCCAACAACTGACTTCGAAGGACAGGACTCTATCCAGTTGAGCTAAAGAGGCAAATTGGTGCGTCCTGAGGAATTCGAATCCCCATCCCCCGGCTTCGTAGGCCAGTGCTTTCTCCAGTTAAGCTAAAGACGCATTAAACAACAGGATCCACTTTACTCTGCTCTACTAACTGAGCTACTCCTCCACTAAGAGTACAATACCACACGTTTTTTATTACTACAGGTTGCGATCCTTTAGTAGTGTAGCGGGTAAACTCCATAATGTACTCTTAGTGGAGGAGGGTGGATTCGCACCACCGACACGAGGCTTTCAATGCATTTGTGTTGCTGAAAGGATCCTAAAACTTGGTGCGAGAGGCGGGACTCGAACCCGCAAGCCTTTCGGCGGCAGATTTTAAGTCTGCTGTGTATGCCATTCCACCACTCTCGCATGTTTGGAATCTGGGGTCGGATTTAAACCGACGGTGCCCTTTCGGATACGGATTTGCAATCCGTCGCATTCGATCGCTCTGCCACCCAGACATAAATATTTCTATGTTTGACATGCACGTACAACTAATCCACAAACTGCTCGACAAAGCATGCAGTAAGCGTACATTCAATAATGAACGTGCTAAATCATTATATGAAAAAGGATACCTGATTGGACTGCTGGCATCTCTTTCATATAATGATTCTAACATCCGCCACAAACTAATGGCGAAGATTAAAAAGTGATTGGTACCTCGACCGAGATTCGAACTCGGATGAACCAATTATCTGTTGCTTACGGGATATAAATCCGCCGTTTTACCATTAAACTATCGAGGTGTGGCTGCGTCATATTTTTATTTTTAACAGGGCGAGAACGCAAGCACCCCTGATTAGTCGCGACACAATTTGGCGGAGCGTTAGGGAGTCGAACCCTATCAACCACTTTCGTGATTGTACGGATTAGCAATCCGCTGCCTTACCATCCGGCCCACGCTCCATCTATCTCAACGAGTAAAGAACCTTTTAGTCTTTACCCATATAAACTTTATTCCACGAAACTCTGGTATCCAATCCGTATTGAAACCAGCGTACACCTCTTTTGGTATGCTACCATATGCTTTGTTTAGCGTATCTTTACGTGACATAGTAGCTCCCTTGTTATTGTTATTGTTATTGTGGCGGAAGAATGAGGTCCCGAGCCCCAACCCATTGCTGAGTCCAACTGCTTTCGAAACAGCGCTGAGTCCCACTCAGTTAATCTTCCAATTAATTATTATACAACGAGTCACCTCAAAAGGCAACTACTTCAATTATTTCAATCTAGCAACGCGCTATCCATATTCAAACACACTCTCTCCGTCAGGGGGATTTTCACCGCGCTGGTTAGGCTGCTTCATAGCGAGACTCAACTATTAACCAAGTTGCTCGAAGTCTGCTACCAATGATGAGTATGTTTGAATATGGAGGAAGGTAAGAGAGTCGAACTCTGACCGGCGTTAACCAGTCTCCCGCTTTCCAGGCGGGCGTCGATACCACATCGACTATACCTTCCATCGTATAACAGGATGATTTGTCAAGACCGGGACTCGAACCCTACGACAATGCCCCCTGCGGGCTGGCCTCCCGATTATGGTGGAAGTAATTTTATGTTGCAGCAGTCATCCTAAAAGGGTTTCGAGAGACCAGCTATCTTTCTCAAGGACTCGCTGGGTTGTCTCGTATGAGGGAGTTTAAGACTACCTTGTACAATTCTACTGGCGTGTCATGCTCAAGTTAAGGGCACTAGAATACAAGGGACTCAACCTCTACGTCTATCTCGAAAAATTGTATGTCGTTGTGGGTTCCTACCACACCTGAACCTTGTTCCACCGCCTTATCTTCGACGGACTTATGTGGCGATCCCGTGCATTCTCATTACACCATGACATGATCGGCGTCGCGGCCAGGAATCGAACCTGGTCATCTCCATTGACAGTGGAAAATGTATGCTGCACGTATCCTAATCAGGATCACCTTTATAGCGTGCTACCATTACACCACCGCGACATAAAACATTGGCACCCCCTGTTGGATTCGAACCAACGATACTGATTTCAAAGACCAGTGCCTTAGGCCAGACTAGGCGAAGGGGGAACAAAACAACAGGATACTTTTTAGTGAACGATTATAAGTCGTTTGCTCAACCGCTGAGCGAATTTGGGAAGCCCCAAATGTTGGATTCGAACCAACGTGTCTAATAGACATTGCTGTAAGTATCCTAAAAATGGCGGGACAATTTAAATTGCAGAATAAATTCTTTACAGAATTATATTTTTGTCCCATAACATGGCGGATAGCGGAGGAGTCGAACCCCATCCCATTTCTGAGAACCGAGTTTTCAAGGCTCGTCGCCGGACCAACCCAGCTGCATCACTATCCATATTCTTGGCATCCCGGCAGGGACTCGAACCCCGACCAACAGTTTTGGAGACTGGTATGCTGCCATTACACTACCGAGATATAACAGGTTCAACTTTTATCGTGCTACCATTACACCACATCAGGAGACCAAACCTGAGCTGGGATTCGAACCCAGACCCTCTTTTTCATAGAAAGATTATTTGTAGTTGCTGAAATGAACCTAAATGGTCTAAACTAATTTGTAGTAAGTCCAGTGCCAAACTCTGAACATAGACGGGACACACCGGCGAAGCTTTCATACTGTGTATTACTTGCAACAGATTGGCAATACGTGTCTCTACAAAACTTGGTGCCCCTGGACGGAGTCGAACCGCCGACACATGGATTTTCAATCCACTGCTCTACCACCTGAGCTACAAGGGCTTAAATTACTCTACAACAGCAATCACGTGCTGTTCTTTAATAAGGAAGAATGGGATATTCTCAATCTTGGATTGAATTGCATGTACCCAGTCAAGTAAGACTACGTCGCCTTCCTTAACATCTTGTACTTCTGGACCGACTGCGATTACCTTACCGCGCTTCGCTTCTTGCGAGACATCGCCTTGTAAAATAATACCACTGTCGGTAGTTGTGCTGTTTTTCAATTGCACAACTGCAACCTTATCACGAATTGGAATAATATTCATACTGTCCTTATATTAAAATTTGGTGGTAGGCTTCCAGGTCCATGGAACCCTTCACGTTGCAACTACGCCTACCATATTGAAATACTCTCGAATGCAGGCATAGGAGGGGATAGATCCACTGACGCATTCGCATCTGCAGATACTAAACGTCTTCTCCCGCTTTGACTTATGCCAAGAATACTTCAATATGGTGCCCCCAGCGAGACTCGAACTCGCACGCCTTTCGGCACTGGTTTCTAAGACCAGCGTGTCTGCCATTCCACCACAGGGGCATATTAAATTTGTAAGCTGTTCCACCACGTTATCGGAACCATTCACCCATCAGTTATGTGCACAGGGAGTTCGGTACGTTACTTGGGTATCCATAAGTTCTCCATCCTAGGGACAAGGGGAATCGCACCCGAACCTTTTTTCATCTAAAGACCTTCGAAGAATCTTTTCAACGTACTTCAACTTGCTAACACTTACAAAACTTGGTGCTCACGTCGGGCCTCGAACCCAATCCTCCGCGTTACGAGGGCGGCATACCACCAACTAATACTTCGCGAGCTAATTCTTTTGGTCTGGGTAGCAAGAATCGAACTTGCGCTGCGAGTATCCAAGACTCACTGACTACCATTATCCTATACCCAGATTATACCATATTATAATACACTCCCAAATGGTTGTCAACGCCATCTGTAGGTTTTTGATGTGTTACCACGAGCTTTACCTTGCAAGACTATTCTCGTTCTGGCACACCTACCGAGGAACCTTACCCCGCATGTAGACAAAAATGTATTATAATATGGTGGATCGTGACAGACTCAAACTGTCTTCTCGCCGGTTAAGAGCCGGGACTTCATCTTCAAAGTTTACAATCCATGTGGTACGTATACACGGCGTTATCAAATGCTAGCGCACTCATAACTTCTGACGTCCGGCAGTTCTTTCCGCCGACAACACTTTTCTTACCCCTACTGGACCGACTTTGCTTATCGTTCGTCACCTTGCGTTTCTCATCGTGTCCACGCACTGTGAAGCCCAGGAAGTCTCTCCTGGGTCGGTTTCCGTCTACTCATCTTACTAAGTGTTGTCTTAGTGTTTGGGTTAGTTTCTATAGCACCCATTGAAACTAACAAACATTGAGTAACCATGCATCAAAACAAGATTACTATTTGCCTTGGAGTACCATACGGGTTACGATCCCGTCTAGTCACCTTGAAAGGGTGATGACCTCACCAGAAGTCTAATGGTACATAAATTTGGCGGGAACTTGGGACTCGTACCCCTGTTCTTTTCTAGGACGCTCCGACCCCATAGAGCCCGTCGAACAGTTTTCTTTCGGCCGAAACCTTGGTGGAGGCAACAGGACTCGAACCCGCCACCTGATGCTTGCAAAGCACCTGCTCTACCAGATGAGCTATACCCCCACAAATACAACAGGATAGTGTTGACGAACGTGTCAAATTAAAAGTTTGGTGTTCTATAAGATTGCAGAACCTATCCTAAAACTGGTACCCAGTGCAAGATTTGAACTTGCGACCTAACGCTTATCAAGCGTGTGCTCTACCCCTGAGCTAACCGGGTGTATAATCGACTATACTTTACTATAATCGAGTATAAAATTGGTGGAGACCGTCGGTATCGAACCGATCTAGACATGATTCTTGCAAGGAACCACCGTAGCCCTCTACTGCCCCCATTAAAAACTCTTTGCTCCGTATCTGGGACTCGAACCCAGCTAGTCATTGATTAACAGTCAAGTCCGTGCACCTGGCTCGGATTCTACGGAGCAAAGAATTCTCTTTGCGTTAAATTAGTGCACACCATCAATTGGGACTCTTACCCCAGTGTTTCTCAGCATCCAGTTGCCCTTTGCTGACGCAGTATACACTGCAAAGACGACCGAAGTGGCAAGATCGTCTACTACTTACTTTTCGGTTAATTACGCCGACTAATTCTTGGTCTCGGATGGGTGAATCGAACACCCGACCCATGGTCCCAAACCACGAGTTTTACCACTAAACTAATCCGAGATAATTGGTGGAGCCGACTGGAGTTGAACCAGTAGTGCACAAGGGCGGCGGATTTACAGTCCACTGGGGTTACCAATTTTCCTACGACTCCACGAGTGGTGGATGAGGTAGGGATCGAACCTACTTGCCGAAGCCACAGGGTTACAGCCTGCTGCCCTACCATTAGAGCATCTCATCCATAAAATAACAGGATAGCTTTTGTCGCTAGACAACCATAGTTAGCTTTTTAATTGCTGTAACTATCCTAAAACTAATCGAGGCCATGCGAGCTCATCTGCATGCTTAGGCTTTTTGTCTTCTCCTGCTCGAGCAGTTACGACTGTAGCGTCACCTCATAACTTGGTGCGGGGTAAGAGAATCGAACTCTTAACTAAACGTTGGCAACGTCTGATTTTACCATTAAACTAACCACGCATATTTGGCTCCGAAGGCTGGGATCGAACCAGCGACCAATTGATTAACAGTCAACTGCACTACCGCTGTGCTACTTCGGAATAAAACTGGTAGCGGGGGCAGGATTTGAACCTGCGATCTCCAGCTTATGAGACTGGCGAGGACGACCGGACTCCTCTACCCCGCAACAAACTTGGCACCGTAGACGGGAATCAAACCCGCCGCATCTTCATAGACAGTGAAGTATCACCATCAGGTGAACTCTACGGTATAAAACTTTCCCTGGTACCTAGAACAAGAATCGAACTTGTGATGGCCGGTTATCAGCCGACTGTTATGCCATTTAACTATCCAGGTAAAAAATACTTGGCGCGACATAGGGGTTTCGATCCCCTTACCTCAGCAGTGACAGTGCTGTGCTCTCCCGATTGAGCTAATGCCGCAAATTGTTTATGATGTGTCTGGTCGCCATCTCCAGATGAGTCTCCGCAGCCGCATGGAGACGCAGCCCGTACACACTATAGCCACAATGAATTCACATCATATTGAAATACACTACCATCTCCCTCTCACATTCTCTATATCTTGGGGAGTCATCACCTTGTGTTCGCATTGATAACATCGAAGAATGATCCATGTTATCACGGGTGGTCGCCTTACGAGCGATAATAATATACTTCAATATGGTGCCCCAGGATGGAATCGAACCACCACACCCTGCTTACAAAACAGGACCTCTACCACTAAGGATACAAGGGCATTGTTGGAGCGGGATGCCGGAATCGAACCGGCAACTCTTACTTGGAAGGAAAGTGTTTTACCACTAAACTAATCCCGCATGCGTTTATTATAACATAAAGACTTTTTAAAGTCAACGCCATATTTAAACATATTGGAAATACTGAGGGGCGTATCCGAGAGCCGTTAGGCAAAGGTATTACCCCATGTTCAAGCCAACATGCTTAAATATGGCACTCGATAGGGGAGTCGAACCCCTCTTCTCAGGTTGAAAACCTGATGTCCTAACCGATAGACGAATCGAGTATGTGATCCAAATTGTGAATGATCGTTGTTCCGAAGAACGTTTTTACTAAAACAGCACCAACTTAGTTGGTATGCCAAAAACTTCTAACCCAACAAAAAACCCCCGGAAACTTGCGTCTTCGGGGGTCCTTAGAAAGAATCTAGGTGTATACTTACACTAAACTTATCCTTTAGACCCCGCAACCCCAATACTTGGGGTAAAGCAATCCCATGAGCCATTATTATGCTCAGCGGGCTGGCGATATGTCGCCAAGAGGTTTAAAGAAATTGTTTTCATGTTAGTATATAGCTAACTTTCTAAGGTTGAAGACGTCAGAAACAAAATATTTCTAATTTATTTCTGTCTAAGTGTCTATTGTAAGATAATTTATCGAACAAGTCAACGGTTTTTTAAAATTATTTTAAAGATTTTCGTAGTAGCTAATTTTGACACCAGCTTCTTCAAACATCTTTAAGGACACATCAACACTGTTGTGCACCCTATTGAGATCTGGTTTAATCGTTACGACTTCCTTGATCCCTTTTTGAATAATTCCTTTTGCACACTCGTTGCATGGGAATAGCGTACTATACAACGTTGCACCCTTAACGTCAACATAAGCATTATCTAGTGCATTACGTTCAGCATGTGATACAAATTTGTATTTTGTCTCTTTATCTGCGTATCTCTCAGTGAGATCTTCGACCCCACGCGGAAATCCGTTGAATCCGAGACTTAGTACTTGTTTATCATCGTTTACAATACAAGCGCCAACCACAGTAGAAGGGTCTTGCGACCATCCTGAAACATGCTCAGCTAACTCAAAGAAACGTGAATGCCATTTGTTATTCATTACGGTCAATTATATACATCTCAAAAATAAAGTCAACAGGCTTTTATTTCTTACGGCCTATGTTGTACTTGGCTACTAATTCCCACTGGTCCTTTTCTTTAAAGGCTAGGACCTTGATTTGAGATAGAGGAGCGACTGGCGTTGCACTCTTGGTTTCCTCAACCAATGTGACCAATCCCCACTCCGCCATCAAGTTGGCAATCGTATTACGGCGTGACAGATCATCTTCTGAAATGTCCGTCGGTTTGCCATCTAAGGCAAATAATTCTTTGAAGTGTACAATGTAGTAACGCCCCTGCTTATGCAGGATATGGCATGACTGATAAAGTTTCTGATCTTTTTTTGATGCAACTCCTATCCGTGTCAGTGTTTCACGAACCTTCAAGAAGTCATCTTCATTGTTTAATTTTACTTCGACTAAGCTATCGAGTATTGTCATCCTCAACTCCACTTTGTAATGTTGTTTTTATCATGGATAGTTGTTCAACTGATAGCAATGGTAACACTTGTTTAGCTTTATCAATCCCATACGAGAAGTATTGCATTACAAGTTGGAGATCACTATCTTCCCTCTTTGCCCATTTGGAGAATCTCTTCCCTGGACGAATGCTATTTAGCAGATAGTGAAATTGGGGTTTATTGTCGAGGATGTGATGTATGTTCATATGGTTAGCATACATCACAGTGTCTGGAAAGTAGGAAAGTGCACGATTAACAACAAACGGCACATACCCCTTCTCCGCGAGCTCATCATTCTCAGTACCTGTCATAATATCTTTTTTAGACAGGTTGATTGCATTTACAAAGTCAAACGGGTTCATTGCGTTAGCATCCTTACCAAGCCAATTGTGTCGATAGTTGTCAGCAGGATGTAGTTAGCCAGCATCCCAAACGACTTTCGAGTGTAAGCAGCCCAAGCGTAGATAGCACACCCAGTGATCCAGATAGGATAAAGGATAATAAGAGGCGGTGTCGGTACTGTCGTCGCCATAGTAATTGAACACCCAATACTAATAGCCCAAGCGAGCAACTCCATACAAAAGCGTAAAGGGTGAGTTCTATAATCATCCTTAATCCATCCAAAGGTGTTTATTAAAATGTCGTTCATGCTTAGTCTTACACCAATTCTTCTAGGATACCTAGGAGTTCTGCAAATATCAATAACGCACCAGCAGTAACTAGATGTCCTCGAACTAATGCAATACCTGCACCGATTCTAAACCCACTCTTTACGAGGCTTACATAAAAGTGACCCTTGCTAGGATCCTTTGGCTGAACTTCGAAACCTTCTTCCATTACTTAAACTCACATTCTACCATTACTTCGGTTAAGAAGGCGACCATGTTGATTTCACTATCAGCCACGAACGCTTGTTTATATTGATACTCAGCGATCAACAAGACCAACTGAGGGATAGACGCAGTCTTCATCATCTCTGATGCTGTGTCATAAAACTTACGGAAAAGCACTACTGGATCAGTATCCAAGTTCTCACCGACCCATTTACGTACGTGAGTGAAGTCTTTAGTCTTCAAGTAGCCAATGAGCTCTTTTAAAGACGTTTCCTGCACGTTTACCAGGATACCGGCATCAATCTTGCCCGTTGCACTGTAACGCTGAAGTTCATTCAATGTACGGCGGAAATCAGGGAAGTGTTTCTCAACAACAGCTGCAACAGCCTTCGGCTCAGCCGTCACATTCTCTTGATTAAGAATATCAATACAACGCTTATAGAATCCTGCAGCCATCTTTGGCTTTTCGACGGACGGGATCGTAAACTCAACTACACTACAACGTGAGTGCAATGGTTCGATGATTCGGTTCTTAAAGTTGCAAGTAAGGATGAATCCACAGTTCTTACTGAACTCTTCCATAAAGTTACGAAGAGCTGGTTGTGTGGAATTAGGATTGAGGTAATCTGCTTCATCTAAGATCACATACTTGCGACCGCCAGAAAGAGACACACTCGAAGCGAAGTTGGAAATATCGTTACGCAAAGTATCAATGTTTCCATTCATACTGCCGTTAATAACGATGTAGTCACAACCAAGTTCTTCCAACATAGCACGTGCTACTGTTGTTTTGCCCGTACCAGCTTTACCACTAAGCAAAAGGTTTGGGATTACGCCATCATCGACGAATTGCTGAAATACAGCTTTAAGGGAATGCGGTAGAATCGCATCACTAATTGTCTTCGGACGATATTTCTCGACCCAAAGAAAGTGTTCACCCATCATAATAAAAAACTCCTCAATTTGACTGACGATCTAACTCCTTCAGTCGTTCAATTTCAATTCGTAGTTCTGCAACTACGTCAGCATTATAATCATAATGAATAAGCGAGGCTACGACTTCTTCCAACTCGCAGATTTCGTCTTGTACTCGCCGATCCATATTATACTCAGTCTTTATGAGATTTGTCAACTTTAGCGTGTCGTGCCGCTTCGGCTGCGAGTTCAGCTTGGATTGCTCCACGCTTAAAAGCACCACGTGCGTGGCGATCAACAATCGTCGCCATCAAGCGCTTAGATTGTTTGCTCAACTTAAATGTTGAAGTTGGTTTCATTAGTTTCCTGCCTCAAAAGAAGAATTAGCTTCAGCAACGATCCAGTAGTCAACATCTTCACCTTTAAAATGAGAGATGCCCTTGCTAGAAATTGCTACATCATAATCACCCATAATAACCTTGATGTTTTCTGATTTGAAAATCATCTTGAACTTATGGGAGGTAGTACCGACTTGAACTGCGAAGTTGTCGCCGGATGGGTTTTTAGAATCGATAGCTTCTACAAACACTTCAGATCCATTACCGACGATAGCAAGTTCTGGCATCTTCAACACGCCCATCGCTTTTTGAACGCGATCGAGTGTAGCTTGTGTTAACTGAAATTCGATTTCAGGATTGTCAACCTTAGGAGTTTTATCCGAAGCTTGTACGATCATTTTAGGATCAGCAAACGTGTAGTTAACACGCTGATTACCATCCTTAATAGTCATAAAGCGTTCTTGCACTGTTAGTGCTGGCTTTTCAAACAAACTAAGCACACTGAGGAATTTGCTGAGATCGTAGATCGCAAATTGACCCTCGACATCTTCCTTCAACTTAGCATGAGCCAAGATTGTTTTGTTGGGTGACATGGTTTTAAGCACGTCACCTGGACGGAACATGATCGAAGGGTTAATCGATGCAAAGTTCTTGAGGATAGAAAGGGTTCTGCCTTCAAGTTTCATAATATAAATTCTCCTGGTTTACTTCTTTGATTTGTTTAGTTTGCCGACGTCTGCTGTAGCAGATGCACCGATCGATGCTAGGTCAGCCAAGCTACCGCCAAAGACGTAGCTACCAACGTGTTGCAATTGCATCCATGGGCAGAACCAAACTCGGCCACCCATCTTCTCAACGTTGTAGCAGAACATATAGTCTTCCGACAAATAACGCTTAGATACTGGATCGATGATACAATCGAAGTATGCAATGATCTCACGTGTACCATCGAAGTGTTCTGTACGAACGTGATCTGGCTTATAAGATTGATGTGGGTATGCTTTTGCATAGTCCTCGAATGTCTTGCGACGAACCATCATGAAGCCTGTACCGATTTCCATCACCTCGACAGGAGCGCCGATTGGGATTTCTTTTTGTGAGCCCTTAGGGTTAAACACATAGTCGCCGACGAACTTCTCGAGTACGTTAGGATCCTTGTCTGCAACACCTTTGTCGACAGCCATCTTGATCTTTTCCCAAGAGATGCACTTCTTAGGGTATGGTCCACCCATAACATCATAAGGGCTTTCTTCCGTCATCATCGCCAACAACGCAAGGACGTCTTGAGGATTGAAACCGATGTCTGAGTCGATAAACATCAAGTGGGTTGCACCAGAGCGCAAAAACTCATCGACGCAATAGTTACGAGCGCGTGTAATCAACGACTCGTTAAACAAGAAGTATAGTTGTAGTGGGATTTGGTACTTAGCACAGATTGCTGACAGATCAGCGATCGAGCGAGTGTACATACCAGCACATGCACCACCATACATTGGAGTTGCTACAAACAGTTTAAGTTTTTGCAACTCAGAGATTTCTACTTTAATTTCCATGATCAATTCACTCCATATTTGTTATCATGCGTTTTACCAATACCATAGTCACCATCATATTTATGCAACGCTTCAGCATTAAACGATAGATATTGTCCAATACGCGTACCTTGCTTGATACGAGCATTGCCAATGTTGACGTGTAGTACGCCAGCCATTACACCATGATAACCAGAATCATACAGACCAGAAGTCAGGAACAAACCATTACGGTTCAACGTAGAGCGAGTAATGACCCAACCAGCTTCGTTGTCGCCGACGTGGATGATGTTCTCCATCACAACCTCATAGCTACCTTGAGGTAGGTTAAAATAACCTTCTGGATCTGGCTTCAGTTCATAATCTGTGCCGCGATGTTTCTTATGCTCGTTAGACACCTCGAACAGATCTGTCTTTATTTTAAATACTTGACCCAAACGCAAATCAACTGCGTTAGGCTGTACATCTCCCTCTACCACATTCGTTAGTGTCGAACGTGATTCCTTACCCATAATGTGCTTCATTTCCATTCCTCTAAAATATGCTTCATTACAATATCCACTCTCGCGTCTAAAAAATCTACCGATCCATCATTCAACAGTATATGATCAACTAAGTGATCGTCGAATCCACGCTCGGTAATGTGGCCATCATATTGATACGATGGCCGATTAATCTTTACAATCTTTGCACCCATCCGTTTAAGTACGGTATATTCGTTATCAAACCGTAGATCTGTAATGATCCAGATCTTGTGCGGTTGTTGTGCAATTTGTTCTTTCACATACTCTGTGAATTGTTTACTGTCGTAGTACCTCATCAACATACCGATCTCACGTACGACGTGTCTGCCATGAGCAGCTGCCATTCGTGAAGACGGTAAATCGAAGGTTAGGGTAGTACGTTTAAAGTCGTCGTACTCTTTATTGTTACGATTGTCGAGGCCGAATATGTTTTGAATTACCTTCTTAATAGGATCAGCAAACGCAATCGTCTCGACGTTTTCGAATTTTGATTTAATTAGGGTAGCGACAGTATCTTTACCGCTACCCTTAGCACCTGTTAGTGCAATTATTTTTGACATAAGCCGTTAATATAACTAATATTGGATTCAACTAATTTGAGTAGCGATTGTACTTCATGTTTGTGATTGAAGTCAACTTCTTTCTCAACTTTACCATACTGCAAACCAGATGGTGAGTTGTCAAAACCGATACCATTCAAGCCAGCCCAAATAGCTGCAGACGAATCCCACGAGTAGATGTATGGGTGGTACTCTCTCAACAATTCTACTTCATTAGGGCCGTCTGTCATTCCTAAGCAGTGGAACTTCTTTAAAGCGCCAACAGTCAACAAGCCTGCATCGTCTAATGCCTTAAACATCTTCCAACGAGACAAGAAGCGTTGTAGTGAGTATGCTTGGTGGCGTTGACCGTCTCCATGCTTAGACTCATCAACCTCAAACGCAATAGGGCAAGTGAGGATAGACACGCCGATCAAATCGACATCTGGGTTCTCAATAGCCCACTTAAACGATTGCAGTACGCCTTCTAAGTCACCAAACTCACCCTGCGGAACATAGAATGTACCAAACCCAGCCGCTTTCAGTTCTGGGATCATCTTCTGTGCAGCTTGCTGCGTCTTCTGCCATGGTTCTTTTGGATAGTCAGACATCACAATAACGTCAGCTCCACAACGCTTACCCATATCAATCAGCTTATTGGAGTCGTACATTGGCCGACCTTGCTTGAACATCTCGAAAGCAGAGTTGTCCATGATTTTGACTTTACCATCTTTAAGGTTCAGATAGAATTCTGCATATGCAGGATCTTCTTCTACCAAATGAGCCAACAACAGGTGAGCTCCATTGTCTTTAGTGTACTTCTCTAAGAAGTGTGTAGGGGCGATGTGGCAGAACTTTACAGAGTCGCCGACATTCTTATTCAACTGCGTCATTTAATTTCCTTTTCATTAATTCGATATCATCCTTCAGCTCTAGCTTTCGTTTCTTCAGTCTAGTAACTACAGCATCTTGCCCGAAATGAGAATACTCACGCTCAATTTGCTCATCAACCTCTCTATGCTGATCCTCGAGATGCTTGATGTGATGTTTGAGTTTGTTCTTCGTAATCATATGATCAGCGTGTTGTGATTGGTTCTGGGCGATGGAAGTACATCCGGCAGCCATTCTCACCATCTTCTGATACTTCGATCACATAATCGCGATCGGGCCACTGTGAATTGCATTTTGCAAAAAGTTCTTTAGCCATCATCTCACATGATTTAAAATCAAGCGCTAACGTGCCATCCTGGTACCAGCTTTCCATCCATCGCTTTGCTTGGATGAACTCAACATCACGGTCGTCGTGGAATACTTCCATCTCTACACGGAAGTGGAAAATGTGACGGTGTGGTACGCCCAAGAAGCTAACATCGAGCCAATCACCTGTCTTCAACTTAGGATCAGTTGCTGCTGCTGGGTATCTGTGGATGCCTTCTTTCTGGAATGTTACCCAGATAAAAGACTTCGGTGCCTTTGTGATAGACACGCTACTATTATTTTGTGCAAGATTTACGGTCATACTATTATTCTCCTCAGTTACCATTTCAACTTCTCCACTCGTTTCTTAATTCTAGCAAACGTATTGCATACGTGCTGCTGTGTTTGATTCTCTTCCAGTATAAACATTTCTGTAATACCAGACAACCCCTCAAACGCTTTTTCTTCTGTTAGAAAGTAGGGCTCCAACATAAAGTTTTTAGGAAAGACACCTTGAATGCATGCTTCAACCATCTGCGCCATCTGTCTAGCGATTAGAGCATTCTCGTGCTGAACATTAATGTCGTCGAGAATAATAATCTCTTCGAAGATCTTATACTGATCGTGATATTCCTGACCGGTAAATCTCTTGATCGGATAGAAGTACTTGGTATGTCCAATCTTATAGGCGAACTTACCATTCTTCTCAAAGCGTGCTAGGTATACTTTCACAAAAACTCCAAAACAAAAAAAGCCCACACCCATTGAAGGATGTAGGCTTAAATTAATCTATGCGATTAAGCGCGTGCAAAAGCAGAAGCACCCAACACATGAGCTGCCAAGGCAACCATTGAGCGCTTTGGTGTGCCCAAGCGGTACTTGCTAGTCTCGCGACCAACAGTATCAACATGCTTGTTCAAATAGATTGCGTAACCTTCACGGCGCAACATCGAAATAACTTTAGTAGGCGAACCGACGCCATACTGGCCAGACAACTGCTTAGCAGTAACTTCACGACCTTCTTTCAAGATTGCCAAAACTTTAGACTTCTGATTCATATAATCACCTCAATTAAAAATAAAAAAACATAATACTGGAACACACCAGAGCCTCTACTGTATCACAGTAGAAGCGTAAAGTCAACAATTATTTTGTTGAACCAATTCGGGCAATGTTCAAGAACTCACGACGCACTTCTGAATCGGCAGCTGCAAACAAACCACGAGTTGATAAGGTTACGGTCGATGAACCAGTATCTTGAATACCACGGCTCTTAACACAGTAATGGGATGCATCGATGTAAACAGCAACATCGTCTGTTTCTGTAATGAATGCAATAGCTTCACAGATTTGCTCTGTCAAGCGTTCTTGTACTTGTGGGCGCTTCGCAAAAAACTCAACAATGCGGTTAAGTTTAGAGAGGCCTAGTACTTTCTTCTTTGGAATGTATGCAACAGTTGCCATACCGTCGATCACAACGAAGTGATGTTCGCAGTTTGACTGTACATTCACATTTCGCTCGAGAACGAATGAGTGAGCATAATCCATTTTGTTTTCGATAGTAGTACACTTCGGAAACTTAGTGTAATCCAAACCCCAGAAGATTTCATTGACATACATCTTAGCTACGCGGTTAGGCGTATCTTCCAATGAATCGTCGGTCAAGTCTAGACCGAGGATGTCCATAATCTGTTTGAAGTGAGGAGCGATTTCAGCAATCTTATCTTCTGCCAGACGATTCACTTTATCGGTGATTGGCGTCTCCAAGCCTTTAGATACGAGGTGCTGATGAACTGCAAGGCCGAGTTGTGAGTTAGCCTTATGCGCTGGATGTGACATTTATTTCCTTTCAGATTGTCGGTGGAAAGGTCAAGGACCACCAGAATAAAATTATCCCGGTACTATACTTATATGAAAAAAATAGCACCACTAGGATGCTATTGTATTTGAACGCAGACTAAAAGTCAACGAGTATTTTAAAATTAATTTAACAGTAATTTGCTTCACATTGCATGATGCTCTGTTCAATCGCGTCCGAAAAAGACATCGTTGGTTTGGTAAACACTCGGCGCGCCTCAGCTCGAGTCAGTTCAATTGGCCCAAATGCTTTTGCGGACATTCCTTCGACGGGCTTTGCTAACACATCGTTTGCGTATTTACGAACAGCGTAAATGGAGCCGGCTTGGACTTTGTGGGGCTTGCCCTCAAACTCATCCTTTAAATTCAGCTCTTGATTTAATACAGCATACCACATTATACAATCTCCCATTTAGCCATCCACTCATTATACAACCGTTCACGCTCTACAGCCAACAGCGCAGCCTTTTCGATTAGGTGCGGCTCCGTCTCCTCAATAATCCATCCATTCTCACGCAAGTGTTCACGTCCTGCAAACGTACCCTTCAACAAAGCAAACTCATCATCAATTTTATTGATCTGATCCTGTAAGTATTTTTCATCGTTTAGCTGTTCCGATGTCACGCCTCGAGGACGAACCCCGTAGAATTCTTTATGGTAATCTGACCAGTGGCTGTATAACTGTTCCGCTTTAGTCAACTCATCCCATTGCTTCATAATAATATTCCTCTCCGTTCAATCAACTAATTATACGCGTTACATAGTAAAAGGTCAACACATCAAATAACCGCATGAACGCGTTGTCCACGCAAAGGAACAGCCCGCACAAAGGCGGGCTGTGTTGACTTACTTCTTGGCGGGTTTTGGCGGCATATCGGGGTATGCATTCCACGGCTCTCGCATCCATACCGGCAATTGTATGTTAGCAACAGGATCTTCAACCCACGTTCTCGTGGCTATCATAAAACCAAACCCTTCATATACGAATACACGCGTTTGGTGGTCAGAATAATCATACACACCATTCGGCGCATGCTTATACATTCTAAAACTAGGAACGACGCCATCATACCGTTTGAGTTGTTCTGCTACTACGTCGTTATATTGTTCACTCGTTATCATCTTACAGTCTCACGAATCATTACAGCGTTCGGCTTTTCCATCACTTTAGCCACACGTTCTTGTAATACTGGGTTATTGGAGATCGAAGCTTCCGGCTTATCACGGCCTTTCAACTCCTCGTCAAATTTATCTAGCTCTTTGTTTGCTTTTGCGCGACGCTCTTTTACGATGTAGTTCATGTGAATCTTATTGGACTCATCGAGACCGTAGCGGACTAAAACAAACGATCGGTATTTGTTACCTTCGCGAATTACAGAAGTCTTGACACGCTGAACACCAACCAAGTTCACGCCTTGGCTATTCGCAATAGTCAACCGTTCATGTTGCTTGCTCGTCTGCTCATCTTTAGAGTAGTTAGTTTCTGTTGTGTACTCTTTAAACTTCTGGTTGACATCGTTACTCAGTTTGAAAGCAATTTCACGCTGAGCTGATAGCAACGATTTGTCGATCGAGAATTGAAGATCGGAAGAGATCTCGGTAGCTGCTGCATAGATCGCACTATCCTCCTTAGGAGGGTTCATGTACCAATCCGGAAATTCGAAGTTGGCTTCCTTGTAGCTTTCAAAGGAGTGTGTTTTGTCACTTAGCTTTAGTGGATTGCTTGAGCAACCAACAAGACTAACTAACACTGCTGTACATAATAAAACTTTTTTCATAATTACCTCGTTATTACAAACCCACGCTTGACCATTCGTTTTCTGGCCTTGATATTATCCCACATTTCATAGAAAGAGTTCAACTGGTAATTATCCAGAGGACTCATAAAATGACCTACTACAAAAGCGAAGATGTATCTTTCCTCGCTGTCCTTTTCTGGAGGCAGCGTTAGCCTATAATCTATCGCATTGATGTTAATAGGAGTTCGCGCTAACGCCACAGGACGCTGATATTTGGCGGGGAATATTTTGGTCAGTTTGTTTTCTGATGGATTGTATGCATAAACATACAGGTATCCCAGCGAATTGGGCGTGACTGTAAATTTTAAGGTCTCGTTAGTCTTCAGGAGTGTGATTGGAAAAATCATGTCCAAATCAAAATCTGGGTCGACGTTATAGTCAGTTTTGCCTACAGTAGCTTTGACGGTAACGCTACACGTCCAATCTTTAACCGACTCACTACGACTTATTACGGATTTAATATACCCCTTACTAGACTCATAAGAGGTGTCGTAAAACTTACAACTTTGGTCCTGCTTCGATTCTGAGCAGGATGAAATTTTATCGGACGTAAACTCGTGCCCTGCAACTTTATGAATAATTGCTAGCTTCGCTTTCTCTTCAGCGCGCTTACATGCTTCTACTTGAGATATTTGCGGTGAGTAGTGGTACACACCAGTAGCCTCGAAACTGCCATCATTCATACGAAGAGCAGCAGAGATGGCAGTCGAGGCTAAAGTTGATATCAGGTCCATGTATCAATTGTACAATGACCTTTTATAAATGTCAACGCGCGTCGTCTTCCCACCAAAACGTAACCCAGTCTTGGCTCACATCACGATCGATCACAGTCCCATAAAAATCAGGAACAATTGATTGGGCTTTATTGTAAATTAATACAGAAAGGTCTACTTTATCACGAGCGCAGCCCCAGTCATCAAATAGTTCCTTGAGTGTGCGTCCTGAATCTAAAATGTCGTCGACCAGCAATATCTTCTTACCATCATGTACATCCTCTGCAATATCCATTGCACATTCACGCATCTGTTCCTTATGAAACGTGGACCATGATACAGTTCGCATAGGGATACCTAAACGGTGGGACAGATACACGGCAGGGATACACCCTCCTCGCACTATCCCAACCAAATAGTCATAGGTCTTACCTGACGCAACGATTTGATCGGCAATATGTTTGAGGTCAATCTGAAATTGTTTTACGTCATAGTACATATTATTTTCCGATCACGTTACCGAACACATAGCAATGGTTACGCGTAGCAACGTTGAACCCACGCTTCATAGCTTCCATACTGATATTAGCAACCTGGACATCTTCTTGTTGATCCTTCGTTGCTCCAACAGGCATTACCCAGAATTGTGGGTCGCCTAAACCTGGTGCCTGGGCTGCAACGGCTTCGCGAATGTCTTTAACGGCTTGATCAACTTCTGCCCAACATGCTTCTGTTCCGTTAACAACGAATTTAATCACATGCGAAAAGCCAGAATGGATGTATGAAGCAATTATCGATGGTACAACTGCATCCTTCTCACCAGAGACCGTAAACAGCTTCGGCGACATAGCGAAATGAATATCGATACCAGAGTAGTCGATCATTTGTGCCATGAACGGCAAGATCTTTTGTGTGGCATTAGTCTCGATAGTAATGAGTTTAGGCTTATCACCACGCTCCTCAAACTCCTTGACAATAGCAACCATTGCTTTCTGCCACATCATCGGTTCGCCACCCGTAAAGCATAATTGCGTATCCGTCTTTGTAATTGGATGTACCCATTTACCGTCCGGATTCGTATCGTGACGCATCATATCAGTTAGCTTATCCGCGATATCGGTAGCTTTATAATCGCTTACAAGGTGCTTATACTTTGCAGACCATGAGTATGAAGAGTCGCAACCATGCTGCCAGACGGGCAAGTCTTCTACTCTCTTAATTGATTCGATGTTAAACGTCTGGTATGGCAAGACGTACGTTTCAGGATTGGTAGGGTCATCTTGACCGAAGCCGTTACATTCTAGATTACATCCGAAGAAACGAATCCAAGCGCTTGGTTTACCAGCGTGCAGAGCTTCGCCTTGGAAGCTATAAAACATTTCAGATACTCTGATTTTCATTCTCTTGTCCATTCAAATTAACATTAACAGGTGGTAGCTCAGAAGGCTTGTAGTATACTTCGCCACGCTTCAGTTTACGATCCAATTGCTTCTTCTGATTCTGTGCTCTAGCCAGAAGTACAGTCGATGCGCGCTTAGTGTACATGACTCCGTTCAAATGATCGAGCTCATGTAGGATTCCTCGTGCCGTCATTCCAATATACTTTTCAGTAATAACGTTGCCATCAACATCTTGATAACGAACCTTGACAGCTTTCGGCCGTTTGATTTTAACGAATAAGTTAGGAAAAGTCAAGCACCCTTCGTCCAAAGAAACGAGTTCGGTCGTCTGATCGACGATACGAGGATTGAACATCACCAATGGCTCTTGCGACCACAATGCAAATGCTCGAAATGGTAGACCACATTGGTTTGCAGCCAACCCGATACCTTTATTAGCATGCATTGTCTCAATTAAGTCGTTAGCTAATTGCACAGGGTCGCATGGTGGATTTGCGAAATCAAAATCTTCGATTTCTTTCAATAGGGCAGGGTGCCCTGGTTCTACTAATTTTAAAATCATGTTATAACTTTCTATACAAACAACGGGCCTGTAGACCACGTAACAATACTCTTTCTTATACCCTTCGTGACGGGAGTAACGCGGTGAAGCGTATGAGATGGAAATACTACAATTCGTCCTTTTATCTGCTCGACGTTGATAGGATCATTGTCAATTAGTATTTGAAACTGGCCGCCTTCATATTCTGACGGATTAGACATAAACATGACAAACGATAGCTTGCGTGTATTGTTAGTACTCAAACCAAACCCAGAGTCGGTGTGCCAACCATAATGACCTTTCTCATCACCATTGTAGGTCGTAAACTGCATACACTCGATTGCGCGCAGATCAAATCTATAATAATCTCGGTTCAATGAATTTATATATCCCTTGACTCTATCGAGGAACCACACATCGTCGTGAGTGGTGTATTTAAATCCCACATCACTATTCCGTATATTCAGATCGACGCGCGATCCCCCAGCTGCACCATCACCTGTACCGACAACACCCTTGTCAAGTTTGGAGTTTTTGAACATATCATCCAGCTTAGCCAGGTCTTCTTCCGTAAAACCACCATCCCACCAAGCATATGGAGGACAAAGGGTTGTGCCGAGCTGTATATTGTGCGGCTCTAAACTATAAATCATGACGCGATCCTACTAAAATTCTTATGCTTCTCAAACTTAATTACGTGCTCAAACTTTTCAAATAACTGGTCACCTTTGTGACTAATGATGAACGTATTAGTATCGCCAGTAATACCATTCAGAATCTTCAAAAACTCATCCGTTCCTGTTGAGTCTAAAGAACTGTCAAACACTTCGTCCATGATGAGTAGATTGGTAGAAGCACTATTGCGTAATTTCGCAACTGCGCGCCAAGCGAATAACAAAGCCAAGTCGATTCGCATCTTTTCTCCTTCAGAGAAGCTGTCGTATGTAAACTCATCGCGGAACCTCGATTTAATAGTTTCTTCAAAATTCTCATCAAGCTCGAAGCTGACAAAGAAGTCCATTGCTGCAAGATATTTGTTGATCAGTTTATTGATCACGGGAACATATTGTTTGATGATCTTCGTTTTGATGCCAGTATCCTTCAATAACGTAGCAGCAATATCATACACTTGCTTGTCGCGCGCTAGATCTTCCTTCTCCTGAATAGCTTGTTTAAGAGCTTCCTTCAAGTTGTTGATCTCATCATTGTTAGCGTCGATCTGTTTAGTGTTCTTGGAAAGATCTTCAATCTCCTTATTAATGCCTTTCACGAACGAAGTCCATGTTCGGACCTGCACGAGGAGGTCTGATACTTCTCTGTTCTTAGAGGATATCATAGAAGAGACGCTTGTAATTTCAGCAAGCCTGGTATTGATACTATTCAGTTCAGCTGCAATTTGCGACTTGCCTTGCTCGATTTCGTCGACCTGAGTGTTATTCTTTTCAAGAATTTCAGCCTTATGGTCGTGAGCAATACCCTGACGGCAAGTTGGGCAGTCATCATGGGCGTCGAAGAACTGGATGTCTTTCTTAATCTTGTCTAGACGGCTGTCGACTTTTGCTGAGATCTGTCTGATTTTCTCTAGCTTTGTTCGCACCTTATCTTGGTCGTCAATCGTGCTAGAGAGCGTGTCAATTTCACTACTAATCTTTGCAACATCACCATTAGCAGAATCGATATCTTCGTTGAGCTTAGTTAGCTGCTGTTGCTTCTGTGCAATCAGTTCGTCGTTATTTTGCTTTAGTGAATCGATATGCTTCTTATGCATCTCAATCTTATCAGCATTGCTCTTGACTTTGTAATCAGCATCTGTTGATTTGATTCGGTTGACTGCAATCTTATCCTTCAATAAGCTATTCATCGTTGAGAAGATACCAATGTCTAGCAAATCTTCCACAATCTCACGTCTATGAGCCGTCTTTAACTGCATGAACGGAACGAAGGAGGCTGATCCTAAGATAACAATCTGTGCAAACGATTTCTGATTGAGTTTGAGGATCTGAGATTCTAACATCTCCTGATATTCTTTTGCATCAGCATGCTGGTCAACCAGAGTACCGTCGCTGTAAATTTCAAACACATTTGGTTTGATACCTCGAACAATCTTATACTCTTTACGTCCTACGCTGAATTCCAATTCAACAACAGTACCCTTACCGTTGACTGTATTGATTAGTTGGTTCTTGTTGACCCTGCGAAACGGTGTTCCATACAAACCAAACGACAACGCGTCCAGGATCGTAGACTTACCTGCACCATTCTCACCGACAATCAAAGTCGTTTTATGCTTATCAAATACAATTTCCGTAAAGACGTTACCTGTACTTAACAAGTTCTTCCAACGAATACATTTAAAATAGATCAATCATTACTCCAAAGTCAACGCATCATGGTACAACGTTCTCATCAAATTGTCAAGTCTTTGACGGTCACCTTGTATTTGCATAGAATCAACATACTTGTTTAAAATAGTCAACGTGTCTTCTGCTTCATTAACAATATCATCATCCGCTTCAAGATCTAAATGGAAGTGGTCTTCCACCACCTGCATGTCTAGTACGCCAGCCTTCTCGAGCTTGTCGACGTACATATCAAACCAATGCGGATTCGTCTTGTTGCGTACAATGATTTTAACAATCGTGCTACGATACTGCTCAAAGTCTACATCGAGGATCTCGTTAAGAGACATATCAAGATCATCGTAATGAACTTTATGGAACATTACGTTAGGGTTCTGAACGAACGTCAGCGTCTCAGTGTCTGTGTCCAATATATGGAAACCTTTCATGTCGCTATAATCGGACCACGTAATTTCGTATGGTGTACCGAGATAGTGAATCGAACCATGTGACGACTTGTGATGGAAGTGACCAGAGATGACTGGGAGCCCTTCTCTAAACAACTTCATGTCCATACCTTCGTCGCACAACGCGCCGCGATACATTTCGAACCCACTAATCTCAAAGTGGCCGACCACCATCTTAGCATCGGTTGTTACAATAGCATCGAGGCATTCTTTTTCGTTGTCTTGGCAGATCCAAGGTACCATCAACATCTTAAAGTCTTCAAACTCAATATGAGTAGGCTTCTCATATACTTTAACGTTCTTGTATTCTTGGAGAAGAAGGTTCAATGAGTTTACATCGTTAGTGTTCTTATAGTAGGTGTCGTGGTTGCCAACAATGATATGGGCAGTAATACCTCGATCAACCATTGGTTGGAAGAAGTAGTCGCGACACGAACGAAGCGTTTGGAAGTTGATATACTTCCGGCGGTCGAACACATCTCCCAATTGAATTACTTCTGTAATACCATGTTCTTCGAGGTAGGGGAAGAACGTATCTCTATAGAACTTCTCGAAGAAAGCATGAAAGCTAAGATTGTCGTTACGTGCGCCGAAATGTGTGTCACCTAAAATTGCAACCTTCATATTAATCCTCCAAGTCGGGGTCGATCATTAGATCCTGTTCGCCTGTCGCGGGGATTTGTTCTTCTTCTAAGAAATTCTCAATACCTTTTTTGCGTTTCTTTTTCTTGGCTAAGAGATTGTCCTCGAATGTTTTGATAAAGTCGAACACGTTATCGTTTTCCATATCGATGTATGAAGGAGCCATATCCTTCTCATCATACTCACTCTGCTCAATGAGCTCATTCATCAACATGCTATTTTCAAACATCTTGTGTTTGATATAGACTTGTTTCTTTTCCTTCAGAATACGACGTAAGAAGGCATAGTAGATGATTTGGGTAAAGTAGGCGAAGGGGTTAGTACTTTTAAGAGGATCAAAATTATCAATATAACAAATACAATTCTCGACTCCATCGGAAATCATCTCTTCTCTATATGAATAGTTGATGAAGTTAGGCTTAGTAGAAAGCCTATTAGCAATCATAAGAATGCACTCCCCGATATAATTGGGGATGATCGGTCGCTCTGTGCCATTTTCCTTGGCTGCTAGCACGCGCTCTCTATAATCAACGATGCATGCGTATAGCTGCTTATTATCGACATAATGTGTCGCCATCAAAACTCCTTAAATGTAAACTAAGGTAAGCATAAAACAAAGTAGCCCAAAAGTCAACTAGTTTAGTGGACCCTTTAGGTTAATTCTCTCCAACAACGCACTATACGCATCGTTCATCTCATCTTCACTACCCTCAAATTCATCAGATGCAGAAGCACTCATCAACTCTTGTTCAACACTATCGTCGATCACTTCCTTGTAGTTGATCAAGGCGTTTTTGTAATACTCAGCCATCGCTTTCTTTGGTTCCACTACATGAAGCAAATCGAGTTTGTCAAACGTGAACACAGTATCATTAGAGAATGGCATATAGCGACTAACGCTAACTGTAGGCATTGGTTGGGTAGCAACCAATCTATAGTTGATCTGTAAAGGATCTTCGACCGTTATTTTAGCAACACTTTCCTCCAAAACATTACCAATCATCTCTTGGCCATTTTGTAATTTTATTAATGCTAGCATCTTATCCTTTCAGATCTACAGTGAAGATCTTGTATTCGAATTGTTCTTCGCCGTAAATTTTAATACGTTCTGCGAAGTGCAGGAGTGTATGGTTTTTGTGTGACTTCCAGCTAAGGTCGTCTGCAATATCATATAACGTAGCCGATGTCTTTGTGTCGCTCTTACGCAATCCACGACCGATAGATTGCAAGTTACGAACGCGTGATTTAGAAGGGCTCGCAAATATAACATTATGTAGGTTCTTGATGTTAACGCCTGTAGAGAACGTACCATACGAGGCAACGATAATCATATCATTGTTCTTTTCTGCTACCTGACGTACCTCTTCACGCACTAACGAATCAACTTCACCGTGTACGAGAACCACATCTCTACCACATCCATCGAATAACGTATGGAGCACTTTACCATGCTTCTCGACAAATTGAAACAGAATCAATGTGTTTCCCTTTAGAGACATTGCAAGATTCTTAATGAATTTGTTACGACCATCGTGGCGGACAATCCAATCAATCTCATCCTGATAATCAGCTTTCTTCATCAGCTCACGAGCTTTGTCGGGGTATTTGAGCACAATGCACTTGATATCGAACGCAGCAAGGTGTTTCTGCTCAATCAGCGTGGCAGTTGTCGTAACCTTGCGTACAGCGCCAAATAGCCCTTCTAGAACAAGTTTGTGCGTATGTGAACCATCGAGCGTACCTGTGAATCCAAATCTAAAATCACAATCAACCATCTTATTAACTATACCCGTCAAGCTATTAGCTTTAAACAGATGAGCCTCATCACCAATAACACAACCAAACTTTTCGAACCACTTCTTTGGCATCTTGTAAATTGACTGCCACGTAGAAACGAATACTCGCTTATCTGATTCAGTATCATACCCATACATGATTTTATGTGCCATGTTTTGTAGGTATTCATTTGTAGTGTAAGACGCGAAGTCTGATACCATTTGATGAACAAGTGATGTTGTAGGGACGATAACCAAACACTTACCGTCCGTCTTTGTCATAGCATAACACATCAACAAGAAGATGATGAAAGACTTACCAGACGCAGTAGGCGATAATAACAGCGTTCTTTGTTCCTGTACAGCGTGAACAAATGCTTCTAACTGATAATCTCTAGGCTGCATTGTTAAATCGAGTTTAGCAATGAACTTCTTAGCATCATCAATTGTGAATTCTTTAGGTGAGAAGTCTGTGAGACAACCGACCTCATAATTGCGTTCTTTTGCAAATGCTTCAATATAATGGTTCAATCCACCGTATATCAAATGCGTACCAGTATTAAATAAACGAACTTTACCATCCCACTTCTTAGCTCTTACAGCAGGAATAAAACGCGCACCTGGTACTTGAAAAGTAAAATACTCTCCTAGCTCATATCCAATTGCTGTGTCGCAATGGACTTTATTGTATACAGAGTTGTACTTTTCTATAATTAGGTCAGCCATCAAGCACCCATTTTGAATCGCTCCCATTCGATGGCTGACTTAATGTTAAACCCTCGAGCGGTCAAGCTTTTGATGATAGATTCCACAAAGTCGACCTTTTCCTTTTGCATTTCAATCTTCAATGCAATGGTTTGAATATCTCTATCAGCTTCCAAGTGCATTGGAATATCTGTACGTAGGATCTTCAACGGATTAGGTTCCCATTCGTGGGCTTTGAGTGTCTCTTCTGAGATAGTACCGTTGTACCACTCATACTTGTCTCGGTATGTTGTTTTAAAGTCTGCCTCAAGCTTACGCAGCAATAAGCGCTCAGCAGAGAATACTTTAAAATATTTGGAGTGGAGCATAGGAATACGCAGCGCTTCTTCACCGAGTTCTGTTCGGTCGACTTGCGCATCACGCTCCCACATCATTTGGATTTCATCAAGTTTCATAATATCATCAGTATAAAAAGGACAAAGTTAATTCACATTATCCCTCATAAAGTGTTAAGTTACAACGTTTCTATGTTAAACTTTCGACATCTGAATGTAGCTGTCGCTTCAATATACTCTACATCTGGCATTCTCGAATCAAATTCAAGGTCAGTCAAACTAATAGGATACGCATCAACATATGTGATTATGTGCTTTGGATTCATAGCACTCGTCAGTATAGTTAGGGTCAGATCGGAGTATACACCATCACCCATCTGTGCTCTTGTAATATCATTATACTGGCTAAAATTATCAGGAAACCCAATTGCTTGAATCCAATTGTATATTTCCATGTAGTTCTTCATCTCTTCATCAACCTTGAAGGATATGGTGAGGTCACCATACTCGACATGATCGCCAGCTAACGGAATACGTGAAAATGGAGTAGGAACGGAAACTTGGCCTAATGCAACCGACGGTACATTGACCGATTGAACGAAGTAGTTTATGTTAGGCGTCTTCTTAATAGAAAAACGGAACCCTAACGGGGATAAAAAGTTCTTGTTGATATTTGCAGTTGCCATATAATCTCCTGTTACTATTTATCCAGACGAAAAAAGAGGCCCACTTGGAGCCTCTTTAAATCATCCCTCTTCGGGGACTTAATTTTAATTGACGCCACCTTTCGGTGGCCCATTCTAATTAAAGAATGTTGTCAACTAGAACGCGACGGTAGTACACGTTAGAGTCTTTTGTCAATGCGCCTAGACCAGCTGTAGCACCTTCAGCAAATGGGTTTGCAACCATGCCGTAGCGAGTCTTGAAGCCGATCTTAGGTTGGAAAGAACCTTGATCGACAGCACGAACCATTTGCAATGGAACGTATGGGCAGTAGAACAAACCAGCGTCAAAGCTAGATGCGCCCTTGTAGCCAACAACCATGTAGTTGCCAGTTGCATATGGGTCGATATAAACCTTGATACGGCCGTTCAACACGCCAGCGAATGTAGCGCCTGTGTCATCAACTTGCAAGTTGTTGCTGTTCAATGCAGGAGCGTAGTCCAAAACACCAGCCATTTGCAATGCGGAAGCGACGTCCGAAGAACAAATGATGATGTTACCCTTACCACGACGTGTGGACTTGGCAATTTGGTTAGCTTCGCGTTCAACTTGGAACATCAAGCCCTTGAACTTTTCAACAGACCAACGACCGTTAGCATCAACGTCCAAGTCGAAACGACCTGCAGTTGTAGTACCGGAAGAAGCACCTTGAGTAGCTGTAACAGCGATAGTACGAACGACTTCACGGTTAATTTCAGCCAAGATTTCTGTTGTCAAGATGTTTGACAATTCTGTTTCAGCGTCAAGACCGTGGATAGCCTTCAAGTCTTGTGCCAATTCCATTGTGTATTCTGCCTTCAAAGCACGAGTCTTTGCAGTTACAGATACTTTCTCGATGGAGAATGCCATTTCTGGGAACGCTGTGTTGCCAGATGTACCCAAAGCTTCGCCTTGAGCCAAAGACATACCAGCACCGTAGTTATACAGGCCAGCTTCAGCGTTGTTTGCAACGCCTGGAACGCCACCAACGTGCTTGTCACCAAGCGTGTTAGCACCACCAGTAACAGAAGAGTACTGTGTGTTAACTTCGTTGTAGAACGATTCAGTTGCGTTGTTTGCTTGTGTGCCATACTTAGCGCGCATAGCGAAGATCAAGCCTGTTGGGCCAGTCATCGGTTGTACGCCGCAGATGTCATAAGCGATCAAGTTAGGCATTGCACGGCGAACCAACGAAATCAACACTGGGTCGAAATTGTCGATGTCATTGCCTGTTGCGTTTGCTGGAGCTGCTTCGGACAACAACGAACCTTGGCTACGGCCACCGCTTTCACGCAACGCGCGCTCTGTGTTCTCTAAAAGAACAGCAGTTACGCCACGCTTGTGAGCGTCAGTGATCTTAGGTAGGTCTGCGTGCTCGACGACAGGCTTCCATTTGTTTTGAATGTCTTCTGATAAGTACATTGTGGTTTCCCTTTCCTTGTTAAAAATATTGGGTTCTAAACTTATTTATAAAACTTATTTCTTGGCTGTTCTTGAAATTGCTGAAACGTAGTTAGCAACAGGACCTGTAGACTTAGCTGCTGGTGCATGTTGTACTTCTTCATCCAATTCAACCATCTCTTGCTCTACGATCTCTTTAACGTCAGCTTTCTTCTCAGCGAAGTATTGCTCTTTAACGATCTCAAGCTTCTTGCGATATGTATCAGCACTGTCAAACGACACACCTTCAGCCAAAGTACGGAACTTCTCGACTTGTGTCATTACTAGGCCTTCTGAAACTTCATCAAAGATTTCACTTTGAGTGTTGGTTTCAACAATACCACGCAATTCGATGTTTTCTTCAACTACGCTGTTATACTTGGATTCGATTTCTTCCAATTTAGCAGCAAGCTCTTCAACAACATCAATCTTTTCTTCTGGGACGTGAATGTATGACTCTGCAAACAAAGTCTTCAACTTGCCCATGAACTCTTCTGCAATCTGAGCATTCAATGAAGACTCGATAGCAACTTGGTTCTCAGCCATCCACTGCTCAACGACGTAGTCAAGATAATCGCTTACTTGCGTAGACAATTCTTCGACTAGTTCTGCACGAGCAGCTTCAAATGATTCTTCCAATTCAACTTTAGCAGCAGCAAACTCTTCTTCAAGAGTAGCACGCTCTTCAGCGATACGGCCAGCAACAGCAGCTTCAAAAATTGTAGTAGCCTTCAATTTGAAGTCTTCCGACAAATCTTCACCGAACAAACCGTCGATCTCTTCTTTAACAGAAGCAGAAGCAGCGCTTGGCTTAGTTTTGATTGTAGCAGCGTTAGATGCAGCAGCATCACCTGTTGGTGCTGTGTTGTTCTGCATATCAGTATCTTGTACTGTACCGTCTAGTTTCTTAGTAGCTGTATCGCCTTGCTGCTTGTCAGCATCGCGATTAGCACTTGCATTTCCTGTAGCGACTGGATCAGCTGATTTAGTAACGCCTGTAGCGCCACCACCAACTGGGTCAGATGCTTTTTCTAAAAGTTCTTTTTGAGACATATTTTCTCCTGATTAATTGAGGCTAGAATTATTTATATGGGTTATTTATTAGAAAGCGATTTTAAGAAATGTTCCCACACGTTAATAGCAGTAGACTCAAGATCTTTCTTGCTAGCTTTTTGTATGGTTTGCTTATAGCTTTCTAGTTGGTGCTGTTGCAGAATACCATTATCCCACACCCACTCAACGCCTTCCATAATGCCTTGAACGAAAGCATCAGGAGCCGATGGATCAGCAACAATGTCAGCAGCAGTTGCAAGATAGAAGTCGCTTTGAACTTCCATAACACCGTTCACTTCTTTCAATGAACCCATGCCGCGTGTAGAAACGCCTAGCTGTACGCCGCTTTCAAGTAAATTCTTAGCAATGTCGCCCATAGGTGTGCTAAGAATCTTAGCTTTACCAATGAAGTTATTGCCGTCTTGTTTCAATTCAACGATCTTATGTGATACGCGATCTAGGTTAATAGATGGACCGTTTGGATGTCCCAACTCACCAAGAGCTCTGTTTGAATCGATGTATTGTTTTGTGTAGCGAGCGACTTCGCGCTCTAGGATAGGAAGACGGTATACACGACCGTTACCGTTCTTTTGCTCTGCCTGCATATAAATGCCGGTAATGTAAAGATCCTTTTTCCCGTTCTTTTCTTCGACGATGTATTGTACGTCTTCGACGAGTTCTGTAAATAGTTTCATGTTATGCTGCCGATGCTGTTGATTGTTTATGTAGTACAACAATATAGTTCGTGTTTGCACCAGTTACAGTGATAACTACGTTTGCTGTCTTCTTATCATAATCTGGAACAATACCATATCCAGCGAAATCATAGAATGCATTATCTTGTGATGCAATACGCACAATTGCGTTATTAGCATCCGTTGTGTTTGCGCGATACACTACAACAGAACCGCCACCCTCAGACGAGCAGTAAATGTGTGATAGTGTTGCAGAATTAACAGTCTCAGAGCCTACAGCAAAGTCAGACATCTGGTATGATGCGTTTGCCGAACCGCGAATAATAACTTTATTACCAGGTTGGTTTACTACTGTGACAGCCATTACTCAGCTCCTAATGTTTCTTGTACCAAATCCATCAACTCATCAAATGCGTCGTCGGATTCGAGCATCTCTAAGAATGCTTCTTTGTCTGCTTCTTCTTCCAAGCTCTCGTATACTGACTCGAGCACAACCGCATATGCTTCAACGATATCAGCATCTTGGTCTTGCTGTTCGACTTCTTCTGCAATAGCAACAGACGTCTTAACAGGCTTAATGCCCATTACAGCATACTTTAGTGCATCATGCACTTGCTTTAGACCGCCGTGAATTTGTGCAATATCAACTGCATGATATTCACCAACATGCTTTTCGCCCTTGAGATGCTTTTTATAGTCACCTAACATGCTACCAATTTCTTTAGCATAGTCGGTTGCTTGTCCGTGGTGGAACTCAACGTTCTCTTTAGCCTTTGCATGCGGATCTAATGCTTCTGCAACTTTCTTTGCTGTAGCAGTTGCGATAGCCATTTTCTTAGACATATCAATGCCTGGATTTTCACGCTCGATTGCTTTTGCAACTTCTTCACGCTTTGAAAGCTCTTTCATTGTCAAACGACGTTCGTTGACATCTTCGCTTTCTTTAGCATTGTAGCCGTGCTTTTCTTTCTTGCGATCGACAGTCTTAACGACGCTACCCTTAAACACTTCATCACCATTACCGTTGCGGTCTGCAATTACTTCAATTTCGTGGTCGTTAACAAATTCCTGTGTACCTTCTGAAGGAGCTACAGCATTGCCAGTCTTAGATACTGGGGTGTTGCCAATAAACTTCTTAGCTGGGCCAGTCTCGTTAGGCTGACGTATACCTTGATTATGCTTCGGGCCTTGAAAGCCGCCTTTAATAGCTTCAGTTATGTTCTTCAGCGTTTTCATTAGATTCCTCGGATTCTTCTTGTGATTGTTCGTCGCTAGCTTCTTCCTGTTCTTGAGTCTCATCTTCGGTCGCGTCAGCGGCAACTTCTTGCTCTGCTGGTTGTTCAACTTCTTGCTCTACAGGATCTGCAAACATCGATTGTGCTAATTCTACCTTTTTGGCCTGAATAGCATCTTGGATGCGTTGGCCAATCAAATCACTAAACGCGTTGGAAATATTTGCTGCATCTCTTTCAGCAGCAAAACCAACGATATCAGCGGGCGTATAGGTTGTAGTAGTCATATTCTCTCCATTATTTATACATTTTAATTTTGTTGTGGTGCGCTAGGTCCTGCAGTAGGAGCGCTCACATCGCCTGGCATTACAGGATTAAATTGTGGATCGTTTGCTTCTGCTTTGATCTCATCATTCATCTGTTCCATGAACTCAGCATCCTGTGTAAATATGTTTGATCTAACCCACTTGTTAGAGTAATATTTTCCAACAGCACCAGTATTTAATAGTGCCTGATACACATTCAGTTTTTCGTTCAATACTTCATAAGCCTTAAGCTCTGAGAAGTAGTTGTCTTTTGCATATACGAATTTGATAGAGGCAGCAATAGATTTCCACTCATCGATCGTAATGACTTGTTTCAATACCAATTGCTTCTCAAGTGCTTTGAGGAATAGGTGATTGAAACGAGCGCGCAAACGGTCGATGAACTTTGAGAACTTAACTTCGTCTCTTGAAATCTCTGTAGCACGGCCGATACCGAACGCAGCATCATTTTGTGTACGAGCAACTGGTACGTTCAACGAACGATATAAAATCTTTTGGAAGTACTCTACGTCAGTCATTTCGCCGAGGTTTTGGCCTCCTGGCAATGTCTCGATTTGGGTTCCACGATTGCCTTCGCGGCGTGGCAACCAGAAATCTTCTAGCATTGTCATAAACTTACGATCGTCACGTATTTCACCAGACGATGCATCATACACGACTTTGTTCTTATGGCGGACCATCATATCGCGTAAATACTGCTCTGCCTTCATCTTGGGAAGGTTACCTACGTCGATGTAAAAAATACGACGCTCTGGAGCTCGACTAATACGGTAGATGATTGTAGCGTCTTCAAGCGCTCTTAACTGGTTTAACGGCTTGATCGCCTTATGCAGATATGAGATGACGAGGGAATTAGTTTTATCAAGCAGGCCTGACGTACAGTATAGGATACTGTCTTTAGCAATCTTTAGACCTGTTGTAGCTGTCGCGGATGTAGGACCAGCACTTGGGCGGCCGCCCCAACCCTTATCGTTGTAAATGTAGTACTCGTTTTGGCCTACAGTTACTTCAGCAGACGTATTGGTAGCATTAACCTTCTTACGCTTCTGTTCTTTAACTTTTTTGATCTTGCGAGGATCAATATAACGCAATTCTTGGATGCCGTCTTTTGGATTGTTCTTATCAATGATTGCATGATAGTATAAGCGACCATCAACGTACCAACGACGGAATACATCATACCCTTGATGATTAAAATCTAATAGCCCAAGAATGTTTTTGAATTCCTGGTCAATTACTTTCTTGACGTTGTCTGGGAGATTTGTACCATCCATATTAACGGAAATGATATCTTCCGTCTCTACAACGATAGCCTCATTGACAATGTCATCAACAGCAGAGTCGACCTCTGCATGCTGAACCATTTCACGATACTTCGTAACTAGCTCCGCTTCATTTTTAGCAGCGCCTTCTAAATCAACAACGGTACCATAGGACCCACCAGCTGCAACAACTAGTGACCCATCGTCGTTTTGTTTAGGGATGAATTCATCTAAGTTCTGCTGTTGAGCAGGACCTCTGCGACGAAACTCGAAGCCTAGAAACTCCATATTATCTCCAATTAATGAGACCGGACAAGCCGGTCTCCATATTATTAAGCACCACCGGCGTCGCCAGTAATACCACCACTAATTTCCCACCAGTCGTATGCAAACACGACTTGGAATTCTTGGATTTGATCAGTTGAATTCCAATCTAGTTCAATTGCGGATACTTCGAGAGGGAAGATGCCGTTGAACTGATATGTTCTGATTGGTAAGCCAGTCTTCGAGTATTGAATTACTTGAGCCTGTGCTTTATATAGTAGAGGGCTAGCAGCGCCAAAACCACGTAGGTTACCTTGGAAGCTGTTGATTCTATTCGACCATTCTTCCATTGCGTTGCGGATCAAGAAATCCTCATCGTTAATGATAGTAACAGCCCATTGGCCAAATTGACGATCGCCAGCTAAGCGGACTTTACGACCGAAGTATGGTACTTCGATCAGTCCCAACGTTGCTGCTGGAATTGAGGTAGCCTTCGCTAGGAAGGGCACCTTCAAATCAGCAATCGAGTTGGCTGGGTTTTGAATCGTAACTTGGAACAGAGAGTTTCGTGCCCCACCAAGGGTCAGCTGACTTCTGATTTCGTTTACGTTAAATGCCATGTTGTTTCTCCTTATCTTCTATTCTTAGAATTGACCAACGACTTCAGAGAACTCAACACCCGTACGCACAGCAACGAAGTTCAACTGGATAAAGTTGATAGAACGTGCTGGTTTGATATAGATGTCACCAACAAATTGGTTGGAATCGATAACTTGTCCAGTGTTGTTAGTCTCATCGCAAACAACCTTGAATTCGTAAATGCCACGACGACCTTGCACATCGCGCAAGAACGGCTCTACCAAGTTCTTGAATTGAGCGCGGGTGAAACCATCGTTGAATTCAAACAATGTGAATTTAGCAGCTGTAGCAATTGCCTTTTCTAGGACAATGAACAAACGACGTACGTTGATACGATCGAATGCGCTTGGCTTGCCTAGCAACGTCTTATCGCCATACAGGATAGTTCCTTGACCAGGGAATGTAACGACAGGGTTAACATCAGCCTTGTATAGAATATCGCGTTCAGCTTGACGTGGGTTGTAGGCCAACTTGATGATGTTCTTAATAGCACCGCGGTTGAAACCAGCAGGCGAGAACCATGGATCGCGTTGACTATCAGTACGTACAGCCAAACCAGCAACATCGCCGTTCATAGGAACATAGCGGTAGATGTCGTTGTACTTGTCGTATTGATATTTGTAACCAGTATCCAAGAACGCGTATGAGCTGTTACGCAACACATTACGGAAAGCAATGATATCAAGAGCTTCAGATCCAGCATTATTAACGACTGTGTCGCGAGCTGGTGAAACAAATGCTACGCAATCCTTACGTGCTTCAGTAACGTTGTCAATGATGTAGTTAGCAAGCTGTTCACCACGTGAACCGCCACGAGCTTTACCTTGCAATACTAAAGATACGTCAACTGCTTCAGCAGATGCAAACATATCATAGCCTTGCGCCAACACATTCAATGGAACGTTTGTCTCACCGTCACCATCAGCGCCTTCTGTGAAGGTTAATGTCAATGGAGCAGTGAATGCTGATGTAGCCAAGTTAACCGCAGTATTTGCTTCGGAAGCAGCTCTGTGGTTTGTGAACCAAACATAGTTTGATTGTTGGTTAATGATGTTTTTGTAGTAGTTAGTTGCACCGTCTACAGTCTTTGCATCCGTAGCGCGAGACATGCCTTGGTATACTTCTAGAATAGTACCTGGGATTCCCGTAAACGCACCATTCTGGTCGACAACAACAGCATGAACTTCATCGATTGCAGATGTGTTACCGAAGTTTGTTTGGTAATCGGACACGCCTGGTGCCTTCGCGACCGAGTTAAAGTATTCCCAGTAACGGGTAACACTTTGTGCGGTGTAGTCGGTCGACAACGTGTATATGTCTTCAAAATTGACAGTGAATGAAGATGTGCCAGTAATCGTGTTAACCGATACTGCAGTTGTATTGCTGATCTTCAAATATTGCTTACCAATACTCGTGTTACCTACTTCGATATAATCGCCGTTGATAAAGGAACTACGAACAGTACCAGCAACAGCGTTAGTACTGTTTGATGTACCGATAGAAGAGTTAGCAATAGTGATTGTAGCACTAGAAGCACCAACAGCTAACGAGAAGCTGGTTGCGCTTGTATTGCTATCAATACCAGTACCTAGCAAGTTAGCAGACGACGTGAATGCGTTTGCGGAATCACAAACGGAAATCTTCAACGAATCGCCCAAAGCACCTGGATACTTAGCAATGAATTTGACTTGTGAGTCTGTAGCAAATTGACCAAGCGAATCTTTGTTCAGATAATCATCTTCGTTAATAACGACGAATGATAAAGGATCTGTGATAGAACTTGTGTTTGCAACAGCTGTCAGAACGCCGTTAGCGCCGGTGTTGTCTGACGTATTTGCAGTACGCACGATATACAGCTTGTTGCCGTATGATAAAAAGTTTGCGCCTGTGAACCATGTTTCAGCATTGAAATTAGATGGTTTACCAAAGCGACTTGCTAGCGTAGCTTCCGAATCAACAAGAATACGTGTGTTCACTGGGCCCCAACGGAAAACGCCTGCTAAGGCACCTTCCGTTGTTGAAACAGCTGGAACAACCGTAGTCAGGTCAATTTCAGATACGTTTACGCCTGGACTGACTTGAAATGGCATGATTATCTCCCCAAAGATAGGTTATATTTTTTGACTTCTCGGTTATTTATATTTTCAGTAATTCGCTATCATAGAAGCCAGTTATCGTTGTCACGATGTACTGCTATGGCTGGAGCTTCCTCAAAGTCTGTTTGACCGTCGTCAATCATGCCAAAAGGAACAAGATGCTCCTCCATGGAGCTCTCTTGATCGTCGTAGATACGTTTACGCAAATCTGTGCTTGTTAGCTCTTTTACGAACGGTTGCTCAATAGCCCATGCAAATAAAATACATGGCATCACTAAGTCATCGTGGCCTTCTTCGGCCTCATAAGAATTGCCCTTTGCCGAGAAGCGGTACAATTCTTGAAGTAGATCAAAGTCGTTTAAAATGATCTTGTCATTTTCGACCATTGATTTAAAATTACTACATCCAATCCGTTTTACAGTACTGGACGTCTTAACACCAAGTTGTGCAGATCCACCAAACCCACCTGTAATCCTTTGTCCAGACCGATTGTCCGATGATGTATAGAACACATTTTCATATTCATGTTCATAGTACAAAATGTCAGCGACTTGCTTACCAATGTCGTTGGACTCCACTAAACAATAGGCACCATTATAGTGTTTTGCGAATTGATAGATGATGGATGGGTATAACAGCGAGGATATCGTGTTATTCCGGTACGTTGCAACAACCTGATATGGAAATTCGGTCACGTCGAATATCACAAATGCTGAATAGTCTTGACCCAAGGCCCTTGACGTATCTGCAACCAATGTGTATAGTCGGCCTTGTGCCGGTTCAAGATATACCCTAATATCAGATGTTGATTTGATTGGTGTTGAGTATGTAAGCATTCTCAACTTAGTAGGACTAATAAGAGTATTAGAAGACCCTAAAAACTCACAGTCATATTCCTGTCTGAACTGCTCTTCAGATGTGTTGCGGATTGTTTCAGCTTTCCAAGCTTCATCTCTTCCGGGAACTTGGGACCAATGAACGTCAACACGCTTATAGTCGTTACGACCCTCTTCCGAATCCTTCCACAGCTTGTAAAACATATTCAAGCCATTAGGCGTTGATGTGATTACGACTTTGGTTGTTTTACCAGAAGAGATAGTAGGGTAAACAGACATGAAGAACTCTTCTTGCATGTTGTTTGGGACGAAAGCAAACTCGTCAAGATAGATCAGGTTCTGGGACGTACCACGAATGGCAGATGAGGATGTCGCAGATGCAAGGATCTTAGATCCGTTAGCTAATTCAATGAAACCTTTGTTCCATTCAACAACACCCTGCTGCAACCACTTTGGTAGGTATTCAAAAGCCATCTGAATACGGCTAAGAATTTCACGTGCTTGCGACAACTTGTTAGCTAGGATAGCTACAGAATAATTCTCATTGAATAGAACGTAATGTAAAAGAATGGCAGCAACAGTCGTAGTTTTACCGACCTGTCGAGGCATCTTACATATCACATAACGTGTATCTTCCACCAAGCGGACAATGTCTCGCTGGAAGTCCCACATCTCAAACGGCACCAAGCCGCGATCGACGTGAACGATCTGAACGTATTTCTCAATAAAATACAAAGGATCGCGAGCACATTTGCCATACTCAACGACCTGTTCTTTTGTGAACTCTAATGTATCTCTTACAGAAACAAGGTTCTGATTGCCATTATATGCCATTAGCCTTCAATATCTTTCATATTGCCGCTCTTCAATGCCTTTAGTAACTCAGCAGTTGAACCGACAAACATATTGTTATTAGTTACCTGAGTGCCAGCACCTATCTTACCATCGAGCTTATCCAGCTCTTTGCGTTTCTTTGTAAGTTCGAGCAAGTCTTTGTTTGCATCGACCATTGTTTTAACCAAGTTGGCAGCAACCTCATACGCACGAGGGTGTTGTCCCATACCAGCAACATCTAAGATGCCTTGAAGCGCTTCGTTGCCCTTCTCGATTGTATTAATAATATTGCCACGCGCATACTCATAATCATCATCAACCTGGGTGCTGTCGATGACGATTGGAAGAGGAGCTGGAGGTAGAGGATCCAGATTTAATGTCTGGCTAATACTATCCAAGTTTGACGATAAATCCGTAATCGGAGTTGGCTGTAATTTCATTTCTAGGTACACTCACTGAAGCATTAGATGTTGGGTGGCCATTTGCGTCTAGACCAGGGGTTACTGTAACTCTATCTATAATATCTATATTCCCCACAGCGTCGCTGATATTATCGTAACTTGACGCATCGAAGAAGTTGGTGTTGGCCAACGTAATGATACCTGACTTATGCACAGGTCCATAAAAGTACCCCTTCATAATGAAGTCTAGCGTCCATGTAATAACACGGCGCTCTTCGAAGTTGCCTTCATACGAATCTTGTGGAGTCACGTTAAGCAACACTAATGGGATATCTTGAATTATTCCCATCTCAGGCAGTATGTTGACGGTTGAAGTCCACTCAGGCGTAAAGTATGGTAAGATTTGTTCCAGTATCTGTGTACCGTCTTCTTGGTTCTTAACCATGATATACAACGAGAATGAAATATCATACGGCACAGGCATGTATTGATAGTTCTTCTTCGTAGGGTCAGTATCCACTTTTGTGATTTGATTAATCGTAGGTAGCTTGCGAGTTGGCGCGTACGATAGAGTAGTAATCTCGAAAGCCATGCGTGGCAATACTGTAGCTACTGGATTAGTTAGATTTGGATCTGACTCGAGGCGTGCCAACACCTTTTCTTTAGGTGCATATTGTAGAGGCACCTTAATGCTATTGGTAACATTATGAGCAGCATCGATGCGGTTAATGTACACCTCATTGAATAACGTACCAAATAAGGTAACGTATTTTTTAAGGGTGCCGTGGTAGTATGTTGTTCCGAGCATTAAAATGTCCCATCTTCACTGAACGGGTTACGTTCGCTAAAGTTTATGAAGTCTAAGGACGCAGTTTGAATCTCGTCATTTTGCGCAGTAGGATCAACGACGTCAATGTCATATGATTCTTGCATCAACGAGAACCCATCCTCATCCTTCAATTCCATGCGCGACTCGGTCGAAATTGCAAAGTTGTTGAGCTCAATATTAAATTTAGCTTCAATTGCATCAATTTCGCGTACACCAGTATTAATAACCTCGCCGCTGTACTCAAACATCTCACACTTCATGTCAAAAAACGGTAACGATCCTAGGGGCATCATTACAGGGAATTTCTCAACGTATGATATTTTAAACATACGTTTAGCAACTGGCAAGTAAATTAAGTCACCCTCTCTCGGTCTAATAATACCAACGGGTTGCGTAATCTCGTGCTGGAAAGTTCTTTGTGATATGCTGAACGTCATAGTATCTCGGATCTCGAGATTAAACTTCTGCATGAACTGACCTTCGCCACCGAAGCTATCAAACGACTTCACGTAGACGTCAACCATTATTGCGCGCTGATATTCACTCAACGCGTCTTCCGTATAAATGGCATCCAGCGCTACTGTTTCGCGAGGAAGGTAGAACACATCAATGCCATTGATTTTAATAGACTCAGCAACCAAGTCAGCAAGGAGATCTTGCTCCATGCTGCTTTGAAAGTTGTTAAAGTAGAATGAGGTAGCCAATTTATTAGCCCACCATATCCATTACAGGAAGCGAGTAGTTTGAAATCATTTCTTGCTCGATTCGCTTAATCTCAGCGTCCGCTTCCTCGTATATGGTCTGCCCATTAAATGTCAAACCACCAGGCATTTGCATGCCGTTATATTTTTTAAGATTATTGCCCCACTGGCGCTTGATCAATTGCTCACAATACTCTGCAAGCCAACGATCACCCCATACATCAGTATAAATTTCCGGATCAATAACTTCATACGCTTCCACCAATAAGTATTCGCCAGAATTTAAAGTATTCCAATCCATATCGATATGTAAGCGATTTCGGTGGCGTGCATATCTGATGGGTTGCTTACCAACCAACAACTCCTGAATAACGCCTAGATGTTGCATCACCATATAATATGGGACAAGCGAAACGGAGGTCAGTGTGTATAGATCGTTCAGAGCAATCTGGTAACGAATATTAAACAAGTCATCCGAACGAACTGATGGATCACCAATCGAAAAGATACTTACTGCGCCGATAATGTTTTCGGGCAACGTGATGTATTTGTTTATTTTGTCAGTGTCAGTGACTTGATGTTTGTAATACATCTTTTCTGATGCATCGAAGTGATAATCACCATAATATTTTAATGCTTGGTCAATACGATCTTCTACTTGATCGTCATCGACGTTAATTTCGATTACTGGCTTACCTAAAGCGCGTAAGCAGTACTCTTTAAATTCAGATCTGGATGAAGGAACAGCCATATAAGTCTCCTAATATGGCTTATTTATCTTTGCGTTTTCTCGCAGAAAGCGGGAACCCCCGCTTTACTTACTTGTTGAACTTAGACATTATCCAGTACAAACTAGACGAGATCGCAATAGAAGGCAGCGTTGCACCGATTGTCGGGAAAAAGTTCGCTATGACTTGGTAAACGACTAAGCCAACCGCCCAAGCAAAGAACGCTTGTTTGGAAGATCCTCTAATATCACCAATAAAATGCGATAATACCACACCCAATGCAGGAACAACAATTGATCCAACAGCCAACACAAACGACTGATACATCGAGAAATCGAGCGTTAATGCCAATACTAATACAACAACACACACAACAGCAGCAATTAGTTTGTCTGACGTTTGTTTTGTTAGCGTATTTACTTGAGCAATTGCTGATAATGCATTCGAGTATCCATTGTCAAGTTCCGCTAACGATATCAAAAATGCCAACAGTATCCCGAGCGGTAGAGCTAATACTACATCGGTTGCTAATGTGCCTGGCGATGTTATTGCAAAGGCTACGCCCAGCAGCATGCACCATGCATTAGCAATAGCGTATCCGATGAAAGATCCGCGGAAAGCACTCTTACCATCGGTTGAGTGTTTGGTCATTTCGCTAATAATAAACGCCCACGACACCGGCATTGCAATCACCAAATCCATAGCCAGCCAGAAAGGCATATCGCCTGTTGCAGTATGTAAACTTTGTTTGAGTGTGTCAATGTCGACGTTGGCGAGGTTAACGACTGCTACGCCTGTCAACCACAACATTACAGCATACAATATAGGAGAAATATATTTACCTACTGCCTTTTTAATTGCAACTACCACATTAGTAAAACACAACACTGCAATGACAGCAACCGATGCAATTGCAACTAATACAGGACTGATTCCTAACGGGTCAGCGACCAAGCTTTGAATGATCATTACTTCCAGTACAGCCCAACCTACCACCGTAAAAGCGTTGATGCCAATCAATAGATTTGTGCCTAGATTACTGCCAAACGCCTCGTTGAAGATCTCGCCCGTTGTTAAGTTATTCGTCGCCGATATCTCAGCAATTTTAGATAACATCCATGTACCAATTACAGTACCAGCCAACACACACACAACTGAATCAATTACATTCAACCCGGGGAAAAATAACATCCCTATCTGAATAAAGAATATGCTCACACCAATATTAAAAAATAAATTAATATTATCCCGACACGTTAAACTCGAACCCATATTATACCCTCTCAACTTCAATCAAATTACAAGTAGACACAGCACCAAACCCATGCCCTAAAAATAAATCTTTACTTTGTAGTAGTCCATTATATACAAAAGCAACTGCCCGCTCGGTAGATGCTTCGACGTCATACCCTTTAGCTAAATTACACATTATAGACGAAGATAGAGCACATCCAGTTCCGTGCATATTTTTAGTATTTATGCGGTTGTGATGGAACACCTTGATACGATCCTTACTCATTAGTATGTCCAACACAACATCGTCTTCTAAGTGACCACCCTTCATTAAAACATACTCAGAACCATATTCGAGCAACTTATGGCCAGCTCTGATCATATCATCTCGATTCTTAATAGGAAACCCACACAAGAAACTAGCTTCATCGATGTTTGGTGTAATCATCCTAGCGATTGGAAACAATCGCTTTTTCATATATTCTATATTCTCTTCTGTTGATAGTAGATCCCCTGTAGTAGCTACTAATACAGGATCCACTATGAAATTCTTACACCCACTCGCATATCGGTGAATTACGTCTATAGTGTCTTTACCACCCGAATCGCTGACCTTCATAGCAACCGGAGGAATGTCCTTAAACAACACACTAAGCTGATGATCAACCAAAGCGCTATCGAAGAAGACGATATCCTCTATCGACATAGTGTTTTGTAAAACAATACCCACCATAGCAGCAGTACCATAACAACCGTGCGTTGTTATGGTCTTCAGATCGGCAAAAGTTCCAGCGCCACCTGTTGGCTCTGATGCGCTTATAGTAAGCACAGGAATAACAGTCTTATTGTAATTCATATTGTAATACAGGTCCTATGCCCTGCCCTATTTTCGTTTCATTGCTTCGATTAATACAATTGCACACAAAATCAATTGCTAATTCTACTGCTGAGCAAACATCCATTTCCTTTGCCAGGTTACAAGCGATTGCAGCAGATAGTGTGCATCCAGTGCCGTGGGTGTTTTTGGTTCTGATTCTAGGATGTTCAAAAGCGACTCCGATACCCTGTCCAACTAGCACGTCTTGTATGATATCGCTGTGGCCATGCCCTCCCTTAAGGAGTACATAATCGCATCCCAACGACAACAACTCATACGCTGCATCACGTTGCTCGTCTATTGTGTTTATTGTCCTGTTTAATAAGAAGGATGCTTCTTGTATGTTTGGGGTGATTATTGTTGCTTTTGGAATTAAAAAGGCCTTAATAGCTGCGAGCGTGTCGTCGCTGACAATTTGTGATCCTGTACTTGCTACGAGAACAGGATCTAGCACCAGCGGTATGTCGCCTACCCGATCAGCAATCATTTTAACATGGATGTAGCTAGCGAGAGCACCAGTCTTAACTGCATGCGGTGCCACATCGTCGTATATTGATTCGAGCTGTTGTTCGAATTGATCGTAGGACACATTATACGACCCATATACTCTAACGGTGTTTTGTGGGACGATTGTAGATAATGCAGTCACGGGGTAGCAACCAAGCTGAGATATTGTCTTAACGTCAGCAATGACGCCAGCGCCTCCAGAGGGGTCCAGTCCACCAAACGTACCTACTATCTTGGCCATGTTTCAAACCCTTGAGGCTGAGTGCTGATTACACCTTGTTGTTGTAAGATTTCCAATACAATGCCAGTGAGGTCGGCGACTTGTGACACTCGAGGCAAGTCATCTATTGTTGAAATTTCAAGCGGTGTATATGACCGTTGCATACCAACAAGATCCTGCTTCAGCTCTTCTACAGAAGGTGTGGTGGTGGGTAACTCAATATTGCGCGCAATCTCTGCAAACGCCCTTGCTCCCTGGAGAGCAATATAGTCGGGAATATTATATGCGCCAACACGCAATTGTTCGCATTCGAACACTAAAGACGTTGACTGGCCTTGGCATGTATACTTGACTAATATATTACCAGGATTTACGTCCTGTTCAATCGTATATGATAAATCGCTTGAGATCATAATAAAGCATTAAAAGATAATGGTATTTTTGTGAGGGACGACACCACCACCCGCGTACCATACACTTTGCGGGAGTATGTTATAATGTTATATTTATTAGAGTAAGAAACTAAGTCTCTGCGGAAATCTTCCGGCAACTGGTAATATCCTGTGCTGATGGCATTACGTTGTGTGAATTGTTTTGCGCCAACCTTCCATTTATACTCAGTAGGTAGGTCGCCGTAGCTAATAGTATAAGCCTCGGATGGGTTGGGATAACCACCTACATCATACTTAACTTGGTAAAATGGAGATTGTATTCTGGAGAAGTGGTATATTTCATCTCCTACAACACCATTAAAACACTTCAATGCGTATACGCCAAACCTCGTTATGTATGAGTAGTTGATCGCCTGACGCTTATCAACGTCATACACCTCCCAATACTTCAGAGGAACATCATAAAACGGTATCACTTCCAAAGCTACATCGGATTGTAGCTGCTCTAGCGTAATACAACGAGATCTACCCATCCAATCACTAAAGAAGTTATATACTGTTAGATGTTCTTCTGTTAGCGGGTGCGTTTTACATAATTCTTTTAATAATTCTAACATCATCAATCACATTATCTAAAGGAAGCATTGCCCAGCCGTATAGGTATTTACGCATTAACTCCTCACTAGTCCAAAACGCGACGATATTACCATACGGTTTAATACCATAACCACAAATAAGATGCTTGTTGGGATGACTGGCCAATTTATTTTTAAAATATATCGGCAACGCAGGGTATCTGGCGCATATATTCGTTTGTTTTACACGACCGTCTATTGAGAGCTTTATCTGTGTGTACGCACCTTCGTACATGTAGTTTTCGTACAAGTCGCCAGTATGTACATCGTATCGTCGGACGATTAATTTGTTGTTTAGTCGCGTCTTCTTGTAAAAATCAGTTATGGTCGAGTTCTCTACTTTAACGTGGTCGACGCCATACCTAATTTGCCAATTGCTAGCATGAATTATTTGCCTGTCAACGTCATACCAGTCCCACACACGTACGGGTTTAAACGCTATAGGTGCGTCCTCTATTTTATTTGGAAGTTTATATTTCTCAGCAAAGAACTTATATACGAGTAGCTCATCTGACGATGCCGAGCTCATCGAGCACCTCCACGATAATTGATTTTAAATCGTTAAGCGATCCATCTTTAGGAATGATTGGATTGATTCTATTCAAATCTTCCATATTATAGGTGTACTGACGGCCGCTGTACACACTCAAATCCCAACTCCGTGTATGATTTACAACTTCGGGCGTGTGTGTATAAAGAATTCCATATAACTGTTCTGCGATCCAATCCATTGGATCAATAGTGCATGTGGAGACATCGAAGTTTAATAAGACGCTTTCTTCACAATCAATTCTGTGTGCGCGCACAGTGATATGCTTTGCTTCCTCGTTAACGCTAACGACCTCTATAACGATCATGGCAGCGGCCCCACATACTCTACAATTCTACCATATGGCTTCCTACCATAACATAATATAGGCGTTAATGGTGTAACTACACTACCTTTAAGGTTGTCGCGGAAGTCTTGTGGCAGTTCCATATATTCATCGATGAGAAAGCTTTCTTGCATGAGTTCATGTGTATAATAGTCATACTTACGCTGAACGTTGTCTATGCTTGTGTAATATTCTAGGGAGCGACCAGTATCAACATCATATGATATAAACGAAAGCCCGTTTTTTGTCTGCATCTGATAATATTCAGATACCTTGTTGTTTTTTATTTTGATATGATCAGACCCATACCGAGTATAATACGTATGACTGATAACAGATTTAGTATCTATGTTATATACTGAAAATCCATAATATGGCATTACTATGTCGGTCTGCGTGGTGTTTCCGTGTCGCCCGTACAAAAAATCGACGCACAACTGTAAATGGCCCTCATACAGATTCACTTCAGCAATCCCATTTCAATTAAAACTTCAACTACTAGAGCTTTACGGTCGTCATAGTTACCAGCAGTCCTCGTCCACTGCTTTGTTTCTAACCTCACCATTTCATCGGTGTATTCGAACGTCTTGCCCAACATACTATCGATGTAGGAATACACCTCAGTGCGATCTCTTGCCGCATGCTCTGCTGCTGCCATATTATTAATGCACTCGAGTGTGGCACATCTGATTAAGTCTGGGTGAGGTCTGATGGGCGTGTGATGATGACACGTGTAAACGACTTCATCGTCCTCAACTATATTAAATTCTACACACGCAGTATCGTTTGTTCGATCAACGCTAATTAATTTAGTTCTATATGTCTTCATAATGTAATCTTAGTTGTTTAACCAGCGCCACCTAAACGAGTGCCTGTGGCCGGCCACGTCGCATTCCCGCCGCCTGTTATATAGTTACCAGCGCCACCGCCACCAGCACCTGTACCACCACCCGTAGCACCAGTGCCTGTAGCACCAGTACCGCCAGCAGCCCCCAATCCACCACCAGCAGCGCCCGCCCCACCAATAGCAGTGCCAGCTGTACCGCCCGCTCCACCACCGCCAGCAGCACCAGAAGAACCAGTACCACCAGCAGTACCAGGCGTCTTTGTACCAGGAGCAGCGCTAGCTACACCGCCTGCGCCACCGCTTGAAGTTATAGATCCTTGACCACCGCCGCCACCGCCACCGCCAGCAGCTGTTGGCGGCGCAGGTGCAACTCCAGTTAGGTAGCGACCGCCGCCTCCACCGCCGCCTCCGCCGCCGCCGGCAATCGTTCCATTATTGGTGATAATGACGGCGCGTTGTGCATAAAACGCTGGGCCGCCAGCAGACCCGCCGGATCCAGGCGCAGCTGTGGACAAACCTGCAGTACCGCCAGCACCGCCAGCACCGCCAGCACCCATTATAGATCCATTGTTAATAACAGTAATAGTGCTGCCTGCTGGCCATGGTGTACCAGTATCCATAGCATATGCACCAGTTCCACTAGCACCAACGATTGTACCAGGAGAAACGGTAATAGTAACTGCAGCATCTACTGCACCCGGCCATCCACCCGCAACAGCAGCACTACGAATATTGTATCCTGTTGCAGGACCAATGGTTGCGCTGAAGTTGAACTTATTAGACTTACCATAGAAGTTACTCATAGCAATCTGGCCGCTAGGAACAGCGGCCAACGTACGAGCAATACTATCGTTCATTGCTAGCTGGGTCGTAGATGAACGCGCCAATTCAACGTTAACGTCGCTTAATGCTATTTGACCTGATGCTGGTAGAGTCATGTATTATTTCACCTGTTTCAAAATATCTACTTCACGTTTCAGCTCTTTGATTGCCTCAATTAATAGAGGAATGAGCTTCTCGTATCTTACTGTCAGATATTTATCATCGATTGGAGCCGGTGCAACTACTTCCGGCATTACGCCTTGAACTTGTTGTGCAGATACACCAACCTCACGCTGAACTTTATATCCAAGCGCTTGTGCTACTTCGTTTGCTTCATAATAGAAGCCGCTCAATTGTTCGACTTTGGCTAATGCATCTTCAATCAAGCCAAGCTTAACCTTTAGACGATCGTCAGAATAATAAGCAGTGACGTTGTTAGTCGCACGGATTTCACCAGCTGTAGCGGATGCAGCTGTACCAATACCCAATGAGTTTAATTGAACGTTGGAAGCAGTCGTATATGAAGTACCTGCAGGACCAGTGGGGCCAGTAGGACCGGTTGTACCTGTTGGTCCGGTAGGGCCTGTTGGGCCTGGAGAACCTGTTGGCCCTGGACCGCCTGTCGGACCAGTAGGGCCGGTAGGGCCTGATGGTCCGGTAGGGATTGTAAAGTTGAGAGTTGCTGCTGTTGATGTACCAGAGTTGGTAACGTTCGCTACGCCACCGGCTGGGCCAGTTGTAGTCGTACCTACTGTAACGGTAGCAGCACTACCAGTTGGTCCTGTCGAACCAGTAGGACCAGGAGATCCAGTTGGTCCTGTAGGGCCAGTAGGGCCAGTAGGGATAGTAAAGTTTAGAACAGCAACTGAGCTGTTGCCTGAATTGGTTACGTTTGCAGAGCCACCAGCTGGACCTGTCGTTGTAGTACCTACAGATAATGTAGCAGCTGTACCGGTAGGACCTGTTGGTCCGCTAGGGCCTGTAGGGCCAGTAGGACCGGCTACACTAGATGGCGCGCCAGACGGACCTGTTGGTCCTGTAGGGCCAGTAGGGCCAGGAGCTCCTGTAGGACCTTGCGATCCTGTAGGCCCTGTTGGGCCGGCAGGGCCTGTCGGACCTGTTGATGCTAGTTGTACAATAGAACCATTGCTGTGCTTAGAATAAATCTTAATATCAGCTGTGTTAATAGCTAGTTCCCCGACCTGCAGGGAACCAGCGGTTGGCACGGATAGTGCTGTTTGTGAGTTCTTTATAATTATTGCTGGCATCTTATCTCCATTTTGGACCTTCGAACCATCCTGCTAAACTGTATCTCACCCCTTTGGTGATTGGTTGCATTGCATGAAACTTTAAACTAGGGAACACAATAACTGTTCCTTGTTGTATGATCTCATCTGCATCCGGATACTGAGCGCAGTCAAAAAATTCGAACTTCCCTCCCTCGTATTCTTTTGGATCTGATAGTTGGACGACTACCGTTAATTTTCTATGATAAGGACTGTCGGTTACCCAAAACACATCCTCATGTCTTTTATACTCGCCTTCAAACTTCGCATCATATTCCGCAAGTTGTATGTATGGTAAGTTGTTGTACTCAACGCCAAAGTAATCTTCATTGGCACGCTTTGCACAATATTCAAACCCCTGATACAATTGATCCCACGTACTATCATTGCGCTGAAGCCATCTGATATTCGTTCGGCGAAATTCATTATCAACAACGTTGCTATCACCATAACCAATTGTTGCTCTTTCTGCTGGAATATTTAATCCTGCCTCAACAATCTGCTTGCATTCTTCTGGACTAAAAAATCCCTTAAAGTAAGCCCACTCACCTCTCATAATATATCCTCGTTAATACGTTCCCCCATTTAAAGTGCCAGTTGCGTTAGCCAGATCTAGGTAATAAGATGCTGCTTGGCTATTTAAATAAGTTGCGTTGTTTGCAGTAGTGATCGTACCGGTAATCAAACCAGTAGCGTTGATTGTGTTACTAAAAGTAGCTGCACCAGTTACTTGTAATGTAGTAGAAACGTTTGCGAACCCAGTGATAGTAGTATTGCCAGCAGCTAAAACAGCTGTAGTGGTAGTACCAGTGAATGTTGGGTTGGCTTTGAGCGCATAGCTAGAAGATATAACGCCACCCAAATAAGATGCGTTATTAGCTGTGCCGCTAAATGTTCCTGTATTATCTATGACAGCTTTAACTTCGTTGCCGCGTTGGAAGATAGCTACATCTGAGCTATCGGAGCCGGCGTTGAATACCCAAGCATTATTGTAGTACTCGATACGACCAAATCCAACACCAGCATCGCCACCATATACCGTAGTAGTATTTTGTTTAATACCAGCAGCATCACCGGTGATTGTCAATGACGATGTTACGTTGACATTACCAGCGTTAACTACGGTAGCGAGCACGTTGTTTGACGTTACATTACCTTCGAAATTGGCGTGCATTGTTCCAAGAACAAAACTCGAATGGTTGATGTCAATGTTGTTGTTAACGGTGCCTGTATAATCGGTGAACAGCCAATAGTGCTGCTCTGAAGCATCGCGCACAAGCCCTGACCACACGTTTGCAGTACCATTGCTGTATCGGCCAATGAAACCGATGTCAAGCGTGTCTAAACTGTTATTAGCACCAAGTTTAATGATCGTATCTTCAACTTCCAACGATTGCGTTGCAACCGATGTAGCGTTACCAGTAATAATCAAACTGCCTGTAAGCACCAAGTTGCCTGTAAGAGCAACATCACCAGTTTGCGTCAGCGGACCAGTTACCACCAGTGCGTTGTTAACAGTCAATCCTGTGTTGATCTTCATTGAACCGAACGTAGCGTTCGATCCAGTGACGTTGTTGGATGCGATTAGACTAGGAACGGTTAGATCGCCTGTCATAGCATCACCCGTTCTAGCAACGTGTGTCCACAATGCTAGAGGAGAGTATGCTACCGTCTCGACAACCATTCCATTCGACACCGGACTAGTGAAGACAACAGACAAGCTATTGTTTGCGTTGTAGTCGACGCCGTCTTGTTTCTTAGTTCCGTCGACGAATACATCCACAAACCCTCGTGTATACCCACCATTCGGGAAGAATGTTGTTTGGTTATTTGCTGAGGTGAATGTGGAAGTAGTTCTCGACGTTCTACTTCCAATATCTTGACCGATATATGCCATATATTAAGCCTGTGTTTCTGACCAGAATAAGTTAATTTGAACTGTAGCGTTTTGGGCGTCTAAGTTCTTAATCTGGATAGCAAGTACGTCTGGGCCGTCCGGATACTGGTTCGAACCACCAATTACCGAATTGCCTAGTTCTTTAAGAGCTGATAAATCTACAGTAGTCAAACCGCCAGCGGCTGAGGCTATAGTAGAGAAGATCTGTTCACCTGGGGCTGCTGTGCCCGTGAATGAAGCAGATACTTGAGCAAACGATGGTTGTGATCCGAACCCTGAGGTGTTCAGATTAGACCATGTAGTGGATGTGATGCCTGACGGATTCAAAATACCAGTAATCTGAGCATTACGTGAGCTTACAATCTCAATTCTCTCCAGCAAGATCTGTGATCGGTTAATCAACTCACGCAATCCCATGTCTCCTGGGATGCTGTTACTTACTGTTGGTGCTAATCTAATTAAGAAAGCAGTCTTCGTTGCTGCTGCAGTAACCGCGATGTTTGTCTGCGCGTAGTTAAAGAAGTAACCACGATCGCTATCAAATCCACCGTCCATGATAATAGAAGAGCCCCAGTGCGATAGGGTCGGCGAGCATGTGCAACTAATCAATTGAACACCGGAGTTGTTAGCATGCGATGCAGCAGCCCCAGCGGTAAATGTTCTACCAGAACCGCCAGCGTATTGGGTCAATGACGCAGCACGGGTCAACCCAGTAAACGTATTTGCAGTCTTACCAGTATACGATAACATTTCATTATCAATATACAGCGTGCCAGATGATGGGAACGTGTAGGTATTAGATACGCTGATTGCATTTACGGTAGCGTTGGCTGCAGCGACTGTAAACGTGCGTGGTGTGTCGTTAACAATCTCATAACGTGCTGGCAAGTTACCAGAACGCATATATGCTTCATCATTAACGTTGTTATTCTTGATACGATGTGCTGTAACGAAGTTACCGTTAATACCACGAATCATAAAATCAGCAAAACCGGCACCATACCACGAGTACTGGATAGCCAACATCTGCATCTTATTGACGTTGAAGGTAAATCCAGAATCACCTGTACCATCTAAGCGATCGTGGTTGAAATCCTCTTGTGGATAGCGCGTATCAATGGTAAGAGTGGCCTTAATACCGGCAATAGAAGCAGCACCACTGATACGTATAGCAGGAGACACATACATTGACGTGTTGTTAGCTACACTAGTGACAAGACGCGTCTGGCCACGAATAACGATACGATCACCTGCGCGCAGCTGTTCAGCAAAACGCGTCAAAGTTCCCGTAACAGCAGTACTGTTGTTAGCTACACTCATTGTACCAGCTAGCTGGAACGTGGAGCTGCGCTTTACAGCGTATACCTTCTGTCCATCACTCTCCCAGAACAATCCGTTTTGATCATCAAACATACCTGCACGGATAGTAGATCCATGCCATGCAGTAACAGCAATACGTGGTTGTGCGCTTAGTGAAGCTGTTGCGGATCCTAGCACCACTGCTGCAGTCACAGTAAATTCTTGCGTAGATACAATCGTGCCTATAACATAAGTTCCGTTATATCCAGAAGTATCAACACCCGACAAAACGACTGTAGCGCCTGCCTGCAAGCCGTGGTTTTGCTCCGTTCTGATTGTGATAGCCGAACCAATTGTAGTACCAGATGCTGTTACAGATTCAACATCATAGTTTGGATGCAGCAATGTACCAGAAGACCACAGCAAGCCTTTACCTGACTGGTAGCGGAAATATTTTTTCGACGAGCGCATCACACGCGATCCATGCGCAGGGCTATCTGGACCAATTAACACACCACCATCGAAGGGGCGATGGACGTTGAAAGCATCTGAACGCGAGTATACTACAGCAACTGAGTTGGCTAGCCCGGCGCCAACAGCACCACCAGACAACGCCGTAAACGTAAAACTGTTTGAGGACGGAATGGACTCAACGAAGAAGTTACCTTCGACTAATGGGTGGTTGTTGCCTGTAGTCGATATATCAGTAATCAACGTGTGGCCAGGCACCAGACCGTGTGGTGCCGATGTAGTCACAGTAATTACTGATGGGTTTGCTCCGCTCGACGACATTGACGTGAACGGAATGCTAGATGTAGAATAGAATCCAGCCTTACGAGCCGTTGTATATTGTGTAGACAATACAGTGTTGTTTGCTGGGCCAACATAGCCCTTAGCGACGTACGTGAATGTATTTGTTGTTGGGGTCTTAACCAAGAACGCGCCTTCTGCGCGCGATGCTGTTGGTGGATCGTTTTCTAAACCAAACATCGTAACAGCACTACCGTTCGCAAGACCATGACCGTTAGCTGTCACGGTGATGGTAGAGTATGGAGATGTGTTGTTTGTGGTGATGGATGTGATCGTAATATCTTGACCAGGCAATTCGTAAATGCCCGGAATATTATTGACCGAGTTGTATGTTTGCCATTTCGTACCTTGCAGACCATATTCAAAGTCAGCGTCAATCATACTTTGAGGGTTCGATACACGAGTACGCTCAATCGCATCTACGCCAAAGTCAAAGGGACGAGTAGTGATCTGATTCTCTTCGACTACAATCTGTAAAATGTCATTATCGGTTACGCCAGTGCATGGATTTTCCAGCACGAATGTGGTCACGCCCGAATCAGTATCCAATGCAGTAGATGATTGATCGTACGAATATGATGTGACGCCACTATCAGGAGCAGCGAATTGCTGCAGCACAGTACCAGACGGAATGTGTGTAACCATCAACAACTTGTGTTGAGGAACGAATCCAGCTATTTTAAGGGTTTTTGTACTTGCGGTAAAAGTATAGTTTGAAACAAACTTGCGTGCCATTATTATGCTCCGAAAATGATAGTCAATGCATCCACATATTGTTTTTGCGTTGCGTGATTGGCTGATGTAGCTCGAGTATTTATAGAGACGCTATTAGCTGATGCGACTGGACCAGTGAACGACACTGTCCCTAGCGTGATGTTGTTTGCAACCTTCTCAGTCGTAACCGCTTGATCATCCAGCTTAACTGTTGTGACAGATCGTGGAGCAAGGTAATCAGAAAGTACTGAACTGCTGTATGGAGACACACGGCGGCGTGCAAACACGTTATAAAGAATATACACATTCTTTGAACCAGCAGAAGGCGCCGACGCAAACGTCAAAGTAGTTCCGTCGGTAATAGTATATGTATTGTCAAATGGGTTTTGTGGTACGTTATTAACAACAACCTCTACGTCTGTTGTACTGTTAACTGCGTACGCTAACGTAAATACAGTATTACTAGCATTTCCATTAAAATATTCTGCGCGAGCTTCGTACCCATCTTCATACAGCCCGACCGGCGTGCCGACGTATGCCATATTATGCTACCTCTAATGAAGAAAGTACCACATCTACTGATGTTGCTGTATTGCTCGATACTTCTAGATAATCGCTCGTTGTGGTATTAGCTACCAATACCAACTTTTGATCACCACCAATTGGCACCAACGATGACCCTGCTGGAATGATGGCGCTCTTAATTAGATATACTGTATTCGCTCCAGCGCTTGCTGAATTAGCGCCTTGTGAAAAAGTAACAGATACCTCAACGGCTGCATTAGTGATATTGCACAGCGATAGACCAATGACGGTTGCTTGAACGCCAGGTGTCGTTGGGTTGTAAATTGTTGTATTGGCTGTGCCAATATTTCTTGTAAATGATCGTTTGAAATTGCTTGCCATATTTTTATCCTAAAGCGATCGCATATGCGATTGGGTCTAAAGCTGCTGTCGTCATCGTGCTACCGTCCGAGAACATAACACCATTACTGCCTAAGCGCAATGTGTTTGTAACGTTGACGTTACCTGTCGATGTAACATTCGAACCACTGATTACGTTTGTCGTGACAGTATTAACTGTAATGTTGTTACTATTTATAGTGTTAGCAACGGTTAATGTATTCGTAGTATATACGAATGTTAAACCTACAGCGCCATTTGAGCTTCCACGGTCGTTGAATAATACTTGCGTATTGGAACTTCCTCCAATTGGAGCAGACGTTTGGAGAGACGAGTCGGGGAATACTATACCCGTCGAAATGACTTCCACATTCGATGTAGCATTACCAACACGGACGGCTGATGTAGTAATCTTAACATTAGCACCCACATTAAATGCAGTAGCTACGTTGACTGTTGCTGGCAATCTCGCTGTGTTGAGTGTGCCAGAAGCAATATTATCTGCGTTTGCAGAGAATGCCGCAGCGTTGGCATATGCAAGAGCAGCGTTGCCCGAATAAGAAATTGCATTAGCATACGCATCATCAGCTTTTGTTGTAGCAAATGTGACGGCGTTGGCATATGCTAGTGCTGCATTACCAGAATAAGCAATCGCGTTAGCATATGCTTGTGACGCATTAGATGTTGCAATTGCGTTTGCAAATGCTGCATCTGCTTTGCTAGTGGCGTCCGCAGCAGCAGTACTCACTGCGTTTGCAAACGCTAATGCAGCATTGCCAGAGTACGCAATTGCGTTTGAGTACGCGGTAGCTGCTTTGTTTGTTGCATCCGTTGAGGCGACGCTTACTGCGTTTGTATATGCTGCGTTAGCCTTACTTGTAGCATCAGCTGCGGCGACGCTTACTGCGTTTGTGTATGCTGTATCCGATGCCGCCAGCAATGTTGTTGCTGTATTTCCGCCGACTGTTGCTGCATCTACGCTTGTGATGTATGTACCATTAGCATGTACGTGATCAGATACAATCAGTGTGTATACAGACGCATTGCCAACAACAATTGCTGAGGTATTTACGGTTACGTTACTACCAACTGCTAATGTTCCTGAAGCAGAAACTGTATTAATCGTCAGCGCGCCTGTGGCCATTGCTATAGCAGTGCTATTAACGGTATATGCGCTTCCAACAGCGAATGTGGATGCATTCATTGTTGTGTTTACAGTGGAATTGCCTACTTTGATAGAAGCTGTGGTAACGTTTATATTAGCACCAACGTTAATAGCAGTAGTTACGTTTGCTGTAGCTGGTAATCGTGCGGTATCTAGCGTCCCAGACGTGATATTAGTTGCATTAGCTGCCAATGCAACTGCATTCGAATACGCATTTCCAGCTAACGCCACCGCATCATTATATGCATTTGAGTATGCAGCTGCTGCATTTGTGTTGGCAGTAATTGCCATATCATAGGCAGTTTTAACTGAGTTTGCTGTGGCCGCAATAGTCACGCTTGTATTGCCAGTGCTATCAACCATTTGCACAACACCGGCCTGGCTGGTATTAGATGCGGGTAGGCGAGCTGTTGGTACTGTTCCAGTAGCGATGTTGGTTGCGTTTGTATAGTACGCAGCTAATTGACCGCCAAAATATGTCGTGGAGTTTGCAGTACCGGTATACGCCGATGAGTTAACAGTAGCGGAACCAATAGTGATTGTGTTGCTTATACTAGCATCAGTAGCCGTAATTAAATATGTAGCGGATAAATTATTAGCTACAACATCACCATTAGCAGTAAGACCTGCGTAGGAAAAGATGCCTTGATTAGCGGTAACGTATTCAGCATATACGACATTACTCGATACAACATCACCTATTACAGACAATCCGTCAGTAGTTTCAAAGTAATCGTTCGTTTCGTCCCAGTAAATGCTGACGTTGGTAGAACTACCGCGGTTGATTACAATGCCGGCGTTTTGTGTTGGTGCAGTGCCGCCAGGAAGGTCAGCATTAAGTACAATCAGATTATCACCAATATTCAGTTCGGTGGTATTGATATATGTTGTGTTGCCTGATACGGTTAAATTACCAGTAATCGTTACATCAGCTGCACTCAATGTTCCTGTAAACGTTGGCGAGGCTTTATCAGCCTTCGACGTCGACAAACTAGCAACAGCATTAGCTGACGCGGCGATAGTAGCGCTAGTGTTGGATGTAGAATCTACAATCTTCAATATACCAGCAGTAGAACTATTGCCGGCTGGAATGCCCGCTAACGAGCCGCTGAAGGTAACAGTACCATTAACGGTTAAGTTGGCGTTGACAGTTATATTATCAAGTACAGCATTGCTCGTCGAAACGAAGCCGCCCGTCACGTTACTATAGGCAACGATTTGGTTGTTACTGACCGTACCTGCTTTTATTCTATTAATGTCTAATTTACGCATAAAGATATCCTGAATTCCATGTGTTATTTATCAGTCATCGGATCTGACGGACTCTAATCTTCGCACTGTTGATTGGCGCTGTGTAGAAAGATAACTGATTGCCAGATACGTAATAATCTTCGCCGGGATGGTAGTATAACCCGTTTACGTATACTAGAATGTTTTCAGCATCTGTTGCTGAAGGCAAAGTAAACGCTGTATTTGACCCATTTCCAGTATATGCAAGTGAGTTAGTTTTCTTCGCTTGTGAGTTGATGAAGAATAATACTTCTACCTCTTCATTTAACCCTATATTTTCATTGAATGTGATTACATTACCAGCAAAGGTATAATCGGTTGTGTATTTTTGAACTATGCCGTCTACAAGCACTAAACAGTTATACTGAGTACCATTACGTGATGTAGTATAGGATGCAGTGCTACCGTCACCGACGAACGCATCGGTAGACATATTATAACCATATACAGTAGAGCTGAGGTGTACAGCTGCAATACTGCTATTAACGGTTGGGGCAGCATCAAACTGAAGCGTCGTACCGCTAATTGTGTAATCGGTTGTATATACCTGCAACTGACCATCCACCAATACAAGGGTGGTATTGTCTGCACCATCGACGCTTAGCGTAAACGAGTTGCTTGTTCCGTTAGCCGTGAACGTATCGATAGCAGCAATTGCCGCAGTAGTTTCGGTCGTTTGCTCATCATTTGCAATATGATATACGGATACAATTTCACCACTGACAGGCGCAGTTACAAAAACTAGAGACGTACCGTCGAATGTGTAATGATCAGAATACTTCTGTATTAAACCATCTACTGCTACGAATGCATATTCGTGTTTTGCTTCTTGAGCAAGGGTAAATGTTGTGGCAGTACCATTAGCCGTAAACGTCTCATACGATGTAATAAAGAACTGCGACGACAGCGTGTTATTACCACCGCCACCCGAAGCTGTAATCGTAATAGTATCAGTACTCGGGTCAGTAGTAATGATAATGTTATTACCAGCAGCAAACGTTAATGTATCAGTTGCTGCATCCGCACTAATGTTAGTCTGACCTGCAACTGCAATTCTTCCAAATGAGTTGCCGCTGACGATAGTCGACCAATACATCTCATCCGCCGCTCCGCCGGATGTTAGAACTTGTCCTGCTGTACCAACACCGCCGTTGGATGAAATGCGCGTGTTGCTAAACGTGACATTAGCGTTAAACGTGACATTACCGGTAAATGCAGCACCAGCTAGAGGAGCAAACGTAGTGTTTACGTATGTGTTAGAAGCAGCATATGCTATAGCATTAGTATAAGCCGTGTCAACATCAGTGTTGGATGCTATTTTAAAATAAGCCGTTCCATCGTTCGTGAACGTCCATTTGTCGATAGACTCATCCCATAACAGTGACGTGTTAGCAGATGTTCCGCGATTTACTTCAAACCCAACATTATCTGTTGGCGTTCCAGCAGCATCAGCATTAAGCGTGATAATATTATCACTGACTTGGAATATGTTAGTATTGACGTACGTTGTTGCACCAGTAACAACTAGATTACCAGCAATTACTGTATTGCCTAGAGATGTTGTACCACTCGTTACCGTCAGGTTACCGGTAATAGATGTATTGCCAGCCGACAGAGTTGTGATGCCAGATACAGCTCCCGGGAAGGTAGTTGAACCATTATTAGCAAAAATGGTTGAGAAGCTTCCCGCAACGATAGTTACGTTAGCAGCACTGCCAGTCAGATTACCAGCAATAGAAACAGTATTTGAAAACGTTGCTGCGCCTGTGACTTGTAACGTTGTAGTTACGTTCGCAGATCCAGTAATGGTCGTATTACCTAAGGAAGTGTTTCCTGTACCAACCGTTAATGGGCCGACAGTCAATGCTTTTGTAGTTGTATTTCCAACAGCTAGAACAGCATCTAGGCTAGTAGCAGGTGCATTATTCCAATAGACCGCACTACCGTTTGTTGTAAGTATCTGGCCAGCTACACCAACCGTGCCGTTGGCAATTACTGCAGCAATTGTAGTATTACCGTTCAACGTACCGTTGGTAATCGTTGGCGAGGTAATAGTGTTGATGTTAGCTGAATACGTCGATCCTGAACCAGTCGTGATCGAAAGGGTGTTGTTTGCAGTTGTGTATGCAAATCCAGTAACGCCAGCTACGGTGTTTGTTGTTGCTGAGGTTATACGACCTTTGCCGTCTACCGTAATTACTGGTATTGCTGATGAGTTACCATACGTGCCTGCTGTTACTGCTGTGTTGGGGAGCGTAACATTAATAGATCCGTTGGCAAGATCAGTGAAAGTGTTGTTGCCTGTTACATCACCAGTTATGTCGATCTTTAGATCTGGCTTTGATGTAATATACGACCAGTCTACGTTGCCTGTTATAGTCGTTGCGCCAATAACATTTGCTGTAATGTTAGCAAAGGCGCCGTCACGGAAGGTTACGTTAGCCGTTGTGTTGAGACTTTGGCCGTGAACGTCGATGATTGTGTTTGAACCATCGGCAGTAAACAGTCGATTGTCTGCTAAGTTAATTGCTAACTCGCCTACATCGAGGTTACTTGGAACGCGACCAGCAACGCTGGTGCGTTTTAATTGGATTTTATTTCCGGCCATGTCTCTATCTAGAGTTAAAGGCTACTATAGAGCAGCCCGGTTTTATCAATTAAAAGGACGCATTTTGCGCGTCGTCTTGCTTTTTATTTGCTTTCGTTGTAGTAACTGCTGGCGTTGTTTCTACAGGTTGTTCTTCTACAGTTTGTTGTGATGACTCGACGAGTGAGTTGTAAGCTTGGACAAGTGCGTTGTATTTTGTTTCCAAAATCACGTATTTTGTCTCAAGCATTACGTTCTTATTTGTTAAGTCATTGTTCAAAGCAAGCATACGTTGTATGTATGCATTAATAAATTCAGTATCCAAAATAAAACTCCTTAGAAAGTGCCTCCGTCAAGCGTACCAAATACTGGTACTCCTGATCCATTTACTTGCAGCACATCACCTGTTGTGCCTGCTGATGTGACTTGTAGGTTTGCGCTACCATTACCAAACAGAACGCCGTTTGTAGTGAATGAAGCAACACCAGTACCACCACTCGTAACTTCTAACTTGTTAGCTAGTGTTAATGTGTTGGCAGTTAACGAAACGTTGTACGTTGAGTTGGCAGTAGCTGTTAAGTTTGTATTATTAGCTACAAACCCACCTATCTCCAAGAACGCAGTTAGTGTAGCGAATCTGAACGATGGTGCTGACGTATCAACTGTCGTTGTAGGCTCTGTCGTCAGACCTGTAAACAGTTTATACTTACCGTCTGTCGCGTCACGGAACATACCAGTGTACATATCCGCGGTGGTGTTTGCATATACACCATAGAAACCAGAGTCGACTACGTCACCTGCACTATTAGCAACGTTGTTGTTCTTAGCTAGTTTAAATAGCGGATCTTCAACAACCAAGTTGACTGTGTCAATCGTGGTTAGAGTGCCGTTAACAGCCAAGTTACCGTTGATGGTAGCATCGGCGTTGATCAATAGGTTATTGGCTGTTACATTCGCTGTGAATACACCATCACCAACAACTTTCAACTCTACGTCTGGGGTAGTGTCACCAATACCAACTTTATTGTTTACAGTATCGACGAATAGAGTACCAGAGTCGATATTGACGTTAGCAGAACCGGTAATCGTATTGAGGAACTCGGCAGCACCAGTAACAGAGATTGTGTTGCTGAATGTTGCATTACCAACTACAGTAATGGTATTGCTAAATGTCGCATTAGCAACCTGTGTTAGCTTACCAGCAATGGTCGTATTTCCAGCAACGTTAGCAGTACCATTGATACTCAAACTAGCGTCTGGTGTGGAGGTTAAAACGCCTACACGATTGTTAACGGAATCTACAAATAGAGTATTAGTATCAAACGCAACATTCGAAACAAACGTTGCTTCACCAGTAACAGAGATTGTGTTACTAAAGGTAGCATTGCCTGTTACGGTTAATGTGTTAGATAGAGCTACTGCACCCACAACGTTTGCTGTATTGCTGAATGTAGCAGCCTTCGTTACACCCAACGTACCTTGTAGTGTACTAGCACCAACAACAGTGAGTGTATTAGAGAAGTTTACGTTACCAGTTACTGTTAGCGTATTAGAGAACGATACAGAGTTAGTGACGCTTAGGCTTTGCGAGATGCTAACGTTGCTAACTGCAGTAACATCGCCACCAATAAGGACAGCACCTGAAACGTTAGCAGTGCCAACCACTTGTATAGTAGCATCAGGCGTAATCGTACCAAAACCGACACGGTTATTGGTTGCGTCGACAAACATCGTTGTTGTGTCAAAAGCAACGTTAGATGCAAAACCAACTGCTGATGTTAGAGTAACCGTGTTGCTGAAGGTAGTAACACCAACAACATCAACTGTATTAGAGAAGTGAGCCGCGCCTTCAACGTTGGCTGCACCGTTAACTTGTAAAGGCGCGTTAGGCGTTACTGTCAGTACACCAACCTTGTTACCGACAGCATCAATGAATAATGTGCTTGTATCGAAAGCAACATTACCTATAAAGCCAGTAGCCGACGAAACGGTAATAGTATTGCTAAATGTAGCAGCACCAGTGAACCCAGTCGTGTTAGAGAATTGAGCAGCGCCTTCAACGTTTGCTGCGCCATTGACTTGCAATGGAGCGTTTGGCGTTGTGGTTAGAACACCAACACGGTTGTTAGCTGCATCGACAAACAGAGTGTCTGTATCAAATGCAATATTTCCGGTATAATTAGCGCCGCCGGTGGCAGTAATTACGCCACCAATCGTTACATTACCGGAAATGTTTGCGGTACCGGAAACTACTAACGTCGCAGCTGCATTTGTGGTGCCATCAGGTCCAATCACCAAGGTGTTGGTTTTAAACTGATCTAAAAAGTTATTTGCGTTAGTAATTACGACCGCGTTTGCAGTTAATACGCCACCCTCATCAGTACCCTGAAGAGTTGAGCGATGCAAAAATGCATACTTACCGCCAGCAATCCGTAACGGGGTGCCTGGGACGATATTAAGTGGATCACCGATCCACAAAGTATTGGCTGCTGCTGCAAATGAGTAAGCTATTTCACCATTTGCTAGCGAAGCAGGCGTAGTACTTGTGGTACTACGACGAATCTGTATTAAGTTTGACATGCTAGAACGTTCCCCCGTCCAAATTTAATTCTTGTACTACGTATTTATCTGTTATGGAATTGTACACTAACGTCATATTATTAGCGATCGATGGACCTTCGACAACGTCGTCTAGCCCATCAAGCCTATTCAAAACAGCAGTACTACCGGAAATCGTTAAGATGTCGGTGGATTGAAATGTATCTACTGGTGTAAATTCAACCGTGATTTGGTTTATCGTATCCGCCATATGTTATCTCGTTACATTTGGTGAAATCGTTACGATGCCTTCAATAATTCGTGATATTCGGCCGGCTGTATCGACCAATTCAACATCATACACGTAGCGGCCGGCAACTAAAGAAGAAGTGGCGTTTGCAGTGAGCGATAAAACAACTGCACCTGTAGACGGCGTTAATTGTGTTGAAAAGTTAACTGAATTACTTGAAGTGTAGTGCTTACGTATTTGAGCAAACGCAGAATACCCTGTCAAATCAACGGGATTGCCGTTGTTGTCAGTGATATTGAGCTTCGTCGCATACGTGGCGCCTTGATCAATGTATAAGTTTGCTTTAATGGCCATATCGTCACTAATTATTGTTCTTTTTATTATTTATACTACGGCAAATTCGTGTTTGAACTTTTGCCTGTTGACCTAGAACCACAACCCCCCGATAATCAGCCCTGCTGCAATCAATACATGGCTTAATGGCTAGACAAGCTTCGCTTCCAGAAAATCAAATAGCTTCATGCGCGCCTCAATAGCTGCAACGGCGGCTTGCTCAGCCTCAAAACTGAGGATTGGGTTGTTATCGCAAAAGTATTCCAACATATGTTCAGCTTTAGGACCGTGATCTCCCCCATCCAGTTCAATGTGGCGTTCTAGATAATAATGAAACTTAGGCGCATCAACGCTCGATATATCGAGCTGTTTCAGTATCCGTTTAAACATCGCAGGTATTACGGTTTCTCTTCCAAAACAGAACGAAGCGGCTGCGCAATGTGGACCCTGCTTGATGGTGCTGAGCGTGCTTTCAACGAACTCACGCGAACCTCTTGGAATATCGTTAGTATTTAGCGTGTCAAGAAAACGTTGTATTTTAGATATATCAGCACCAACCTCCAACATTGCCTGGAGATATAAATCAAAATGGCTGATCGACCCTTGACCGTCGGGAGTGACGTCAGACTCCTCACCAAGAACAATCTCGTTGATTAATCTAGCAACACTATTACGGTTACCTTTAGTCGGGACCCACAACGTCGTTGATGGACACACATTGTGTTGCAGCGTCTTAACGAGACTCATAAAATCCCAAACGGCAAACACATGATACTCCATAAATGTACGGAGATCGTTAATTGTTTGAATTGTGTTAGTTACTAGGAGTGAGTGGTTCTCCAGTAATTGTCGATGTTGGTTGATTTTTGTTACATCAATTTTCAATTCCGGTCTCCAATATTTCTACCTTCTCGCCAAAGATCAATTCGAACGCGGCATGCTGAATTGCGCCATACCACACCTTCTCAATTCTACAATTCTTTAGGAACGTGGAATCAGGAAAATCGATAGGGCAGCTAGACTTACACAATCTTCTCACCGGACATGGTGCGCAATGAGTGCTCTTACGATCCAATGCCAGCGGAATGATTTTCACACCCTTAATATTGTTAATGTGGCCGCCAATATACTTCTCGCTCGTGTGTGGACACAGCCTGACGTTACCTTGAATGTCCATCGATAGTACGTCTGCAGAATCAGCCCCACAATTTGACGTCATCGTAATAGGAATTTGATGGCGTGTCTTCAACGCATATTGGATTGCTCCCATATCACCATCAAATATGTTTGACTGCATTATTGGAAGTGCTTTACTGATACCATGCTGCTTCAGTTGAGCGATGCATGCGTCCATGTAGTCGTTTACAATCGTTTTAAATTTAGGGATATGCTCGCCAGATATAACATGATCATTACTATTCTTCGAATCAGTATCATCGTACGTTCTTCCTAACGTGAACGAGATTCGAGCATTTTTAATTCCATGTTTGTTAGTGACGTCTCGGAAATACTGGTTGATAGCAAACAAGTCGTAGTTGGTAATACTGACCACAGGATTGAAACTGTATTGCAGCTTTGGATATAAATCATCAAACTGCTTAAGCACACTAATGATCTGAGGCTTTTGTAAGATGTCCTCGCCACGTAGCGATTCTTGTCCAGGACCATCATGGCTCACACCAAGCATTACAGACGCTTTTAATTGTTTGAAGAAATCTACGTGTTTTTGACGAAGCGCACTTCCGTTCGTGGAGATGTAAAAGTGTCGGCCTTCTTTATCGAGAGCAGGCATGATTCTCTCGATATCCTTCCAGTATAAGAACGGTTCGCCACCCCAAAGCTCAATACGCTCTAGTTGGCTAAGGTCAAGCGTTTCCAACGATTTGACGAACATGCGCGCATAGATGTTTTCTGGGCGTTCGTCAGGATTGCCAATGTCCTTCTGCATGCAGTATGTGCATGAGTAGTTACATGCATGTCCTAAAAGGATACGCAATGCAACTGGCTTACCGTTTTTGTATGTGACACCAAACAAATTCTTTGCGTGTATGTCCTCAAAGAATTCCATCCCCTTTTGAGGAGGTAGCGATAACAACTCACCTGCATCACTAAGGATACCATTATCATCAGTTCTGTACAAGAATGTCTTATTAGAATTCTTCAGTTTAACTTTGCTGTATATCATTTTCGTATAATAAAACTTGTCAGCGGCTTATTATCTGGTTTGTATAGACCTAGTTTGGTCTTCACCCAGCCTTGCGCTTCCATATTGGCACAATAGCGACTAAACGGGACCATCATCATTGATGGTATGAAATTATAGTTGTCGTTAAAACTATACTTCTGTGTGTTGGCAAAATAGTCCCTGAAGCTTTGTGTCTTTGCTCGATGTTGCCATCTTTCGTATAGAACTTGCTTGCCACGTCCCATACTAGTCAAGAATTTCTCAGGGTCGAAATCGCCGTTAAGTATATAGTAGGGCTCAATTGAAGGATCTGTCGCGACATCATTTGAGAAGAAGAAGCGATCGAAAAATAAACATACCGCCTCATCGCCGTAGATTTGCATATTGCCATCTGTGTCGACATCGATCCATGTTACCTGTTCTTGAACCCAATCTGCTTCAATCAGCTCTCTATATCCCTGCATAAAATTGTAATGGAATATAGTTTCGATGTTGCGATCCTTTGCCCAATCATAATAGTAGCGGAGACTGTTGATATCTCCACAATCAATTAGTTTTAATTGGCCAATTGGCGAGATGCTGTGGATCTCATTCAATGCAGCCTTCAGCTTATCGCCGTTGACCTTACCAATAAAATACGAGCTCAGCGATATACTAGCGACACCCTTAAACTTTAACTCTTCTGCAGACTTGCGGTATCTGAACAACGCATTGTCCGTCATGCCGTATTCGAATTTGTGGCCGTTTCTTTTGAAGTAATCGTAGTGCTTAGGATAGTTCAGTTTTAAGAATAACATATCATCATCTGTACGAAGATAATCATAGTAACTGAATGCTTGATCCCAACGCTCCTCCATAGCATCATCGAAGTCGAAGTAGTACTTCCCTAACGAAGACTTCATGCTCTTCAAATTATCCTGAATATAGCACACATGACACCCAGCATCACAAAAGTATCTCGTGCTAATGCTAAAATAGATATCACGCTTAACGGACTTGATGCAGTCCTGTAATAGCCAATATTCGTCGGGATTACTGTCGTCTGTAAAGTGGCTGTTATACTTCATTGCTTGACCTCAAAGTCTTCCTTAATACCGACCCACTCTAAAATATTCTTGCGCTCATTTAGTCTAGCATTGTGCATGATTGCGTAGTCCATATATGTGTAGAATTCTCTGCAACTGTTGCCAGGAGGAACATCGAACATTTTATACAAGTACTTCAAACCACAGCTTGGCCGCTTATCACACTTCATGCAACTGTCGTGAATTCGCCCCTCATCGCCTTGATTCTTCCATACCTGACGAGTCTTCCAATCGCCAATCCGTGCATTGACAGTCTTATACTCCAAGAAATCAAATTCTGGATACATGAAACCGTCTGGTGAAAGAATCAGCTTATTATGTTCGGAAAAGTATGCTTTATCTACCTCGCTATAGCAACCGTCGATGAATACAGTAATGCGCTTGACATAAAGTATTTGAATAAATTGCAAGAACGCATCTAAAAACTGTGGTAGATTGACACGGTCGATTATTACGTCAAACTTATCCTTGCCGCGTTTATGTCTCAGCGGAATCAAGTTGACTACCGTGCATTTAGTCTTATAGCAAACGCTGACTAACTTCTGAATATATTCAAACGAGAATGATTTAGGATCGTCGATAGGGACAACGACTTGCCACTTCCACTGCTCGCAGCACTCGTTAAGAACATTAGCCATTTCAACGACATCGAACGCTTCACGGTTCTGCTCTTGGAACATGAAGTCGTAACTGACTGTTGCGTGAAGGATACCCTTGTACTTTTGGAAGAATTCTTCACACTGCTTAACGAGCGATCCGTTGGTGGTGATTGACAGCTTCCATCCATGCTTTTTTGCAATGGGAGCCAGCCACAACATGATTTCTTCCATTCGTTTGATGAATAGCAGCGGCTCGCCGCCATGGAACGCAACGCGTAAAATCTCGTTGGGCTGCGTATCAACCCACTCAAAGAATTGTTGCATGTCCTCGGAAGTTGACTTTCCAAGATTCTGCCCACCAAGGCTCTCTATGTACCCTCGATCGCAATAAACGCAATCGAAATTACAAGTGTTGCCAAGATATATCGTTATTAGCTTGACGCCTGCTAGAGGCGTCTTGCTGACAATTTTAATCGGGCTGATTAAGTCGTTCACTAAAAGTTCCTTCGTATGTCTTGTGCATAGATTGTAAGAAAATCATATGCAGTAAGCAAAGGAAGAATGATCTTTGATATTGTGTAGTGGAGTTAATCTTATTCACTGTTGGGGTTAGGTTGCCCCTTTTAACCACATAGTAATAAAAGTCATCAACTTCCATTGTATCGCTACTCAACAAGCTCTTCAATTCTTCAACAAAATTGTCAGACGAGAATTTGAATTCCACTTCTCTGTCGATCAGCTTTTTGAATAGAGCAAGCATTTGACGATAATCACCAACGCCTTCAATCCCGGCATGAGCCACTTCTGGCTTAGGGTGGTAGTTGAAATAGAAGAAGAACATTAAATAACTCAAGCCTTTTGCAAAGCTGATATTCTCTCCAGACGTCTCGACAGCAGACACGACGCTCTCATACTTCTTCTTAAATTGCTTTTTTGCAATATCCTCTTGGAGATCGAGGTACAGCTTAACAATCTTCTGACACATATCATCTGGTCTGAACATTCTTGAACCAGTGTCTAGGTTACCGGCAGGACACTGGTAGCACGCATTCTTATAATCGCATGTTTGGCACTGTTCTTCTTCCATAAACATCTTGGCATATTCTTTTTGGAATCTCTTATAACGGTCGAGATATATCGTGCCGTGGAAAAGATTGCCGAGAATCGTTTCCGATGTTGAGCTTGCCTTTTGGTTTGTGAAGAAGTAGCATCCCGAGAAGTCGCCGGACGCATCGATTGCAATCATGTCAGATCCGATCATGCAATTCTCTTCGCCCTTTTGGCCCACACCTTCAGAGAAATGGATTTGGAAGTCGTCGTATTTGTTTAGTATGCTAATGATATCTTTGTGAAGTTTATCCCACTCAGCAGTTGTCCATTGGATGAAACCCTTACTAGAATCTAGTATAAGCGGATGAACAACCATTCGTCTAATACCACGCGAATATAAGTCTTCAGCGAACTCAATGAAGTATGGAGCGTTTTCGCGCGCTAATGTGCAACGTATAGTAATACGTTTTTGTAGCTTAACGTCTTCGGGAATATAGCTGATGTATTCCAACAGCTTATCAATCTTTGGTTGACCTATTTCACGGTGGTCAACCTCACTTCTATTCGTGTCAAGTGAGATTAATATGAATGTAAAGTCGTACGACAAGTACTCATCGAGCAACTCTTTGCTAAACAACAAACCGTTAGTTACGATACCAACGATGGTGTTAATATCGCCACGTGCGTTGTGTTGTAATTCTGCTTCATTGTTTCTCAAAAAGTCAAGAATAATGTCTTTATGGATCAGCGGCTCACCGCCAAAGAAGTTGAACACTTTACGTTGGCGATCATTCGCTCCAACTAAGAAACGATATGCCTTCAACAAACTGTCGTTAGTGAATCTACCGAAATCCTTATTGTGCTGCTCATAGCAATACGTGCACGCTAAGTTACATGCATTTGTTAGTATGAGGTTCATTTGCTTCAGTTCTTGAAACAAATACGAAGCGTTTGAAAGTGGGACTATTTGTTCATCGTCTTTTGGTACGACGTGGATTAGCTTGTTAGTCTTTTCTAACCCTTTAGGCGTGATTATGCTCTCGCTTCTAAATTCCAAAGTACCATCATGAAGTTCAGACACCGATGCCTTATGGTCTCTAAACCTTTTCTTTTGTGCTTCAGTTTTTACCCAAACAATTTTTTGTTCATTCATAAGGTCCCACGACTACAGTCACATTGACATTGGCATTCGCACACTGTCGTATAATCATCATAAAAAGTGTGGTTGTGAGATACTAAATCAGACAACACGTTGAGCATTTGTTGGAATGTGTCCGCACTAATAGATGCCCCAACCGCCTTATCACTAGCGGCTGTGGAAGTTATGCTAACATTACTGGTGTTTTCTACTGCCATTTACTTCTCCTCTTGATATTTATATCGATCGTTTCGATATACATCAAGCGTGAGCGTGCACTTGTTTTGTAGGTTATCGAAAGAGTGACTACTCTGACTAAAATCCATTAATGCATTGCTATTCCAACGCATATTCACATATCCATGCTGCTGACCTTCATTGAACTTAAAATATATCCTGTTGGTCGTTTCGTCGCGGATATATTCTAAATTCGAATACACCTTAATAGGAACCTTAGGCACTTGTTCTTTGAATCCCCACTCAAACACACCGCCCCTAAACGGGTCGATATGGAAGTTCTCGCCGGCTGCTATTTTATCGGGTGTCATTTGCACAACGTTTCGGCTATACTTAGGCCTAAAGATCAAATCGCCAACTGTGCCAAAATGTGGCTCAGTGACCATGTACCTAATATCGTCAGATATAATATCGTTAAAATTAATAGCAACACCCAACATATCGGGGTTAGGAATTATGTAGTATAATGGTAGATCGATTGCTCTGTATAAGAAGAACCACACAATTGTACCAATATTACTCTCGTTAGTGATTGGTTCTGTTTCGCCTAAACGGATAAACTTATTATGAGTGTAATGATCAGCAAGCGATTCATCATCTACCTGTAGATCGTGTGGCTCGCGCGTAAACCACTTCGATTCGTTAATCACATACTCAGTAGAAAAATTACTTTGTTTGGGGTCGAAGAATACACCAAAAGCGACTGTACGCCGACCGGGATTTTCATCCAGATATTTAAATGCTTCTCTTAGATCAATGCTCTTACGAAGATCAGCACCACCTGGCACCTTAGGAATCATATAGTGACGTAGCACTAACTTCGAAGCATCATCACGATCGGAATCTAAGATGATATTGAAGCTCTGCTTTGACCAGAACTTTAACTGTTGCTGATAATCCTTTGCATACCAAGTGCCCATCCCTTTAAAGAAGCTGGCCAGGTTCCATGACGCAACTGCATCACCCCATGCAGTAGGATAGTGAGGGATATTTTGAATGAATACCGTCTTTTTCATTTTAGTGTCTTTAATATTTTCATTTTACCAGAGTATCTAATCTCATCATTTACTTTGACGTCGATTTGTATCTCCTGTAACAATCCAGATCGTATTTGTTTTTGTCTGATTAACGTATGTCGTACAATTATAGGTTCATCAATATATACCTGTTTGCTGAATCTTATCTGTTGCTCTATCAACCACACTATGTGAAATTGATTATCCGTTTCTCCTAGAGCTTTAGCACACAGAAGCATCCCAGGCGCCACTACTCGCTCTACATCACTCTTATGTTGAGGATTTTTGTCTTTCGTCATTGAACAAAAGACATCAATTTCATCTTGCGTTATCGATACGGGAAATTCAACATACCCGTTCACAAACGTCACCTAACTTAACTTCAATGTTGTGCTGTGCGAGAGCAACTTGCAGCATATCAAACTCACCGTTGAACGATTGCTTCATTTTATCAGGATCAATAAACTCAAAGTTATACGTTCTATATGTACATCCTTCTCCGTTTGTATCCTTTGCTGATCCGCTAAACAGCCACCCATCATGAATTGTTCTTGCAACCCACTCAACAAAGAAGGCTTGCTCGATCGAGTCGTTCCGTGATATTTTAGGTGGATAAGAAACCTCATCCGGAATACGAACTGTCAGTTCTTGTCCCCACACCTTAGATGGTTCTGAATTGCGACAGTGATATTCAGCAGCAACTAAATGCGTTCTGTTAAAACAACTTGCGTTGAACGCGCTGTGATATCTTGCTGAAGTAAAATATCTGTAAGCGTGCCCGTCCGCCTTGATTGGATATGCTTCTTGTTCTTCAAAATCGTAAAAGAAAGAACCAGGCTTATCGTTAATCGGTAGGTGGATTTTGTTGTCTGGATCTCTATGCCAACGTAGACATTGGTTAGGAATTAAATTAAGAAAAGTCGCTCTGCTAACCTTAATTGGGAGAGCCTTAATAAACTTCTCGAAAATGGTCCCCTCGATCACTGGATCGATTCTTGGATTTTCGATGTAGAAATAATCAAGACGGTCGATTCCCTCTTTTGGGAGAGCAGCATTCATCATCCCTGCACGAGACATATTATGCTTAATTGCTTCCCATTCTTCTTCTACTTGTACAGGGTCGAATCGTATATCCATACGTTCGACAATGTTGCGCATCATATGACGACTCATGCTCTTGTCCTTATCGAGGTGTTGTGGATCGATACGTATGTTTCTAAATCGAAATGACCAAACACTGGATTGTTGATCTGGTCTGCAATTTCATATCGAAGGTCTTTTGTCCAATTATTATCTGCAGCAAACTGCTCTGGATCACAATGCAGATCGTGAGCTTCTTTATATGCAGCAAACTGGCCAACCACCTTACCCGCATCGTTAATCTTTGGACACGTCGCTACCATTACGCTATGCTCAGCAGTCTTCCTAGTCCATGTATATTTTATTTGCGATAAGTCGCCACTTCTGTTTTCAGATGGGTTTTCTCTAGAGAACATTATTTTACCTTTATCATTCTGATCGTTGCCATCAATTCAATTAACCGGGCAGTAATATCTATGCGACTTTGTGGTTTTCCAAAATCATAATCCCCCGATCGGTGATGGTGATTATTTGCCCATCCCTCACCTGACCAAACTAGTATAGCATTCCACCACCAAACGTTTCTTGAGTTGTCTCCAGTATCGTTATCCTGGATACCAAATCTAGGCTCGTGGGTAATCCAGTTGTTTAATCTACTAGCAAGTGCTGTAAAGAATCCTGGCACCAATATTCCAAACACCAATGCATGAAGGCTAAAAGAAGCAACCAGTCCGCAAATTGCAACAACAATCAACAAGTAGTATTTGTGGACAAACATTTGAAATTTGCTTTTGAGAAAATCTCTAATGATAAAAGCCTGCAATTTATAAGGTTGGTGGAGACCAAATATAGAATGCATCACGCCATCTTTAGGGCTATGCGGATCTACGTTGTTGTCGCTATTGGCGTGATGGAAGCGATGGATGTAAGAATATGATAATGGGCTTCCTACCATTGACATACATGCGTGGATGGATAACAACTTTTCAAATGCAGGGAATGTATTGAAACACTTATGGCTGTGTAGCCTATGCATAGTGAAACTAAGACCAATCAACACATTGATCGCGTATACAGCGATGGATACCACATACCAAAACCAATCAGACGGAACAATGACACAATACAATACTGCGCTAAAGCACACCAATTGAATTAGTTGTATGTTTCTACTCGTTGGTTCAAACGTTATCGCATTTTGCATATTATTCTTCTATATTACACTTACCAATTACAACACTTGCACACTTGCCACCAAACCCATAAGAATTTTTCAAAAAATACTTCGAGCTTTTATTTAGTGGTTGTTTATTGATATGTAATTCTTTAACGAAATCGCAACTCGTAAAATTAGCGACCGGGAAAATAGTTTCCGTCTGCATTGATTTAATGCCGTAGATCATCTCAATGATCCCACCAGCACTCATGGTGTGTCCGATGTGGCCTTTTGCTGAGGTTATGATTGAGTTAGGAAACAACGTATTCATTGCATTGTATTCGATTGCATCGCCTATTGGTGTTGATGTGGCGTGAGCGTTAATGAAATCTATTTGGTTGAATTCTATCCCAGCCCTCTTCACAGCTGTAGTGGCGCTAGCTATAGCGCCAATGCCGCCTTCACTAGGAGTTGTCGGATGCTCCGTTTCAGTATAGAATCCCATCCCACAAACTTCAGCCAATATGTTTGCGTTTCTATTCAACGCATGTTCTAGAGTTTCGACAACAACAATCCCAGCACCCTCACCCATTACAAAACCATCTCGCTCAGTGCTGAATGGTTGGCTGATATGGGGTTCGTCTCTCTTTGAAAGAGCGTGCAGTACTTGGAAAAAATAGAGATTGTAGTGATCAGCCATCGCATCTGTACCACCTACGACTGCCACATCACAATCGCCAGCATCGATACACTTAATTGCATAGTCGAGGGTGTATAGACCGCTAGCGCAGGCCGATACCATCACCGTACTTGGACCATTCCATCGATACTTAGACGCAATTGCTCCTGCAGTATAGTCGTAGGATATTCCTAAGGTTTGGAACGGATTTGCTTTCGTCTTACCAGCGTGATATGATCGCTCAACTGTATCACGCATATCGTTGCCACCACCAATACTCGATATCAGCGTAGCTACATTGGATGTTTCAAATCCAGATTGCTGCACAGCCTCGTATACAGCAATGGCAGCAGCCTTAGTTAGTAGAGGCCATGAACGAGCCTCGCGAGGCTCATATGCCCCATTTGCTATAAGGTCTAAATCCGGGAGTTCGTGTGCACGGTTAACGAGAATTGCAGGCTGATTAACTGAATCCCATTTGGCAATCCGTGGCGTTTCGTTGGATGTATCGAGGAGTCGGCTGAAAGTGTTGTCTACTCCGCTGCCAAGGGCATTTACGACCCCCATCCCTGTTATGACGTATCTTTTGTTCAAGGGTTTCATAATATATTGGGGCCTGTTAAGCTGTTCTGTCGTCTATCGTGTGATAATGGACCTTCATTGTACGTGATTGTCCAGCAATTTCGTTGTGTTTGCTTGCAGTAGCAACGCTACCCGCTGCCACAGTACTAATACTAGCCCCGCTTACTGGGTATGATGTATCTTTATCCACATAATAGTCTGTTCGATCGCCAGCACCTGGCCACTGGCCATATCCAGCACCATATGTTGCAAGTTGGTACGCATCATCATATCTATGGTAGTGCGTGTTCATTGTGTTGTACAGACCAATCAGCGAATTTATCTGACTCGCATACACCACGGTGTTTGCAGTTATAGAGGCCTTCAACGCGTTAATCGTGTTGATGTCAGCAGTTCCGTAGATATTTTTTGGCGTACGTTCTGTTTGAGCCATTATATACTCGTGTTGTAGATGATGTTGTTGATAATCTGAGCGTCTGTCATATTATTTATGTCGATAGCAACATGCTTTTGTATAACGTATGTAGCCTCGTGATCGCTAACAATAAGCTTCATATCTTCATCAAGATATTGCATGAAGTCTGCAACAACCTCAGCCGATTCTTTCATATACACCAAGTTATCACAATCCTGCGCAAATTCTGAAGAACCGAAAGGCAGTACCATTACAATTGCTTTTTGTTGGATTGAATACTTCCCATCAACAAACAAAGGCTTTAGTAGCTGGTCTACTATAACATCATTGATAAAATACTTACGTTGTTGTAAGGTGGGTATGCTCATATGCTCCGGATATGAACCACCACGATGCTCTGCATTTACAGCTTCAATGTATTCGGCAACATTTAGACCGATATATTCATACTGTGTCTCAAGAGCGGCACACTCTTCCACACTCAGGGTAGACATATAATCGGCTAAAATTATTGGCCAGCAAGGGTCTAAGTAACATACACCCTGCTGATTGAATCCTTGCGTCAACGTCTTCTTTTTATTTGGTGCTAGCGAGGGAATTTGTTCTGCATACCACTGCTCAATCTCATCACGCGTAGTTAGACCGAGATCCTCCGGAGGTGGTCCAAAATCACGCTTTAAACTCTCGTTGTGGGCGTTCAGTGGTTGAACATCACGCAAAGAAAACCCACCAAACAATCCTACAATTTTTGGTGCGGTTGGCATGTCGTGTTGAACGAATCCCACATTCGCCAACTCCTCATGGGTCTTTGCGTATTCGGCTAGCGTCATAGAATCACAGCCTCGATGATGCCTTCTTCACCAAAGTTGTCATAATCCTGCAAAGCAATTGCGAAGTAATTGTGGCTAGCCATCGTAGCAACACCAGGAACGGCGCTTGGACCTAACCCTTGATTCTTCCTAACAGTGCCAAGGACGCGTACTGGTACTCGGCCCTTCAATGCTACAGGGAGACCACCTTCTAGCCCACTATTCATCAAGTATGCAGGATTCTCCGAAATTGTGCCCAATGCTCTTATCGATACTTCGCTTGAGTATGCAGTGATTTCCTTCTCGCCGCCAATAGTTACTACCGTACCTACAGGATAATCTTCATCAGCCAAATACAATTCAGCTAAGTCAGCATACAGCGCTGACGTGGCAGTACCACGGAAGTAACGTGCATTCGTATCGCCGTTAGTATCACGTGCCATGATAGTTGAAGCTGTATTTGCTTCTGTAGCACTGCGATATGAACCGCCATATAACAAGTATGATGAATATGTGCCGTATGTTGCAGTTCCAGACAATGTCGCGGAGATTGTGCCAGCAGTAAAATCGCCTGAAGCATTGCGTGCTACTATAGTTGAACCTACGTTACTAGGCGTCGCATTTACGTTCAACGTAATATCTGACGTCAATTGCCCACCGCCCGACAAATATGAGCCAGGGTTTACTGTACGCATCGTTGTATTGGACGTACCTGTAATACTACCAACAAAGTACTTAGATGTGTTGCTTAGAGCTACGTTACCGCTGATGATAGTAACATCACCAGCAACAGAAACAGTACTGCTCAACGTCGTAGCACCAGTAACAGCAATTGTATTGCTGAAAGTGGCTGCGCCAACGAAAGCTGATGTATTACCGAATGATGCTGCGCCAGATACGTTAGCAGTTCCTGAAACAGCAAGCGACGCATCTGGCGCAGCGGTATTGATACCTACACGGTTCAGTGAAGGATTAACGAAGAACGTCGATGTACCAATCGATGAGTTGGTTGATCCAGAGACCGTTAATGTATTAACTGCTGCGGTGGTAGTTGAAATGTTATTCGCGACTAAGTTAGCTGTCGTAAACGTAGTAGATACGTTAGCAGCACCTTGAACATAGAACGCCACAGTGCTTGACGCAGCATTCACTGCAACACGGCTATTGGTGGCATCTACGACGAGTGTGTTAGAATTGAATACAACGTTGCCGCCCACAAACGCAGCTGTGTTCGCTACCGTGACGGCTCCATTAAACGTTGTGTTGCCAGTATGTGTCGTAATACCAACGACTGCTAAGTTACCTGATACGCTCGCGTTGCCTGAGAGCGTTGTATTATTAGCAACGATTAAACCGCGTTTAACGCGGAAGTCTTGTAAATTTGCCATTAGTTTCCCTATCCGCTAATGATTGTTAAATTAGAGTAGTAGCGTACGAGCTACTTTATATGTTGTGTTTGTAGATGTAGACGTTGCTAATAGACGAACGTTGCCGCCACTGATATCAGCGTCAAACGTTGCGTAAGGCGTTGCCATTTGCACAGCACCATACTCGCTCAACGACACGATCGTTCCGTTGTGCGTTAGTAATAATTCTTGCACAACATAAGAACCTGTTGTATTATTGTCTACCGTCTCTACCAAATACTTTGCGCTGCGGTATGTTGTAGCAGAATATGTGTCAATTACTGACTGTGATGTATTGGATGATGTGAAAGCGTTGCCGGAAAGATTGACGCGACTATTGATCGTTACATTATTGCTAACAACTAAGTTATTGCCTACACTAGCGTTATTAGTCGTTACTAATTCGGTTGTTGTAGATGTTCCTACAACGTTGGCGCCAACAGAGTATAAGAACCAACGTGCGCTTGGTGTACCAATATTGCCACCGTTAGATGTGGGGATTGTATTACCAGCAATAGTAACAACGTTGGCAAAATTACCAGAATTTGCTGTAATCTCCCAACGGTTTGTTGTATTACCTAATGATCGGCCGCTAACGTCTGGAATAAAGTTGCCAGTTACATTAGCAGTAAAGACCACACTACCACCCACCGTAAAATCGCCGGCGATATTTGCAGACCCGCCGATGTATACGCTGCCTGCAAAGGTAGAATTTGCCGTAGCATAAATGCCATTTTCGGCTTTGAACTGGGTATTAGAAGATGCCATATTAGCTGTTTAAGGTAATGTTTAGTGTTACTATCGAGTTCGGTTGATTCTGCGTGTAGTACATATAAACGTTTGCAGCATCAGTTCCTATCGAGAATATGCCAAGGTTAGCAGTATTTGGAGCTGCTAGAACAGCAAACACTGTCATGTATGCATCCACACCATTACATATAACAGATGCTTGTGTTGATTGGACGTTTGCAGCAGTACTAGATCGAACCACCGTATACATATTGGCCAGCGTGAACCCACTCTTAGGGTAAGTCCATACTAATTGCGGACTAGTTGTGTTTGCCCCTAGATTAGGTATGGCAGCAAACGTCTGTTGGCCAAGTATACCACCAGGCCCAAATAAAATACCACCGCTGATAGTGACAGTGTTCGCAACAGCCAATTCACCATCAATGACAGTATTGGACGAAATAGTCGTAGCTGTCGCATTAATAATCAACTGTGTTGGGTTCAGTTCAATCGTTGAACCAGTAACGGTCATCGAGTATGAGTCAATGTACGTGTTAGAGTTATTAATATAGAAGTCGCTGTTTGCAAACACACTACCGACTAGGGCCGTGTTGCCCGTAACGGTCGTGTTAGAGCTGCTGATAGTGAGATTATTACCGCCTATCGTAGCATTGTTGCTATACAGCCCTGTGGTTGTATTGTTCACAGTCATGCTCGAATTGACCGTAAGCACACCATTGCTAACCACGACGTTAGACGTCATGTACAAATTGCCAGGGGTGCTGACAGTACCGCCACGCAATGACGTTGTGACTGCTAATGTGTTAGATGATAGGATACCCACTACAGCAGCATTTCCTGTGGTGGTTGAACCGGTAGATGAGCTATTGGCTGTTACTACCTCATAACTCATAGCATCAGCAATCTGATTAACGCGAGTTATTAGCGTGGAAAAGCTATCCGTAGAAACGACTACTTCAGCAATACTTTTAGACATTCTTCATTCCTAGTAGTGACTTTACTATCTGCTTGAGTTCCGATACTTCAGCCTCAAGCCGATCGACTCTGCGGAGTCTTGCGCGTTGCGTGCGATATTCTGCAAGCCGAGCATTATCAGTATTTAGCACAGCACTAACATGCCCTCGCGTACGATCCTTCACGAGTCCGGGGGAGTCGGTAGTTTCGTACTTGATCATGCTGACACTGCAATACCGCGGATATTGCTTACAAATGGTACTCTAAAATCAGTATTAGCTAATAACACGATCTTTGTAGCAAATACCTTATAACCATCAAGCTGACTCAACCCATTATTGTAGTAGCGAATAATGTTGTCGTTTTGAATGTTTAAAAAGGCACTATGTGGATTTGTAACCTTTTCTAACTTTAAACCACCGCTAACCAAGCTAGCATTGTCGATTGCTGTTGTTAACGTAATAGTCGAAGCATTTGACGTGGCAACAACGGCTGTGATGTGGTTGTTAGGGAACGCAGGATCGTATAATCTAACCACATCCTGTTCAACTAGTACAGCATTTGCAGTAACGCCTGTAGCAACTATCACGTTATTCGACATACTCGTCGTCCATGCACCATCAATCGCCGTTCCAGGCTGATATGTTGGGACCTTATATTCCAATTCAATATAATCTGCACGGTTGAATGAAGAGCTTACCATGTTGGTATTCGAAGCCAGATCTAACTTCGTCCAAGACTTATCGTCGAATGGTTCGGAGTCAGCAACGTTCAAAAACTTAGCATACACTTCAATGTCAGTTCCTTGCGGCTTGTATGCTGTTAGGTACACGCGTAGATCCTCAGCATCCTGACCTTCTGCTAGTACAATTTTCTTAGATACAGCTTTCGATTTAGCAGCGCCTGACGACGTTTCTTCGCCAGTACTGGTGTTGTTGATTTCAAATCTGTATGTAAATAAATCTAGGTTTTCTTCCTTGATGTATGGAGACGTGTATGGGTTTGAAGAGATAAAATCAATCTGTGCTTCAAGCGACTTTGACCCTGTGAATAGGCCACCGCCATTGATCACTTCATTAGAACGTGACGCTATAATTGCCGGATAGTCGTTGATGAATACTTCTGCTCCCAGTTCAACATTCTTAGCTGTACCATTATCATAATCGTACGAAGTATTTGCAAAGTTGATGTGGACGTTGACCGTCGTGCCGGAAGGCGTGTCAAAGTTCATGCCTGCACGGATATAGTTTGCCTCGAAGTTGATAATCTCGCTAATCTTCGCATATGCTCGACTATCGACGCCAACAACTGTCTCGCCTGCAGTAAATTTAATAGTGCTATTTGCAGATGATCCTTCTAAGAACAAATGCTCAGTAGTAGAGTCAAAATCGTAGACATATCCAATAGGCGTGATTAAATAGTCAGCAGCTGAATTAGAGAACGTAGGCGTCACGTCTACAGTAAGGCGACTATCGCTAGCGACAGAAACTACATGTCGTACGTTTGTGTCTGTACCATCAGTGAAGATGATATGATCACCGATTTTATAATCGGTCAGAAACGTAGTGCCGCTACCTTCAATGACGACTGAGTCGGACGCCACTGTCAAAGAACCTGATGATGGTGTTGTGTTCTGATACACATATTCACCACCTAAAAAGTTACCAGATGCATTATTAGCAAAGTACTTGAAAAATTCAAAATCCTTATTTGCTAATCTGAAAGTGGTACTAGGGCTAGTGAAGCGAGCCATCTTAACGTTAAACTTCAAATCAGCATCGCGCATGCCTTGGAGATTGTTACCGTTAGTGAGCTTGTAGAAGTAACCATCCACTTTGCCTGACGAAACCTGTGTGGTGCTCTCTGTAGAAAGAATCTTCTCACCGGCCTTATTCCACCACAATAAGAAATCAGGATCGCTGCCGTCGAATCTGATTAAAACAGCGTAGCTGCGATCCGTCTTTACAGCAACTGGATATTCGAAGTTGAATGTAGTTGCTATCGCTGCGGTCGTGCTAGTTATGATCTCGCTATACTCACGACGAGCGCGCGAGTCGATAATATAGTTCTCAACGTCAGGAACGTCATTATACACTGGGCATACGTACAACGTAACGCCAGGCGTCGCAATGCCAGTTCTTGTTTTGCCCGCAATAGGCTTATCTTCGAAGTAAAGATCTACACTCGTGAGATAGATGGTGTCAGCCATCTTAACTGCTTGTGGGTCGACATAAAATGTCTGTGCTAGGTCGAATTCTGTAGCCATATGTTATTTTGTTCCAAAGCCTTCGTTGAACTCTTTTTCTGTTGGGTTATACACAGATACTTGGATAAACGATTTTGAGTATGATGTGGCCACGTCAGCGAAATTAGCAGGAAGTGTAGCCACATTCAGATTACATACCACTACTTCTTTTTTACCTACTAAGCTGTTAGTAGCAGCATAGAAAGCATCAAGTGATGTGGTTAAGTCGCCCAAGCCGGTATCTAGAAAGAATGTGAATGATGCTGAACCATTCTCGTCTGTCAATATAGTCTCGCCGAGCACCTTGCCACGTGGCTTAATCTTATCGGTCGCTACTTGACGACCTTCGTAATAAAATCTGTGGTACGTGACGGGTAGTAACCCCGTCACTGTGATGTCGAATGATTGGTTCTTTGATAAAAAGAATATTTGTGGGGTGTACATTTATGCTCTCACACGATTAATTAGCTTAGATGCTGCTCCATGCACAACGCCAAGCGCCTTGCATATAGGGAAACCGATCTTCATCACCGCAAAACCAAGCAAGTTGAATTTACGATCAAACCCTTCTTCACGCGCCATATACTCGGCCCACGAAACAATGAATGGTTTAATTATATTTAGAGCAATCTTAGCAGCTAGTTTATCTTCCTTCAACCCTGCTCTGATCCAATCGGCTAGAGGTTTAGCCCATATCTCATACCCTACGAATACGTCAGGTTGATTGTTACGGATCTTCCAACCATAGCGGCCATCAGCCTCCCACAGCTCATTGTCGAGGAATCCTAAGTCGCGCATTAGAGTACACAAATAGAATGTGCCGCCGCCACCGCCACCGCTCGACTGACTTACTGGGTCTGGTGTATATTTAAGCTCGCCACGAATCTTGATGTTAAACGTACTTGGCCCTATAACCATCTCGCCGTTGAATGTGTTTTTAACACCATCCGAATTCACAACAGATGAAGATAGAGGTTGTGTGATCAGTGCTTCTTCGACATATGGTAAAATCAATGAAGCGCCTTGCCCATGCGATATGCTAGAGTTGGCACCGTAGATTGCAGTATTAGTCGTCACGTCAGCTCTATTGAATTGAGCTTGCAGATTCAACTGTTTTGTATATGGTTGCAATTCGCCACGTTGTTGAGCAATCGTAGCAAAGAACTCCTTATTTTGGAGATCTACGTTCAAGTAATCTTCAAAATTGTCAACATAGAATCCGTTCTTAAAACGGTTTACGCCAGGCGTTACTGAGCTTGGAATTTGCAGATCTTTCATCTTCTGCTCTAACAAGTTCAGCGATACGTAATATTCTAAGTTAGTAACGCGGCGTTCGATATTACCGATATCATTCATCGTGTAATTCTTTGGCTGCGAGCTATCCTCTGTAGCAAAGCGCTTTGCTTGTGTGGTGTAGTTAGTTACACGTTGGTTATATTCGCCGCCAGCATCACCAACACCCTTGTTGATAAATTGCAACGTGGTAGTCGACACCTGCAGTGGCACTGAAGGATAAGGCTTAACATCAATTAATGAAACTGTGATGCTATCGTTAGGCTTCGTTGGTGGTACTGGTGTGTCGAGTGTAGGTGCACCTTCCAAGATAGTAAACGAACCATCCTTAGATGCGATGAATCTATCCACACGTGGAAGATACATTTCTGCATCAAACGCAATAGTAGAATCAGGTACAGGGAAATACTTATCGTTTGTATTGAACGTATTTTCTGCGGTAGGATTGACAGGAGCAGTTGCAGCGTTTGCAGATGGCGTCGCTGTCCCTTCGATGTTTGGACGGAAGTCAAAAACATCACGTAAATCGTAGTATGCACGGCTGCCCGTAACAACTTCTGGAATCTCAAAAGTGCTTATAGTATTTGATGATGCTGATAATGTTTTAGTATCGTCAATTGAGTATGAAGCAATTGTGTGATATCCGTCAGTAGAATGCGTGAAGTAATCGAACTTCACTAATAACTCTTGCGAACCGCTGAACGATAGCGAAGAGTTAGTCTTCTTGACCAAATACGACATACCGGTATAGTTTCCGTCATGTCCTTGATTAACGTAAAAGTGTTTGGTCACGTCTTGCGCAGCAACGCTGTCGCCAAGATATACTGCCTTCAGTCGTGCGACGTCGGAAACGCCAAGAGCCCACGGACCAGACACTGTAGCTGCGTTATTTGACGTATCGATTAACACATACTTATCGCGGTTGATGGTCTTAGTGACTTCCTGTGCGTTTGTCTTGGTTACGTTATAAAACAACGCTGCTGGCACAGCATTAGCTAATGCTGTGTTAATGTTGATAGACAGAGTTCTGCTCAACGCGCCAGTATTAGCGACTCGGTCGCTTCTCGTAGATAGAGGGATTGGATACAGAGCAGGGAAGAATTTACGTACCTTAGCTGTAGTATTTGCAAAAGCAACATTAGCATCAACAGTGATTTGTGTGTTATTTGCAATGTTAATAATACGGCGTACATCCGTCTGTATAGAGTTGCCCTGGAATATAACATAATCGCCCACAGCAAAGTTACCAATAAACGATGTGGACGTGCCCACAACGATGCTACTTGTATTTGATGGCGCAACTGTACCAGCTGCGTTTGCGGCTGCGGAAGTATTTGCTAGCGGAATCAATACCAAATCCTGCTTTTGCGCAGAAGATAATGTAGATGTTGGTGTGTATGGGAACGTCTCGCCAGAAGCAATCAACGAAACCCCAACCGTACCGTCGGCGTTAAGCGTCAACCCTTCATTTGAAGTTCTATAGCTAAATGTAACATTGTTCGCGTTTTTCAACGCTTGCATACCAGTATTAAAAATCAAATTATTTAAATTCGAATCTTTAAGAGTGGTGATGTATGTGTTAGTAGTTGCACTCAGTTCTTGAACTGCATCTGCAATACCATCATTAGTAGCATTGTAATAGAAGCTCTTTACGTCGCGGAAGTTATAGCCGTAGTTCATTGCTATATCAAACAGATACAACTTGTAAACAGCTGTTGGTGTGCCTGGCTCGCCCGATTCGTATACTACAGAACGCACTTTAGCAGTTCCGATTGCACTGCCAGCAGGCGTAATTGTACCACCAACATCAAACAAACGAGAAGTGATATAGGATCTTGCTGTGTCGTATAACGAGATTGTGGATCCAGTCTTAAACCCATAAACGCCAACAGCTTCCTTCACGCGAACGTAATTGCCGTAGTTAGCAGTAATTGTTTGATTGGTTCGAATGGCAGTATCTGTGCCCTTACGTGCTGGCACGTATGTGTTCTTCAACGTTTGAACACGATATCCGGAGATATATCCAAGCCCTGGATCAGCAACCACATAATTGTATGCTGTATTAACTTCAGGCTTATCTTTAGTTACTGTAAGGAACTCGTCCACTACAAAGTCGCCACTAGTTTCCGACGTTCTACGTGCAAACTCTTGACCTAGATTGTTATATACAGACGTTCTGTTTTCTTTGTAAGCTTCGCCGTCTTTGAATTCGACCAATGCTAAGAAGTCTGCGTTCGCAGAAGCGACTGATGATTCTAAGATGATTAACTTTGGCGTTAGCTTCATACGATCAGCGCCAGGAGCGTTGAAGTTCGTAGTGTTAGCTGCATTATCATACAAAGCAGTGTTTGTATTCACAGACTCAATGCTCTCGTCCGTCGTAAAGCCTACAGACACGTTATTAGGTGAACTGCTATAAGCGTTTACTACAATAACCTGTGAGTCTACTTTAAGGAACGTTCCTTTTTGGTAGATGATACCATCCGTGACAGCAAAGGCATATCCATTACCGACAGGAGCACTGAAGGAACTATTAGCAACTACGACCTGTGCTTTGTATGTCTGTGAGGTAAGATCTAACGTACCTACAGTTGCTGCAGCATCGGTAGGCTTAATCGTTGTGTGTGGTGCAACAACATAATCAGCACCGCTGCCAGACGTACCGCTAACAACCACTTGACTAACAACGCCCAATGAGTCAGTAATCACAGTACCTTTAGCGCCTGCACCAAGAATGCTAACGACGTTAGCCACAGCACCAGTGGTTCCGCCCGTTACGTTGTACCCGACGTTGAAATCCCATGCCGATAGGCTAGTACCGGTCGTGGTGTTTGAGAGGTCGGATGCCAGCGGCTTAATTTTTAATACGGTAGACGACGCTATAGAAGATGTATCTACTTCTATAATTTGTGCATGAGCGTTCGTAGTCGCTTGTACGATCGTCTCACCGGATGTAAACGAGCCAGTAGATACGTTTACAGTAATAGCGCTGGTGAATACTAATAGATCGGAGTTAGAGAACCCAGACCCACCATTATTAACGATGACGTCGAAAATAGGATTATCAGGACTGAAGATGGTTAACGTGTCGTTGTTCGCGTATGCTGCTGACGTCAACGTGTTGCCGCTATTGATATACTGCAAGAACAGTGTGTTCAGCTCAGGGTCTCTTGACTGATAACCATCTAAAGAGTTAACAATACGTGCTTGTAAGTTGGCGCTGTTCTTCGCGAAGTATCCAACATATCCAGTCGGAGCAACGGGCTGTCCATCAACCTGCAAGTCGAGAATCTTAGCATACTGATAGTTCGGAAGATATCTAAAGTTGATGCCGCTTACAATTGTACCGTTTTTAAATACATGGTTACCGAAACGTTCGATCTGGTTTTGCAGAATCGTCTGTAGCTGGTTAAGTTCACGAACTTGTACGGATACGCCCGGTTTGAATAGCACACGATAGTATTCTGCGGCCTCGTCGAAGTCGTCAAAATATGGGCTGGTGCTTAGATTAGTATCGAGTGGCATGTTTCCTCTAGAACTTCAATATTAGTTTAACTGTTTCTGACTGTACGTTTGATCTTGGAATTGGATCGGTATTTTCCAAATATATTACCTGTCCGCTGCCAACCACAACGTCAGGTGGTAGGATGGTGGTAATTGACGCAATTGCGCCAGAATTTGAACCGATGATCGTATTTCCGGAATTAATAATTCCTTGTTGATCTGTCACATACACATAGTCGCTAGTGCTAGCATGGAATACCGCATTGGAGATAGATACGCTAGATTGGTATATAATCTCATCCTCTGCAAATGTGCCACTATCGACTGTCCCTTGGTATTTAGTGCGTTGGTCAAACGTGCTAAACGTCTTTGTGCGACCATTAATCTCAAACGACGCTGTATTACCTACTGCATTAGAGCTAACGCCAGAGAACGTTCGCCCTGTAGTAATCTCACCAACCACATCAGTGAGTTGGAGGATATTGCCGCCTGTAAACGATTCGACAATACCGCTAGCGTTGGTACCGTCTTGAACGACAGACTCTCCGACAGCAAAATTGCCTAGTACGGATGCTAGCGTAATTTCAACGTTGGCAAACTTAGGATCTTTCAATATACCCACAGTGCGATAGTCGTTTGTTGTAGGTATAGTATTCGATTCGCTATTCGCAAACGTCACACTAATGCCCAGATATCGGCCACCCAACTCTGCAGCGGAGTCAGCGCCGTGGCCACCTCGAGGTCCAATCACAGGTACAATCACTGCTGAGTTAGACACACCGCCGGTATTACCTACAACAACCGCAGTAGCATATGTGTATCCGCTACCGCGGCGAATCATCTCGACTTGAAATATAGAATTACTACTAGCAGTATTAACGATTGCGCGAGCTTTTGCGCCATCACCATCGCCGACGACAATGACGCCTGGTGTTATTTCATACTCAGAAGTGGCGTCAGGCGATATGCCAAAGGCTTCGTCTAAAATTACTCGCTTACTATCGCCGATTACAATATAGTCGACGATCTGCTGAATCTGGCCAATTCCGGTACCAGATTTAATGTACATATAGCTGTCGTTGTAGAAATGGCTGTTAGATGATGCGCCAGCTGCTATACCATATACGACCGTATTACCACCAATACGCAAGTCGGTTCCGCTAAAGGTGTTAGAGAAGTATGTGTCGTAATTTGAGCCACCATACGTCGTTCGAATAACATCGATTGCACCAGGTGTTGAGTTCCCTACTACGTTTGCGTTCGGAACAACAGGAATGTACTCGTCGGTAGCAAATTTCTGCATCTGGCTCTTAGGCACAGAATACATATACTTCCACACATATCCGTCCGACGTGCTATAATATTCATCAGAGGCAGACGTCTCTGCAAAATCAGGGGCAATGGTTGAAGGTACGCCTCCGTTATTATCAAGCACTTTAAAAACGTGATAATTGGATGCTGTATCTACACCGGCATAAAAGTTTGTATCCCATAACACAGAAGTATTGCGATACTCGCTATACGTTGTATTGGATACCCAATCATATCGCGGTACCATGACTTTAACGTCATCTGGTGTCACGCGCTTGCCGAATACCATATTACGGTAGCTGTCAACATCCACTTGATTTACCGTATCGTATGCCGTCGGGACATTTGTATCGCCATTGGCATATGGCGTATGCTTACCGACGAACACATAATACACGCTGTTGGATGTACTAGTGATAGACTGACGGAATTGCTCTACGTTATGCAATCTAAAATAGTTTGTAATTAATTGATTTGCCATTATTGTGCTAATTTAATATTAACATAGCTGACTGCTGCTGTGTTGGTATTGCCGGTAATATTGCCGGTAGTGAAATACCCCGTGGTATTACTAACTGTTAATGTATTTATAGCAGTCGTCACGCTGTGTGTCGAATATTTGTAGGTATAGCTCGCAACATTAGCGCTCGCGCCACTAGTATTGCCCGTCAATCTAAACCCGCTATTTGCCCAGTTGCTTGATACGTTAGCAATTGTGATGTTCGTGCTATTTGCTACAGTTACGATGCCTGATTGATTGTTGGGTCCATACACATACTCACCGACAGCAAAGCTACCCGTTACTGTATTACCATTGGATACGTGATCGATAGTAGCCAACCATCCTGTATGGAATGATATTGTATTTGATGTGTTGAACACGTTTCCTACAACATCAGACAGGTACACAGTAGTAGCTGTACTGTTTGCGACCACCTCGCTTATCGAGCCCGTCGATAATGGCGATGATGTATTTGGTTGAGCTGCTCCAGTATACGATGTTATAATGCCAGCAACACCATTAGCAATAGTGATAGTAGAAGTAACAGGCGACACGATTGTAGCTGTTGTATTGCCTTGGTGTACCACTTCTCCTACCACAAAATTGCCCGTCATACTACTGATATCTAAGATATCTTCGCGGTGCGTCGTCGTTGTACTGATCAGGATATCGGTGTTTGTCGTTGTAACGACTTTACCAAACATTTTTGTACCAGCCACGTGGACTAACTGTTTAAGTGCGTCAGCATATTTGTCAAGTGCTAATTTACTTTGAACTTCGTATGAGTATTTTTGATAGTAGAAGTTGTCATGCAACTTCTGATCGTCACTAGGGAATCCTACAGATGATCTATAATATCCCTCTGAAAACCCTTGACGAGCAACGTTGAGTTGACCATACACATATGAATCATTATTAGAAGAGTATGATTGTAGGTTTGCAAATTCGCCACCAACATACCCATATCCAGCATCGATAACTTCTAACGTGGTCACGACTGAGTTAGCTGCTTGTACGTTTGCAGATATAACTGCATTCAAACCAACAGCAACTGTATTAGCTGCACCTACACCCAACACATCAGCAACTGCGCCGGATGTTACGCCATATATTGGTAACCCAGTAACGAAGCTAGTACCAAACGACAATCTCTTCATGTTCAAGGTAGAAGACGTCGATTGCGCCTTTACCATACCCAATGCAATGGATGCGATTGACGTTGGCGCAACTAATGCAACGTTGGCAACAGCATTTGTAGTATATCCTGTAATATTTAACGTATTGCTAAAAGTCCCACTAGATGTGCTGATACGTATTGTGCCGTTGCCTGCAACAATTCCGCTTTCTAACACTACACCAGTTGCTGTGTTGGCTGTTCCGTTGCTCTGGAATACGAGCTCGCCGATCTCAAAATTCGATACAGGACTGCCGTTTGCTGCAGTGCCAGAGGTATTTGATACAGTAATGTTATACCCAATAGTATTAGACGACTGGCGTACCAACTCACCCTCGATAAACGCACCAGACGTAGTATCCACTGTCATTACATAATCATGTACGTCATATCCCGATAGCTGTGGGTTTACTACCAATGTAAATGGATTCGAGTTGTAATTGTCGCCAGGGTTCTTACCCTTCAATGTAGCAATAGCACCAATGGTTTGGTATTCGTAACGAATCAAGCTTTGCAGAGGTGTGTTGAGTCCACCAGTCGGGTATTTTGGAAACCCATATCCGTTAGCAGATACGTTTGAGTTAGTGCCGTCTAGAAGAACAGACATAAACGCAATATTGCCAGAATTGCGATTACGTAGAAAGTCTGGAGTGGCAAGCACTTGCTCTTCATATTGCAACGCACCCACTTCAAATGTAGCTCCCGTACCAGCACTCACGGTGATTACGTCAGCAGTAGTGTTAGAATCATTACCATACAAATAGTTTCCGGAATAATCATAGAAACGATTGTTGACGTTAATCACACCAACGGAGATTGTATTTTGTGATATAACATTACCAGTTGCTGTAACGTCTGCAACCGCATCAACTAACATAGTTCCAGTATTACCAACAGTGGTCAATAGCGGGCGCAATGCTAAGTTACCAGTTCCGGGTCTAATTAATAACAGCCCCGTAGACGTGTTATATGTGTTATTGTGTAACACGACGCCGTTAGCAGACAACGTACCGTTAGCGTAGTATTCTTGTACGACTGTACCATTGGTGAATAAAGAGGTGTTAGATGCGCTGCTATACTCAATGCTAACGATCGGCTGTCGTACAGTCTCGAAGCGCTGAAACCCAATAATAGAAGCGTTTGCGTTTGCAATGTTGGATAGAACTAACACATGCTTCGAAACGAAAACTTCTGAGTTGCTGCTATAACCAAAGCCACCATCGACGACTTGAAAATTAACTTTACCCGTATCAACAGATACTGCAGCCACGCGTGCCTTGCCACCCTGGCCATTCTGAGATTGGATTTCGAGCAAATCGCCTCGTTTAAAATCCTTGCCACCAGACAATACGGTAATGCTAGTAAGCGACCCAACGATTTTTGGTGCTCGTTCGATTATAGGATTTGATGCTAGCACGACACGCTCTTCGACTTCGAAGTTTCCACGGACGTTTGATATGTAAGCAACTTCGAGTAGCTTGCCATTAATACGCTTCTTAGTTACCTTCTCTACGAATGCACGCGCACCACTATTCGTTCCTAAAATCTCTTTATTGATATAATCCTTCGTGCGAGGCGATGGGCTCAATTCAATGTATTTTGGAACGACCCACTCACCATCTGATGCGCGAAACACATCATTACCTGGATAGTATACTACAGGTTTTTGACGGTACAACATCTTGAACAACAGATCAATACTGCGTTCTGTTCCCTTTGATCTATAAAGGTCGTGGATGTGCTTTACCAGGAAACGCTTATCAAATTCAGCATTGAAAGGGAGTCCTTGTAAATACTTTTCCTTAAAATGCACAACGAATTCATCGATTGTAGTATCGATGTCGCGTAATGTCATAATACGTTTTGAGTAATCTAACGTCTGACTAGTATCTTCCATCCACTCATAATACGTTTGAATGAAATCAACAAACGCAGGACCATCCTCTTGATAGAAGGATGGGAAGTGTGTAGCGACTATCGACGCAATGGAGGTTTTATTCAACATTATTGTTTAACGCCTAATACAGTGATCGACACATCTTCTGGTCTGATGGAAAGAATAGTGTTCTTTTGAGATAGGATATCACGAGAAGCAGGTGTGGCGTATATCTTAATCGCAGATCCATCATAATCAGATACTGCGAAATTATTTAACGTTACTTTACCAGTCGTGTAGTTAACTGTTCCAACAGCCTTCACGGGGTTATGTAAACTGCCAGCAATCGTACTAATCCACACATTCCCTTGGCCATCATCTTCTAACACCGATTTGTTACCACGATATGTGAAGATACTAGACTTTATTACGTGCTTGTAGCTGCCGGAGTGTGAAGCAGCGGTTGTGTCGATAGTAGTATCAAGGGCTATATTGAAATTGACGATATAGTTCTGAGCTGTCCCTACAGACGTAGGTACGATAGTTTTTAGAGCATACACGTTCGTATCGTTGCCGACGATACTAGCATTAGCTTCATCGATTGCTCGTACAAATTTACTGTATACCAACGATGTGTTGAAGTTATCAAGCACATCGGCATTGTAAGCTGCGATTGCGTTTTGTACGTACGTCTTAATGTCATTAGTAATAGCTGATGTCACGTTGACGTTATACTTAACCGTTGATTCGACGCTAACATACATGAACTCCGGATCGACAAATATTGGATTAATCGTCAACGGCGTTCTGTCTTTTAAATAATCAGCATACACCGCCTTTTTTGAATCTGGAACACCATCAGCATCTTTAATATCGACAGCAATAAACACTTTTCCGTATTGAGGTGGGTCAACATCTTCACCACCATATACGGAAATAGCGTTGATCTCCGAAAACTTGGTTTGAAGTAGTGTTTTGTAATCGTTTGTAGTAACAGCACGCTCTTGCGTTTGGAAGTAACGAGGAGCAAAGTGTCTAATGCTTTCGATATCTTCCGCAACATCACCACCACGAGCGGGCGATACGTTTGTGATGGTGATATGATCATGGCCGTCAATCGATCCATTATTAACAAACAACGTACTACCGTCAGCGTCCGGCCCACTAGCAGTACGGTACGTAGCATTCACGATCGCGCCATTTTTTGGCTTACGTCCTAACACACCATCACCAAACACTATTTCATACTTACCCTCACTCGCAGGCTGGAGGAAAAATACTTTAGAATCTTGTTGTATACCGAATAGAGAGGATGCGTATGTATATTGTACAATGGTCGATCCCTGATCCTCATATCCAACGACTATTAAGCTTTCCACATCAATGTTTTCGTTGTTTAGAATAAAACGTTGATTTGGGTCGTCGTTATTAATAGTGAAGCTCTCACTAACATACTGACCTTCATATATTGGAAGGTTGGTAGCAACAAACGTGTTGGTATTGCTGGTCAGAACTACACTCTCCGATGTACTGAATGTGTAGTTATTAGACCCAACCTTGGTGGTGAATTCGGTACCAAAAGGAATAGTAACTGATCGCGATCCGTTCTGCACATCGACCGACAGATTAATATACGCTTTGGACGATCTATACGAACGTGGAAGGTAGTTTAACTCTTTTGCATGGCTAACTACACTGCTCTTCAGTTGTGCAGTGTCTAAGAACATTTCACTTGCTACCATGTTCAAGTAGAACGCGTTGAGGTATGTGTTGTAGGAGAGCAAGTCCAACAACACGCTCATGTTAGAGCCTTCGAAATCATAATCCGTAAACTTATCCTGCGATTTCAGGAAGTTTACTAAATTTGTTCTTAGCGTTGTGTAGTCTAAGCCTACGAGATAAATCGATGAGTTTGCCATTATCGGACTCTATGTAATAAAAGCTGAATAGTTACAGGATCTGCTCTATTTATGGTGGTAAAAGTGAGTGAAACGTTATACAAATTATTATCTGGATCGCCTGTAACGATCAAGTCCGTGATATTTGCACGCGGCTCAAAATTCTCGATAGTGTTGAGGATGGCCTCGCGTATAGCAGCCTCAGTGAAAATGCCGATTGGTTCGAATAGCATTTTACGCAGCCCAGAACCGATCAACGGTTTATTCAGCCGCTCAAATCTAAACGTCATCAACAGATTTTTGATAGACGTTACAACAGCATCCTCGTTTGTGTTTCTTAACAGATCCTTCTTGTCGGGGTGAGGGTCCATATTGGTAGTAAAATCTGAATAGAATACTTTCTTCTGTCCAGATGGTGAAATAGTATCGGCTTTTGTTGCCATATGAATATCCCTTATGTTCTAACTTGTACGCCAGCCATCGACAAAACACCAGATGTGTTTAAGGTTCCGTTAACCTGCACTGGTCCGTTCATTGTAATTCCTGCTGCGCATGTTATAGTGATTGCACCAGTAGCGCTAATATTAACTGTGCCCGTTGAGCCTATACCGACCGTAATGTCAGACGCACCAATAGTAGCGGTAAGAGCCGTACCACCGACCGTGACAGCACCGCCAGGTGACAGTAGCGAGGCAGATACAGGGGAAGTGACCAATACCGCTCCTGAAGCGGATGCGGTTAGCGTGCCAGAACTGTCGAACAGCGTACTTGCTGATGACCATGTTCCTACAGTGGCTGAGCGCACATCATAGCTAACGGTAGGTCGCATCGACATATAACCTGCCGGCACGATATCCATATTACCCGTCACCCAATTTGCACCCGCCGACGTCATAGTCAATGTGTTGATTCCGCCTGCATTAATTATGGCAGAAGTATTGCCTGTAATCACAGTCGCAGGACTGATGAATTGTGCAGTTGTAGTACCACGAATGAATGTAGAAGTGCCGCTCAGGCTAGCAATACCGCCACTCGTTAATAATTCAAGAGTAGTAACGCCAGCAGTGGCTGAGATTCCCGTTGTATCGAGCATCACAGCTGTGGTATCGTTAAATGTTATTAAACTGAATAAGTCTTCTGCTAGTTGAAATTTCTGCTTTTTATTCTTCAAGCCCGTCATTGTGACAGACCCACCATTAGACGTTACTATAGGAGCAGTTGAGGTGATATCGACCAAACTCTTAATACTGACATCAGCTCCGCCCGTTACACTAACTGCACCTCCTGCCGAGACTGAGGTGGCTAACGCACTCGTAACATCAACGCTGGCGCCTGCTTTAATAGAGGCACTTGCGCCAGCGACCATCGATGCTGACAAGCCTGATAAAATATTGAACGCGCCAATAGTTATTATGTTGTGGATGGATTTAGTAAAATCGTTGCGGATGCCTGCCGTTGACTGATGGTAGTTGCCCATAATACCATCATTGCGACTGCCAGTGAAGTCCCACTCAATATAAGATCCTTTAGAATGATATAAATGCAATCGTTCAGCGCCTGGTGTGTCGTCCATTTCAAATATATGACCAGCTTCCGTCTTCGTTACTTTATTGTATGGATATTTCGCACCATGCTTAAATGGCTTTTCGTAGCCGATCGGTAACTTCTTTGCGGTCGTTCCATTCCCAAGCGCTTCAGGCGGTAAATCGCCTTCACCATTCCACGTACCAAATATTAATGGTATTTGTTTTTCTTTACCGTCTGCATAGAAACCTACAACAAAAGTTTCCGGCACTAAACCATGGATCGCTGACATACCCTTCTTACTTGAGCAGGTGTTGGGCATGATAGGCATAGCCCACAGCAAGTCTTTTTTCTGTATAGACGCTAAATCGTCGTGGTTTGGTATTGCGCGTATACCTACTCGGCCGAGCTTGTTCGGATCCTCAATGGATTCGATCTTAGCCACAAACCAAACTAATCCCTCATCGCCTGCGTTTCTCGTTGTCATGATGATTGTACGTTGCCTTTTATTAATTCCATCGACATGGTATATTCTGAACCATCGTTAGGTCCCATAACGATCATGTGACGTAATGCCATAATGATGTATGTTCCGCTCATGTGAGCGTCCTCTTTTTGAATATTACCCGTCGTACCTTGTTGTTGGGGAATGCTTAACTGTACGGCATCGCCTGCACACATATCAAAATCGCCATGTGCCTCAACAATTACATTATGTTGGTTGATGAGCGATTCATAAGAAACTTTAGCTCCTATTGTGTCTGATATAAAGGTTTCGCCTTTAGTACTGTCTACAGGCACCAAGAACGCTACAGCATTCGTTGCCCCATATTTCTGCATGAATTGTGTGCTCGTAGGCATCTTACCAGCCTTATCGCCCAATACAAAATCGCTGCCCTTCTGTTGTAGCGAGAAGTTAACGAGCTTAAGCTGCTTACGTGCAAAATCAAACGCATAGGTGACGTTATTCAATGCACCGTCATATATTTTGTTGGATGAGTCGGCGCGACGGCCGTTATGCATGTTAATAATAGAGCGAAACAACTTGCTGTTATCCACTTGACCTAAGGTGTTAGATAAAGTCATATCACCACGCACAAATACGCGGTTTTTAGACTGTATGATAGACGCACCTTCGTTGAACAACTTCTCGATGGTCTTGAAAACGAAGCCTTTTTTAGTCTCAAAGAACATATAATGAGACCCAGCGCTCGTAGTAGACACAGCACGTTTTTTAAGAATATCTAAAGCCTCGAAGGGAGTCAAACGTGGGATCACAAACTGACTGATCCCCTTCGTTGGCTCGATGTTGATTGGCTTAGTAGACTTTAATTGATTAGTAACAAGATCTCTAACAATACTATCAACTGTGGTATTGTATCCCTTCATCACTGATAGGAGCGAGTCCAACCACACCTCTTCACTCGTGCAGTTGAGGACATATCCACCACCCTTACCCGTTTCATCGAATATAAATTCACCCACCGACGATACTACGAGCTTAATTGTGGTAGAAGGCGCATTAGGATAACCTAACGTAATCTCTATCTTCTCCTCGCCTACTATAGGATATGATGTGACCAAGCCCACAGCATCGGCGACAAATATATCGACGATAATTGCAGGTTTTCTTATATCCTCCCAAATATCTATAGAGGCGCACAGCTTTTTAATCTCTTTAGACGGCTTACTACCATCAAACGATGAAAGTTTGATCGAAGATACTACTACCTTACCTGGTTGAGCGTTGACTTTAGACATTGCCCACCATTAACGATTGCATTTCGCGCACAACTTGCGCTTTTAATTCTTTATCGACTAGCATAATATTTTTGCGCGATTCGTTTAGTTTAAGCTCTTCATCATATGCAGTAACAGCACTCCAATATGAAGCCTCATCCGATGGTATAGCATTGTGCGTCGCCGTCTTACTGACCAACACAGCGCTGGTTTCAGATGTGTTGCCTACGATGTTGTAATTCGATAAAGGTGCCCAGTTGCCCGTCACGTGCTGTACCATAAGCGTGGTGCCAGACGCAAGCGTTACTTCACCCACACTATTAATGGTTGCGCCGTTGATATACGCAACACGCTCACCAACAACAAACCCTGTCGCATCATCAACCGTCAACGTTATGATGGTATTTGTATTTGAAGTGAGCGCTAGGCGCTTTCTTACGTAGGTCTTGTTGGTATTGGCTGCATTAGCGGGCGCCCAATACTTCTTATGCTGTTTTGACAATGCGCGATAAGCAGCTGCCGTGATTTCACGATCATCGTTAAACCAGTTGTTAGTGTAACCTGTAATCGTTTGTTGTGAGTCGTACACTGAGCCATACTTCTTAGCCAAGAATTTGTTCATGACATCATTACTCATAGGCCATTCGAAGTAAGGATCCATGATGTTATTCGACAAAAACACCAACCACGAAAATGCAGGATCGTCGTAGTAATAGAATGCGATTTGATCTGGGCGTTCACCTTCTCTTATAGTGTATGGGTAGAATGTGAGGTTAATACGCTTTGAAGCTTCGATGAATTTTGCACGGAGCGTGATATTGGTAATATACGACCCATTATATTCTACCGTCGGAAAGGAACTAAAGTAAGTAGACATTACACGCCTCCCGCATATTCACGTTCATAATCTTTACGCGTAACGATGACCAATTCTTTCAGCGTTATGGATAAATCGACCACTGTCGGGCCACCTGTACCTTGGAAGAAAGAAGGAGCTCCTCCTCCGGCGTAATTGACACGCACATCTTGTACCACGCAACGCTTCATCATGAATAGCTGGTTCTGTTCGACATTGTCAATAAAGATGCGAGGCTGACACATATCTGGATACGATAGCAGGAAATCACCGACTTTTTGTGGTAACGATCTACCCTTCAGCATTGCTATAATCTTTCGCAATACCGCCGTTTCTGCTGGCGATTCGGGGGCTAATTTCCATGTAAATGTGTGAGTACGCAAAGGAACGCCGCGGAACGCAAGGCTCATGTGTGGGTTACCAGTAGCGCCCATAGCTTGATCGGCAATGACGGCCGCATCTTCACTAAGTGCTGATATGCCTCTACGCAACAAAGCGTACGAAAGCCCACTATCATTCTGTACTTTATTTCCGATGCCCTTTATGAAACTACCAGCATTGGAAATTGCATTAGGTACTGAGAAGTTTTTAGACGTCTCTTTAACGAAGCTCGCCATCGAGTCGTCAACACCACCAAGAAACACCCCAAGCGCTACATCATCCCACTGCATCTTAACATATTCGTTGAGATTATTGGGTATAGGAAGCGCAATAGTGTCTGTGGTAATAACGTTGCTAGGCGCGTCAATATCCTCACGGCTATAAGTACCAAAGGTAAGTGAGAAGTATTTTCTCGTTTGCTCCAAATCTTCTGGGAACACTAAAGTTGGTTGACCAGACAACGAATCTACTACGGATTTAATCTGTATGCTAACAGGTTTTGACGGTGGCGACTGTGTTGTGGGTGCTTTGACGGGAGCTTTGGCGACTGCCAATGATCGATCTGCGGCAGCTGGAGCCGCATCAGGCCCAGTAGAATTGCCCATCGCATCATATGCCATATAAATATTCCTATGAGTAATAAAGGTTTCTTTAAACCCCGAAATCCCCTGAAGTACAAAGGAGATCCTACGCAGATTATTTATCGATCGTCGTGGGAGTTAAAGCTAATGGGGTATTTAGACGCGCACCCACAAGTCCTGCAGTGGGCCAGCGAAGAGTTGGTGATCCCATATCGATCACCGATCGACGGCCGTATCCACCGATACTTTCCTGATTTTGTGGTAAAGCAGCGTAACGCGAGCGGAGTAGTAGAAACAATATTGATTGAAGTTAAACCCTTCTATCAGACACATCCGCCCGCTATTCAGCAAACAAAAACCAAAAAGCCCACTAAGAGGTACATCACTGAAGTAGCTACTTGGGGTGTCAACTCAGCTAAATGGGAGGCTGCAAGACAGTATTGTGCTGATAGAAAGTGGAAATTTATAATAATGACAGAGCATGAATTAGGAATCAAGAATAATGGCTAATGTATTTGCAGACCTATTGACCAAAGGAGCAGCGCAAGGGATGGTGCCATCAAAAGCATCAGATGCGCGCAGTTGGTTCCGTAAACAGGCTCAGTCCATCAACACAGCAACCACCTCTACCGTAACTGGTGATAAGAGCATTATCAAGAAGGAGTTGGAAGTAGGCGGGATGTTCTTTTTTAGATACGATGCGAAATTAAAAAAAGAGCTACCGTACTGGGACGCATTTCCGTTAATATTTCCAGTCGAGACTGGTAATGATGGATTCTACGGACTGAATTTTCATTATTTGCCGTATACGTTACGTGCAAGGTTTATGGATGCGCTGTACACACTGGTATCAGATAAAAATATCACCGCTAGCACTAAGATGCAGCTAACTTACAACTTAGTGCGTGGCGTTTCAAAGGCGCCATACTACAAGGCATGCTTGAAGTACTACCTAAATAGTCACGTTAAATCTAATTTCTATTACATTGATCCGACAAAATGGGATATAGCATTATTTTTACCAGTCGAATCATTCCAAAAGGCAAGCCGTGCAAAGGTGTTTGCCGACAGTATAAGGAAAGTTAATGGCTAAAATAGCCTCTATGGCAGGTGGCGCTCTTGGAGCGCTAGCAATTGCTAAAACATATTTCGGTAAGAAAACGAACGACCTGTCATCGCAGGGCGGGTCCCCTGGCGGCACTGGCGGATCCATATCCGAAATACGTTCAGAAGCACTCAACGTAATAGGCATCGCTCGAAGCACACGCGGAAGCGTGATGATCGCTACGCCTGGCCCAATGCGTAACTATGCCGCATCCGAAATTAGTCGCATCATGGGGTTCTATGCGACCGACTTCAACATCCCTGGTGTTACTCTTCAGACGGTGGATGTGAAGCGATATGGTGTTGGTGTGGCTACAAAGTATCCTACTGGAGCCGTAATGCCTGACGTTACGATTTCATTCATCGTCGACGGCCAAGGATTAATACAGAAATTCTTTCACAACTGGATCAGCTCAATTGCAAACTATGATACGCGCCTCAATAGCGAATCAGTGAACAAGTATGGTGCCAACCTCTTTGAAGTTGGATATAAAAAAGACCAGTCCGGAGCTCCGATCAACACCACAACCGCGGTGTTGTATATCAATTCAGAAAATACTAGCAGCATCGATGCCGTCGATCCAGCAAAGCCTGTGATCACATACACTTTGCAGGGATTGTATCCTGTAGCAATGAGTGACGTGAATATGAGTTGGTCGTCAGTGAATGGGCTGGCTACATTGACTGTTAGGTTTGCATACGACAACTACAGCATTGAAGATTCTGATAATCTATCTGCCAAGCCGCTAAGCACAACACTACCACAACTAAGTGGTATGCAACAAATCATAAGAGGTGCGACAGTGGTACAAACCGTGGCCGCACTTAAACGCCCCCGCAACGTTAATGATATCATCAGCGTTGTTAATAATACAGCAATGGTTGCTAGTGTTATTAAGAAGTGGTAATAAATTATTTAAATACTGGAGTATATTATGTCTTTACCAAAAATCAGTCATCCAATCTTTACAATTGAGATTCCTTCGACAAAAACTAAAACACGCTTCCGTCCCTTCTTGGTGAAAGAAGAAAAGATCTTGTTGATGGCTCAAGCATCTGGTAACATTAAGGAAATCATATCATCCCTTAAGCAAGTTGTAAATAACTGTGCTCTAGAGGAACTCGATATCGACGACCTCACTACGTTTGATCTCGAATATATTTTCATTAAGCTGCGCGCACAATCTGTTAACAACATTATCGAATTGTCGTATGTGGATCAAGAAGATAATAAGAAGTACGACTTTGAAGTTGACTTGAACCAAGTAGTATTGCTGATCGATCCTGAGCACACTAATAAGATTAAAGTAAACGACGAGATTGGTATCGTTCTGAAGTATCCGAAACCAAAAGTGGCCGATGATACTAGTGAAGTAGAAACAGAGTTGGATTTATTCTTTGTTATGATGAAAGAGTGTATTGACTATGTGTATGATGATAACAAAAAGTATCTTGCTAAAGATTATACTAAAGAAGAGTTAGACGAGTTTCTAGCAACCCTTGATGTTGGTACTTTCAAAGAGATACAGAAGTTTTTCAACACACTTCCAAAACTGTACTACAAAATCGAATACGAAAACGAACTTGGCAATCATAGAGAAATCGAGCTGAAGAGTCTCAATGATTTTTTTATGTTGGGCTGAGTCATAATACGCTATCTAACTATTACTACACGGTGTTTAATATGGCTCAGCACCACCAGTACTCAATTACTGAAATTGAGAACATGATTCCATTCGAACGTGATTTATATGTTGATATGCTAAAAGACTACTTGGCTAAAGAAGTAGAAAAACAACAAGCTAGGTCACAAGGATAATAAATGTCGCTGCTTACGTCGCTCTCAAAAGGCACATATCAAAAAGGCTCTCAGGTTGCTAGTAATGTTGGCGACAAAATTAAACGCGCCTACGTGCCCGACACTATGAGCTCCATGTATGGGGCTGGTATGTTTGGTCAGCTACTACAGAGCATCCGCGATACTGCAAAGAGCACTAAAAAAGATAGTGACAAAACGCAGAAGATTATGGAGAAGGGGTATGTAGATACTCGTACTCTATATCTGGATATGTTGAAGAAGCTTGACTCTATTGATAAGTCTTTAAAATATAACCAAAAACAAAACGCTACTACGATTCAATCCGCTGGTGGTGATTATACTACAGGCAACAACCAGTCGTCGATGGGCGCTCAAAAGGGTGGTGGCGACATGCTAACATCCCTACTAGACTTTGCAAAGGGTAACCCGCTAACAACACTTATGGGTGTGGGTGGTTTGGGTAGCTTGATATACAAAGCAGTACAAGGAGCATTGGGTGGCAGCGGTGCTGGCGGGGGCCAAGGCGGAGGTGGTAGCAGCAACAGCGACTACTCTGGTCCAGGGTTAAGGAACAATCCTGTAACCGATCTAATTACCGATGTAGGCACAGCTTATGCAGGTTATAAGGTGGCTAAGTTTGGTATAGGTAAATCTATATCTCTTGGTATGCAAGGACTACAACAAAAGCGTGCTGGCCTAAGCGCGCTTGAAGCGGCTAAGGACGCGGGTATGTTTGGACTCCAAGGCACACAAACTCTTGGCGCGCCTACGATGGTGGCCGGAAGCCAAACAAGTTTGGGTACAGACTTTGAATCAGCATATGCTAAGAACCGTGCCGCTGGCATGAGTCCAGCTGACGCAAAGCGAGCAGCCGGTCTAGAAGTCCGTGGTACTAACTTTGGCCAGCTTGCAGCTAAGGAAGCTGCTATGAAGCCTACAATAGCCGCAACACCATCTATAGGTGAGAAGGCAGCTAGCTTTGGGTCAAAGGCTCTAGAAGTGGGCGGCACAGCAGTTAAATGGGGCGGCCGTGCATTGGGTGCATTGGGTGTTGGGTTCAGCGCGTATGACGCATATCAAAAGAATAAAGAAGGGGATACTGTTGGTACTTGGCTATCTGGTGCATCAGCAGCCACCGGTGCGGTTGGTTTAGGATTAGCTGCAACAGGCGTCGGTGTCGTTCCAGGTGCGGTGTTAATGGGAACATCAGCTGTGCTAGGTGGCATTGGCGCTGCACGTGATTGGATTCGTGGACCAAAGCCAGACGCTGAGGCGGTTGATAAACCAACCCCTGCCGCTAGCACGGACGGCGACTCCAATAAGCCTATCAAACGCGTAATATCAGCAGCCCCAGGTCTATTATCGGTAGAGTATGAGGATGGGTCAACAGCCACACGTCGTGGAAATAGAAACGTACGTAACAACAACCCAGGTAACCTAGAAGCATCGAGTTGGACACAAACACAACCAGGCTTTATTGGATCTGATGGCCGCTTTGCTATTTTCAAAACACAACAAGATGGCGAGAAAGCACTCGAGGCTCTACTCAAAGGATCGAAGTATAACCAGCTGAACTTACAGCAAGCAATATCAAAGTATGCGCCATCGAGTGAAAACGATACTAGAGCGTATATACAACGTTTAACTGGTATGGGTTTGGATCCTAACAAGAGGATAGCAGAATACTCACCGACAGAGTTAGCAACACTACGTTCAGGTATTACGAAAGTTGAGGGTGGTGGAGGTGTAACTTCATCTACTCTAGCGTCCGTAGCATCCGTTGGAGGTGACCTTAAAACAGGCGATGTGTCTGATGTCGGTATTGGTGACGTGTTTGGAAGAAACGCTGGTGCTCTTGCTAGCTCAGAGATTGCTAAGCTAACTGGGTTCTTGCGTGAAGGGTTTGAGAATATTGGCAACGCTAATTACAACGTCGACAACTCTGTTCGAATAAGTGGAGGTGCACCAGCTCAACAAAGTCGGCCTGCACCGAACGCAACCAGAACTGGATAATAAAAAAGGCCCCGAAAGGGGCCTTCTCTTTTTACTCTTCAGCTAGCTTCTTGAAGAATTCCAAGCTGTCGTCATCATCCTCTACGGTTGTTTCGACTGCTCGTGTAGGAGCTGGTTTAGCGAACGCTTGCTTAGCGGCACTTGGTGCTGCAGCAGTTGGCTCATCATCGTCCCATGGAGCTTTCGCTTCTGCTGCAGTCGTACGAGCTGCAACTGGGTTACCGTCCAAACCAAGAGCCTTATTCAAACGAGCTTTCAACTCATCATAGGACTTGAATTCTTTTGGATCGACAAACTTTGCCAACGAGTGTTCTTGCCTCCACAAAGCTTCCAACACATCATCATCATTAGACAATGGCTCGCCTGCTTCAAATTCAGACTTATCGTAATTGCGATAGCCTTCGACCTTACGGATCTTCAACTTGAAGTTAGCACCTTCCCAGAAGTCAAATGGGTTGATCTTTGTCTCATCTTCGAACTCTGGGTTCATAGCGAGCTCGATCTTATCCCAGATCTTCTTACCATACTTGAAGAGCATGACTTTGCCTTCGTTTTCTGGATGTGCAGGATCCTTCACAACATAGATGTTGGAGATGAATGACAAACGGCGCTTGTACTTACGTACCAATTCCTTGTTTGCTTCAATGCCGGAATTCCACAGTTGGGAGTTGTATTCAGATACAGGGTCTTTTTCACCAAGAGTGGTTAAAGACTTTTCAATGTACCAGCCGCCTGGGCCTTGGAAACCGTGGTCCCAAACTCGTACATACGGTGTATCTTCACCTTCGGGAGCGGGCATGAATCGGATAATCGCGTAGCCGTTACCAGCCTTGTCTACTTCTGGTTTCCAGAAGCGATTATCTTCGCCGCCACCTTGGGTAGGTGCGTTCAGTTTCTGAACTTCGGTGATTAGCTTGTCGAATTGAGACTTGCTATTTTTCTTAAGGGATGCAAAAGATGAACTCATATATTTTCCTTGTATAAACGTTGTATAAAATGTATATTTGTATGTCACATACTCATAATGTATGAGGTATTTATATTACCTTTAACCAGAGAACTTGTCAACTACAATTTGTTTTAGTTTATCCTTATCATATTTAAGGAAGGGTCTGTACTTCTTACATTTCCGGTACACCATTGGCCAAATCACATCTTCTTCGATGTTCTTATTCCAATGTCTAAAAAACCCACAAAGATCATCCAGAATGATTACGGTCTCGATAGAAACCTTCTTCTGGATCATATACTTGAGAAGGATCGGATGTCCGCTACCTCCAACAAGTAGATTCATATTAAAATCTAGTTCGAGTTGTTCTAGATCATTTCTAAAAACATAGGTAAGAGACTCTGTCCTCTTGACCCAATTTTTATAGTTGTTTTCCGATTGCTGCTCATTCGCCAAATCGCCAACCCAGACGTTAGGGTTATCTTCGATGATGTTAGCTAGAATGTAACGCTGAGGGTCCTTATGCTTACCCAACTTGTTGAAAAAGTATTTGTCGGGTCGGGATTCGAACGACTTAGCATTAGCTCTCGTTTTGCCACCATATCGAAAGAAATCGTAGGTGTCTGAGTTAAAATGATTCTTCAAAGCGACATACAGCTTGTATGTCTCAAATCCTGTCATTTGTACTCTTTAATAGTTTCTGCTTGGTGGACTCGTTGTCTCAAATCTGTGGTAGAGAACGAGTGGTCGCGACGATTATATACTACATGAATATCATTGTCAACGCAATATGTCTTAGCAGTGAATTCGCGATCCTTATAATCCGATCCTATGATACGGACATCGATCGGAAGAACACGGAACAGATCCTCTAGATCTTTCTCAGTGTCGTAAATAACAACCTCGTCAACGTAACGACATCCCTTAACCTGCACTTGTCGTTCGACGATGCTTTGGATTGGCTTATTCTTAGTCTTACGATCTAACGACGGATCGGACTGAATACCCACGATCAGATAATCACAATGCTCTTTGGCCTCTTCCAGCATAAGGACATGTCCGGCATGGAAGAGATCAAATGCTCCACAAGTAAACCCAACGATGGGTTTCATATCAAATTGTTTTGTCATATTGGTAGTTTAGCGCTTTTAGGGAAATAACCGAGGTTTTCTGCATCTTGACGAACGCGTGCTTTCATCTTAGCGTTCTTACGAATCAGCTCTGCAGCCGTTTCGATCTCGAGGCCTGTAGTCTCGCAGTAATATAAGATAGCCTCCAGAGGCTCGATTCGCTTTTCTTCAGCGATACGTTCAATCTTTTGTAAGAAGTCCTGTACGTTAATAATGTTGTTGATCAATTCTTCTTCACTCATTTAAATACCACCAAAGCAAGCAGGAAGGCTTGAACAAAGAAGCCTAGCCCAATAGTTACAATATGGAGTGTGTCTTTGTTAATAAGTGCTTTAACAAACAACAACAACAATCCACCCCAAGCAAACACCACAACATCTAGTGATGGAAGCTTATCAGACATTCCTAAAATTAAAGACAACACTGAAGGAATCGTAGCACAGTGAATCATCACGATCGCCAACCAGCCGATTCCTTCAGACGATAGATGTGACAACTTATCCTTCAAAAAATTATTCATAGCTGAGACGAAGTGATCAAACTTTTCCATTGCGTTCCTTATAGAAAATATGTCGGCCAATTTTATTAATACGCTCTTTGTTCCATTTCGGATCTACATAATCAGCGTGATAGTACATCGCTTCCTTTAAGCTATCGAGTCTGAACCCTTCTAGCAAAACCTTCTTAGCGACTGCTTCACTCTCCTCCCACATCCGTGGGTGAACAGGGCGTGTTTTATATGTCGACTCACAGAACCATGAGAATTGACATACAACTTTATTGTAGAACACATTGCGTTGTTGGACAACGCCACAAACAGTGTCGGGAAATTTTCCACTGTTCATACGATTCATAGTAACTTGTGCTACTGCGACTTTGCCCTCGAAGGGTTCAGAAGCCGCTTCCCAGTAAATGTTCTGGGCCAAGCATTGGATTTGGCGTTCCTTTTCCTGCACAGATGTATTAGCAGGCAACTCATTCATTTGGATGAAGTTATCCATCTTAACAGATAGAGCTGTGTTTATGAGCAAGCCAGCGACCATAAGGCCAATTAGGAAGAAGAATCCTCTAAACGCTCGCTCGAAGTACTTGACCATCGGGTATTGAATATCCCCTGTCATAATAACCTCCTTGTTTGTTAACTTACCATTATACCCCAAACATCGGTACATGGCTACAGCTATTTGTTAGCTGTTGGTAGAGAAGCAAAAAGGGCCTTTCGGCCCCTTAATCACGCTTTATCTACGAATGATTTCAGCTTTTCAGCCTCTACTAACAGCTGTTCTGAACTTGGAAAGTCCGGTACTTCGTTAAGAGTTTGCTGAGTAACCTGAGCATTGTGTTGCTTCACTTGAAACTGATTGTAATATTTTTGATTCAGTTGATCTTGCGCGATTTTGATTAAATCCAGACGGATTTCGTATGGTGTTTTGGACATTTTAGTCTCCTTGTGATTGTGTGTGAATAGCAGTTTCTTTGATGGTACTGCAAAACCATACGGGGCCTCTAATGGGCAACGTGTGGTATTTATACAACCTTGAGAATGTTTTCAGCTTTCGTCATTCCCCAGAACCTAGCTTTCCAGTCATTGCGTTCCATTCCCTCAAGAATATCCCACTGATCTTTTAGCTCAGTTAAGCTCATCACAAGCTCTTCCCAATCTGTAGTTAGCAAGCGATGTTCATAGAACCCCTTGATCGTTCGTGCTGTACTAGCGTCGTGGAAGTCCAGCTCAAGGTGTAGGACTTCCATAAATTCATCACCCTTAAAGTATTCGAGTGCAAAGTCGATTCCCCACTTAGGGCGAATCTTTGTGTACTTCATTAGGTATGGGAATTTATCTGGCGTAGCGAAACGTTTGATCTGTGCTAATGCTTCGCCGCTATAACAGCAGCGAGTAACTAACATGCTATGATCAACAACAAAATGCGGATCTACGCCAGTTATCCAAGGTGTTTGAGCACCCCACACTCCATTAATGTAATTGAGCTCTACGCCATTGGCTTTATAGAATTCTTGTTCAAGTTTGCTTAGTTGAAAGCCGTCATTATCAAAGTACTGGATGTTTTCCCAAGTAAATAAACTATCGTCTACTGGCTTGGTTAGAACTGATGGTCCGATGAATTCGGTGTTTACAACTCTAAGCAATCTCTACTCCTTATTAGTGGTAGGTTATTCTGTTACGAGGAAACCTACCGAAACCCTAGTCAGCGTTTAGGCTGCCAATGCGAACTTTGAGTCGTTTGCGTTTACTTTATTTGCTTGATTTGCGGTCATCGCCTACCGTGTTGCCGTCTCTACTATCTACCCCTGTCGAAACCATGGCATCCCCATCAAAAGAAAACTTCATTCCCATGTTCATCACATAGCATTGTATACATATCCTGTTGACCAACAAACCGATACACTTTGATAGAGTTCATTTCTATCTCAGTTAAAACCATTCGTTCTCCGTAAATGGTTTTACCAGCACGAATAACTTTTACGATTTGGTTATCTCTAGTTTTTGCAAATAATTTCATAATTTTCTTTTGGTGGAGATGGCGGGAGTCGAACCCGCGTCCAGAAGTCCTTCGCTTTGAAGGGATTACAACAATTCTTTTTAAGTCCAATATTCCAATGGATCCTTTTCGTTGAGGATAACCTCATAATCTGGATCCAACAAATATTTATTCAGTTCGCGTTTTGCGTGACGTCGTTGCGGACGTTCTGTAAACAATCGACGGAACCAAGACGGGCCTGGTTCTTTGAATGTGTACTGGCGATCTGAATAGTATCTTGCAACACTGGCCTTATACTCTTTGGATTGAGGATCTAACGGTACTCGCTCCCAATGCCAGGTACCAGGCAATCTTTTGAACTCATGTGTAGCCCAATTGAGATTGGTTTGGTCGCCTGACTTTCTTCTATATGTTCTCGACATATCATACCTCCGTAAAAAATCTACGTTCGCATGATAGCCTCCTTTCGGTTTAAATTAATTTAGCGTTACTCTATTTACAATACTGCGCGTTGTTTAGCGTGAAGTACTTTTGGTTTTGCTCCTCGAACAAAAGGAGGGCAGTTTTGTTCTCTAGTGAACGAATACTTCTCACCAATAGGGATACCGAGATATTCTCTGTTGATATCGATTAGATACACGAGGCGGCGGTTGTTTGTTGTATTATGAGCGCTGTGAACGAGTTGGTTATCAAAACCAAAAAGATCACTCCAGTCAATCTCGATTCCTTCAACTTCAAAAAAGATGTCTCCTGGCGGCACAAGCAACGGAATGTGAATTCGGATAATTTCATTATCCCTATTTTCAATTCCCGTATGTCTTGTAATTATGTTATTTCTTTCAAGAATAGAATAACTACTGCTTGCACACACGTCGTTGTACTTCTTCGTCAATGCAACTGCTGTTGGAAATCGCTTCTGCGTATCCTCGTCGCTCAGCAAGTCGAGGTGAAGATCCTTTGCTTTGAAGGTATACTTAAACCCTTCAAGCTTCCAAGCAAAATCCCTATTCTGGATTTTATTAATGTCAACAAAAGGGTTTGTGTATGGGCGGCCTTTAAGGAAGTCCCCTTCAATAAAATCCTGATGATACGCTAAAAATTCCTCTAGCAGTTTTGGAGCATATGACATTAAATCATCGGCAATTGGAATTTCTTCTCGCAGCCAGTATGTTTTTACTGGAGGGAATTCATAGTTTGTCATCATGTTTTATTCCCCACTTTATTTTCAGCCACACACGCTCATGGATATAGTAATCGATGCTAAGCAAGATATGCAATACTGTTGCAAACCCAGTTGCACTACCGAGGTCTCCGGTGAATAGGTATGTCCAAAGTATCGTGAATAACCACGCCGTAAGACGGTACGTGATCATTCGCGTTATGGTTCTTTTATGCGTTTCCATAATTATACTTATACGATTTCAAGTGCTGTTCCACAATTGGAACAAAACTTTGCCGTTGCCTTGTTTACTTTACCACACGTAACACATTTTGGTTTTGCCTTAACAGTTAGTGGAGCAGTTACCTTATTATCCAACGTTTCACCCTTGAGTTGCAACACCATTACGTGTTTTTGTTCCTCTAAAGGGAAAGCAGCAACTGCAGTGAACCTTTGATCAGACATAGATCCAGGAACGGTAATACCAACATCATTAACAGGCATGCTGACGCTCTGAGATGTTACGCTCATCCAATCCATAGTAGCCATCCCGTCATGTACTTCGCTGTTAGTCGCATAACCCATCTGTGCTAAGGTAACGTCCGCAGCTGCGGATGCATATGCTTTAGTAGCTTCACCTTTGCTGAAATCTACCGAGCGCATCAAACCATTGACGTTGTAGCTGGTAGTCGAACTGCTAGCAGTAATCCATCCTGGATTTGGATATGGTTGGGTGTTGAAAATTGGCCGTGGCTTCTCAAATTGCCACTCAATACGGATCAAGCCATCGGTAGCACCTACACCGCGATGTTGTTCGACAGATGCAGAACGCTCGATGAATTTGAATCGATTGCCTTTAGTAAGGTCTTTGAGGAAACGCTCGAGCTCTAGGTCGCTGTTTGGATTAACGACAATCGTGTTGCCGCCAAGGACGTCTTCATCATCAATTGTGATTTTGACTTCAGCACGAACTATGTTGAGGTTTTTGAGAAGGATGGCGTATTCACATCCGAATGGAAGGTAGACTGTATCGCCCACTTCGCGAAGAACTTTGTTACCAGACTTGATTGCGGCAACGAATTGGTTTTTATACATCATTATGTACTCCTGATTGTTACGGTTGTCTGTCTAGCAACCTATTAATTAAAGACAGATTCGGGGGAGCAGTTGTGCTCACATGATTGTGCTCACATGAAATTATATAGCTAAAGAAAAAGGGAGACAACGCTCCCTTTGACTTTTTGTTGTGTTTGCTTAGAATGTGTAAGCGAGACCCAACGTAACTTCATTTTCCGTAAAGTCGCCGTAGTTACGTGCAACTGTTGGATTGAAGGTAACATTCTTCGTTACTGGAATTGAGTAACCCAACCATGCAATTTGGTGATGGCGTTTTGTAGGGTGTGTGTTAACTTGAATGCCTGTGAATGCACCAGCACCCGTTGCACCGACCGGCAAAAAGTAACCAGCTGTAACAATGCTATAAGATACGGCTGGGCCAGCATCATAGCCAGCACCAATACCAACGTAACCGTTGCCGATTGCTTTTTTCACAACGCCTTCTGTAGCGCCAACAACTGCTTGGTCAGCAGAGTAGCGTTGAGTGCGTGAAAGCAAGCCAACAGAGTAGCCGTTACCAACATCGATGTTGCCACGTGTGTATTGCACGCTGCTTTTTGCTTGTGTGCGATAATCGCGAGCAGTACCAACGTCATAAGACACAGAGTGCTGAGCTTGTGCTGCGAATGCAAACAATGCTGCAGCCAAAACTAAGAGTTTTTTCATTATTAATCCTTATTACTAATTACAAGAGACCCTACAACGTAGGGTGTTTCCGATACAAAGAACTTTTCATCCTTTGAACCATCTTTCAACACAACAACGTGATAGCCATTAGCTGGCACCTTCACCTTATTGAAGAAAGTATCACACATCGGCGCACCATATGCACCCATACGCTGGCACACCTGTACAGGCTCAGTGCTAACAGTATAGGCAGGATCGTTGCGGACGACGCGATAGACATCATCAGCATACACCATGGTGCTAGCCACAGTCAACAGAAGTGCTACAATTTTATTCATCGTTTGGATTTTTAACCTGTTTGGTTTCGATCATGTATCGTACATAGTTCTCACAAGACGTCTTTGCTAGCTCTTCGCTAACGAATGGACCAAGCGATGCTGCAACGTTGGGGCCTTGCAAGTAGGCGAACCAACCGTTGCGACCGAGAGCAGCGTTTGCCGGATCAAGCCATTCGGGCATTAGCTCATCGTCTGTTAATGGTTGCAGCACATATGCAACCGTGAGTTCTTTCATTTCAATCATGCTACTTCAGCCATTTCAACGGCTGTCTCCAATGCTTTAATTTTGAGGTTTTTATTAGCGCCAAACCATGCAGATTGCAAGCGTGTGTCTGCAGAGCGGCCAATCTCGTGGTCGGTCAAATATGTCACTGCGTTAAATGCTTGCCACCAAGAGCCTTCGGCGAATGTTGCGCCAGGTTGGGTATGTAGTACTTCCAAAGCACGTGTAGCAGACTTAGACAGCTCTTTGCGCTGTGGACCCTTTTCCTTGTTGTATGCAATCACTGGGAAAATGCGATTGAAGTAATCGGTAACAGATTCGTGATTGAACTTCTTGCTGCCAAGGAATGCAGCCATCTCTTTGTATTTTGCCAATTTCTCTGTAGCAATGCCCAATGTTTCTTTCACTGTAGCAGCGTCGAATGCTGAGCGATGGTTTTTCTTAACAACACGGTCGGCTTTTTGGTTCAACGACAACGTCAATGTGTTATTACAAACGACGCGGATTGGCGTAAAGCGAACGTCGATACATTGACCGAAGCGATGTGGGTTTGTAAACAGCAAGTATGAATCAACTTGGTCACCCTTAAACAGCTCAAACGATTCTTTCACCTTGGCAAGTGCCCAAACGATCTGGCCATCCTTCAAAGAACCGGCAGTATGCATCTCCATATCACCAGCACGGCAGTATTCGTCGAAGAATTCGAATGCTTCGCTGTTTTGTACGGGGTTCCAGTCGTTAGAAACAACGCCCAAGATAGAATCATCGGAAGAACGTGTCAGTGCAGACCAACCAACGTTCACTTGTTTGCCATTAATATCGGCGAATGCTGGAATCTTCTCAACTGTCCAATCCAAACCAGCCTTTTCCAGCATTTGTGCAGGGCTCAAGTCAGCTGGTACTTTAGTACCCAAACCGTGCCATGGGGTTTCGCCTGCATATGCCATTGTTTCGACCAAGTGTGCCATCTTCAATTACTCCATAATTTATATCAGAAACGTTATTATAACAAAATTTTCATGCTTTGTCAACAGTTTCGTCACAATCTCGTTCAAAAACATAGTGTCCGCCACGACGGCTAGACACCCAATAGAAGTCCCATAGGCTATTTTTCTCCATTGACCTGATAATTCCTTCATTACCGGACCAACCAGCTGTGCTGATGTCGTATCGATAGACGGTTCGGTGTTCGTCCCAGTCGTGCGGGGCTTCACCTTCTGTCCAACCAAAGTCGTGATATGCCCATAGCGACTCAATAAACTTCATCCAACCAGTAAAATCGGTGTATGGCCAGATTTCTATGATTGTTAGTGCATTTTCGGTCGGATATCCATCCTCGTCTAGCAGTTCAGTGCGCAGTAGGACATCAACCAAGCGAGAGTGGAGGTCGGCACCGCGCTGAAAAGCAGCGATAGCTAGAGTCATATTACGGTTCATTTAATTTTAGTCTTAGTTAGGATAGCATTCAATCTACGCGCTTTAGCGACCGCTGCCAATATCTGGTCGTACTCCTCCGCCGAAAGACCCCCGTTTTTTTTCCACTGGCCAGCAGCAACGACGCATTCATCTAGGATATACTTCTTTCCCTGGATAAACGGAATCGCTGCAATAAATTGGTCTCGTAGGCGGCTCATTTGTTCATTACTTTCCTAATAACTTGGTTGGCATCACTAAGATCATGCCCACCATCAATCATTTGATCTACTCGGTCTATAGTGTATGAATACAATAGTCTATACAACTCTAGCATCTCTTCATCTGTAAGGCGCATCAATAATCGTGGATTCTTCCACTGATGCAACGGAATACCTTTGTATTTGTCAGTCATATGATATTGGCAGTGCTACAATTGTACAATGTTGATCTCGTGGTAAACTCTTCTCACATTCAGTGATTGCTTGGTCATATGCCTTAACCTTTGTAAGCGGTACATGGACAGCAATCCACATTGTCATAATCGCACCAATGATAATACCCAAACCATATGCAACAATATACTTCATTCCGCATCCTTGTCTGTATAGAACCCCTTAGCAATCTTCCGATCATAGGGATCAACATATTGTGAAGGTTTAATCTTAGCATTCTCTTCCCTAGCAATCTGTTCAGCACCACGCTTTGTTAATGCGCTAGCAATGCTTGAGAGCAGAGTACTACCAGGAACTCTGTAAACGGTATGCCATCTACCGTCTGCTGCTTGTTCAATGTCATAGCAGAACCTATCACTAGCCATTAAACGCTTTGAAGCAAATCCGCTCATCTCTTATCTCCATACATTCGGTCATACGTTTTACGCATCTCATCGTAGTCCGCATAGGAAAAGTCTGAATCCTTTTTAGCCAGACGCATCGCCCAGTCCATAAAAGGCTTGATTAGGTTTCTAAAGTATGTGCTCATGGTTCTATTATACGTGTAAAAAGAATCGCAGACAACGTTTTTCTTGAAACGCTATTTTTCGCTGTTTTTCCCGCAAAAAAATTTCAGACGACGTTTTGACTCAAAGTCGGATTGTTTTTCTGTATTACAAAAACGCAATATTTCCGGTTTCGTGCCGCAAAAAAATTTCAGAGAACGGATGGAATTGGAGCGGGGTCTATTACCGGCGTACCTTGGTTTCAAATCCGGTTTGAAAATACCCCCCGCGGGGGCTTTCACGCTGCTGCTAATGCCAGATGCTTGCACTCACCACGAAACTTATAGCCCGGACACGTACACCGTCCCTGATGCACGTAATATACGGCACCATTACTCCCTTCAACGCGTACGCCTTCGTCTGGTTCGTCTTCGCTTCTGTCTAGCACTAAGAACTTACGTCCCTTCACCTCAATCTTGATTGGGAATTTGAAGAACTTCAGATCGCTACTACCATACGGAGCAAACGCATACATCTTCGTCCTGTCATTGCTGAGCAGGTATGTGCCGTTACGGTCAGTGCCGTCTGCCCAAGTGGTCTGCTCTGCTGCTAGGATCATTGCTGTGCCTCTGTTACCATCTTGTGTGCCAGATTGAGTGCCATCATAGACGCTACGAATGCGATCTGTCGCTCTGCGCCTGAATACTGCATGCAATACTCTTGCAGTTCTTCTAGTGATTGTGGAGTGTGAAACAAGGAGCTGTGAGGGATAGTGACTGACATTATGCGATTTCCTTTACCTGTTCGTTGATGATTGTTCCGCCATATGCTTGTTGGTATGTTTCTGCTACGGCTTTGAGATAGAATGTGAACACCTTACCGGTGTTTGTGATCAGGATATATTTCATGCTGTGAAATCGTAGCAGAATTCAGGACCAACTTTACCTACGATCACACCACACTTCAAAGCTTCGATCAATGCTGTTTCGATTCGTGCAGCTTCGATCGAATTGCACTTGACAAACAACGTACCTGCGTAGAATTGCATACTAGCACCACAAACTGCTTTTGCTGCATTCTCAGCTGTCATCTCAAACTCAAACTTGTTCATCGTTCTCTCCTTAGTATGACTCTATTATCTTCTAAAAAGGTCAAAAGGTCAACGTAGCACTTTAGTTCTTATAGAGGATTACGGTCTTTGGATATGTCTGGCCAGGCTGACCTTGCAAGATTACTGGATCACCATTCACTGAATACACAACGTACATATAGTGTTTGTCGACCATTGACTTGCCAGACTTCTCGCGATAGCCTTCAGGTTGAAAGCCAACGAATTCAGCAGTGACCTTCTCATTCTTGAATGTCTTCACTTCCTGGCTTGTCCAATGGTAGCTCACACCGTAGCTGATAGCCATGATGATTGCCACGAAGAAGAAGTTGACAAAGAACTCTTCCGCACAATTGAACAAGCAAACAACCAGCCACGTAGCACATACCATGCCTACGATGAACAGGCCTGCGTGATCGACTGGAATATCTGCTGTTGGATAGAAGCTGTACATTTGAGTGTTCCTTTGTTTGTTGACTCAATTATAAGACCTTTTCGGACTTCGGACAACAGATAACCTTCAAAAGTGTATGGGTACTTACTTGTGGAGACGATCGATCTCTGCATCAATCTTCATTTGCTTCTCGATTGCACGTGCTGTCATGTAGCTGTACAAAGCCGTGCCCAGAATAACCAACACAAACCAAACTACAAGTGCTGCTGCAATCACAGTGATCAACTTGATGAGGAATGTTGGGATTGCGAGTGTTGTCATTTCGATGTACATTGCTTAGCCCTCGATTGCTTGTTTCAATGCCTTTGCTGTACCATAGTCAGCAATCCACGTATTCACACCAACGTTAGCTTTGCGAATCAATTCCTCAGAATGAAACGTCATACGGAACATTGCATATGCACGCTGGAAGACGTTGTACTTGATCTCCCAGAACTGCTCACGCAATTCAATATGCTTCTTCATTGCTCGGATTTTGGATTCGCTGTTAAACATGATGCTGTCCTTTGTTTGCTATGACTCTATTATAAGACCTTTTTGGACTTCGGACAACCGAATTAAGGTAGATCCCAACGATCTTTTCCAACAGTAGCCAACAAGCGATCCATCTCGTGTGGATTCATAAAACGGACAGCATCCAACAACATAGTCTTCATCTGCTCAGGTGTGAACATCTCAACTTCCAATGCATTGGTGAACTCTTCTTGATATTCACGCATCTCAGTACTTGCTCGTCCCATCTTTAACTCCTTGTTTGCTATGACTCTATTATCTGTCCAAAAAGGACTTCGGTCAACTAGCAACCATACAAAGTTGAAGGGTATTCAGATGTTCAAACAATTCCTTCTTGCTAGCAAAAGTAGGACTATCGTATACAATACTGTCACAGTCAAAGAAGAACGCGAACTCTACCGGATCCACGCCACATCGACGTGAATAGAACCCAATCTCAACGCCATCATCAAACACAGTGTAGTAGTCTGTGTGATTAGATGTGAAATCCTTTTTACTAGTCAGCTTCATTGTATTCATTCCTCTTCCGCAAAGCCGTATCCACCACGGCATGATTCATCGCACGCTTGGATGATTGTGTAGATCCTAGTCTTATCCTCAAGCCACGCATTGTAGGCGTAGCTATGTGCCTTGCCAAGGTTATCGCTTTCAAAAAGGACTTTGGTGTGTCCGTAGCTCCAGTGATCCTCTGGGTCGGTACATTCAAACACTTGGTACCAGCTCTTCTGGTAACGTGGGTTGCCTTCCCAATCAAACTCCATACCTGGGGGCAGTGATGTTTCTACTGTGATCATTTGTATTCATTCATCAAACGGTCCATTTCACGATCAAAACCAACGATGGCCTTGGCCTTGTACTTGAGTGCACGACGAGCATAGCGGTTAGCTTCATCTGTCGATTCTGCCAACTCAACGAACGCTTTGTATGAATCGGCCTTCTCGATAAAGTCGACTACTGTACCCAAAGCGATATAAAACATGGATTCGATTTTCATTATATTCCCCTTATTTTGCCAAACCAGCATTCGCACGACACATCCCAACACACTTGCCTGTTGGCTCGCCCGCAACAGCAATTGCTAGCATGATGATCAAGACTGTTGCGATTACGAGTTTCATTATGTTCTCCGGTTGATGTGTCCAATTATACACCGTTTTGGACTTCGGACAACAAATAACCTTCAAAATAAGGTTGGTACTTTATACCTTACTTCGCTTCCTGTGCGTAGTAATAGAACGGTGCGGCAATGCCACGATCTGCAGACCACTTCTTAGCGATTTGTTCGGCGATCTCTTTGGTGGATGCCTCAGCTACCTTACGCTCTGAAGAGTATCCACGAGTGCAGCCACCATATGCAGCGAAGAATTGCATCTCAATCACTTCAAATGCCTTAGCGACCATCTCGCTTGGTTTAATCACTTCGCAGTAGTATTCTGCAGCACCGGGGATGTCTGGGAAGTATTGTGATTTGTCCATGATGTTTCTCCTTACTCGCAACGGTCGTTAGTGAATGTGCCAAAGATTGGACCTGTATGTTCAACCTTCTTGCAGGTAGCGGCAACCAACACACGCTCAACGCACTGGGTAGACTTCAAGCTGTTGTTGTATTGATAGCGAGTACAAACTGACTTCTGACCTGAATATGTGTCCAACACCCTATCAGAGCCAAAGCCTTGATCAATAGCACACACGAACAGCAAGACAGGCATTGCAATGATGCAACCCAGGATCAAGTGAGGAATGAAGTCTAGTGGATTACGCATGATGCTGTCCTTTGTTTGCTATGACTCCATTATCTGTCCAAAAAGGAAAAAGGACAACTAGTGTCCTTCTTCTTTGTATGGGTATTACAGTCTCATGCTTAGCGCGTTGTTGATTGCCTTTGCGACTGCCCGCATTTCATCATTCGACCCGAAGTTGATTTGCTGTGTAGTTTCGCCATTCTTATTATGGACGAATACTGCGAGCTCATCATCTGACACTTTAATGTCATAGTAATAATCCTCGTCGGGGCATACTGATACGGTTACTGCTGTGTCAATCATTTCAACTGTTCCTTCACTTCACATGCTTTCAGCATTGCCATAGCGACTGCTCGCATCTCTTCGACTGATCCAAAGCCGATGTAAATCTCTTGGCCGGCCGACTCCTTATACGTGACAGTCAACATCTCGCCAGCACACACTTGATATTGGTAGTCCTCTTGAGGATACACAGTAAACGTCACATCTGTTACAATCATTACATCTCCAATTTTGCTTTGATTTCCAAATAGAACTGATGGTACTTGGCCATCCGTGCTAGGTCTTTTTCTGTGACACCCTTCAATCGACGGATATCGCTGTTGTGTCGCAAGTCAGCCATCTTGACTTTCATTGCATCTGTGTTGCTGAAGATCACTTCCTTATACTCTTCTAGAGTTTGGCCGCGTTGCTTAGTCAAACACTTGAGAGCAGCAATCACTCGCTCACTGATACCAGCATCGCGCAAGTCTTTGTATGTGACGTTTGTGTCCTCAATCACATCATGCATCAAAGCCATGCACATCAACTCTTCATCAGCCGACTTGAGGTAATGCATCACTTTCAGCGGATGGAGAATATATGGGGCACCGCCTTTGTCGAATTGGCCATGATGTGCATTGGTTGCAATCAATAGTGCTTTGTCTAACATTTCGCCGCGTTTCATATTACCTCCTGTTGTGCTTCCATTATCTCCGATTGTGGAGAAAAGGTCAACTGGCTATTCAATGCCCCTCAACACATTCTCAATCTTACGCATCTGCTCAGCTGTGATTCGCAAGTGATTGGTCTTACGGCCTTGTTGACTGATTTGAATATCAAAGCCATATGGATAGTTGGATTCTTCCAATGGCAGTGGAGCTACCTGAAACAATTGCGCATCAATGTAATTTGAATTCGTACTCATCGCTATCTCCTTAGTCCAACAACCAAACTTCGCCTTCGCGCTTCTCTATGTCCAGCAGCTCCAAGTCAGACTCATATTCACCGCCGTTATAGGAACCACGCACCACCAACTCACCATCAAACCCTTCCAACCATTCTATCAATTCACGTACCTTCATTTCGATTCCCCTCGTTTGCAATGACTCTATTATAAGACCTTTTTGGACTTTGTACAACAGGTAAGCTTACATCCTAGTAGGATATTACTTCACCGATCAATACACAGATTTGAGAATAGAATCGAAATAAAACGTTTTCAATAGCGGTTTAACCGCATGGCCCTGCTGCGGGAATATCAATCAGGCAAAAAAAGACCCCCGCATTAAGCGGGGGCAGAAGGATCCAATAAGGATCAGGGGAAACAACATGACAAAACTATATTGAAATGTACTACTGCCGCTCCTGCATGTAGGAAGCACTCGCCCAGTAATTCGGCCCATACCACCGCATTCACATTTCAATATAGAGACCGCTAGCGTACTTCACAGTAGGCCGGATCCAGTGAGGTCATCACCCTCGTTATGCTGACCGCTTCCCAGCGATTGTAATTACCACGATGTTACTCTTTGGCGTTGCTCTTCAAGTATTGTACGGCTTCGCCTTTATATTCAGTCAAGATGGTTTCAATCGCTGACAATTGAACTTCAACGGGTGTGGTCAAAGTGTAGACCATAGATTGGATTGCGTTCATATTAGTTCCTTTTATCTTTTCCAGCACAAGGCTGATTATACACGTTTCAGTTCAAAAGTCAACAGTTATTTTAAGAGGCCGAAGCCTCTCCGATCACGCCTCTGCTGATGCCAACAGATTCTTAGCGTTATGGAAGTACGTAGTCGCACCAGCCTTAGACATAGACAACTCAGACATGATCTTCTCGATCGCACCTGCCTTATTATCCACACCAACAACCTTCACGATGTCGATTGCCTTAGCTTGCTTCGTACCAGCCTTAGGGCCACGAGACAGCTTAGTCATCTTCACACCAGTCGCTTCGATTTTCATAACAGAGTTCATTTTCTTTCCTTTTTCACGTTTCAATGGTGCCACAGGGGCGATCGTTACAGGTGCCTTCTTGCGGGAAGGCTTCTTGTTGTCTTCAGGAAAACCTGGGTAGGGCTTCCCGAACTCACGCTTGTCATCTAGCAGCCACTCATTGTAGTGCTTCAGCTTGCGTGTTAGGTATGCTTGGTCAGTCATCTGTGTTCTCCTTAGTATGCCTCTATTATAAGGCATTTCCTTGAAAAGGTCAACAGTTAATTGACCAGCATATACTTGGCTAATTCAGCCCAGTTCTTGTTACCAGAGTTTCGGATCTTAGTAACGTTGATCAGTGTACGCAAAGAGATCTCGCTTGCAACATCTTTGTTCGCACGAATAGTCTTCAATGCATCTTGCTTGTATGACAATGGAATCTCAGGCAAGAACTCAGCTGCAGACATGATTGATTCCATACGCTCAATCTTCTGGTCTGTGGTCATAGACAAGTCAACATTCATTGCTCGGCTACGGATAGCTTGAGAGATACGGTCTTGAGCCATGTTACTAATGAACACAACACCACCCTTGAACTCAAAGCTACGAGGCAGGCCGTCGTCATTGATAGATGAATTCCATGTGATGATACGCTTGTCGTATGAATCCAAAGCACCCTTCAACAAGTTCAATGCATCTGGATCCTTCAGAATAGAATCACAATCATCGAACACCAAGATTGCATTCTTGTTCTCACACAAAATCTTATACAGACCCTTAGCAGTCGAGAAGCCTTTCACGACACGGAAACACTTACGTGTCTGAACAACCGAACCGACTTCCATCTCAGAGATATCAGTCAAGCCAGCAGCCTTCAAAGCCTTCATCACAGTATATGACTTGCCCAAACCACCTTCGCCAGTCACGACGCAGCTAGCAGTCTGGCCAGTAGCAACCATCGTTACCAATTGCTCAGTGAAGGTGAAACGGTCGTTGATCGCAAACTCTTCCACAGCCTTAGGCTTTACAGGAAGAGCAGCTGCCATGCTTTGAATCTTACGCTTCAAGTAGTCACGGTTCTTAGAGCTAGCAACAACAACACCATCCAACTTCGCAACGAACTGGTTGCCTTCAAATACGATATCCATGTTTTCCCTTTGTTTGTTTCTGAGTCTATTATCTTCGATTCTGTCAAAAAGGTCAACTAACGATTTGTGCTAGCATTTCCTCTTTGATTTCCTCTTGACACTCAACGCAAACAGATTCGCCGTTAACCATCTTGAATTCGCCCTTAGGCTTCTGACCACCGCAATGTGGGCATGTCTTTACGCTTCCCAAATACGCTTGAGTAGTGCTTCCTGCACCTGACTGATAAAAGAATGTAGCCATGTTGATCTCTCCTTAGTATGACTCTATTATAAGTGATTTCTGAGAAAAGGTCAACAAGTAACCTTCTGCTTTGTAAGCTTAATCTTCAACCACTTCAACAGGAGTCTCAAGACGTGCCTCGTGATATACCGATTGCTCAGTTTGAGCACGTAAGCTCAGTTCGATCTTAGCCATAATTTCAGCAACAGATTTAGGTGCATACAGGTGTGCAGTCATAGCGATGATTGAGTTCATTTGATTTCCTTTGTTTGTATGTGTCTATTATCTTTGATTCTGAGGAAAAGGTCAACGAGTAACCTTACACCCCAGAAGCTTATTAAGCTGCCTTCAGTTCCGCAGGAATACGTGAACGTGCTGACATCTCAGCCAACTTAGTAATCAGAGCCTTCTTAGCTATGATAGAGCCACCAAAGTAGTACTTCGTCTTTTCGCGACGAACACACTCAACCAATCTTGGATGATCGCCGCCACGATAAAAAGCGTGTGCATATGCGCCTGTCAGAGCCATCTCTTCCACTAGCAAAGTCGCACCTACTTCAGTCAATCGCTCATCAGCATCAATGATTGCTTGTTCAGCAGCCTTTTGAGCCTCACGCTCTTGACGATCCGCTTCGCGTTGCACTTGATATGCGGCTTCCATCTTAGGGAGCTCCATACGAACCATCTTACCAACGTCACACATCGCTTCGAGTGCAGCAGCATAATTCTTGTATGCATCTAGGTCGTCTGCAACCTCATCAGTATCGCGGCCTCCGGAAGAGTTAGATAGCGTGATTCTCCAACCAGGCTCAGTTGCCGTGCTAAAGCGACGATCAATATACAGAGTGATCGAATCGCCACTCCAGAAGCCAGTCACCTTACAGCGAATCGATCCCATACCGTTGCGGCCAATGTTGACCAAATCATACTCAGCGATCTTATACATCATTCATCCTTTGTTTGCAATGACTCTATTATAAGGTCAATTGAACATTCAGTCAACGAATAACCTTCAACTTTGTAAGCTTACCAAGACGCACGATTCAAGTAGGCAAACACACGATCTCGGACCACTGTATCTGTGGCTTCTGAGTATACTTCTTCTTTCGACAATGCATCAAGCAGCGCATTGATAGTGCTGTCAGTCAATGCATACTTCCCTGCGAAGGTGATCAATTCAGCGACAGCAGCTTCGCCATCATCAGAAAACATACCGAATTCGTAATTAGTCATTCATCTCTCCTTCAACCACCTCATCCAAATAATGCATCCAGTCATGGAATTCGATTTCGAATTGCTTTGGATCGACTGCACGCAATAATGTGCCGCGGCCATACTCGCGACCGCTTAGCATTACCGCAGGGAAAGACTCATTCATCAGCATTTCAAATTCATCGATTGTATACATTATTTCACCTCTACTTCTGCGTCTTCCAAGCCCTCTGCTGTGAATGTCGTTGATTTCACTTTGATGTCAACAGCACGGATTGACTCATACACCGCATCACGGAATTCAGTCACTAAATCTGCGAAGTATTCCTCTGCAGTTGTTTTTGCATCGCCAATCATCGCTGCAGCATCTGCATGATTATTATACTCGTTCGACATATCGCAGCCCATCTCGATGTGTGCCTCCACTTGCCCTGCAACGATTTGAATGGCTAGTTGTTTGATCAACGCCTTGTCAAATAACAGCTTTTGCAGCATGTAATGTGGAACAAACAACTTCTCGTCTTGTGGTAAAATAATCATGTAGATCTCCTTTAGATGACTCTATTATAAGGGCTCTTGGAAAAAAGGTCAACCAATACCTTACTCAGGCATAAGGGTATTATGAGGGATGTTGACTTCTTTCACAGGATGTGGTAGTGAACGGTCTTTCGTGAAACAACGCCATTTGCCGTTACCGAACAGATATGCGTAGTCGTATCCTGCATTCAGAATCTCTAGTGCAGAGTTTGCATACTCGACACCACTTTCATTATCACCAAAGCGACACACCGTGCCGTCATTGTCGAAATTACGGATTTGAGGACCTTTCACCAATTCGCGCATAGCCTCATACGAATTGTGATGCTCAACCAGAATCATACCAACATGATCAGGGTAGCCGTCATAATGACAGTAATTGCCTTCTAAACGAATGCCGTTGTCAAAACCAATAAAGCTGCGTGTAGACATTAGAAACTCCCTTTAAACATAACAGCGACGACATAATCATCTTCAACACTACGAAACACACCAACAACCCAATCATCCTCTACTCGTTCGAACACCAATGGATATGAAGGATCGTCAGCAATCACTTCTGCTGCAAGTTCGAACATGTCGTCACCTGCAAAATCAACAGAATCTCGTGATGACTCACCAACTTCATAATCACCCATTTCAGTATTGAAAGAGACGGTGTAGTCACCGTGAGCGATAATCGTTTTCATATGTTCTCCTAATCAATGACTGTATTATAATGGGTTTTGGAAAAAAGGTCAACCAATAAGCTGACCAACCTGAAGCTTATTGTGAATACATTTTTGTTTCCATACCTTCTGTAATCATAGCACTATAGCCTTCCTCACCACCAATAGCCAAATCGACCCACTCATCGAACACATCGTTTAACTCTTCTTGACTAGCTTCTTCCCAAAACAGAATCTGATCACAACTAGCAAAGTCACTACCACGTTGTAATGTCACATTCACAGTACTTCCAGAAACATTACCATCTGCATAGTAACCACCATCTTCAACAGAAACAACCTCAACCAAACCAAATTTTGACATAACAGACCTTTCTAAACAATGACTGTATTATCAGACCAAATTCCAAAAAGGTCAATCAATACCCAACCAAAGTGTAAGGTTACTCGACCGGGGGCTCTTGGCACTTTTGTTTCCGATAGAGATAAAAAAAGGGAACCTTTCGGTTCCCAATTTTATTCTTCGTTTGCTACTTCTAGTTCACACATTTCTAAAAACTTAGCATAATCAGCTTTACTCATTAATACCCAAGAAATATCATATTCAATACAATAATTGATTAACACATAATCACTATTATTTTTCAAAAATGAATCATACTTAGCTACCATTTCATCAAACTTAGCTAATTCTAACTCACCTTCATCATAATCAAAAAGTTCCTCTTTATTTTGAACTTTAACACTATCGACTACCTCAGTATTATATTTGTCTAAGAAATAGCCACAATAGCGAATTCCTTCTACTTTAAAATATGACTCTAAAGAATCAAATTCTGTTTCAAAAGTTAACGAATCTTCATCCACACCAAAACTAAACACTTTTGTATTCATTTCAAATTCCTTTTTCATTAAAACAGAAAACCAATTATAATACAAAATTCAAAAAAGGTCAAACCTTTTTCAATTAAGCTTACAACTCAGTCAAGTACTAGTTGACCTTTTCTTCAAAATCACAGATAATAGACGTTCAAGAGGAGAGATCATGTTAAAAACGATCGATGTGACACTAAACGAGCAACAAGTCGCTTTAGTGTTAGGAATGATCTGGGAGTGCCGCGAACATGGCATTTTCGATCAAAGTGAAACAGAATTAGTCAATTACACAGAACGACTATTCGAAGATCTAGAAAACGAACTTTTTAGCCAGGAGCAGTAAAATGAGCAGTATCGATCAAGAGTTGGAAGAATTGGTAGCACTCTGCGAAGAGTACGATTATTGGAACAATCAGCAGTCTGAGTTTGACGTTTATGGCGACAATGCTTTTGAAGGAGAGTGAAAATGCGTAAGTATATCGTGACCAAGCAGAACAACGACGGTAGCTATGATTCGGTAGGAATGAACAACCGATGCATCATCAGTGGCTATAAAACATACAAAAACGCATTCAAATTTGGAATCAATCCATTTGGCTGTGGAAAGACCTGTAAAGTAGAAGTATATTACAATACTGTGCAAAGCAATCCAACAGAAGTATTCTATACAAAGACTTTCTAACACTATCCCTCTAGTTGACGTTTTGTTCAAAAAGAGGGATAATTCACACATGAGTTCGAACAGTCAAACTGGGGATGGACGGCATCTGCGCCTTAATAGCCACCGCAGCACAAAAGCGAAAACGTCCCATTTCATTATAGCATACTTTTGAGCTTTTGGCAACTAGAGCAGATTGCTCACTTTCGTGTGGGGATTTTTGCCACTTTTACTCTAGTTGACATTTTTTCAATTTTATAGTATAATGCAAATTAAGTGTCAATCTCTATTTAATATAGAGAGGGACCAATTCGTGCCACTTTCTGAAAGTGGATAGCACTGTTTAGCTATACGCTTAGCTAGTACTAGTTAACGTGTAGTAGTGCGTACAATGCGATGTCTGAGAGTATCACAATCGCATGTTTAGTGGGTTTGCATTATGAAAAGTAGTGTGATTCAGCGCAGAAACAGTGGATGTCTGATACTAGCTGAGACGCATATTGTGTGGGGATTTTTATGGGCTATTCAGTTTCCAACAGATTTTGATTCTGGAAACAAAATAGCTATGGATGTATAGAATGGAGTAGCATGTAACTACGCATAAACACAGGGAAATATAGGATACGCCTAGAAGCGATTATACGCAGGAATACGGCATTTACAGCTGTACCGGACTAGGCCATTGGCTGATACTTTGCTCGGCTGCTTAACGCTGTGTCTGATGCTTTACAAACACATATAATCCGCTGTATTACCCCATATAAGTTTAAGTTGATGCCGGGATTCTCGGTATATTCCCCGGCTGAATATCACTATTATTCTCTGACCGTCTATACTACCCCCATATAAGTTTAAGACGGGGGTGTATTCTCTTACTTGCTGGACTACTTGTTGTCTATACTATAGTCTAGTGCCATTGCTGTGCCGATTAATATCGTCTATAGAATGGATTGAGGTCTACATCTATTGCTTCTGGAAAGTCTTCTGCTAGAATTTGCATCTCTGATTGCAACTCTAGGTATCTTCTTCTAGCTTCATCTTCCTTATCTCTTCTCTCCACTATATGAGCTCCCTTTTTAGCAAGCTCTTGCATTCTATGAAGATCATATCCGGATATCTCATGTCTCTTATCATCTAACAGCTTTCCCATTATCATAGACATGAATGCTAGTCTATCCTCTAGCTTCTTTACTCTTTGTTCCATACTGATATTCATACAAAGTGGTCTTCTATCTTCTTAACCATATCACCGATTGCTTTATCATCTGGTTGCAATGCTGTTATGCATTCCGCGATTACTGCTACCGTATACTGGTCAATCTGTTTTCCTACTAACATCGATGTAAGGACGTTTCCGTCTTCGTCTACGCAATATGCATTCATCTCTTTTAGCAACCTTGCTATTGTCTTATCCATCATCTCCCTCTCGCAATCTCATATCTAACTTGACCTAGGTTAACGCATTTTGCACGTAACTCTCTCACATCATCACGTTGCTGGTCTGTCCAGTTCTTTTCACCAATATCATGGTAAATTACAAATTGCCTTTTATAATGATCAAGAAGGGCGTTTGTTTGTTCCCAGTTCACTCATTAACTCCGAAGTGGTTTAGGATCGCCAAATAACCAGCAGAACCATTATGAAAGCTCGCATCGCTTATATCAGCACATTGCTTAGCAATCATCTCGGCAAACTTTTGCATCGTCTCTGAATCCATTTGCCACATATCATAACGAGGAATATACGCCGCTTCAACGTGTCTAGCAAAGTTTTCAACATGCTCGTTCATCTCTTAACCCCAAAACATTTTTCTAACAAAACTAAACATAATCATAAAGATTGTAAAGTATGCAGCCGCACCTACCATTAACAGATATACAATAGCCCAAACGCCTGCACGGTCCCCTTCACTCATCTCATACCCAACGTCAATAACGTCTGACCAAGCGATAACAACAACATTGCTGCCAAAAACCTAGGGAAAGGAACACTGCTCAACAATCCCCCACCGATTATTAACAGGATCGAACCAAGTATTATCTCTACCACTGGTTAGCCCTTTGATTGTGTTACAAAGTGTTCTCTGATCGCATTACCAACATCATACCACTGATCAGTTATACATTCATCTGCGACCGTAGCACACTGCTCAATAATCAAATCCGCGAATTCTTGCAGCCTTACATGGCTAATACAGTGTTCCACCTGCGCTTTGATAGCGATTTGTCTAATCTTTTCGTTCATTGCTCTATTCCAAAATGTTTTCTAACTCTCTTTGAACACTCACTGACAACATATCCACTCGATTCCAATTCAGATACCGTCCAGCATTGCTCTATACACCGCTCGATAATCAACTCAGCAAACTTTTTACGGAATGCGTCTTCCCAAAGATAGTTTACTTCACCACATTCAGGTACATACTTTTCAGAAATGGTCCAAGCATAGGCATCAGCCTCTGTGATAAGTTTTACAATTCGTTCGTTCATACATTACCCAATCCAATACGGCTGTACCCCAACTTGGTGACAGTCTGTTTATCCAACACGCGTGTTGGTTTTGTTGGCCAATACCTTGTATCTACAGTTTCACCAGTTAGTTGATATCTAAAGTCTGGATCATATACCATAGCACCATCTGAACGGTATTCTGGGTTACTATCCCTATAACGAAATATCACACCACGACACATGCAGAATGACCAACCTTTATCTGTCCACACAGGGCCATTCTCCGTACCAATGTATTTGACAACGTTGCCCCTATACATTTCGTCAATCGCTTGATGCCAGTTCATTCCTCGACTCCGAAGTACTTACGAACCTTCTTTGCAAAGTGCCCACGGAGGATCTCATGGTCAAATGCGAAAAACAATCCCGCGCACAAGAACGTAGTTAGCGTCAATGCGACAAAATAAAATAAAAAAGCATCCATCATTCGCTTTCCCTATAGTGCCATTGCGTGTTTTCCAGCGGCCTATCAAGATCTGCTGGATCAACCAATGCAAATAATTCACCTCTCAGGACGTGTTGTGCTGGCGTATATGAAGGAACATAGCAATCATCATGCATTTTATCCTTCCATACCCATCCATGTACACGAATCGCTGGCTTTGCATCCATTACTTCATCCTTAACATCTCAACCAGCTGTTTTCCGAGCTTAGCTTCGAATTCTTCCTCAGTACGGCATAATGCATCCATTGCAAATTCCATAGGCAACGTCAACACTATTTCCATCTCCGGAGTAAGCGTATCGGGGTTCATCTTTATATGTCTGCTAATTAACTTCATCGAATCCCCAATACATTCTTTACATCCTGAGCCTTGGCATCCATACCAATCTTAAATGCTTTATTCATCAGGCGCGCCACTTCCTCTGGCGTATATGGTCTATCATTGACAAACTGAATAATGTTTGTTCGCGACAGATCACCGTCCCAGCAACACATAATGTCACCCTCATCATTCGCTAGAAAATGCGTTTTACTCATACAGTCTCCACAATATCACCAACCTTTTGTATCACCACTTTCGTCTTTACCTCAACGATATTGAGCGGCAGACTCTCTTTTTCATTAACACCAGAAGACTTTCTCCAGTAATGAACATACACTTTGGCATCCTCAATCGACTGAAATAGCTTGGCAGCAGCCTTATTATCAGTACACAACCCATCATTTCTGATGAACATCTTGCCATACTTCGCTATCCGCAGTGCATACATCACTCTACCCCGAAACGCTCGTCACTTTGTTCCGCTCGCCAATCAATACCAAAATATTCTAGTATCTTGTAGCCGCCCTCATTAATCTCGGCGCTATCCTTCTTATTTGCTTCGTCCCAAATGATATTAGCACATTGAACAACAATCAGCTCAGCGAACTTTTCAATATCTGCTACATTAACATATCCAACATAACGACCAGCAACCTTCGTAGGCATACATTCACCCAACAAGTCAGCTTGCTCTCCGATTCGGTTGATTCGCGCTTCAGCCAACGACTTATTACGGACTTTCACGAAAGCCTCGTAATTTTCTCGCGTACCAATCTGATATCCACCATCACCAGCGTGAATGTCAGCGCCTGCTTTAATTTGTTCATTCATAAACCAACCTGTACTCCAAATACACAATACACTTCAAACCACTTATCAGGCGGATTCTCAATAAAATATGGATTGACGCTGAATCTCATCCCGTCTGGTCCCCATTGCCAATGCTTGATGCCAAACCGAATGTTAAACCAAAGATTACTCATTGGCTGATTCCAAACCTATCCAATATTGCTGCACCGATATTCTTACGCTGATCGTGCTCCATCAATCCAGCAGTCAAAGCACATTCCCTAACAACAAGCTCTACTAGCTTTTGATGCATAATATCACCAAAATGCTCACCCTCATCAATAACATCACATGCATACTGATGTGCCTGATCGACCAATTCTACCATATATTGATTCATTCCACAACCCTCACTAATCGGATTTCACCACTACAATCAAAGAAAAACACAGTATTCATGTCTCTCGCATGTCCTAGATTGATACAATTCATCCGCGCTGCAAGCAAATCTGCTTCGTTTCCACGATGAATCGCTATTGGCAACGCTACAAACAATAGCAATGCCATCATGATGGCGCCCAACGCGCACAACAACCACATCATTGCTTCTTCAACCTTTAAACTCATCACTCACCTCAATATGCATTGCGTCAACATGCTTGACCTTAATCATTTGTCTTCTACCCAACGAAATCCACAGTCTTCGCAATGACAATAGTACTGTCCACCACCTGTTAGATTACCAAACTCATTTTCGTGAGCCTTGTATTCCTTCACAGCAAAAGGATGATCACATGAGATCTGATTGTTTGCTTCACGAGTCTTTAGCTTGTTAAACTCATCAGCAATCTGTTCTTTTGTGTATCTAATCTTCTTCTGCTTATTATGCAGATCAATAATCAACTGCCGCTGTTCTTCTGGCAAGTCAAAGAATTGTTTAATGTCCATCTTGTCTCCACGTTGCTAGTGGTACCAACTGCTCGAGTGTAAGTTGTTCTGCTTTCATTGCAGCTTCGAGCATAATTTGCAATGTAGATACAACAAACCCACTAGCCAATGCTGAATAGATGCAACGATCAAGCACTTGAAGGATCTGGATAGCTTTTGGCTCATCATCCCACATCTCAATCAACGGAAGCATCGATTTGTCTAGCTGATCGTCGGGTGCTTCTAGCAACAATGCCTTCAAGCTACTCATACACTACTCCTATATTGACGCCCTCTACGCAGATATTCAACTGCCTCGTCCATATTACCATTACATGCCGTCAACGCTTTCTTGCATTCCATCATCGGACAATCAGTCTTTTCGCGCAACAGCTGGACATCAGCAGCAGTGATTGACTTCTTGCCTTCAAAGATTGCATCGGATGCAGCCACAACATCATCAATTATATGTTCATATGCTTTCGATGGCAACGGCAACGTAACACCATATGCCTCGGCAATGTCTTTGATGTGCTTCTTCGATTGTAGGTTCTCAGCAGAATTAACACCATTGCGAGGCATCTTCATCTGTATCATAGCAATACAGTCTTGCGCGATCAGTTGTGCGAACTTACGGTCATATGTTAGCGGTTCCCACACCAACTCACCAGCACGTTGAGGGCCATACAGCTCTGCAGCATAATCAACAGCCTGCTTGGCAAACATTGCAACTCTATCAGTCATAATGCAGCTTCTCCACATACAGAATGGCTGATGGAGGAATCCAATACTTACCATTGCTGCCTTTGGTAAAGACGTATCCGGCAGTAATCCAAAACCCATTCTCGATGTCACCAATGCTACCAACATCTACGAAGTAAATGTTTTCTGTGGTCTGTGTTTTGAATCGATAAAAGCAATAATACTTCGACATTTTAACCTTTCAGTCTTCCAGAATCGAATGCAGCTTTCAGCCACAACAGATGATTGGATTGCTTTCCTAGGTCTGATTGAAAGCCATTCAAAGAATCCCAAAACCTCTCACCTCGAGAGCCGTAGTTCTCAATCTCACAGAACCAATCCTCGAAAGAATCGTACTGGTAGATTGTAATCTCGTCGATTGATTCTGACTTATCCAATGCGTCCTGTGCCATAGCGGTAGCAAGACCAATACGCTTCATTACCTGCTTTTGGTATTCTGTTAGGTCTGGATTACAACCATACACAATCAACTCACGCGTCGATCGCAACACATCCTGCATGAATGCAATTGTTTCTTTATCTGTCATATCAACCTCCAAAGTAATGGATTAGCTTATCCATACAACGGATCAACTCCATATTACCAACAACATCATCTGGATGCAACCAAGCACCCTTCTTATGCTCTTTTAGCTCTTTCTTCAACCGCTTGCGACAATCTTTGAGGTTGTCCAACGTAATTCGATCTGCAGTCTCAAAATCCAACAATACGCCCGTCATTGCGGCACTCCAATCGCTTTACAATTCTTATCGCGCGGCAACGTGCGCTCACACTCTTTGATAGCTCGACGGTATTTCTCGGCATCAGCAAATGGCATTGTGTTGAGGATTGCACAGATGAAGAACCCCAACAAAATACACCACAGATTATCTTTAGTCATAAAATCTTTCATTGCTTGATTATAATATCGAAGGGGGAATGCGACAACGCCTCTGTCCATAACCACCATAACACCGCTCCCGCGATTGCAGTTATTACTTTGGACATTAATGTGTTGGGAACACCACCGATGTTATATTCACCCATTGTGTTGAGGAACACAATCACATATGCACCAGTGAGATACAACAACACTACGCATACGGCAATGAACCCTATGATGGCCATCAATAGTCCTCATCCGCATTTGCTTCAACATATTGTTCAAGCTCGAGCTTTGCAGCAAGATACTTCAATCGCAGCTCGTGGAATGTTGGGTCAATCACGTCGTCCCAATTGGAATAGCCATCAAAGCAATAATCGAACCCTTCTGCATCCATACGGTATGCTACGTTATTGAATGGGTTCTCATCGTGTTCGTAATTTGTAGTCATCATTAATCCTTAAAATGGAATATCATCATCTTCAAATCGATCATACACTACTTTTGGTAAAGGAGCAACATACGATTCGTTGTCGAAGTTTTCAAACACAGTGCGCCACTCACCACCCATATACCGCAACCGGTCTTGGTTATCTGTTAGGATTTCTATCTTTTCTAGTGATGAAAAGTCGCCACTAGGGCATCCCAGGACAGTGATGTAACCTTTATAGAATACACCACGCCATGCACCATTCACTACCCAGAAGTCGAACTCATCGCTATTGCGCTCTTGTTCAACTTCAACTAACAGGCTGGGCTTGCCTTGAGTGCCAAGTATCAGCTTCATAACCAAACAGCCATCAACAACATTACAATTATCAACACAAAGTCGATTAAGAATAGCGCGCCTGCAACTGCCTTGGCCCGCCAATGACCGCCCGATGCATCTTCAACGATGCACGCGACGATAGTGAAGATGATACACGTAAAGAAGATCTTACAAGTTATTTCAATCATTTTTTATCCATCTGTATAACAATTTCAATGAATGGGTCGCTACTACCATCATACATGATCAACCAGCCTTTAATAATGTTGACCACTTCCGAATAATTATCGGTCTCGACATGAAAGGATTGATTATACTCGTCTGTAACTCTTACATGATATGTCATTTCAAAGGCACTCCATAGTAACGATACCACTCACGCTTCATAGCAATGCGTTCATTGATACGCTGACGATTAATCACATACGCATTATCATCAGGCACCCAATCATTATACAATCCATTGTCGATGAATACTTGGAAGCATGCTTTACGCTCAGGATCGAGATTGTATTTGCGTTTGGTCAGCTCAGCGATCAACATTAGATATCGCCGATGGAGGAACTTGCCTTTGTCATAGAAGAACTTGACATGGCCTGCATTGAGTGTATAGAATTTGCCGCCTTTGGGCAATCCGTTCTTAGCGACGAGAGAACGACGAAGAGAGCCCATCACCATAGGGAGCTCTCTATACTCAGCCATCAGGTGCTGATCGGTTAGTTCTTCAACAGGGAGTACGTTAATTCTGGTCATACTTAATTATACCACAAAAACGTATCCCGGTCAACAGTTAGTACAAGTGTTCCGAGTACAACCTACCTGGTGCACTACCAAGGTCTCTGCGGATCTGACCTTGTCTTTCAGCAACGATCCACGCATCTTCTCGCGTCAAGAATTGTCCATACTGATTGACGAATCCTTGTTCTTCGCGGACGACTGTCTCCATCAAATCTTCGGACAGATTGCTGACGATATGATGCATGTTCTCATCCCAATGGCGAGCTGAGATAACGACTAGTGGTTTTGCAAAGCTGAAATGGAACCTGTTTGCTGCAGCAACGATTCGTTGATTGAGGCCGTAACACTCCTTACACAAGTGACGACGTTTGTGTCCTATGAACTCGCCCTTGCATTGACCGCACGTACCCATATACATGCCGTTATCATGCTTCCAATCTTCAATCCAGTCTTTGTCTGTTGGTTTTTTATACATTAGTATGCCACAATCAATGCTAAGAACACCCACCATCCGCTATAGTCGCCTTGGATAATGAATGCTGTAAACGCGAGGAATAGCGCTAACCTTACAACATCATATGTCAGTTTGTTCATCCTGCTTCCTCTTCGCAAACATATGCTCAAGCGCCTCAGCGAATCTTCTTTTATCATCATCCGTCCATTGCCCACTTGGTTCCAATCCTCTGCTACGCATTATGCATGGACATACAGGATCGTTGCCTTGTGGCCCCATACATGCGCACGGTGTAATCATAAACTAAACTCTCTCAAAATGTAGTATGGTTTATCGTACCCTTGTGGGGGGCGATAGTTTGGATACATCGCCTTACCAGTTAGCTTAATTACTTTAGTCGTATACTTAACTGGATAGCGGTCAGTGAACCACTTTGGAAAGTGATCTTGCTTCAAGTGCTCAAACCAATTGGAGGGATATGAATACTCGCGCATGTATGTGCCCAAATCTTCTGCATACACATATGCAGTCATACGAGCGAGCATCTCAGGATACACCTCATCCATTTTGAATCTAATAGAGTCTGGCGGAAGACGAGCATCGATATTGAAAGACTCACGATCGAATCTTCGCTCATTCACTTGGAACGTTGCTTCTGAATCGAATTCTGAAGGACGGGTGGTATACATTACTTAAACATCCCTTCATTAATTCCCATCTTAACGAGGTCAGGCATGATCACGTTCGTGAGCTGTTCTGCAATGCTGGTGTACACCTGACGGATCTGCGCTTCACGCGATGAATACTCATTGGTAGATGTTTTGATCTCTACTCGTTTGCCATTGATATCCATCACTACAGCAAAGTTATTCATGCCAGACAAGTAGTCCTTCATCACAAACACTCGACCTGAGACGGTGTTGGACTCAAGCTCAATAGACTTGATTATCTTGTCGCGTGCTGCTTGCTCCATCTCGCGCAACAAGCGAACTGATTCATCGGTCGGTGCTCTCTTCTCAGTCACTGTCGCAGTCAAAGTTGAAGCATTGAAGTGTCTGTTGACATATACTGTATCAAACATATTATCGAGCGAAGTTGATTTTGAAACAAGTCTTGCTTTTGAATTTGTGATATGCTACAGCAGCAAACGTTGGTGGCTTCTGTGGTTTATCTTTCTTGGGACGTGACGTCAACCACTCAACAGCAAGAGCAATGCTAACTAACACAACGACAAAACCACACACGATCAACAATCCAAACGTGTAGATCTCCATCCCTGCACCATTTAGCAAAATATCGCCAAGGTTATACAACGAGAATCCTAACCACATTGTGCTAGCAACTAAAGCAACTATCGCAACGACAGCCCAGAATGCTCCAGCAATAACGGCACGTGTATATTCACAAATGTCTGTACCATATTCTGGTCGAATTCGTGTAGTACCAAAGTTAGATAACCATAGATGCCACGAACGGCTAAGTGTTACTTCTTTCATGTTCTCTCCTGATATACTGGGATACCTTTGTACTCATAGTATACGTTGTTGTTGTTAAAAAGCCGCGCGCGGTCACCTGTTCCGATGAACTCGTGTATTTCAGCAGCCGTTAATATAAAATGCGATATTGGGCGATCGCCTGCTAGCTCGTAGTCCATCTTCTCAATGACTGTGCGATCTCTGAATATCGTCTTCATAGGATAGAGGCCATATCATTTAAGGATGCTGTCGTTGGAATGATGCGATTATATTGCAGCGTACTGATTTGATCGAACGGAACTTCAACGCGGTCGAATTGATCTGTGCCAGGAATGCCGGAATTATAGAATCCCCACACAAACGGTTCTGTCGTACCCTTCTTGTAGTAAACATTCTTGGTACATGGTGTGCTGATCTGCGCAAACTTCTCCAGCCCGTATGTTTTAGTATCCCAGTCATAACTCTGACGCTCGACATACCCAACATACTTCGCTTGATTGATAGACACAATACCCGTACACGTGGTAATAGCAAACACATCCTCGCCAGGCTGGATAGTCTGGCCAAATTTATTAGTGAATGGTGCGACAATGCGCTTTGACTTACTCATAATATAATCCTCAATTAACAACCATAGAAACTAACAACACGTATGTCAATGCGTGTAGTAATTGATCCAATCCCAACAAGGTCCAGAATGCTTCATGTTGATCTGGCTTCCACCCAAACTTCTGATTGAGTTTCATTTTAAGCCAATCGATATGATAATGCAACGTCATGTCGGTAAATCCAAGAACGACGCATGCAAGCGGTGCATACCACCAGAAGCATAGGGCAGTACCTAAGCCATGCAATGCTGCATGTAAGATACCACCGAAATGACCATATGTTCCTTTGTTCTGCCACTGGAATGGCTTTTGCAATGGAAAGTCGACAATGAAGTGCTTAACAAACAGCAGCGTGATTAGAATTAAAGTATCGTTCATGTACTTTCCTTTAGACGTTGAACATAGTCTTGGTATGCGATTTCATCGACATTGAGTCGCTTCAACCACATCTTGAAGTATACATCTAGCTGTGTACTACGTGGATGTGTGCTTTTATGATACAATTCAAAATCTTTACGATTCTGGATTTTATCGGCAATTAGCATCAAATTAACGGGCATTACCGGACTTAAACGGATGTTATCGGTAACCATAGTCATTACTTTATCGCTAAGGAATGCGTTAGCGACGTTGCGATACTCCATAGCGTACATCAACACTTCGCCTTGATCAGCAAACTCAATAGCAACATCTTTCCAGTTTGCGTTGAGCTCTTCATCGCTTTGCAACATCGGATGTAGGCAAAATGCTTCCATAGTATCCACGCTAGCACCCAACCAACGGAGGATCTTAATACCCTCATCGATGTGATTGATTAGCGGAACACCACTACGCTTGGCCTGACGCAAGCCGTAGAACTCAGAAATCATTTCATATGCTGTCACAACATCACCTTATGTTCCGTCCCATGTTTTATACCAACGCCAGAATGCTTGCTCCATAGTCTCATCATGCTTCCAGTCAGTACCCCAACCCATCATGCCGCCCTTCCATGAACCAGCTTTAGAGCCAAGTTCGATAGGAGACTCACAATTAATAGTTCGTTGTATCATACCAAAGAACGGAAACCAAGTAAACCATTTCCAACGCCATTCGCGTTCTTCACCACAGAGGCGAATCACTGCTTCTTGGATTATATTATCGCTTACTTTATGCTTTAGGGCAACGTAGTCGGCAACTTTAATTTGGACATCACCTGGGTCGCTTTCAAATACATCATACCAGCTGCGCGTTTTAACGCCACGACCTCGTCCGAACTGTGGGTATTTGTTTCGGTGGTATAGATCACCGTTCGGAAGTAGGAGATCGTGCCTTACAATAGTCCACTGCCATGGCATATCAAACGTCCACCACTTGTCTGCACCATGATAGATCCAGAACGTATCGTTATGGTAGGCAATACCATATTGTGGGGCCTCGTGCCCCCATTCTGCCCATGGCGTAGTCTTCCACAACGGAATCTGTACAAACAAGTGCCAGAGTCCAAGATTGAATACTACACGTGTCTCATCCCAACCATCAGATGGCCAGCGAAGTTTGAGGTGCCAGTGCGTATACTCGGACCACGTAAACATTTTAGTCATGCGAGTATTCGTCTACATCGAAGCCATCACGTGTTGCAGTTACACAAACATGATCATCAAACATTGCCAACATGACGTCTTGCATCTCCTCAGATTGAATCAACACAGCAAACTTTTCCAAAGCAATCAACTGTGGGTGTGTGAGGGCTGCTAAATCGCGTGTGCTTTGGCTGTATGATGAGTCACTACGAAGTGTGTATGTTTCAGCGCACCAAATATGATCTCCTTCACCGTCATACTCACCATACGATGTTAGATCTTCCAGCTCATCACCTTCAGCGTTTGTGAAGTAGGGATCGCCAACACTAAACTCGCATGTATCACCGTCATTAAAGTATGGTGTATACTGTGTCCAACGAATAGCATTCAGTTGTGGTACTTTCTCGAATATCTCGGCAGTCGTCTTCTTAAACAACTCTTGGGCTTTACTTTGAAAAGTCGCCTTAATAGCACGTTGCTCATCCAACAATGCATCAAATTCATTCATCAAATCGCTCATGGTTTTAGTCTTTCATTAAAAAGGAATATCAGCCCCGATCACGGAGGTAACGTCGACGTTATTGTCTCGACATAGCTTAAGCAGCTTATCGTTTCGTTTTCGGAGATCTTCGATCTCGGAATGCATTTTCAAGCGGTAATCTTTTCCAGGATTACCCTTGGCAAATAATGATGTCCAATAGTTGGCTGCTTCGTTCATACGAAGCCTCGCAATCATAAAATGGTCTTGTGGGATTGCATCTACCGTATGCCGCAGATCATACGCGCATCTACGTGCAAGCCTCACAAGCGTATTGTAATCGTCCAGCAATCCGTAGTATGCTGCACTAGTTGGAGGTGTGTAGAACAAGCGCTTAATAAACGACATCATTTTACATCTTCTTTCTTTTTACAATTGCGCATGATTGCGCTGCCATAACAGTATGAACTAAAATACGACGTATTCTCTTTACAGAATTTGTGTTCCGTCTCTACTTTATTCATTTGATCAGTAGTGCAAGAGTACTTTTCGGCAGCACTTTGCCACTCGGGCGTAGATGCTTTATACCCTTCGCTATTAAGTGTTCCACCATCACAACCAACCAGTACACCCAATACAATTGTACACGCAATAAACGCGTTTAAACGATTCTTCATAATATAAACATTCCTATTGCCAACCCAACACCAAACGCAATCAGACAAACGTTGAATAGCGCGACCGGATACCAAAAGTGGCTATCGATAATTTTAATCCACCAGGGGGATGTGTTTTTGCTTGGCACGGTTGTTCTTCTTCTCTGTTCCTGACATCCACGGCTGGATAGTCATGTTGTTGAGATACTGCTCCATTGTAGGAATGAATCCTAAATCTTGCTGGATGTGGTCTTCTGCCACATCTCTTGGAGAATACTCTTTCCCGTCCGAGTTGATGCGTGTACGACCAAAAGTTCTTTCGACGATGAAGCACCCGAACGCAGAGTGTAATATTGCCCTGTGTCGGATGTCAGGTACGGCTGCTTTGGAGCTGTCGATGAAGTCGTCGATGTCTGCATAGTCTTCTGGCACTCCCCCATACTTTTTTGCGTGGATTCTTCCATGGAGATATGGTTTCATTGTTAGTAATTGCGATGATTCGTAGGCTCGTCATATGAGTTGACGAGCTTAACTACATTGAATATTAACGCTGCGACAGTAGTAAAGAATAACGGAATGGCGATGTTTGGCGGCATTAGGCTATCGTAGAATTGTGGCCACGTCCACACCTGGATTAGCAATAACATCCACCACTTTAGCTGGATCGATATTGCCTTCCATAAACCAATCAATTTACTTTTCATTCTTTTTCCTTGTTGCATTGAATGATGGCTCATATTCCAGATACACATCAAATGTACCGATGAGATTCATTTTACTATCATACAAAATGAAAGGCAACGAATCGTTTACCCACGACTCATGTTCCCAACCATCATGGTTACTACGATAATCGTCAGCGCATTTTTCTGCCAACATCTCATATTCCCACTCATCTGTTGGATCGATCTCAACACGTCCATACTCAATCTCATAACAACGCTCACGTGATAAGTTAGAAACGTCGCTGCTTGGCCAGACGTGAGGATAGTAGTAGTACTTCAAAGCGTGGCCCACAATTCATCGATGTTGTATTCAAAACGTGCGTTCATCTTGAATAAGACTTCTTCAGGAACGTTGTGGACGTTCTTGAAGTTGCCCTGACACAACACGACTTGTGGAACAACATCAAACTCTTTGGCCAATGCAAAGTATGGCGCGAGCTCTTTCTTTGTAGTGAAAGTGTTGGATACTACTGGACTGAAGCCAGCAGCTAATAGACGACGAGTTTCGGACAAGCACCACGCATGTGCTTCGCCGAGGCGGCTCATATCGAAATTGTATTCTGGACCCCAAAACTTATCAGTCTCTACGTGCATGTAGAAACCAATCAACGTCTTTGCCAAAGTCGACTTACCAGATCCCGGTAAACCTCTCACTAAAATCATTCCCATTTTTACTCTTCATCGTCGTTAGGATATAATTCATTATACAATCGATCGTAAACTTTGTCAACACCAATGCATTCATACATTGTATCACAGTCCTGATCTTCAAAGATATCAATCAACTTCTCGTATATCTTTGTACGGACTTTATCGTCCTTTACGTTCTTTTTAACGACAACGATGATTTCACGGGCTACTTCTGATCCACTAGACCAACTCATGCTTTTTTCCATTCGTGCACTTCGCACATACTGTGTTCATCTTCCATAAAGATGAGACCACCATTTTCCATTGCTTTACATCCCCACCCAGCAATTTGAGTGACGGGACCTTTCATTCGTCCACCAACCATAGTGTTCCACGGATGTCTGTATATTGCAACCTGGTTAACACAATTACAGCAACATCGACCGGAGCGATTAGCGTCTAGATCGCTCCAGCCTTTATAGCACACGTTCATATGTTGCTTCAAAGATGTCTGGTTTGCAGGCGTAGAATTCACCTTGTACTCCTTTAATGATCCAATCGCCCTCAGTAGCAATATGTTTGACGGTTAGATGCATACCGTCTTCCAGTGTACCAATCTCTGCTTCACCCTTCGCGTTGATGTGTCGAGCTTTGGAGATTGTACCGATGGCATTGCCAGCAAATTGTTTTAGAGCAGCAATCCCTTCATCAGAATATACAAACTGAACTGCTTCAATCTCAACTGGCTTCTTGCGGAACTTCATTTGGTCTTCCTAAGATTTTGTTTACTTCTTCTGGATGACAGTATTGAAACATCTTCATATAGAATTCAAACTGCTTTGGCTCATGCTCAGCGCTGGGCAATTGCGGCCACATCTCTAGCATCTTCTCATAAATGAGAATCGATTGTTCGTCCGTCATCTTTATCCTTTGTTAGGTAAATGTATACTTCAAGGTCGTTCTTGCGCGCTTCATCAATCATATTCTTCGTTCCACGCGAGCTACCATCCCATAATGCAATTAACGCATTACCATATTCAGCCATCTCACGATTGCGAATAGGACCAGCAGCACGGCCATGGATATTCCACAATGCTGGAAACACTGTCAGTTTAATGTTGTTCTCTTTGGCATATCGCTCGCCAAGAGCATCAGCACCAAGAGCTCCACCAGATACAACTTCGGTAATTTCGAAATTGCTGTTGGCGATTGCTTTCAATAGTGCGTCGTAGTTATCGATGTCGCGGCCACCTGCAATGATTACTTTCATAGGTCACCAACCAGTACAAGTGCACCAGCGCCAGTCACAAAGGCTGGTGCCAAAAACAACATCGCCAATATTGGCTTACCAACATGATCGACGTGGTCATATGACCCAATGAAAGTCCAATCAACGGGCGTAACGCCAGACCCAAGTACCAGCCACGACCACACATCGATTACCAGTAGAGCGAAGGGTGAAGCAAACACAAGAGATGCTAACGCTAGCATAATGATAACAATAATTCGCATTATTTGTACTCCGATGTACGAGTGTTACCATCACCACCATATGGGATGCATTCATCGTCCCACTTGTATGCAGTAGCTCCAGGCGTTACATCCATATCCATATCACGAACCGATAGGTCGCGGAACGCTTCTGCTGCCTCAGCAGCGCCGACCTGATATGCATCATGTACATCGTTTGCAGCGACCACGAAATCAAATGATACTTTGACTGTGTATAATTTTAATGTGCTCATTTTAGAAATTGCTCCAGTTGATAAAAGGTATCCCACTTAGCATCAGCTTTATGGATAACACCATGGCCGCCCTTGGCCCGAAAGTTGTCAATAACGTCTGGCGTATCGTCAATCATAAAGCTATCGTTGGATGCGTACCCTGCTTTAAACCGACGACCAGGAACAATGATAGCAGGGTACGGAATACCATTACTACACAACCATTCGATCTTTTGCAATTGTACCATACCATGGTAATCAAATCCACCAGAAGATGTCAAAATAGCAATCTGTACATTTTTGAGTTTGCTCAACGCTTCTAGCAAGTCATCACAACCAGGATACTTGTCGAGGTTGGCAAAATGTCGGTCTTCACAGAACTGCTTCCACAGTCTGCCATACTCGCCCTTTTCCTTCTGTTCGCGGATAACTTCTCGAGGGGTGCGTCCAAACAGTTCCTTGTAGCGTTTACCGAAATCGGTAAGCACTCCGTCCATGTCTACATAAATCTTTTTCATTATTTGAATAAATCACTTAGCGATGTTGATACTTCTACGGAAGTGTTTGCTTCGACGATCGCTTGTTCTACTTCCCAATCTTCGTCAAAGATACGGTTAACCAACTCAAACAAATACGTGCGGTCGATTGGCTTACCTTCTTGCCTAATTAAATCAAGAATTTGACGGAAGTATGCAGCATCGACGCCAGTCAGCTGTTCCTGTAATACAGTAGGATCGTCAAGGTCGAGCTTGCTAATGTCGTATGCGATTTTCAACATTTCGCCAGCCGTGATTGTCCATCCACGTTTGATGAACTTCTTAATACGGAAGATCGAACAGATTGGATACAACGAACCAACATACTTCAACTCACGTGCAAGGATAGATTCGAGTGCTGCTTCGTTGAATACAACACCAGTGTCTTCTGTGAAGTAATTTGTGGTGTGAACGAAATCATAGTTCTTATGAATCTCATTTGCAGGACCAACAAACCGCAGTACAATCTGGATCTTATCAGACAGCGTAATAGCGTTCGTAGTAATTGCTAGTGCTTTGTATTTGCCAGTGTCACGAGAAGCCATTGCATCCAAATATGATGCTGACTTTGATGCACCATCTGCATACTGCTCGAAATATTCATACTTCGTCTGATCCATATCCTCACCAGCAACGCCAGCAGATTGGACTTTGATCTCTACGCGGCCGCCTTCTGGCGGCACAGTAACGATAGGCGTCTTAGTACATTCGTTGTCGGGCGTAGGCAAACGGCTGATGTAATAGTTTGCTAAGCGAGCAGCGACAGCGGTATCATCCAAATACACATCGTAGTCGTTCGGCAAGTCACCTAACAACATAGAGGTGATTGCACCACCTGTTACGATGTAATGCTTCCTGACTTCATCGCGCAACTCAATATCGTCAATCGACGCAAGCCAACCCTTAATCTTGTTGCGGATTGTTTGTTCGATTGTCTTGCGCTTGAATCCGCGCTTCACTGTCGAGGTCGATTCCATAATGTTCTTTCAAAATCAATTTAATATCATAAGCATAAATGCTAGCCACACTTTCGGCAACGCCTGCATGTTCAAAACGGCGTGCCAGGAATACTAGCATGTCTTTCGGATTGCGCGCAACTGGATCGTTACATCCACAATCACAACCTTCTCTAATTCTAGCCATTAATCAATATCCTATTCAACTGCGGTTTTAGTGTCTGAACCCAATGTCGCTCACGTACCAGAGCATCTTCCCAGCTCAGCTTAGACTCTACTAACTGGTACATGAATGTGTGCTCGCCATACTTTTTAATATTAGCGTACAGCGGAAGATGATCGTGGGCACCATGACGGCTCCGAGCTCTGTGTGCTAACATCCGAGCATGAGCACATTTTGCGCGCCCAATGTAGAACTCACCTGTTGTGGTGTTAGTGAGTTTGTAGATTACTTGCATTGGTTTCATTACCACATCTCACAATTCTCACCCTGCAAATCAGAGTAGTATTCATCTTCACTCTCGCGCACATCCATCTCGCACATATCGCGTAGATCTTTCGTACAATGCTTGAACTCGATTGTATCGTACATCCACACGATATATGAAGGGTCATACTCTGCAATCTCTTCCGGAGTACGCCCTCTATACTTTCCGAACGTCAAGCGCTTGCTATCAATATCGAATTGGTTCATTACTTTTCACCTAGCAAATATTTGTTAGAAATAGCCTTGAACGTCATGCCGCCATCGACTTGTTTAAACACAATGCCTTCGCGTTCGACATTAGCAAGCTCAGACTTATATTCAGCCATTGCCAACAATTGTTCGACACCATGCTCCAACACAAATCGCGTAGCGATAACAGGCACATGGTCGAGACCCATACCATCAATCAATACGCGGCGGGCATCGGGAGTGAGGTATTCGCCACCCTGGACGGCATATACATCAAACACACGGAACTGTGTATCATTCAACTTGTAGATGTTACCTTGGATGCCAGGACCGATCAACTCACCTTGGATAGCCAGGCCACCCATTGCACCAAGTGCACGCATCTTTTCTTCAATACCCAGACGACGAGCAATTGTCCAGAATGCGTTGCCTTCTGTCTCCTTCAAATCCAGGTTACGAGAGCAAACACCAAACTCATCGTTGATCAAGTAGCAGGTCATAGAAGAACCTTCTAGCTTTTCCGTCACTTCGAATTCAAGACCTCGAGCTGCAGCAATTTCCTTCTTCAGGTTTTGAGCACGTTCTTGATCAGTCTTCGGAATCAGAGACGGGAAGTTACCACGACATACGCCAGCCAGCTGCGCATTGATTGGCTTTTCCCACTTCTTGATGTTCAAGATTTCAGTCAAATCTTCATCTTCAGACCAATGTGGTTTTGTGGTGAAGAATTTATCGATCTCAGCCAGAGGCATTAGCAAACCTTGAGACAACTGACCACGTAGCTTGATAGTCTTCAGACGTTCACCCTTAACACCTTCAAACTCACGAGGCTCTTTGCCTTTAGACAGGAATGGAGCCAGCTCAGTAGGAATCCACGAGTCAATCTCAAAATACACAGCAAGATCACCTTCTTTGTATAGACCTTTTTGTGCAACAACTTTCCAACCACCAACAATAGCACATTCGATCGCATCTGCACCTTCAATAGGAAGCAGTTGATCAATCTTACGGATAGTAGCGAGTTTACGCATTTTCAATTTCCTTAAACATTAAACAGGTGTTGTGGTACTGGACCAAATAACGAATATAATTGTCGACTCGATGTCGACGCTACAGCGAGCTTCATTCCCTTAATAGCAGCTTGTCCTTTGTAATAAGAACGGGCTATCCGGTTGCGGATAGCACCTCGACTGTTATTACATTGGTAGCAAGCAGCGACTAGATTAGAAGAACATTCAATCTTATGGTGCTTCGGACTAGACCACTTATCAATCAAGTGCTCAGTAGTCGCTTGTTGAGGAGACTTCTTGGTCTGGTTCATTTCACAGCTACAGTAGTAGCACTTATTGTCTTGGCGTGCAATCAAACTAGAAAGAGTCATCTATCAACCCTCAGTATGCAACACCATAAGCATAGAATTTACCGTTGTCGTATTGGCCGGTCTCCCAGCTAACACGACGGTTGCCGCAATCACAGCGGCGATCGACGCCGTCCCAACCAGCACATTCAGACGTCTCATCATCGAATGTGTAGTCGTTGCAATTCATGCCCTCAAACTCGTCTACACCACCGGCATCGATGCCAGCTTGGATTGCTTCTTCAGCAGTGTTGTATCCATCTCGGTTCATAATAACGACTCCCGTTAATCACAATAACCCTATTATACATCATTGTGCATACGTCGTCAACAGGTCAGTTACCCACTGTTCATCAGCGTCACCGAGATCTTTTTCTTCTGTGAAAACAGCCACATCACCAAACTTGGCTAATTTCTTTCCAGCCGCATCATTATCACAAACTGCCACGACCTTTCTATTGAGGCAAGTCAACCAGTTACGAAGGTCCATAGTCGGGTTGTTAGTTAGTACAGCAAGTGCACTATAACCTCTACTGGTCAGCCTAGCAGCATCGAACACACCTTCTGTTAGGAAGATTACGTTAGGTGAAAGGTCAAGCGTTTCTACGCCCCATACAGCAAGTGTAGGCTGCTTTTTGTATGTGTAGTACTTGCCGAGTTTTGGATTGTTGTTCGGCTTCTTCTCGCCTTCTGGTCTATATTGTTGGAAGCCAACCAACTGACCACTAAGGTTCCACAAATAGAACGTGACGACACGTTCCACTTCATCCAATACAGGATGGTGGAGCACTACATCTAAATGTCTGTCTCTCAAGTGATCGGTTAGGGGTTTCATTTAATCCAACAATTCAATTTCTCTTACACGCCACTGCTCATAATCAGGAATCGTATCGTGTCCTGCCTTCTTCCATTGATTTAATTTCTTTCGCTCATCGCGCCGAATCGTCTGACATGCACCTTCATATGTTCTATGAAGGGATATTGTGCCGAATGCAGATTCGTAAATGCAATCATTATACTCTGCTGAATAGATAATCATTCTAATTCTACTCCAAATTCACAACCGCATGCAGTGCTCAGCAAATGGTCAATTTCAGAATGCTCATAAACCGGATCGCTGAAATCTTCCTCACCCTCACGACACATTCCACAGATGTGATTATACAAAGCTTTGCGCAAGTCTTCTTCGGTTGAGTACTCTTGCTCCCAACCAGGGGCAGAGTACTTGATTAAAACAAACTTAGACATCGCCGTCTTTCATCTCTTCTGCTATACTAAATGCAATTTCGATTGCTGATGGTTTTTGAATACCGTCAATCTCATCAACCATACTTTGAAGCAGATCTATTTGGCCTTGCTTCCATCGACGATCGAAATCGTTGAACGAATTATCGCGGATATCTTTATGCCAAAGAATACTAAATTCCAAGTACATTGCAAAGGCATCTATCGGCAACGCTGGATCAATTTTAATAGGAATGTATGGTATTGTCATAGCTTGGTCGCATCACTAAAAATCTTGAGAACATAGATGATACCAACCACAAACAACGTCAGCAACACATACAAAACTTCTTTATCTTCACACATTTCGTGCTCCGAACTTTTTACTCAATCGTTCAAACTCAGCTTTCTCAGCTTCCTCACGTTTGCGGTTGTATTCAGCTTGTTCAAATAAGCGCTGTTTGAATTCAGCATCATTCTCTTCTCGCTCAACGTATAACTCAAACCGAGGCGATGGTTCGCTGTCGTAGTCATAATAAAAGTGTGCGTTATAATCAAGATGTGCATCTGGACCATAGCGCTCGATCAATTCCTGTATACGTTGTAGTGACAAAGATAGTGGACCTTCAAACTCCCAAGTTGAAATCTCTTCCACGCGTTTTTTAATCTTTATACGTTGCGTCATTATTCAACTCCGAAATGCTCTTCAATATCCCAAACAGCGTTAGACATCGCTTCATCTACCAACCAATCAGCATCGATTGCTGCATATTTGCGTTTGTTGATAATACTAATACATTCTTCCATAATCAACAGAGCATATGCATCAAGCGCTTTGCTCAACTGCATGTCGCTCAACTGTGAGTATGTTTCTGGTACGGCCTTATCTAAAGCCTTACCCCACAGTTCATTAAATCGTTTAACCATAATAAGCTCTCCGTTGCGCTTGTTCCTCATAACCTCTACGACATTCATCCCAGTCCTCTTTGTCGACAGCATCGAGAACATCGCTTAGTCCCATTCCATCATCAAACAGCTTCCGACCAATATCATAGGGGTCATAATATTGCTTCCATGCGCGCTCGGCACAGAACGTAGCATCATCAACTGGCTGGTGATCGTATGGATTATTTTGATGGCCGCTTGCACAGTCTCGTTCGTAGTTCCCAGCCATATACGATGCTAGGAATGTACAAACATATTGATCGATGAATTGCTTTTTGTTCATATTAATCTCGAAACATTTTAATCATTGGACCATCGAGTGGGTCGTCGGATGATGTATACACTGGAGTCTGACATTTCTCAATATCAGCTAGGATTAGCTTGAGTTCACCGATGTTGATTTGCAGGTATGCAAGTGTAGCAGCCAGTGCCATACGTTCGCCATTAGTTGCTAACGTCAACGCATACTCCAACTCAACTTCGTGCTTTACCTTGCCGGCGATTGTGTTACGCAGATTTTCTGCTACAGTTTTAATATTCATTGTGCTTCCCTTGCATACTCAGCCAAGCGATCTTCACGCTCACGCTCTGCCTTGGGATCAATGTATGCAGAGTCCAACAGTAGCTGATATGCTAGCTTCTCTAGATTGCTAGGTACCTCGCCCACTGCTGCACGCATAGGGATGCGCTCCAGTTCATCAATGCACTTAGCAACAAAGTCGGCATGCATCTCAATACCAATACCCATGGGGCGTAAGATAACAATAGGCGCGGTGCCCTTCGGTTGCAGCTCTTGGCGCATGCGTTCAATGATATTCAAATTCATTCTTCGCTCCACCACTGGATGTTGAGAGCCGTCAACACATCACGGGCCAACATTACTTCACCAGCATGTACGCCGACCTGGAATGCATCATCAACATTGCCGCCAGCATAATCATCGACGATCTTATCTTCAGATTCATCATCATAAAAGCACTCACTACCAGCGAGCTTCTTCAATCGTTCAATTAGTTCAACGTTCATAACAATTCCTTTTGATATAACGTATTATACACAAAAAGGAAAGGCCACACAACGGTGGCCTTTCGTGCTAGCTAGTAGCTATTACTTGCGAGTATTGGCTCGTACTTCATCGAAGGTATATTCTTTGACCAGTTTACCATCGCGGTAGACTTCGTCCAGCGCGTTAGTCCAACCACCAATCCCTTTGTCAGACCAGCCAGTAGGAGCAGATACGCTAGAAGCGAATTCACCACCACTATTAGTCCACAGAGAGACACGACCTGCTTTCGAGCGCTTGCCACTATCAGTGACCGGATCTTTTTGAACATCGACCCAATCTCCATTGATAAGAGCAGCAGAACACTTCATTGCGAATCGTTGGGTGTCACGATCAATCTGTTGTAACAATGCGCCACCCATACCAAACGCAATATTATCAGCAGACCAACCCATGGCCATAAAAGCCCCAAGAATACTACGAATGCTAAGCTCATTAACTCCGTCGCCCTGGATGAGGCGAACGTTGTTGAGGACTTTGAATCCTTTGGCGTTTGTTGTGTAACCAAATTTCTCTCCTAAGATTTCAATCAGCTGTTTATTAACGCTGACTGGATCCCCGCTATCAGGACGAATAACCACAGTTGCGCCACTTGCAATAACTCGATCACGGAGCTCGGTGCCCCACAAGTTACGGACAGCATTGTAGATATCATAAGAATCAGAAACGACAGCGAGAATAGCACCAGGCTTCGCGAACTGAGTGAGCATGTTTTCATATGCTTTTACTTCGTTGTCACGACCCCAAGAAGTGATAGTGCTGTGCTCTGCGGCAGGAATGCTAAAGCCAGCGATCCCAGCGTTATAGTACTCACGAGCAAACAATACACCGCTAATAGTATCCGATCCCATAAAGTTGACAAGGTGAGCTGCCCCGCCAATGCCAGCACTCTCCATAGAAGATACGCCTCGAGCACCGAAATCGTGCAACTTAAAATCAATAGAAGTGGGATCACCAGTTTTCTCCAAATAGTCAGCAATCACTTGCTTAATACTCCAGCTTTGAGTAGCTACAGTCGTACCATACCATACAGCACGAAGCAATGCAGTCTCAAGCCAAGTTGTCAACCAGAAACATTCTGGATCAGTATTTTCAATAGTAGCAAGTACGTTGCTAACAGGAACCACAGTACCTTCAGGAACGGCACGGATAACGACAGGAAGATAGCCGTTGTATTTGTCTACAATATACTGCCAACCTTCGCGGTTAAACGGTTCACCGTGAGCTGTCAGAATCTCGTCTGCAATCTCAATGTCCATTTGGTTGATTGGGGTAAGCAAGTATTCTTTAATGAATGCCTGCAGCCCAAACATTACAGTCTTATCGTAGCGACCACCACGAGACTCAATGTAGCTGTATACACCAGTAGTACCAGCAGGATACTGTTTGAACATTGACACTTTGTAGCTGTCAGTATTCAGGATAATGTTTTTTGCTAAACGCATGATAAGCTCCTTATCGTTAATCGGCCAGTCGGTCTATCCTTTGGCCTTGACTTGATTATACATCAGTTAGAGGTCGATGTCAACACCTGTTTTGCTTGAATCCATTGTGGAAGTTTATTATGCAATTCTTCTACCACCATGTTTAAGTCATCGAATAATGGGATAATGAATCTATCACACACTACGTCGATGTTTCCTTTGCGCCAGAATCCTTCTGGGCAGCACACTATGATGTGTTTCGTTGTGTTGGCATATAATCCAAATTCTAGTAATGAAATGGGACTCATTGTACCAGGTACGAAGTAGTACATAATAAGGTCAGCTGCTTCGAGAGCATCTAACTCCCAATCCACCTGTCCTTTAAATGTTGTGTTATTGATTGATTGTTTCGTGTTCCAGTCCCAACCATCACGTCGTGGGTTGAGTAACACTAAGTTATCGCTATAGTCTTCAAATGTTTTTGAAATACGATATTGCCAATCTTCTGCCTTACCCATTTCAATCGAGCCGGCAAGGAATATAGAGAATTTATTACCTACGTCGATGGGTGCTGGGGGTTTGAGAACTATCATGCAAACTCCACTAATGTTACCGAACCGCCACGATTTGTGCAGTCTTGTGCAAACTTTTCAATCATTGGCATGATACGCTCTGGGTCTCCACCAGCAAGCCCCATCCCAATCATAGGAATACCAATTCGCGTGTGTCCCGCACAATCACGAATCTTGTCTAGAACACGTCCTAATGCCTCATACTCAAATAAGTCCGCTTTCGCACCACGGAGGTTGTAGTGGTATTGTGTGTATGCATTAACAATCACAAATATATGACCATCCTTATCGATAATAGCAGCAGAAAAGTTTCCCAACTTAGTACGATCGCCAGCAGTAGTTTGTTGGTCTGCTTCATATGCGTCTGGGTAGCGAGCACGAATCTCTTTGGCAAGCCCGCTACCCATTGTATTAAAACAATTGCAGCCTTGGATGATCAAGTCAAACGAACCACTTTCAGCGAGATCTATAATATTACCTTTTGTACGCAACATCATTTTGTCTTCTTCACTTTCTTCTTTGCAAGCTTCGCATCTTCCTTCTGTGTGGCTAATGCAGCAGCTTCTTTAATCTTCTCTTGTTCATCAATCCACGCTTGATGATCTTTAGTGATCGAATTAAAAACTTCTTCAGTTACTAACTCGTCGTTGCAATAATATTTCCAACCTTTGCGATCGATTGGTTCGTCAGGCAGAATGTCAGGAGCCTCAACAACGGCCGTTGCTTTCTTTTTAGTTGCCAACGTTCCACTCCTTAGGAGTATGCACTTTTTGTAGGCCACAGCCGACCGATGGCTTAACGTGCTCTGGGTGATCTTTCATCCAGTCTTGCACATACCACAATTGACCGCAACCACCACCGATCGTATCTTGACCAGCAGGATCAAACACACGAACGTTGTAGTCAGCAGCAACCAACTTGTTTCCAAATTCAATTGCCAAGTCACGTTGCTTGTTGTTGGTTGCTTCTTCGTGAGCATCGCGCTCACAAATAACAGAAACAGTCGCTTCCCAAATCTTTGGATGGAACAACTCACGAAGACGTGCAACATCCTCGTCAGTATTATTACCTTCGTGAGCGCAGTAGTTGAAGTATGGTTTGCGACCAGTATCCAAATACCAACGAACTCCCTGATCGGCAATTTCCTGCAAGTTGAGTTTCTTCTCGAAAGGAATCAACTTGTCGCGAGCCTCATCTGTGCTTTCGTGAATGCTGAACTGCAATCCGACTGTAGGGATACGAACACTCATATTGCGAATCCATGTGTAATCCACCTTCGGACCACTCGAACTGATCAGTAATGCAGCATTAGGGTACTTTGCATACAGCACTTCGAATGCTTGTTCCAATGCTTTATTCAGAGCAGGCTCGCCCATCGACATTACCATGATCTGCAGCTTCTTAATGCTAGCAGGATCTAGTCCATCGATTTGTGTGCCTAGGATGTATTCCGCTTGTCCGACAATCTCTTCTGCTGTCAGGGAACGAACGAAGTAATCACCAGTACCACAGAAGCGACAGCCCATGGGGCAACCACACATAGTACTAATACAGAGTACGGTACGTTCAGCGTAAGTAGGGTAGCGATAAAGGACAGATTCAACTGCGATGTCGTCTTTTTCAAACACATATTTTTTGACATGCTCTTTCTCATCCTCGAAAACATTAACATTTTTCCACATAAAAATTCCTTACATTAGAATTGCAGCAATGCATGCAGCATTAGTCGCACTTGCTATCAGATTAAGGTAGGCTGGAAATGGATTGTCCGCTTTGAAGAATTCACATGCGAGGTATCCATTGACACACAAGAAGAATACGTTGATCCAATTAAACAGGGTCCATTCCATTTTCAATATCCCTTCACAATCACTTTATGACCGCATGGAGGGCATTTAATGAAACGTACCGTCTCACGCCCACCGCCGTAGTCCGATTGTACTTCTTCTTTAATATCGACGGGAACGTAGTTCAATGTTGCACCACAGTTCCTGCAGATCGCTTCTTTAACCACGGACGGATGTGGTTCAGTGCTTACTACTGTTACCATTACAGCACCACCCTTTCAAAGTAAATATCTGCAAAGCCCATTGGACTTGTTGCACGACGTTCAATTTGTAAATACAATCGGGTTGGAGTATCTTCCAACACATGATGTACAATAATCTGATCCATCGAGTCGTTGAAAACTTGAGTCCTAACTTGTTCTGCTAGGAAGAGTTGTTGACTACGCTTAGGTTGGTAGTTGCTTGGGTGCATATCAAGCTCCCAAGAAGTGTTGGATGATTTCGTAGTGGTCTTCGAAACACTCTTCCGACTTCACTTCTGCAATAGGCACCCAACGTGCTTTTTCAGCATCATCGGAACCTTTTACTTTAGGCAACTCACCATCTGGCAACACAATGTGGAATGCATGTGTAATGATGCGGCCACGAGGACTACGATCGATTGCATCGAATACTTTGCTACGAACAATAGACCCACGCAATACTGGTCCTGGCACTTTAATCATAGTTTCTTCGCGCAACTCACGGATAGCTGCATCTTCTACAGACTTATCGGTGTTAGCGTTCACATAACCGCCTGGCAATGCCCATAAACCTTTACCTGGCTCTGCGCGACGTTTGATCAGCAGGATGTGACCGGATTGAATCACAACAGCATCAGCGGTAGAGAAGATTGGCGGGTATGGCAAAGATGCATACTGCTTCCTGTAGTTCTCAACGAACTCGCGCTCTTTGATAATTTGCTCATACTCTGGCGTATCTTTGAAAGCATCCAGGTACACAAATGTAGTTTGTGGCACGACTGCTTTAATGAAATTCATGTTGGCGTCACGCTTGAAGTACAGGTCGCGGATGTTGACTGCACTCAGAGGCTCGATCTCTTCCACATCAACATACTCCCATTGCGGGAACATATCCAAGTAGAATGAGCTATCGTCTTTCTTGTGGCCAATGACGGCAGTGCGTGTACCGAGAATGCGGTAGCGACTAACAATCGACTGAATGCGAACGGCCCATGCTTGGTCGTTGTAGATTGTATCGGGGTTAGATTCGATGTGAATCTTTAATGTCAGTCCGCCTGTTGCGGCTTTGATCATCTGTTCGCGTTCAGCAGAAGTGAACGGATTCTTATATGTACGTGGTTGATTTGCTGAACCTGTAATGATTACAAGGTTATCTGTTAATGCAGTCGCACGCTTGATAATCTCAAGGTGAGCGTTGTGAAACGGTTGGAAGCGTCCAATGAGGACAAGGGTGCCATATGGTTTTGACATTGAAAAATCCTTTCAATAGTTTGAAGCTCGGAGTCTATCTCCTTGCCTTCTTATATATGTCTCAATTATACATTGTGATTAATTATTTGTCAACATCTAATCGTTCAACAATCATCTTATGTCCTTGGTCTTCACCAAACGACATATTTTCACGATATACTTTAACAAGACCTTTTCGTCCAAGTCCCTCGATAGCCAAGAAAGAGGCAAGCGTCTGAACTCGCAGAATAGTGTGGTCTAACATTTCATCCGTTGACTTATGTTCGGAAATAATTCCCTCTGTTTGAGCTAAAATTTCTGAAATGATAATCAACTCACCGAAGTGTTTATTATCTTCCTCTTCGCTAACTAGCAGCAAAAGGTCAAGATCGCCATCACTCAACGTCTCCAAAAAGTCCTTGACTGACATATACGGATTCTTGCTAACGTTTAGAGCTAGCATACGTGTGACTGCTAGCATAGAAGTGTCAGCAACGATTTTATCGTATTGGATCGTGAGATATTGGTGTTGTTTATCTGTCATCTTATTTCTTTACAAAACGTGTCGTGAAGGGAGCGTTCAACACTGCTGCAGCCGCCCACGTCTCGATCGTGTAGGGGATTTCGAGTGCTGGGAACAATGTGTTCAGAGCCCAGATGATCAAAATCGGTCCGATAATGACCATAAATGCAATGAACGCAATACCAGCGAATAATTTAAATAATGTTCCAACCATAATAGCTCCTTAGATTACTTTACCAATACCATAATAAATCAAGTCTTCGAGGTCGCGTGTGAAGTCTTGACCGAGACGTTTCTTTTCCCAGATAGAAACGAGCAAACGTTTAATTTCACCACTATCCGTATAGCCGTGATCTAAATCTAACCCTCGACGTTCGATCTCATCTAATAAATCCTCATCGTCAAAATCATCGAGATCGACGTCCACGGTAATCCATTTTTCAACTTCTACACTCATCGTTTTGTCATTTCATAGTTAATGTCATAGTGTTTGCATAGAGCTTGAATGACGTCCTCTTTAACTGAGTCGGCTCTATCCTTATCATGTGTAGTATACACAGTAGAGTGAGCAGTTATGCTACGAATGATCTTTATACATTCAATGATCGTATCTTTAGTTTCCATTTTTATCCTTACAAGATTGGCAGGTTGTATTAACCCATCCTCGTTCCGAACGACTAGTCAGGGCTGGCGCACCACACCCCTCACACATATATCCACTCATTGATTCAGCCATAGCAACTAAACCGCTGATGTAATCATCACCACCACGGTAGTAAAATCGTAGCGTTCCAAATTTCTCTTTTACTTGCTCGACAACTACTTGCTCTACTTCATCAGGTACAGGACGCAAGTCTTCTTTTGTCAATTCTTCACGGCGGTTGGATAGAAATTCTTCACTCCAACCTAAGTCGCCATACTCATTATCAAACGGTTGAGTGTTGCCCTGCTTTAACGCAGCACGAATTGCGTTCATCTTGATAACACCATTACGTCGCTGAATAGTCCAATCAATATGACGTTGGATGTTATTACATAGCATATTAATAAGCGTCGACCAGCCGTCACCGACAGCGAGACCCCATGCCATGCACGACTCATCTGCTGACATACCACGCTCGATAAACATCTTAGGATATGCATCGCATATCATCTTATCTACTTCTGGTTTCATTCTGCTTCCAACTTTTTAAAGTTAATAACGTATGTGAATCTAAATGGGTTGGCCTTTATTGTAGGCGTACAAGGTTTATGAGGGATAGAGGAATCGAAGATTACAACACGTCCAGGAACATACATCGACGTGTAGATGATCTCATCCAACGTATCATCAGCAAACATCGTCTCACCACCCCAATCTTTATCCCACTTCATATTTGCGTAGTATAGTAGAGTCAGGCCTGGAGGGTCTGGATGAAAGTGTGGTTGAGATGTGTAATTAGTAGCAAGAGCATACGAACGAATTGGTGCATAGCCTTCGATAACCTCTGCAAAGCCGTCCGAGTTGTGCTTCTCCATCATACCAAAGTCGAGTAGCTGCTCAAAAGAGTACATTGATTGAAATTGCTGGTCTGCAACATCTTCTGGTTCAACACCACCACCGCCTGTAATCAGGAACTTCGAATTCTTAATGAACATGAAGAATCGTGTACGAGTTTGCAGGTCGAACAAACCATCAAACACGTGCATCGCTCGGCCATCGTCGGTGTAATAAACTTTATGTGTACTCATTTCATCTTTCACTTTTGGTCTATTATACCACCCAACGCTTTCTAAGTCAACTGATAAATAATTGATATGAAGACACTTAAAGAAAAAAAACTACTGGTCAGAATGCAACAACGTATCGGCGAGCCCGTCGACCAAAAGTTGCTTGATGAAATTGCTGAGGAAGAAGCGAAGATACAGCAAGTTGCTGAATCGCGCCGAAATGCATTCCAAAGCATGTTTGCTGGTTTGTCTAATGACATCGGCAAGTTGATGGCTGACGAAAAGAAGAAGACTGCTGAAGAGCAGGCAATTCTTGATCGGTTTGCTAGTACTCTTTCAAAGATTGATGAGATTAAAGCCGCGCAGTCTATATCAGAACAACCACAAGTGACTATCCCTGAGGAAGTTGCTGATGGTCAACTAGAAAAAGTTCTGGACGAGATCGTCGAGGAAGTTGAACTCACGGAGAAGTCAGCGATCCTTGCTCCCATTGAAGAACCTACGCTTGCGAAAGAAGCAGCGAAGAAGATTTCCAAAGAAGCTCCTCCTTCAGTATTTGTTCAACCAGAACCTGCTGCTACTGGTAGAGACTTAGCTGACATCCAACGCAAGTTGAAATTGTTGGAAGGTTGGGTCAGCAAGATCTCGATGACAGGACCTGGCGGTGGTGCTGTTTGGTTGAAAGACTTGGATGATGTTGCACGATCGTCTGTGATTGGTGCTGCTGACGGAGATGTGCTAACATATAACGCATCTACTAAGAAGTGGATAGCAAATCCTATAACAATCACAGCGAATGGTATTGTTGGTACTCTCGATCAAGTAACAACTGCTGGCAACAGCACGAATAACGATATTGTTGTTGGCGACGTCCTTCCTCACACCAACTTAATGTATAGCTTAGGTAGTGATACGCAACGGTGGGAATCGCTTTGGGTCGGCGCCAACTCAATCACATTCTCTGATACATTAGGCGGACCTGACCAAGTACTATCTCTTGCTAATCAAGTGTTCTACATCACGCAAGGTGGTGGATCGAATACAACATTCAACGCTAACGCTGGATTCAATGCTGGTGGTATCATACTGCAGAACTATACAATGCAGTTAGCGAATACAACACAAGACTTAGTGATTGGCTCCGCTAGTGTTGACACTAGCGTTATCATTAATCAGAACTTGCTCGTCAACACGACGATTACATTCTCTGATAATACTACACAAAACACAGCTGCCACTCAAGCAGACTGGACAGAAGCAAACACAAGCAAGCTCAGCTTTATTAAGAATAAGCCAACGATTCCAACTACGATTGATAGTCTGACTGATGTTACGATTACTGGTCCGCTGAACAATCAAGTACTGACATATAATACGTCCCTCGGTCAATGGATTAACCAGAACGGAACATCCAACAACTTCACTACTGGATACTTTGGTGCGTTCTACTATAACGGTGCTAACGTTGCCTTATCTAATACAACCAATGCATACATCGTTCCTATTACTGCATCATATGATGGAACAAACGGCGTAACAGTCGGTAGCAACAACGATATAGTATTTGCACATAGCGGCACATACCGCATTGAATATAGCATCCAGTATGAAAATACTGGCAATGCCGACGACGATGCCAATGTGTGGGTTCGAATCAACGGCACCGATCAAACAAACACTAATAGTAGATTTTCAGTCAATAGAAAGAACACTGGTCAGGATCCTGGAAGCTTGATTGCTGTTACTCCGTTCATGATGACTGTCAACGCTGGTGATAGAGTTCAGGTGATGCACTCATCCGAAGGCGGCCATGTGAAATTGGTTTCATATGCAGCTGGTACGACACCAACAGTACCTAGTACACCAGCAGTTATTATTAACGTCGAGCAAGTGTCGGGGATCGTGATACCAGACAACATCTCTGGTACTGCTAACAATGCGACTAACCTTGGTGGGTTTTCTGCTAACCAATATGCATATGCTAATTCACTAAGTGTATACCAGACTACAGCTGGTCTCTCAGCTAATGTTGCAACGCTGTCGTCTAATAACACATCTTACCTTGGTACAAAGGCAGCAAATCAGTATGCATATGCTAATGGTTCCAACTTTAGTATTAACAATTCATTAACGGTTACGTATACTCCTGCAACAGCTAATGGAGCTGCTTTAACTGCTACTGGCAAAGACACACAAGGTGGTATCGGATACTTCGACTTCTTAAAAGTTACTAACACTACTAGCGGAGTTACTAACGGCAATAAAACATTCCGTTTGAGTAGCGCTGGTGCTGTTGAAATTATCAATAGTGCATACACTGCACCCTTAGTGATATTGAGTGATGCTGGTAATATGAGTATTAGCGGAGATTATCAAGTCAATGGTAAAAAGGCAGTCAATGGCCCGGCATTCAGCGCATACCCAACTTCTCCAGCACAAACGATTGCTAGTGGCTCGAACACGCGTGTAAACTTAGGAAATGAAGAATATGATATTGGTGGGTGTTATGATGCCCCTAATGGTAAATTCCAACCAAACGTAGAAGGATACTATCAACTCAACGCCACCGTTCGTATAGATGGTAGCTCAGGCACTGGCGAGCGTATGATTGTTATTTACAAGAATGGTGCTGAGCATAAACGTGGCACTAATGAGATGGGTACGGAGGCAGGCGCCAACTTCTTCACGTTATCAGTTAGTTGTATAGCATATGCTAACGGAAGCGGCGACTACTTCCAAGTGTATGTCTATCAAAGCAGTGGCGCTAACAGGACCATTAGCGAATACCAACAAATTTCATACTTCCAAGGCTGTATGATACGTGGCGCATAAGTAAAATCGCTATAAGATATCGCTTACGCAGTTGAATAAATAGATCAATTAGATCACACCTACCTTAGGACCGTTAAACTTACGATAGGTGTCAAAAAGGAGTGGTCCCGTCCTACTACATCCCACTACGCCAGGTGGGAGGACATAAACGGGACACTAATAACAGGAAATGCTATGGACGCCGAAACCCGCAAGAAAATATCACGTACAATGAAAGGCCATTCGAATTTTGAAGGCCACAGTCATACACATGCTGACAAGATTGCAATATCATCCTCAATGAAGGGCAAGCGCAACGCTGCAGATCATAAATGGGCTGTAAATAAGAATACAGGCAAGGAAACGCGTGTTAAAGGCGGTGGCCTACCTTCAGGTAGTAAATGGGGCCGTACAGGAGCGTTCAAGCAATGGATCCAGCAAGAAGAAGTTCAATTGCAGGAGAAGAAAGATGTCCAGCAAGCAATCGACAGCTTTGTTATTTTTGCGCAGAACCACTTGGGGTTAGATTCCCTTCCGCGAATCGACGTGAACCAAGAAAGGGATGCGTCTAAAGAATTCCAAGCGTTTGGTGGGTTCTTCCCAGAAGAGCAGCGTATTGAATTAAACACTGCTGGTCGTCATACAATGGATGTATTACGTACACTTGCGCATGAGCTCGTCCACTACAAACAAAGCCTCCGTGAGCCGTTGCCAGAAAATGCTGGCGATACAGGATCTCCATATGAGAACGAAGCCAACGCACTAGCTGGTGTTATGATGCGTGAGTATGGCCGCGCTAACTCGCACCTGTTCTTGGAAGACAAATCATCTGACCGTCTACAGGGCACCAACAGCTTGCGCAAGACCTATCAAAAAGACACTCCTGGCCAGCAGGTACGTTATACGCCCATTCCTAATGGCGGCACAGTAGGAACTGTTCCTGCAATCGTTGATCAAGCAGCTGGCAATATCCAATCCGTCGGAACAGTTAGCCCACGAATCCGCAAACCAATCCATTCCAAGCCAGGAACGAGAAAATTCTACAGAGAAGATACTATGAGTGATAAGACACAATTGACATTGAACAGACTAAACGCGTTGCGCGGAAAGAACGTCGACGAAATGTTGCAAACCAAAGACATTCCAGCATATCTACGCAAGGCGCGCGGCGACAAGCCATTAACAGTCAAGCAAGTAAGAGATGATGAGAAAGCTGGTAAGATCAGCGATCGTGAAAACCTAGCCAAAGCACGAGGCATCGTAACTCATAAAGGATTCATGGAATCTAAAATGGCTAAGGTTATGAAAGCAATCAAGAAACCAAAATCGGATTGCTAATATGTACAGGGTATTTCTTCAGTCGAAGAGACTGATCGTCGTTGAATCAACAGAACGTGAATTTAGACAGAAATACCCTGGTGCATATGAGCTGATTCAAGCCGTTGCTGAGTACGACAACTTAGAGAAGGTAATTGCCCGCCTTCAAAAAGATTATAAAGCAGAAGAAGTCGTTAGAGACTATGCCGAATTAAAGCGATGGGGCTGGAAATACTTTACTGAAGAGATTAGACGCAAATGCATCGAGGCACGAATTGGCAAGCCTCGCCCAACAGAGTCAAACGCTAAGACATCAGCTACGATGAAGGGTAAGTCTAATTTCGAAGGCCGTCGACATGATAAGATGACAAAGATTATGATTGCCTCTAAGCGTATGGGCAAGTCAACACTCAATGGCCAAAAGTGGTGCCATCATCCGGAAACGGGCCAAGAGCTACGTTGCCATGAAGACAAGATACCTCTTGGGTTTAAGCTAGGACGTAGCCCTGAATTCAAAGACTACATCAAAGGTCAACGGTTCTATTAAAAGGGCCACTTACGTGCAGACGCGTCTGCTGGCGCTGACTCAGCCTTAGGCTCTTCATCAAGCTCCTCGATGTCCAAAGGAGCAACAAACGTAGTTTCTGTATCAACATGATACCAACCAAGCTCCTCGATTCCCTCCATCCAATTCTCTTCCCAAGCTGCCTCTAGCTCTTGTTGAATTGGTTCTGGTACGCTATCATCAAAATACCAGAAAGAAGAAGTCCCATCATCGAATTGTTGATCCTCAATGCTGTAGTCAGTAATGATTAAATCAGACTCAACGTCGATTTCATTTGCGGATGCGTCAATGATTGCATGACCCCATCTCCACACATTTTCAAGTGTAGCTCGGTATGTTGTGCCATCAACAACACGTTCGTATGTTTCTACCTCGACGATAGATTTCTTATGGCGGGTGGTAACTTTAATCATATTATTCACTCAAGTAGTCGATAAACATTTGGCCAAGATTGACGCCGGCGTTGAAGGAGTCGGCAGCAAACCGCCAAAACGCTCCAGCCACGATAAATGGTGATGCCACCACGAATGCAATTACTGTTGATACTTGTTTCATACTATATTCGAATACTTCTCTAGTTTTTTATATTTTTCTTCAATGAACTTTTCGAGGTTGCCGAATGAAACCATATCATGTTTGTGCATAATATCGATCAGACACAGTACCTGTCCAATTTCTCTTTCGAGCTCGAGGCTGTTGACAGCATACCCGAATCGGATACATTTACTAGCAGCTAAAACAACCTCTGCACATTCTTCAGAAAGAATCTGAAGAATCTCGTGCTCGGTCGTCATATCAGTCATTTGATTTGTTTGGCGTTTCGGCATAGTTGTTTTAACTCTGGTGTAAAATCAGGACTGATTTCTGATAATGTGCAATCGATTCGAATAGTGTTGCTTGGCTTTGGTTGTGTTAGCAGAAAGTGTATACCAAAACCAATCCATATACAAAACAAGATTCCCAACCCTATATGTTGTGTATACTTCATACAAATCCAACCTTACGTCCAACGGACTTTGTTTCGTGTTTTTGCACTTCACCGTTGAACAGCTCTGCAATCGAGTATTTGTCTTTGGTTAGTTTATCAGTAGACATACCGATCTTCTTAGCCAGCGTGTGAGCTTGTTCTGTGTTCAGTTCGTCGAAGTGAACGATGTCAAAGCAACGTCCAGGCCGAATCAAGGCTGAATCGATATCACGAATGCTGGGCAGGTTTGTGGAGAACACCAACTTCTTACCCTTCGTGGTAACAAGTCCATCGCCAACGTTCAAGAAGCGATGCATCATTGAGTTGCCATCGCTACGTGCTTTGAGGAATGTGTCCGCATCCTCCATCACCATAACATTAGCTTCACCTTCGATGAATTGTGCGAACACATAATCTTTTTCTAGAATTGCTGCATCGTATGTTACAATGGCGCTCGATCCAGTGTGTTGCAGTAATCCACGAATGAATGTAGTCTTACCAGTACCTGGTGGTCCAATCAACAACAGGATTGAAGCATCAGATTCGATGTAGCTGTCGTAGTATTCTTCAATCGTACGGCCATCAAGGAACGGGTACATCTCGGACAGAGGCGTACGGTCAGTGCGTAGTGGTACGTTTACTGAGTTACCATCAGCAGAGTACATCCACTCGATATACGATTCTGCAATCTCAAACTTCTCACCACATTCCGTAATGAAGTTTGAATTCTCATCTCGTGTGCCATGAACGCGAATAGAGATTGCATTGGCGTTCAACGTGCAATCCATCCACGACTTGGTTGCAATCTCGATAATCAACATACCACTAGAGGAGTGGTGGACAACTTGGTACTTGGTTTCATCGCCATATTGCGTTTTAACATGGTCAATCCATTGCTGCTTAGTAGCGAGCAACGTAATCTCATCCATCAGCGTACTCTTGCCCATACGATCAAACAACAATTTAGTCGTAATGTGATCAGAAACATCCGAAGATGCTAAAAAGAATTCGTTATTATCTTTTGCCATAGTTGAGATTGGTTCTTGTACCCAGGTTGATTTTCTATTGAATCGGTTGACACGCTTGCTGCCAGTAGATCGAATACGACGGCGGCCACGTCTGTATGACGATGCCTCTGCTAGAGAGAGGCCAAGACTGCGTAGTAGTGCTAGATCAGACACGGATTAAACCGCCCTTCGAATTTACGTAATATGATTTACCGCGATGGTACTTGATAAAGCTGCTTGTTTGTTTGCTTTTATCCAATGCAGACTGGATACAATCCAAACATAGAGGGTTACCGTTCCACCAACGCGTCAAGAATCGGACATTGATCTTGGATTGATTATCACCCAATCCCCATACAATGTCAACTGTTTTCTTTTCCTCTTCACAACAGTAGCACTTTGCCACCTCAACGCCCGTACCCCAAACAAACACTTTAGCAATTTCATCAGAAAGGCATGGAGCACATAACGACTCACCTGAATTGCTTACACCGATGCGTTTGCCGTTCACGTCAGACATGAACTCAGGGTGCTTGAATTTTAATTTATCATCGCATGTGGAGCAACGGAAAGGTGTGTATTTGCCTTTGACCCTTCCAAGCAGCACTCTTGCATCCTCTGCGTCAGGAAACCAATCAGGAATCGGTATTTTCAGGTGTCGTCGTGTCATGTTTATCGGCCAAGTATTCTTCTTCAATCACTGTACGAAACAGCTCTTCATAATCTTCCAACAAATCATAGTCGGAAAAATCTGCATAATATTCAGCCTGTTCACCACCAAGGTTGGTGATACGTGCAATAATTTGATCTCTTAATGTTTTCACTGCCATGTCCTGTGTTTTTCAGCAATCCATTCGATGCCGTCATATTCTTCTATAGTATACTCTACATCCTCAGGAATTTCAACTATCTTGAGTTCGGAGTAACGAGTATTAACCTTCTCGCCAAGTTCCTCTACAATCTGTACTAGGATTGGATCGTCGCGTTGGATCGATCGTGGAAACCAATAGTTATTATCGTCCTTAACACCACCAGTATAGTAATGAGTGATACCGAGGGATGGATATTCATCATCCTGAAACCAAAATAGGTTTAGATTGGCGCGCTCGCCATATAACAGGGCAGCTTCATGGCTGATGCCAAACCCCCCAAAACATTTATTAATTACTAGTTTTTTCATTTTGTTTTAATATCGTGATACAACCGATGGCCTTTACTAGTTATGCAACAACCAGGGTACTGAAGCCCAGTCATAGCACTACACTCTTCTGCAAGATGAATCTTGTTGCAATCCGGACACATCCATGCATGACCAACTTCAGGTGTGAATCCCCACATACCAGAACCAGGAAGGCGAGTGCTTTTGGAAGTGTCCCACCGATGGCGATATGTGTATAGGTTATTAAATGCTTTAGCTACGGAAACACGTTCGGCCGCTAACTTGGCGGCCTTACGCTTCTTGCTGACAATCTTAAATGCTTCGCTGAGAATATCAAATATCATAATTTATCGGAGAGGACTTATTGACGTTGCCTCTACGCACACTGCGGGGGTTATTTGTTTTGATTGCGAGCTGCATCAAATGCAGCTTTTGTTTCTTCTGCCAACTTAGCAAACTCAACATCAATGAACTTTTGTACTCGTTTCTGAGCAGCAGTTACTTTCTTTTTGATATCCATGTTACTTACCTACATTGAGGACAGGAGATTGACCACCAAGTACCAAAGTACCGCCCTTGAAGTTAGCAATAGCCTGTGCCTGAATCTTAGCAGCCTCAGCCAGCGTCATGCGTGTTTGAGCATCCATGTAAGCAATAGCGCCTTGGTTTTGGGCCAGTGCTTGAATACGCTGTGCTTCAAGTTGGGCTGTACGAACTTCAGCTTCTTTCTGCTTGGTTTCGTTCTTAGCACGAACTAGAGCGTTAGCACTTTCAACTACAGTATCAGCTGGGATGATCTGTCGAATCAATACTTGACTGATAGTGATAGTACCTTCTAGCTTCTCGCTCTCCAAAGTCTTAGTGATAAGCTCTTTGATTTCGATTTCCATTGGAGTACGGTTATCACCCATGTTCAAGGCTTCGTACTTGCGTGCTGACTTGTATACAGCGTTGCGAGTAGCGTTGAAAATGTAGTTATACATCAAGTAAGTGTCGCCATCATGTTTAGCGTGAAAACTCTTGTTTTTGGTGTTATAAATCTCAGCAACCTGACTCTTGTTGATGTTATAGATAACAGTCAAGTCAAAGTCTTTCATTGTTGAGTTGTCTGCGGCTGGTGGATTCAAGTCATCAACTTTGACCGCTACTTCTTTCACTGGGAATGTCAACACATCACCAACGATTGTTTGGTTCCACGAACCTTCCGCCAATTCGTTATTGCTGATCTGTTTGCTCATATCAATACGAAGACCAATCTCACCGGTTTCAATTCGGGTACAGCCTGTCATCAAAACACCAGCTGCAACCATCAACATTACAAAAATACGTTTCATCATATATCCTTAAAATAAAACTACAAAACCCACCAGTACTACAATCGTAAGCACTGCACACATTATACTATAAGAAATCAACTTGGTCAACACCCACTTTTCTTTACCAGAAAGTGAACGTATAGCGCCAATTCCAAAATAGAATGCAAAGAATAAGACCAAAAAGGTCAGGATGATTCTACTCATTTTGTCTTCTTGCTTTTACGAAATGCATCTACGACTTGTTGGTGGCGTGCGAGGTCGCAGTAGTAGTACCACTCACGGACGACCGGTTTGTTTACGATCATCTCACCATCAGAACTAAGGACGGGTTCATCCAGCAAATATCCAATGATCGTACATGGCTCGCCTTTGCTATCGTTGCGTTCGACAGAGAACACATTCATGTTATCAAAATCGAAATCACAATCAGCTGCGCGTGTATCACATGCAATCTTTTCTTCTAGTTGCTTTACACGTTGCTCGAGTTGCAATTTAATGCTTTCGAGATTTTGCAATTGGCGCTCCAAGTCATTGACTCGTGGAGCTTGTTTATTACCGAAACCAAACATAATTAACCTTTCAAATCAGCCAGCGAATCTGCTGTAGTTTTATCTTCACGAATTTCCAAAAAGATTGGAAGGAACAGTGACTTTGTTTCTGTTCGTTTATCGTCCACAATGGCATTGTACTTGACTGCAATGATTTTACCAACGACGTCTTTACCAATCGTATCGCGATCTTTATCGTTGAATCCAGAACCAACACCGACTTCCAACTTACCATCAGCAGTAGCTAAACGCAACGCGCCAAGACGTCCAACGTTCTTGCCAGTGCCCTCTTCCCAAGCTGTACAGATGAGGTCACACTCATACTCGCCTTTATACTTCACTTGGTGTTTAGCTCGTTTGTTTTCCCAAATACCAAATCGGTCTTTAAGGATGATGCCCTCTTGACCATCGTACAAGTAGTTGAGGAATACCTTTTGTGCTTCTTGTGGTGTATCGACTTGAATGTGTTTGACCATTACAGCCAAATGGCCAAACCGCGTCTTATGCTTCATATCCGACAAAGCGTTGGATAGCTTAGCAATACGGTCGATATATTGTTCTGTATACTTACCAATAGCGAAATGATCGACAGGAATCGCGTCCCACAACGTAGCACGAACGTCTTGTGATTCTTCTTCTGACATCGTTCCCTTAACTGCTTTGTTTAGGATACCGTTACCAGTCTTACGGTCGAGCGGCTTGCCAGCAATATCAACGACCAACAACTCACCATCGAACACCATATCGACGCCCCAATAATTGGACATATGGATGAATGGTTGTTGGAACAGTTCGTTCGGAATGTCGATCAGCTTACCGTTGCGTGAACGGAATTCACATTTACCGTCGCGGACGATTGCATTGAATCGCATGCCGTCCATCTTTAATTGTGCGTATGCAGGGAATTGAATCTTGTCAACCAACTTCTGTTCAAAGGCAGAAGCAAGCATACACGGATATTCATGCACTAATCCTGGCCATACTTTATTAGCTGTAGATTCAGACACACCACACTTCAAGTCTTTTTCGATGATGCGCTCAATCACCTTAGCGTCAGATGCTGTGAGTGTTTCCAAGATATCAGTCAAATGATCGATGCCTTCGTGGCCAGTGACCTCGCGCTTAGACAGTGCTGACAGATCAGCCATTGCTTGATCCAATGTACGTGTAGGGACAGCATCAGTCATATACTTCGGAATCTTACGAATGAAGAATTGCGTGTATGGATCGAGCGCAAGACGTACTGCTTCTTTTAGAGTGTCGTTGTGTTTGTGTTTAGTGAGGTAGTCGATTTTAAAATTACGACCATTATCGCTAGCTAGTGTTTCGAAAATAGAATTAATCATTACGTCTCATCTTAGAAATATCAACTGCCGCCTCTTCGCTGAAGATCGGAACGAGGTTAGACTTATGCATTGTGCCAATACCAATCACCTTAGTACCAGTATACACCTTTGGTTCAGCCTTTGTAGCTACATGAGCACCACTATTGAGTGATTTGTGTTTAGCAAAGTCGTTTGCACCAGCACGTACAGGCATCACTTTAGGAGCAACATACGGCTTAACAATTTGTTGAGCACGACCTTTATGCTCAACCAGACCATACTTCTTCATGTACTCTGCCCAGCTATCTTTCGCTTTAGCTTTTTGCTTACGAGTCGTTTTAGACTTAGTACTCAAATAGATAACAGCCATTACTGTGCCGCTTCCTTAGAAATCGTCTGTACTTTATTCAACCCATTGTCCATGATGCGGAATAGCCCACTCAGACCAACGGTAGCAATGACAATACCAACAATCACACCAATAAAAAATGATTTCATACTTGCTCCAATCAATACATTAATTATACGCGTTTCTGGATAAAATGTCAACAGTTATTTTACTGCAATGTTTCGGGGGAGTAGTGGGTTTGGGGTTGTTGCCAGATTAGTTCTTCCACGACGTCCAAGACTTCGAGTAGTTCTTCGGCTGTGATGAATTCAGAAGGCAGGACGCCTTCTAAAACGAGCTGGATACGCTCTTCTTTAGATAAGTTGTGCACGTTCATAAGTTTGCTGTCTGTTATGGATCAGGCCCAACCCTGATCGTTTGCTTTTAACGCATTATGCTTACTGTATTGGATGATCAGTCCTATCTCGTCATAACGCAACTCGTAATGGGTGTTTGCAACCAGAGCCATCAGGGAGAGTGCACATATCGGATACACCAAATTTTCCAGACAACAAACTTATGAAGCCCCCGAAGGGGCAGGTGCTTACTTAAAGACGCGAGAAACGTAGTAGTATGCGTTAGCGAACGTAATACCCAACTCAACTTGAATTAGCTTGGCAACATCACTCGGAGTCTTGCCACGGTTGGCTTCAAAGATAGCCAAGGCGCGTGCTTTTTTGTCGTTGGTAGGTTTAGCGGCAGCTGCAGTCATTTCATTTTCCTTCATAGCAAAGATATATGGATGTTTAACTTTCATATTAGCGAGCTTCTCCTCCGCCTTCTTGAAGGCGAAAGTAGGTTCATAGTCCTCGTCCATGAGAATCGCCTGCTCGATTAAGCATTTCGCAATAATCGGTGCATCGATGTTACATTCAACGGGACTACAACCAAGCTGTTTAATAATCTTGTTAGACAGCGCTAGCGGATCTTGTGCTTCACTAATATCGTCACTAATCTTAACGATTGCACGGTTAAGTGAACCCTTAGGATCAATACTATACTTTTTCAACACAGACTGAACATCCACCATTTTCAAATTCCTCTATCAGTTAAGGTAGAGCCTATTGTACAATAGTTTTGAACAATTGTCAACAGTCGTTACAACCGCATGTAGCGGTCATCTTCCAATTCGCAAGACTCTATACATTCATCATCCAAGAATAAACGTATGTCCCAACTTATTGCTACTCTAGTCCTCTCATCGTTTTGTGAAGAAGAGTGGACCATATGTTTCAAATAGCCAGGAAATACAATAGCTGTATTCTTTTCAGGGGTGTAGTAGTAATCGTTGCACACACTATGCGATTTACCTTCCGCATCATTGACTCGGCCAACCTCATACTCCCCGATATATCCTCGCGGATCGACGAGCATGATATCGCCACCGCCATCAGTGAAGTAAAATGTACCGACACACCATGCTTCAGGGTGATAATGAAGTGGCACAGTGTTTTGTGGATTGCGTATTACGCGCATCCACGCACGTCTTAACACAACGACGCCTTGTTTATATCCAACATCCCACGCATGCTGTTGCGCTGTTTCTAGAATCCATTTTCTAAAAACAACATCATCATCATCATTCTTTGTCGTGGTGACATCTCTATAAAATGTTCTACCCTCGCTACTAGCATTAACTGCAGCATTGTAGATACGTTCAGTCGTTTCGGTGCTATGGGGCCACTTATGAAACGATATCGGCGTCGTGAATATGTGTTGCAACATTTATGCGATAAGTGCAGTTCCAGGACTGGGAAGCTCGTGGGTTTCATGGTATCGATCGAAAAGGTCGAATGCCTTTTCACGATAGTCTGCAGTCTTTTTGACAAATAACTGATATTTGTCCTCGCCTTCCTCAATAGCAATCAAGATTGCGATCTGAGGGATTTTGATTGGTTTGATGTCTTTGTACATCTCTTCAATCATAATTGCATACACAGTAGACTGAATGAAGTAGTCTTCAATCCAATCTTCGCGTTTGTTTTTGATCGATGTCTTAAAGTCGGCAATCGTATTCAAACCTTGAAAGCGACAGAACAAGTCAGTACGACCAGCAGTCTTCAGTCGGTGTGAGAACAAAGCCATTTCATTACCATACACAGCTTCAACATTCTCATCGATTAATGGTTTGATGTTGTGGAACAGCTCAACACTCAATGGCATTGCACTGCCAATGTAGTTGTCCGCGTTGCGTAGATAATCTTCACAGATCTGATGCATCTCTGTGCCGCGGGTCGATGCACGGCGAGATATACGAGCGGCTTCTTGTTCACCGACTCGTTTCTTCCACTTCTCTAAGTGGGTTTTGTCTTTCATTGCTGAAAGGACAGTAGTAACCGACGGATAGAGAATACCATCTGGGGTACAGTAGTATCTCTTACCGTCGATATAAGTTGAGTCGAGATCTACGTTGGGTAGGTTGTAAATCTCGAACAGCTTTCTATTTTGCTTGGTCTTCGTGCTGAATCTTTGCAAGGATGTAATCTTTCACCAGTGAACTTCTAACAATATCATCTGTGGTGAATTCAATACGAGTGAAAGCTTTCATCAGTCCGGCGATATCAAAGAACTTTAAGATTCCTGATTTGTCGTCGCGCTTCTTCAAGTCACACTGTCTATAATCACCACACCAAATAATTTTCGATCTGTGGCCGACTCGCGTCATAACAGTATCGATTTCTTCATACGTCATATTTTGCATTTCATCAACAATAATGATTGCATCATCAAACGTCATACCACGAATAAAGGACGTCGAGATAAACTCAATGTAGCCTTGTTCTTCGAGGCGTTGGTAAGCATCTTTTCTACCAAACATTGTCTCACAGATTTGTCTGTAAGGCTGCTGGTAAATGTCTAACTTACCTTCAATATCACCAGGCAGATGCCCGATCTCTCTACCTTGCACAGCAGACCTAACAATAATTACCTTACTGAAAGGGTTGCCTTTATCTAAAACTTCTTCGAGTGCTTTATACACTGCAATGAAGCTCTTACCTGTACCTGCCACACCGTGAAGTGCTACGAAGTAGTCTCCACGTTTATATGCATCATAAAATTTCTTTTGATTATTAGTCAATGGATCAAACGTTTTCATGTGATCCAATTTAATTTTCAACGGCTGATGTTGTCTTGATGCTTGCTCTGTCTGTGTTGTGTCTGCACCAACAATATGAAGTGCGTTATTTGAGCGTTTGGCCATTTGTATCCTACAGGTTAGATTTATTGTCCGCTCGAGCCTTTCCACTTACGTACAGCTCGTTCGGTTTGAACTTGCTTAATCGATTTCCTTACATTGTTCTCAGCCAACGGAGAGTCGGGATGTGCTTCAGAGATCTTTGTGATAACGTCTTTGAAGCCATCATCAATCTTTCCTGTAATAGAGACGCCAGACACAATACTAGGCGCACTGCTACTATCGAAATATCTTTCGTGTGTAGGGTTGAGTGCCTTGTATTCGTCCAAGTCTTTAATACTCATTATAATATCGAAGACCTCTTCGGTCTCCTTGTCAATGAAGGAATAGATTGGCATCTTACTTCTTCGACGTTTTACGTTGAGTAGCCGTGGTCTTCTTAGCAGCTGGAGCGGCTTTCTTAACGACTGGCTTTGCGGCAGCTTTAACAGCAGGCTTTTTAGCAGCAGGTTTCTTTGCTGTAGCAGTTTCTTCGCGTTTAACGAAAGTACGTTTCTTTGCAGGTGCCTTTTCTACAATCGCAGCGAGCACTGGTGCTACTTCAATTGCAGGCGTTTGCGCACCTTGGGTAGTTTGTTTGGTACCAAATCCAAACAACTGAGCTAGTTTTGACAACATTTAAGTCTCCTTGTTATTTTAGTAGTCATCCATTTCGAGGATGTCTTTCAGGTTTTTAGTCCTCAGCGCTTTGTCGAGCGCATTATTGGCCTTTTGTTGCTTGTGTGTGCGCACCTTCTTTGAAAGATGACGTCCGTTCTCTTCATACTCGAGAAAGGCTGTGTGTGTTTGTTTACTTTGTTTTGGATGAAGGAGTTGGTGCTTCATTTGTTACAGGCTCCGAAATAAGACCGGGAAATGCTTCTTTAATCAGCTTTACGTTGATTCCTTTGTAGGGAACTTTCTTTTCCTTCATCGCGTTGAGAAGGACAGCATCTTCCGGATGCACTGATTCTAACAATTCAATATACAGCGCTTCACGCTTTAGCTTGGTTAAATTCGGATTGCCGCCCTTGATGAAGAGGTACAGACGTCTGACTTCTGAAACTAATCTCATCTCTTGAGCTGGATATGGACATGGCTTATATGGTGGAGCGCCTGCAGGCAAGTCCCATACAATGTTTGGATCAAAAGCGTATTTTAAGATAGCTTGTAGGGCTGCACTATTGTGCTTGTGCAGCACTTGAATCTTTTCCTCGGTCGTCTTTTGCGTAGACGCCAATTCAATTATTTGGAATAATCCTAATCTCATATTAAAACTCGCTAATTTGATCTGATAATGTTCTGAGGTTGTGTTGAGCAAAATACTCCGCCAACCGGTTAGGCTTATTGGCCTCGCTATGGTATTTTTCTAAGACAGATGTCTTAATATCGTCTGGAATCATGTGAAGGTCAATCAGCTGCTCGTTGCGCTTAAAGTTCTTTAATTGGTCTGGAGGGAGTACAGTCGACAGGTCAGCAATCTCGCACAGATGCTCGATTCGTTTTGCTGGGAGGTTTTTCTGTCGTTCGCCGACAGCGAGACACGTGTCGGGAGACATGATGTTAGGAATGCCATCGCCTCGATCGCCTTTGAGGATATGCTCGCGAAGGTATCGGTGAGGGTCACCATGTTTGATATACTTTTTGAGTACAGGATTGTACTGCTCGACGTTTCCATAAATCTGTAATTGTACAAAATCTTTATCGCCCGAGAAAATCAAAATCTTCTCGCCCGATGCAAGAATGGTGCCATACTCAATGCACAATGTCGCAATAACGTCATCTGCTTCGGCACCATCCACCTGGACTACTCTGTATGGCGAATACGCCTTCAGCTCATCCCTGACTTTATTTAGACAATTAAAGATCTGGTTCCAATCCATTTCTGAATCTTCACGTGCCTTTTTACGGTTTGCCTTATAATATGGGAAAACTTGCTTGCGCCAGTAACGCTTATCATCACAAGCAATTACAAGTTCTCCATATTCGCCATAGTTCCTACGATAGGAACGAAGCGAGTTAAGCACCATGTGCCTAACAAGATCTTCCTCGATCGCAGTGTTTGTGTGGTTACCAAGCTGTGCCATCATGTTGGCAATCATAACTTGGTTTATATCAACAATAATCATATGGCGATTGTATCACAAAAATGACTTAATGTCAAGTCGCTTTCTGACTTGGGTGTAAGTTCTTTTCGTATAACGTATTGGACAAGTATGTATTCCATTGTTGAGTGCGATATGGCCAGCCATAGAACACATCTGCATATGATTTCTGGCCACCAAGACGTGTTTGCACACCTTCGGTCCAGTAGTTGTCGACCGCACTAGCTAGGTGCGCGTATAGCACATTGGCATGATCGCGTTTGTTTTGTGTCCATTGATACATCCAGGTCCAATTAGCGGCCGTCTCATGCAATGCACCATAGTTAGGATGGATACACAAACAACCAGCACTCATTGCTTCCATCAATGCAATACATGACGTTTCCAGCCAGATAGATGGGTATGCTTGGATATGTGCTTCTGCCAACGCTTCACGTACAACTGCGTTTGGTTGGTAGCCGTGGTAGTTGATCTTTGGATGTGCTCTGCACCGATCAAACAACTCTTGGTATGGTGCATCACGTTCTTCCCACCCATAGGCAGCGAACGATGAGAACACGTCTAACTCAACGTTGTCGTAGTTTTCGGCCAGTTTTTCAAAGACTGGTACCAAGATCTCCAAACCACGATGAGGTGTGGTGTTGTAGATGATCTTGATCTTGTCTTTCGACTTTTCTTTTACGGGGATTGGTTCAATGGCATTTTGCAAAACCATACATTTATACCAAGGCAATCCATAGTGCTGTTGGTATGCTTGCAATTGCCAGTTGGAGACGAAAATCAACTTCTCAAAGTTGTTCCATCCACCGTTGGCTAAGTGGGCTGATTCTGGATCGCCAGGAAGATCGTGGAGCCAATACAGCTCAATCTTACCAGCTTCTGGGCCACGATATCGGCTTGCTGTAATATGGAATGGCTCAAGTAGTTCAGGAGCGATGCGGTCGGCTAGGCCGTACTTCATCATCTCTGTACCGCCCATCGCATTCTTACTCAATTCATCAGTTGCAATACTCATTATATTCTCACGCTAAAATAACACTCTTGATACTATCTAGGCGGAACGAACGCCACGCATTCTTTTCCACATCCCATACAGCCAAGTTTGCATCATTAGCCTCTTTTGTACGCTCAGTAGTTTTCTCATGTGGAATAGCAACACCTTCCTTCAACGTACACTTCATAGTACGTTCGGTGCCATCTTTCTTTGTGAATACAACCTCAACTGTACCGTTGCGGAGCGTAGACTTCAACCACTCACGTCCCTCAAGGGATGCCATCATATGTTCCATCATTTTCCTTTTGTCAATAACCACGAATCTTTATTATAACTTAACTGAGCAGTGCCACGACTTGGGGTTTGCATTACCCAATATTGCTTACCCTCAATCTCACGCTCGTTAATAATATTACCACGAACGGACTCATTAGTCAACTTATTTTTAAGGACTACGTCTGTTTTGGTTCTGTATAGATTTTGTTTTAGCATAATAATTGGTGCGCTGACTAGGAATTGAACCTAGACTCGATCGATTATGAGTCGACTGCTTTACCATTAAGCTATCAGCGCGTATTTGGCGCGGCTAGAGAGATTCGAACTCCCATCGGACGGTGTAGAAGACCGTTGTCTTATCCATTAGACCATAGCCGCAATTAACTCTTAGTATACCCTGTTTTAACCAAAGAGGCAACGAGGGCATCAACACTTTTTTTGTTTGGCAAGAACGTGCGCGATATACGACTGTTCTCTTCTTTAAACACTGAGAAGTTTGTATCCTCCTCATAAATTGTACACTCCATACCTTCTTTGGTTAGTGTGTAAATTGGTTTTTGTTTAGCTGTCTGCCTTACAGGTGCTTTCTTTTTCGTTGTACTCATAATGATATTTCGGTTTACTACTCGACACTGCCCAAAATGTGTGGTTCCATGAAAATGTGTTTTTGGCAACCCACTGCTTGTCAATGTATTTATCTGGAACATTGCCAGTATACAACACATCAAACTGTCGTTCTAGCGAACTTTTCACTTTCCCGTTCTTAACACGCTTGTAATTAATACCATCATCTGTCAGTAGCTGATGTTCATAGTCAATTACTAATAGCATACCAGTTGGTTTTAACACTGAAGCAAACATATCATACAACCCATCGACATCATCTATTAGTAACGCTACCCATGCGCATATTATCAAGTCGTATGTTTGTGGTTCTGTGACGTGTTGGTATCGTTCATCGCCAACATAGGTTTTTGCGTGCAGTCTTAGATCAGCGCTCGGTTCGTATGCGTCAACACAACACCCAAACCGTTCTATAACAGGTTTTGCCAGCCTACCGACGCCTGACCCATAATCTAGTACTCGACTAGTGTGGTCAAGCGATGTATGGGCGTCAATCAGATCGATTGTGAATTGTGTTTCATTTTCCCACCGCTTTTCAAAATCGAAAGCTTCGTAGTCGAACACCAAACGCTTTGAATGTTCTACATCTGAAGCAATCCAAGCTGCGTCGTAGAACTTTCCTTTGTTCATTTCACGTGTTTCCTATGGACTCTACAAATAATCCAGTCATTATAATACAGGTCGGGATTGAACAAAACGTCTCTCTGGAATTGTTCTTTTGCTTCCAAATACGAAGCATGACCTTTTGATGTGCATAGGTGGATGATCTCGCGTTTGAAATTCTCTTCACCCAACTCTTCTACGTCTTTGTTTAAGGCGACGGAAGACCCATAATACTTCTTCCAATCGCTTGGTGCTAAGTATCGTTTCTTCTTGCCTTTGAGGGTCTTGATTTTCTTAAACCAAAAAAGCTTCTTGCCGATGTACTGTTTACCAGTTTGCAAGTTTGTAATGTTGTATACGAACCCGTAGTGCTCTTCAGCTGGTTCTTCAAACACTTCCCCATTGTATGTCCATTGTGTGCTCATAATACTATATATTCAAAATGAAGAAATTATTCGATATGTTATTTTGTTGGTTCAAAAAGAAAACTGCTCAACCACGACCCGAAGATCAATGGAGTGAGCAGTTATTTAGGCCGTCTGCTAGCAACTACTATGATGCTAAGTCAGACGGTAATAGTTATAATTTAAAGCGGTAGCCAGAGCCAGATTCCCTGCGTCAATAGAACGATACCGACTACAGCAACAACCTCGCTGAATTTATACATTTTATTATTGACGGATAAGATACTCGCTGATAGCAACACGATTGCTAACTGGAATGCCATACTAGCAAAGGTCAACCATGGACCATGCTTAGCCGCCTCATCTCGTGCAGCTTCGTACGCTTGTGCCTTAGCTAGCAACTCTTTCTTGCCCTCACCCTTCTCTGGATCAGACTCATACCGATCAATCTTTGCTTGCAATGCCTGAGCTTTAACTTTATCGCCACGAGCTAAGTAATCATCACGCTGCCCCTCGGCGATAGTCTGCTTAATCGACTTCGATTGGAAGAAAGCGTATGTGTCAGTCGCTTTCAACATATTTTTCAAGCCTGCACCTGAGTATGAGTTAGCGAAGTATGTTGTAATTGCCATGAACAATGCCATGATAACAATCACGAGACCTGCTTTGTCTTTGATAAGTGCCTCACGTTCACTACGTGATAGCGGTTTTACTTCTACTTCTGCCATTATTGCTCCTCAGGCTTTTTAAACCAATGTGTGGTTTGTAATATTTTCATTACTTGGTCACCGGTGGTATTATTCCACTCCGCTGCCCATTCTACAAAATCGTACCAATCACGAATGTAGTCTTCCTGACCTTGCTGCCAAGATTGATACATTTCAAATAGTTGACGTTCGTTCATGTTTATCTTCCAACGTATATATGTGGTTCTGCTTCCTTACGTCTTTGGAGCTCCGTTTTCGGAATCCATCCATTGCCGTATTGTGGGTACTTTTCTATGCGGTCCTGGACAACAAACGTAAAACACATTCCAATGCCAGCTGCTATGAGCAGCCCTCCAACACCAATAGCAATATTAGCGTATAGCTGCTCCAAACGCTGACGACGTCGACGAGCTGCTCTACGATCATCATCCATCTGACGTGCGATTAGTACCTTTTGCTCTCTACCCATAACCTTCATCATCGCTTCGACTTCGGTATGTAGTGCGCCCAACTCAGGGGGCGATTGGTACACCATCAACTCGCGCAATTCTGTGCTCATTTGCTCCAACTGTTTGCGCATCAGAACACGTTGTAAAGCACGCTTACCCAAACTGTCGTCGCCATGATATACTTCGGTCTTAGCTCTACGTTCTTCTTCTTCGAATATGGCCATACACTTATAGAAGTTGTCGTAGTATGCACCAAGCTGCTCACCAATTTGACGGTACACATCGTCATGGTGTCCCGCATTAGCCTTCTTGTTTAAGTCGCGTACTCTATTCTTCTCTTCAATGAATTGATTACGTTGCTCCGTCGTTGCAGGCTTCTCGGGCGGGTGAAGTTTATGAAATTGCTCATCGAGATCTTTGAGAACGTCTTTAACTTCACCTGCAGCACCCTTGATATCCTTATAAAGCTTACACCCCTGCTTCACTGCCGCGACGGCAGAGTTTGCAAGCATGAATAAGGTGATTGGATCCATAACAAACTACATTATGTTATTTGGCTAATGGGTTATCCATGGCCTTCTGAATTTTCATATCGACCTCACGTTGTACTTGTTTAATCGCTTGATCCGTTTCTTTACTATTCTTACGAAGCTCTTGTTGTACTTCACGTACTGCTAAGTCAGACTCACGTGCCGTTTGCTTGGAGTTACGCTCAACGCCTTCAACTACGTTTTCTAGGCGACGAATATCGCTCTTCAAATCATTCTTAATATCCTGTGTGTATTGAACAGATTTCTCAGAATTTTGTTCTGCGATTTCCATCTTCTTATACAACTCTGATAAGTCTGGAGCAACGTACATAGCAATCTTCTTCTTCATGTCCATATAGTCTTTATACACTTCGAAAGAACCATACAAGCCACCAAGAGCAGTAGATAAGATCGTGCCAAGTATCATCAGCTTTGCTGGGGTGAAGCTATAACCAGCGATAGTCCACACTGTGTTTTTGTCAGTCAGTTTTTGAAGCTTTTCAACTTCTGCGTTGACGTCTACCGTACCTGCTGGCATTGCAGGTTTAGCTGGTGCAGGCTTGGCAACTGGCTTAGCAGCTGTCTTTACTGGCGCAGCTTTTGCACCCTTCTTGGCCTTAGCCGCTGGCTTCTTATTACCTCTACTAGCTAATGCACCCGCAGCTGCTGCGCCAGCTAAGCCAGCCAATGCATTAGTATTAGATTCTTCCTCTGTACCTTCTTCGGTTTCCTCTTCGGACTCTTCTACAGAATCATCCAACTCTTCTTCTAAGTTTTCGTTTTCTTCTGGATTCTTATTTTCTTCTGACATTTTAATTTCCTAATTGGTATTGTGAATCGACCATATCTTGATGTACTCTATCGCTGCCCCCAAACAAGCGGGCCCCACTGCGAGTGTCTATATTCTTCTGCCCACCATATATGGTGAATGGGCGGTAGAATTGAGTATCTGGAATGCTCGTCTTACCATATTGATCAAACCCAGGCGAGTAACCCATCGCCTGAATAACAACATTCTGTACTGCCTTTTGCGCTTCTAAGCTAGCTGCTTGTCCCATCTGATTAGCAAGATCTTTGGCTTTTGCAACGGCTTCTTTCTTTGCAGCTTCTTCGCGCTTAGCTGCCATCTCTTCTCTAGCAGTCTTTGGCTTAGGGCTGTCTGACTTTGTGTCCGCACTAGCTTTAGGAGTATCTTCAGCTTTCTTTTCTTCCTTCTTCGGCTCAGCTTGTGCTACCGTTTCCGTAGCAGCAGGAGCTGGCTTAACTGTTGATATTACGGCAATTGGCGATATCGACGTAGCTGATGTAGTACTCGGAGCTGCGGTAGCAGTCGTTATAGGATCAGATACAGCCTTAGTAGCTTCAACCGTCTCGACTACTGGCGTCGTTACTGCTGTGGCGATCGTGGTCGTAGTTGGTGTGATATACTTGAGTGCGTATGCAGCTTTATACCCGGCACATTGTGCGTTGTATAATGGATCAGCTGTACATTGTTGATTGAAGTATGCTTGTGCATACCCCGGACAATCGCTAGCATACAAAGCACTGATCGAACACTGATGTGCTTTATAAGCTACTTGGTGACCAGGACAATCGGATGCATATAGCGCATTGATGGAGCACTGCTGTGCTTTATATGCTGCCTGATATCCTACACAATCGGATGCATATAGAGCATTAGCACTACACTGCTGGTCATGGTAGGCCTGCGTATACCCTACACAACTTGTAGCATACAACGGATTGATGCTACACTGCTGGTCGTGGTATGCAGTGTCATAACCTGAGCAAGTGGTGCTGTATAATGGATTAATGTTGCACTGTTGTGTTAGATAAGCACTTGCATATCCTGGGCATAATGAATCATATAACGCGCTCGCTGTACATTGCTGAGTAAAGTATGCTTGTGCATATCCCGGGCATGAAGTGCTATACAATGCAGTGATCGTACATTGTTGTTGTGTGTATGCAGCTTGATACCCTGAACAAGTCGTCGATGATAATGGATTGACAACGCACGGGTCTGGTGTATACACAACTGTGCTATACATATTGGTAATGTTGCCAGACGGCGTCATATTAAACGTACCCATTGTTGAAATAGGACGTGATGCACCAAATCTCATTTGTTTATCATAGCTACCAGATGTGCCAGCAGTATGTGTATTGACTTCGTTGTATATTGAAGTGCCTGTATTGTCCGTTACGTCTGTGGTAACGGAAGCACTAGGATATATCCACGTTCCAATACATCCACCAAGAAAGTCCATCCAACTACAATATCTACCACCAACACTGTACTGGTAACCGTAATTAAATCCATGTACCATTACGCCCGAACCAGATAGTGCGTTGTTTAGTGCATATGCTTGCTGACCAGTCATCCCGTTAAATACGTTTTGCGTTGCCACATTAACATATCCCGCACATGATGGGGAGTATGCTGGGTTGGTAGCGCAAGGATCGACACTATACTTTAAGCTCATGCTAACGTTACGAATCTGAGGGCCAAAGTATCCGCCCCAGTACCCGTTATCAGCTCCCTGTACACCAAACTGTATATAACTTGTATCAGCTATGTTGTATGGCGTTGTTGCAGTTCGTGTGCCAGATACTGTCTGCCATTCAAACTTAGTGTTATAGAATTGGCTGCTATTTAATAGAACTGAGTTGTTTGGACCTCTCAATAGCTGAGAGACAGTGAACGTATCGATGCCTGGTTGTCTATCGTCACCATTCATGTTACGGACTTCGTAACTATAGTTATAACCATTAACCTTAACGCCTGCACCAACGCCAGCCAATGCTTGATTAACAGCGTATGTTTGTCCTACAGACGCGCTACCGTAACTGAACGCGATCGTGTTTGTGCTAGGATCATACCTAGGCTGGGGGCCGCCTGGCATGTAGTTTGATGGAATTGTGCCTGTAGTCACCCCATACCAAGTGTGCGAAGTACCTGATGTTATTAAGTTAGGGGTGGTCTGAATCGTTTGGGCAAAAACGCTAGAGACTCCTAACAATAAAATTGCTAGGGTTCTCTTGATCATTTCGTACTCTTAACTTTTTGCGGAATACGTTCTGGGTTTGCGTCCCAAATTTCCTTGGCTTGTGCGCCAATCTTACCATCTACCGGGCAAGGTGTGCCTGCATTGGACATTGCTGTAAACACACGTTCATCTTGACACATGATGGCAACGGCAGCAACTTTCATCCCCATATCATATACGGAGCGAGCGAGCTTGATACGCTCACAATTAAAATCGGTCATCGTTCCGCCCATCGATATACCGAGAATTTGCGTTTGAACAGCACCAGACGCGGCGACTGCGCAAACGTCGCTGTTAATAACAGTGATTGCTGGTGCTACTGCGGTTGGTGGAGGAGACTTTACAGTAGTCTCACTAATAGAAGTGGTGGTACTTCTAGATGTCGAGTCAGTGACGATTGGATCCGTTTGCGCAACCGTCGTTGATGAAGCCATAACAAAAAGCGCCGCTAAAACGACCTTCTTGTACATATTTTTCCTTGTTTTCTAAGATTTTGTCACCGAAACATAACAACATTGTACTTTGCTATTTATCAGTTCGTTAATCTAGATCAACAAAAATCAATTTAATGTTGGACCCTCATCCTCATCTTCGTCAAAATCTTCATCGTCTTCTTCAACCATGTGCGCACCGCAAAATGGGCAGAATTCTACAGGCTGTGAATCACCGTCGATTTTTGTTATTGTGAATTCTGAGTCGCACTCAACACACAACATAATATCATCTTCTTGTTCGTCGATTTGAAACATTATTTCCTCTTTTTTATTATAGTGGTATCCATATCATCCCGGGAGGTTCATTTTGCGTTATGTCGTACGCAATATCGAACGCAACAGTGATCCGTGGAAGCTCTACAGCATTTGGTGTTGAGCTATGAACTGCCCCATCACATTCTGCGATAAACAACCTATTATCTACGCTATCTATCGCATACTCTTGATAATGCTCTGCATCAAATGAATCGAAATTGCAGGGAGCATCACCTAGAATAATGCAGTGGGGTGGTTTATGTTCTAAGCAATTGTATGTATATTCCGTATTAACTGGCTTACGATATATCGTTGAGCTGGGCTCGTTAGATCTAACACAAAACACTCCATGGTAGGTCTTCTTTGCGGGATCGACGTGCAGATGCCAACCTGCACCTCTACCTTGCGGATAAACATTAAACCATGCACATATAAAATGCGGTTTGTCTTCCGTTTTTAACGAAGATTCGAATAGCTGTTTGATGTTGTGTTTGAGCTGTTGAATTCCGGGACGGAATGATTGAAATAAATTATACTTACTATATGCAGCAGTTGCTAGATTTCCAAAACTGTGGTAGAAGCCTTCAGGGAAATCCTCCATAACATATTTGGAATGGAGTTCGGCATTGATTGCTTCTAGACTAGACACCAACTCTGGAAGGTCTAGATCCAGCTGTTTGATTGCAAGTTTCTTATTATCAATTAACTGTTGTACATAATCAGACATATCATTCCTTAGGTTTTGTCCAAACATCATCCCATGTCCCAGACAACGCACCCTTGGCATAGTCTGTTGCACGATTTTCAAAGAAGTTCGTATGTGTGGGGGCATTAATCATTTCTTCAACCCATGGAAGAGGATTCTTCTTAACTTTGAAGATACCTTTCATACCCAATCCAATCAAACGACGGTCTGCAATATAGCGGATGTACTTCTTCAAATCATCTGCCGTCATGTCTTCCATCGAATTCACACCAAATGCTAAGTCAATAAACCGATCTTCAAGCTCTACCATACGCTCTGCAATGGAGTAGATAGACTCTTTAAGCTCATCATTCCAAATTTCATTATTCTCATGGATGTATGTCTTAAACAACTTCATCATGTTTTCGGCATGCATCGTCTCATCGACGATAGACCACGTGATGATTTGACCCATGCCTTTCATTTTGCCGTGGCGCGGGAAATTCAGCAACATTACAAATGAGCTGAATAATTGCATGCCTTCAGTAAATGCTGAGAACACAGCGATGTGCTTAGCTGTGTTTTCTTTCGTACCGTTTGTATCTGAGATGTCGAGGACATAATCATGCTTATCCTTCATCTCTTGGTATGATAGAAACTCATTATATGTCGTTTCCGGAAGACCGAGAGTTTCAATCAAATGAGAGTAAGCTGCGATGTGTAACGCTTCGCGAGCAGCAAATCCCATCAGCATCATTCGAACTTCTGGTTGAGGAAAATGTGGTAGATAGTTTTTTACATATCCGCCAGCTACATCAATATCACCTTGTGTGAAGAAACGGAAGATGTTAGTGAGAAACGCCTTCTCTCCATCGCTCAGGCGATTCTTCCAGTCTTTGACGTCCTCTAGCATCGGAACTTCAGTATGAAGCCAGTGTGACTGCTCATGCTTAAGCCATGCATCGTATGCCCAAGGGTAGTTAAATGGTTTGAACGATGTACGACCGTCCATTAATGATGTTTTCTTTTTGATCATAAACTCTTTATTATTGTTACTGTTGTATTATATTCTAATTAACACATATCATCAACGCGGTGCTGGCGCGGTTCTAATATACTCAAACGCCTCATCCGCAAACGGACCATCCGCCCTAACGTAGTGCAGGAATGCTTGTTTGTATTTGGATGTAGGGCACGGCGTTCTCCAGTGCGCAGATCTACACCCCAAGTACATGACAGCATCGCCAGGGAATAACGATAATGATGAAACACTACCGTCTGGTTTTGTCATAAAGATTGGCCACACTGGGCCAGACTCATCAATACATAACGTAATACTAATTTCGCATGCCTCTCGGTCGCGATGTGGTTTGAGATCTGCTCCCTCTGTATATGCACGGGTGTATGTGTATGTGGGTAGTACTGGAACTCCAGCCATGCGCGATACACGAACAGTTGATAGGCATAACAAATCTACAAAATCCATATGGTTAGCAAAATACGTAGACTTTGGAACGTTGAGGTCCTCGTGTGCGTTTGCTCCTTCACAGAAAGCATCGAATAATGCTCCTAGATGAAGTGCTTTCTCCGGTAAAAGAAAGTTAGGAATTACCAGGTAGTTGTCACGTTGTAGTATTGGGTTCATTTGCAATACCTATAACAAGTTTATTATCTTCACGACGTAGGGAGACGATATCATGCGTCTTGCCATCAACTTCTACAACGATGGGTAGATCAATCTTGCTGCCTGTTTCAAACACGCGCTCCATATGCAATTCCCACGCAGTCGTGAGTTCTTTATTGAGGAAATATGTATCCATTATTTTCTTTTCTCCGAGGAGGCACTAAAGTTTCCATTAGTAAATGTAAATCCGCCCGGTGCTGACAGCTTGCGAGATACTGCGTTTGTCTTGCACATTGGGCATCTTTCAGGATCGGTCTGCCCCTTACGCAACTCTTCCCACGTATGGGAACATACTCTACATTTGTAGTCGCGCATTGGCATAACTTAATCTCCCAACCACTCTTTTAAGGCGGCAAGCGTCTTCACGCCAGTTATTCTCTTCAGCTCCTTACCACCATCGATAAGGACCAACGTAGGCACCCCACGGATGCCATACATCTTCGGCGTATCCATATCTTCGTCAATGTCGATGACTCTAACAGGTACGCCCAAATCTTCATCGTCAATGATGTGCGTTAAAGCCTTACATGGTCCACACCACTCCGCTTGGAATTTTAGTAACTCTTTTGCCATTTTATTATCCTTCACATGCTAAACAAACATCACCATCAACCAAAGCTTGCAGGTCGATCTCTTTAATAACTTCACGTTCAATTCGCTTCGATACTTTATCAGCTTTTGCAAGCTTTTCTGAACGGCAGTAGTAAAGTGTCTTCAATCCACTCTTCCACGCTTGAAAGTGTACAGCATGCAGATACTTAATATTACAGTCCGGTCTAAAGAATAAGTTAAGTGACTGGGCCTGGTCAATAAACTGCTGACGGTCAGCTGCATGCTGTACTAACCAACGTTGGTCAATTTCCATCGATGTCTTAAAGACGTCTTTTTCCCAATCATCTAGAATCTCTAGGTGTTGGCATGAGCCGTCGTTAGCAATGATAGAGGACCAAATTTCTTGATAATCTAACTTCGTGTTATCTTCACACTTCTGCTTAATGATTCGATCTAACCACTTATTCTTATTCAGTGATGAACCAGACAACGTATCCTGTCTGTAAGCATTAGCGCGCAGGGGCTCAATAGAAGGAGAAGTGTTCCCCATGATAATTGAGCTTGAAGCGTTGGGAGCAATAGCCATGCAATGACTAAAACGAAGGCCAGTGCCAGCTGCATCAGGAGCCTCACCTCGTTCAGTACCCAATTCCAAGTTAGCTGCATTTAATGTCTCACGAATATGTTTAAACATTTGAATGTTCTTGCCTGTCGCCATTGCGGATTCCCACGGAAGATTATTCTTCTGTAGGTATGCGTGGTAACCGAGAGCACCAACACCAATAGATCGTTCACGCATTGCAGAATACTTTGCACGTGCGACTGGTTCAGGAGCATTATCGATAAAGTATTGCAATACGTTGTCTAACATCTCCGCAATATCTTTGAGGAAGGTTGGGTGTGTTTTCCATTCATCGAAGTACTCGAGATTGACTGAGCTCAGACAGCATACAGCAGTACGGTCTTTGTCGGTTGGTAAGATAATCTCAGAGCAAAGATTCGACTGACGGATCTTCAATCCAAGCTTCTTCTGGAACTCAGGCATAGCACGATTAGATGTGTCTACGAAGTGGAGGTATGGCTCGCCTGAAAGCATGCGCATCTCCAAGATCCGTTGCCACAATTCACGTGCAGGAATAGTGTCGCGTACTTCGCCGTTATGTGGATCTTTTAATTCCCATGTATCATCGTAGTTAGGATCAATCATACACTGTTCAACAATGTGCATGAAATCGTCTGTAATGTTGATGCCATGGTGTAGGTTCAGAGTACGCATATTGGGATCACCAGTAGGCTTACGCATCTCTAAGAACATTAGAATGTCTGGGTGGCTGATGTCAAGATAAGCAGCATAAGAGCCACGACGTGTGCGGCCTTGACGATATGCTAGAGAGCTTGCATCGTATGTGCGAAGATGTGGCATAACGCCAACAGACTTATCGTCAGCAGATCGGATACCGACACCAATACCAACGCCACCGCCCAACATCGATAACCAGTTTACTTCCGACAGAGTATCAACCAGCCCCGACGAACTGTCGTGGAGATAAGGAAGGAAACATGAAATAGGAAGACCGCGGGCAGAGCGACCAAAAGACAGAATAGGAGTAGAGTATGATAACCAATGCTTAGAAGCATGGTCGTATAAACGTTGTGCATGTTCTGGATTTGATCCAAACGCTTTAGAAACATATGCAAATCTTTCCTGTGGTGAAGCCTCATCCTCTCTCATATACGACTCTTTTAGTCGCTTAATACCTAATTCATCAAACAGGCCATCCCGTGAAAAGTCGACGGTTATGCCATGGACAGTATCTGTCATGTAAAACTCCAGTTGTTATTGTTATTATTTTGTGAATTGCTCTGCCATCGGAAAGATGGTTGCAATAGCCTTTGCGCATTCCTGTGCAATCAGGATATGCTCTTTTTGTGTGCCATGTGCTGCACGGAGTTGGATGTAGTGAATCCAAGAGCGCAGTGTGCCATTCATATAGAGACGACTGACGGTAAGGCCTTCTGGTAGAACAGCGCGCGCTTGTTCTTTTGCGATACCATTACTTACAGCCCACTGATACGTCGCACGAGCTTGACGTATCATATCTTGTTGTTTTTCGTCCCACACACGCTTTAATTCGCGGTCATCTGTTTCGACTGAGTTTTGACGATTCTTTGTATCTTGTAATCGAGCTTCACGTGTAACGAATGAAAGATCTTCTGTTGGATCTGCATATCGCTGTGAAAACTCTTGGAATGAGAATGAGCGGTGACGTAGAATTTGACGTGCAATATCTCTTGTAGTTTCAATCTCGAGACATGCTGAAACCATTTCTAATGGCGACCAGTGTTGGTGCTTAATAAGATAGTTGATTAATTTTTCAGACGTTGCTGTTGTAAATTGATTACTCGGATTCGACACTCGTGCGCAGTATGCTACGAGATCTTGACAATCGTACAATCCGTCTGATACGAACTGTCGGTCGGGGCGGCTGTAAGATACTAATTTAACCTTCATTGATTCCTCATCTATTACACGTTGTGTCCACATCTCTTCGTTTTCGAGAATTGGTATATTCAAAATTTCTTCCATTGCGTCAATGCCGCTTTCGCCATTAGGCCACGTTTTGTGTTAGCTCGAATGATCGCTTCAGGATCCAATCCAGCTAACACCATATCATTCACATCCTTCTGAACTAAGTCGGAAGGCCATATGCATACATTATACCCATCATCGATGTATTTGTCAATAGTCTTAACGATTTGTTCGTTACGAGGCTCATTATCCATCACGATGATAAACTCATCTTTGGGTTTGTTGGGGAAGATATTTAGTAGGCCAATTGCACTGCCTGCCATCGCTACACAGTTGGGTAAGAACATAGAATCGATAGGACCTTCTACAACAAATACAATTCCCTTATCATCAATAGTATCCAAACCAAACACCTTGGGTTTGTTCTCATCAATCATAATAGTGATGTATCGTATCCCCTCTTTTCGGAAAGAACGTCCTTGGAATCCGAACATATCACCATTGCGATCGAGAAAAGGAATGATTAACCGAGGCTCATCATTTTCAGCGTCAAACTTCTCCGGAATGATAGAATTCACCCATTGTTTAAACTTTGGCGCGTAGAACAATTTATAATGCAAGTTCGCAGGAATCCGCCGTTTTTGGACATATTTCTTGGCTGGATGTTCAGGATCGATCTGTGAGATTTTCTTGATCGATTTCAATGGACTAGAACCCTGTAGAAACACAGGAGGAGCGAAACTGGTAATATCAGGCTTCTTTACCTCGGTCTCGGGCTCTGGGGCGTTTCTATCGAGGAATTTATCGCGTTTATACGACTCAGCGATCGAGGGATCGATCCGTTTGAGAAAATTGCCAAATGAGATAGACTCGTGGCAGTTGTGACAATAGTATAGCGCACCGACGACAGGCTTATCGACGATGTATCCTCGTGTTTTAAATTTGTTAGTGCGTGAATCCCCGCAAAGAGGGCAGCGCATGTTGTACGTAGTGCTGTTGATTCGTTTAAATCGCTCGACGCGATTCGAAATCAAACCAATGTACTTCTGATCAATCCAATCCATAATATATTCCTATCAACGAACAAGTCGACTATAGGCGGTTCGTGGGATCATGTCAACAGGCGCGCGGTCACGCCTTTAAATACCGTATGTCGATTTAATAGCGTTGTAGTTTTGCGTGACTTCTGATCCAGACAACGCTCTATCGTATACACGCATCTGATAGAATACTGGATAAAGCGCAGCGTTTGAGTTGTTCATCTTATCAGTAGCACCTGTTCCGCCATTTGTGTGTCTTGCACCGAATAAGAATTCGCTAGTTGCGAAGAGCGTTTGATTGGCAACAGTAGCAGTCGTTCCTACTTGCGAACCGTTCAAATATAAGCTGTGGCTTGTGCCATTGATAATGAAAGTCCAATGTCTTATAGAATTGCTTGCAGTCACTGCCGCACTAGCAGGACCTGAAGATTTTCCATATGTTATAGATGTGGAGTTTGCCATGTAAGCCAAATAACCACGACCTGCTGAATAACTCTCATTACCCCAAATCGTAGCCCAGTTGGATGTTGGGTTGAACGATGCAACAATCTCAATAGTAGCGGTATTGGTCGATATGTTGTATGGTACGCTGATGTAATCTGTGCCTGTGTATACAGCATTATTCATCCTTATACCGCCACCGTTATTTGAGACGTATGTGGGCGTACCCTGCAATGTTGCGTTGCGACCATTACCTGACACATCATTCCATGTTGAGCCAGATGAAGGAGCAGACAATAAATTAAACTGTAATCCAGAAGTTACGATGCTAGCACCTGCTGAACCGTTAATATTAACGCCTGAGAGGGTGATACCTGATATTTGCATATTATAATAGTAGTAATTTAGTGACGCCATCTTTAATAGTAAAGATGACTTCGAAGCTAGCCTTCTGATTAATAATTAAATCTATTGTATTGTCCGCGGCCGTCGTGGAACCCTCAAAAGAACTTCTCTAATTTCAAGTGAGCGAGCACGTAACCTATGACGATTGCTCCGCCCATAATCATCCAGCGCCATTTTTCAATCGTGCTGATCTTATCTTGTACACTCTTATGATGTTGCTCTTCAGTGGTCATATGCTGGTCAAGCTTTTCCATCATAAGAGTGTGTTTGTTGTCGATCTCATTACGTAGGTCATCGCGCATATCTGATATACGGGCATGAAGGTTGACATATTGTCCTTCAACCTTCGTTTCTAACTTTTCCATATTATGTGCGACGCCAAGCATCTGAGTCTCTAAAACAGTGACTCGTGTTTTGACATCGCTACCTTCACGGATTCGTATTACGTTATCGACCATGTTTGCCTTACTTTTTGGTAGGGATTTCTTTGCCTTCTAGCTTCTTATGCACTTTAATTTTCTTGCAGACTTCTTTACCAGTCTTTTCGTTCTTAGTGCATTTTTCTTTTACTTCGCCTCCAGCGAATGCTGGCTGTGAAGCCAGCAAACCTAGAGCAACGAATAGTGTTGCTAATAGTTTCATTTTTGATTCCTTAGATTAAAGGTTCTGGTGCAGCAGGAGGAGCTTTCTTCCCACCGAAGCCTACTTCTGGTGTAGTATTTAGTGGAGCTGTATTCGCAACAACCACCGGCGCAACTGGAGCAGGAGATGCTGTAACTGGCGCAGAAATTGCGGCTGCTGGCACTACTGGAGTTGCAGTAGATAGTACTGGCGTCGCAACTGTTTGTGTTGTTGCGCCACCAAGTTTTTCTTGTGTACGGCCATATGCAGACACACCAAGCACAGCACCCATTGCTACGTGGAATAAACCACCGCCTTGCAATGTAATCGGTACCCACTGACGGAATGCATCATTAGCAGCTTGTACTTCCCAGAACTGAACGATTGTAAACATGATTGGGAATAATGCAAAGTCGCATAGACAGCAAATCATATACATGATAGCCATCATAGGACGCCACTTCTTCGTCATCCAATCTTCTTCTTTTTTAACTGCTACTTCTTGTACTTCTTCAGCCATGTTATGCTCCTAATACGTGTAATGCATGTTCATAATGACTGATACGATCTTCAAGACCGATATATCCACCGTTGATTGCTTTTGTTAATCCTTTGATATCGCCTGCATCAGCAAAACGATTCAAGTTATTTGCTTCCCAGAACCAGCATGCTGATTGAGCAGCGCCCTCAAACGTTGCTAGGTATGCAGGAACATCCTCGACTGCCATTTCTAGACTGTCAGCGAATGCTTGGTAGTTATTCTTACCAGTTAGCTGAATAAGGCCGCGGCCGCAATAACGGAAGCCGTCGCCAGAGTGCTCGTCGCCGTTGCCCATACGATTTGCATAAACGCGGTTAGCAATCATCTCTTGCTTACCAGCAAATGCAGCTGCAATTGCATCGTCGGGGAAATACTTTGGGAAAATCTTTCGCAAAGTAACTGCTCTATAGTTTAAATTCTCTTTAAGCGCAGTAAACCCTCCGGACTCATGTGCACATTGTGCAACGAATGCAGCGATGCGTTGTGGGGTGTTAATGTCGTAATCCGGCAATAATTGCTCTAGAGCCTCATGCCAATGTTCGACATATGGGTTCTTAGGCAACAATTGCTTTAGTTGCTGTAATGTAATCATTTGTTCGCTTCCTCATGTATGTTTTTCTGAAGTTGATACCATTCAATCCATGCATCATTTTTCACGGCACATCCATGATAAGTCGAATAATTTAAAGTGACGCTTTTGGCGACATCACTCAATAGTGCTTCATCTTTAAGCTTTTCCAAAGGTGGGCAGGACTTCATAAGAGTCTCTGGCACTTGTGGGAATTTTTGTTTTACTGGTACTACGGTCGAACATCCTGAAAGGAAGACCGCAATTAATATAGTCGCTAATCTCATTGTAGTGGCTCCGCTGCTTTGTTAATGACAAAAATAAACTCTTCTGGTATCTTGCATTGGTTGTCATATTTCGTGACTTCAACCTCAACATACTGCAGCAGTGTTTCGTTGCGGGCTTTGATTGCTTGATCTTTAGCGGCAATTAGGCTGACGATTTTATCATTAGCTTCTTTGGATTGTTGTTCAGCAACAGCCAACTTAGCCTCAAGCTCTTTTACACGCTCTTGCCAAACGCTTTCAGTATACAACGAACCTTCAACCCAAAGGCCAACGCATATAGCAATAGCGCCACCGATGTTAAGCGGGAGCGCATATACTCGTGTAAACGGAATGTGGCGTATTAAATATGCAGCTACGATTGCTACTACGCCGAGAAATACAACTAGATGGAATATCCAGTTAGGTAGGTAATTTAGAATCCACATTAGGTGCCTTTCGTCTCAGTACATCTTTAAATGACTTGAGTTTGGCTTTACCCTTAGGTGGTTCACCCCAGTTTTTAGGATATCCGGGAGGAGTCACACCGACTGCAGCAATTTGGCCACTGCCGGCGTTATTTGTAGGTATGCCACCCTCACCGTCTTCATTAATCTTTTTCACGTATGCTTCAGTCAGTTGATCTAACTGATCGATATCATATTTTTTATGTTCTTTAAACAAGAACGCAGCTGCTGCAAAACTTGCAAGCCTCGAGCTACCGCCAGGGACTTTTGCTAGAATCTTTTTTAAGTTAGCAACAGCAATGTCAAAATAACCCCAAGAGTCTTGTTCTTTAGCGGTTAGCGATTGACGATCTTTCAACACCTTACCCTTAGCATCAATGATACCAAGAGTAAACGCTGGCCACTTATCAAAAGGCGTAATCAGCCTCTTAACAAGATTGTATACAAGATATGCGTCAGTTATTTTAGACATCTATTTTCTTTAAGGCTTCGACAACACCAGCATCTGATTTAATATCATCTGTGAATATGTCTTTACCTTCTATCCCTATTTTTTGCACCACCGTTGGCAGCGTCCCCATTAGTTCCAAGAAAGGCTTGATTAGGTGCAGATGATCTCTTAATTTTAAGAACAACAACCTGGTACCAGCCTCTACTCCAAAAACATTATATACGATCGTCAAGTGATTAACGACTAATCGATCTTTAATATCACCCGTTTCTTCATACTTATTAAACAAACGCTTAATATACTTGAATCGATTCAGATCTTCATAGAATTCCACTGTATCATAACAGTGTGGATTCTCATAATGCTTCGCTGCGTATAATAAAAAATTCGATTCGTCCACTTGATCAATCATATTAGAATGTGCTTAGTGCGGCTCTCTTGATAACGCCAGGGCCAATTGCAACGTAGATGTAGTTGTCATCGAACCATATACTGCCTTGCACATCAGTCGTTCCCGAGCTAGAGCCTGGTGTATATTTTCTACGAACAACTACATTGTTAGCAGATAGGTAATGAGTGTTGCTAACCACAACGTTAGCAGCTGCATTACCTAGCAAATTGCCGACAGTGATCTGCTTCGTTATGGGAGTGCCTGTTGGGTCGTCCACAATAACGAGCAGATCGCCTGCGATAGGCGCAGTCAGAACGGCAAGTTCTGAGATCTTTTTTGCGCGATCTGCCATATGCTATTAGGCGTCTGGTAAGATGGAATCGTCAGATGCGTCGCTTGTGATATTGCGCATAGCAACCAAGCACTCATACTGAGTACGACCAGCACGGCCACCTGTACCAACAGTACGTACGTTCCAACCAGCAGTAGCGCCTTTGTTCTCGCCACCACCAATTTCAACGTAACCGGTAGCTGTTTCACCAGTAAGTGTTGCGCCACCAGCTGTTGTATTATCACCAGAAGCAGAAGAGATAGTAAGGTTAGCACCACCAAGAGTAGCGGCCAACTTAATTACTGTTGTGTTAGCAAAAGAAACGAAGTACTGAGTGTTATCTGTCAATCCAACTGGAGTAGATGTCGTATTACCAGCATACGTGAGCTTATCACCAACTAAGAACTTAGTATTAGCAGATGTGAGTGCAATTGCGTTCGCAGATACAGCTGTATTACCGTTGAATACAATAGCTGTTGGTGCAGAGAAAGCAATTGTAGGTGCAGTCTTGTATCCAGAACCAGCAGTTGAAATGTTGAATGTACCAACACGACCAACAGCTACGTTGCCGTTAGCAACTGCGCCAGTACCACCATTAGTTGCTGTAATAGTGACAGTAGCGTTAGCAGTATATCCAGAACCTCCGCTTGTGATGCGTCCAATAGCAACGTTACCAGATCCTACATTTCCCTCAGCAGCACTTACGCCGAACTGACCAGCAACTAGTTTGTTACCAGCAGCCCAAGCAGATGTGTTTCCGAAGAAGGCTGTTTGGTTGTCGCTGTTTGCAGTAACACCGAATTGATTAACTGCGGATAATACGCTGTTAGCAGCGTTATCTGTTTTTCCCCATAATGGCATTTTTAAATCCCCTTTTTTACTTTTTTGTTAAATCTTCGAGGTATTTAGATGTTTTGTAAACTTCCTTTTGTACCCCATTTTCTATTACCGAAATCTTAGCAGATGTAGTCTTAATAGGCGTAGCCGTTTCTCTCGAGAACTTGTCTACGAGAGAAATGTTTCTATTCTGCATCAATTGTTTTTTATCGACTACTTTGTCGCTAACTACTACTTTGCCAGCTGTGATTGCCATATTAGACCTTTAGTTTACTAAGGATATCGGCTAGCTTTTGCTCTTTGAGATGCTTGATCTTACCACCCATTTCAGCAAAGTCATCTAGCTCTGTATCGGTAAGGTGTTCGCCCTTTTTAATGCCATGTGAGAAGTTGGCACCAACTGCATGTACGTGATATTTTGTTTGGCCGTCTACTTTAACTGGCTTCACGTGGATTGCGTCTGGGTGTGTTTTGTTATCCATGTCTGTGTCTTCTTTCATTTCTTTAAAGTTAGCAATCGCAACTGCTTTTTTGCCTTTGGCGTTTAATGTGTTTGCAGCTGCATTAGCTTGGTGGCCGTTGTTGAACGTTTTCCAAGGCTTCCCGTCAATATGAACAGTATGAGGACGATCCATCAACGATTTGAACTTTGGCTTCTCTTCTGGATGACCTTCATCGTTTGCACCGCCATCTGGATGACGCGTCTTACTAAATCCTGTTCTAGAGAAATTGTAGTCGTTGCTATATGCCTTTGGATTACCAGCGCGCACATTTGCACCTTCTACTAATTTCGATTCAAGAGTACGCTTAATAGTATCCAATGTGCTATGAACAACATGCTCATTAGACTCAGCAGACATTTTTAGTGCTGTTGCTGTTGGTGCACCTTTGCTTCCTGGTTTACGCATCTTTTCACCTGACCCGTTCTTAATTCGTTCTCGTTTAGCGTGAATGTTGTCCCAAAGACCATTACTACCTTCTTCGACCACTTCCTCATTGCAATTCCACTTCTTGAGTGCTAGTGCTTTACGTGTCGGTTCGCCATTAGGCTTCTTCATAGCACCTTCCATACCACCCATACGAGCACAGAAAGACTTACGACGCTTAGCTGCCTTGCTATCCGGATCTAATTTAGAAGGAGGAGTCGTTACTGCCATGGAAAGCTTTGAGCCTGGATTCTCGCGGCGGTACGATTCAATACCCTTGCGATTGAGACCGCCGGAAGGATTCTTTCCTTCCTTACGGCTCCAAGCTGCAGTTTCACTAATCGACGTACAATTGCATGGTGTTTGACCACACACTTTACATATATCAGTGCTCTCTTTACGGTATTTGTCGAGAATTGTTTCAGCCTCGTCGCCGTGTTGTTGTGCCATCTGCTCATGTCCAGAGCGAACTAAGTCCTTCGACTTCTTCGCCTTAGCGAGACGGTCAGACTGCATCGAACGCAATGCGTTATATTTACGGCGATCGTCATTATCAGTGATTGTGTCGGAAACATCTTCCTTCAGGCCCTGGGCATCTTGCTTCTTCTTTGCATCTTCTCTAGCATATGCTGCTTGCATACGAGCTGCGAGCGACTTAAAATCGACAGGATTCTTCTTAGCCTTAGCCTTCAAGTTTTGTACAGCTAGATTATAATCAGCACCGTAGGTAGCTTCTCGCGCTTCACCAGTCAATCGCTTCGAAGCGGCTTCTTGGCCTTTGTTGCGTTTAGCAATGAGACGTTTGATATTATCTGTCATCCCAGTTCTATTAGCAACGTTCTGTAGGTGAGTTACTTCGCCGGAGGACCGGCGAATATAATCTTGTAACTTCTTGTTCATAGTATCACTTCTTCTTGTGATTCATGTGTGATTCAGATACGAGGATTTCAAGATCCTTCGTTTCAACACGTTCGATGCTTTCTGCAAACATCACATCATACCATGCGATGTTGCCATCTGCGTCTGGTGTAGCGTGTTGGCTAAACAATGTCTTGCCTTCACCTAGCTTAGCGTGCTTAACATGAACAGCACATTGGTGAGCATAGCTGTTGCCAGGAGTATCTGTGCTTGTAGCTGACTTCTTAGCTTGCATCTTTTCTTTTGCAAGACGAGCAACACGTTGGCCGTCAGTCTCAAAACGCTTGCTAGAGTAAAGACCTTCTGGTTGCTGGTCTTTCTTAGCTTCCATCATGCCTTTTTTATCTGCAGTAGCTTCGTCAGCATCTTTCTTCCACTTCTTAGTGTATACAGTGCCGGTAGAGATTTTCTTAGCAGCATGTCCTGTGCCTTCGCCTGGCTTCTTGCTGAAAGATCTAGCAACAGCTGAATCAAAAACAGAACCAGCAGAACGTGCTTTTTCTTCTTCTTTGATAGGCTCTGGTTTCTTACCAGTTTGTGGTACGCCAGCCTTCTTCTGTAGATCCTTCAACAGGTCTTCGTCGGAACCGTGGCCCATCTTTTCAATCGCCTTCTTAGCGAAAGACTTGACCTTGGTCATTACACCTTCTTCAACTGCTTCTTCTTTAATGTTAGCAGAGATGGTCTTACGGCGGTTCTTCAAGAACGAATCTGTCTTGTCTGTCTTACCATCGTTGTTTACATCAGCATCTTCTTTGCCGACTGGATCTAGCTTAGCTTCGTCCATAGCATCGCCTTGACCCTTTTCCTTGCGGCTCTTTAGGTTGCCCTTGTCGTATGGATCTGTGTCGGGGTTGCTCTTCTTTTCGTTCATGCAGCTCTTGCACGAACAGCTGGATGAGTGTTTAGCTTCCAAAACATCATGCTTAGCAACGATTGCAAGGATCTTAGATGCTTCGTCGACGGTACGCATTGCGTTAGCAACGTTGATTGCATTCACTAAAGACAAGCGAATCTCTGCACGAACTTCGTCGATAGCTTGAGCAATTTGTTCGTTCTGTAGCAATTCTTCAGAAACGTTTTGAGAAACAATCTCATCAAACGATACAAAGAATGCGCGAGTTAATTGGCTAACCAATTCTTTTTGTTCTGTCATCGGAGCCATACGCTTAGTAAGGCCGAGAGAATGCATACGGCTTACTAAGCCTTCAAGCATCGACTCTGTGATGATATACTGTTTTGCCTCTACGACCGCTTCTGGCGTAGCAATAGATTCTGCAATCGTCTTACCCATACGTAGATGAGCTGCAACTGCACCTTGAGCGAATTGCTCTTTACGTTCTACTTCTTTGCGACGTTCTTCTGCAACAACTGATGCATATGCAGTATCAAAAGCGCTTGGCGCTTTAACTGCGTTCATGTTGTCTTTGATAATCTTCTCTTGTAGAGGAGCATCGTGCATCTTGCCAGACTTCATCATCGCTGTTACTGAGTCTACAAGGCCTTTTGGTAAATTGAAATTGTTCATTGGGGGTCCTGTTAATTGTTGTTATTCTGCTATTTATTTGTTTGGAATTAGTCTGTATGTGCGGACTTCTTCTGTGATTGGTTCAACCTCAGCGATGGGTTCAGCAACGTCTTCGACCTGCTCTTCTTCTTTGATGGTTGTTGATGCAACGTTCGTGCCCATGCTAGCACTCAACTGCCACGCATACTTTTTGTGCTCATCCAAACGGCCCTCGATAAAGTTCAGTAAGCCATGTTGCTTTGTAGATTGAGCAAGGTCATGTACTTCATTGAGAATGTCGATGATTGTTTGATTATCATAGTATAATGCTGAGATCATCTGCGGAACATCTAATGTACCAGCAGTATCTGTGACGCGAGACTTTTCTTTATAGATGCCTAAGCCGCCAGGAGCTGGTGCGCCCAATGCACGGATTTCTTCAGCTGTTGGATCCACTGCACCATAATGCAATTCATAGATTGTAGCAAAGAATGCATGGTACTGGCTAAAATTTAAGCCACGCACGTTCCAGTGGAAGTTATGTGCTTTCAGATATGCTGCAAATGTCGTTGCTAGCAATTCGTTCATTTTTTCGATTAAAGTATCCATCATTATTCCTTATTGAATCGAGAAGCAATCTTGGCCAAGGCTGATTGTTGTTTGTTCTCGTTCATTTTATTAGCATGTTCGAGAATTTTATCTTTTAGTTGATTGGTACGGCGACGAATGATATCAGCCTTCTTACGAGATGATTCGTGCTCGCTATCATCGCTCAGATCTACTTCAATATCTTTTTGTTGTTGTGTACCATGAACTTGACGAAGCGTTTTGAACGACACCATCTTCATGTTGCGAGCAGTATTCATGCCCTTTTGTAATTTTTCATCTCTTGTCATTTCTGCCTCTCTTAAATCTTTATCATGTTCAAAAGCCTTACCTTTTGCAAGATATGAATTGACACGACTAAACGCCCACTGCTGAGGAGTAACTCCTGGCGGGTTTGTATTCTTGAAGGCTGTCATTCCACGAGCAAAAACTTGCTGTAGTGTGTTCAAATCAACACCGTTCTTATCAGCTTTCTTCTGTAAAGCAATAGCTGCTTTCTCAGAAATTAATACCGACATATCTTCTGCAACGAACGGGGCTGGGCTGCTTGTAGGCTTAGTACCCTTCATGGCCGAATGTAATCGCGAAAGTTCGTCACGTTTAATGCGTGGTGTAATCTTATTAGCAATCTTGATAATTGCGCCTTTACGTTTATCAACCATCTTATCTAATGCAATTTTACTCGACATGCTCAGCTTGTTGTATTCCATACCGCGTTCGCCAGCTAGCTTTCGACGCACAACTTGACGGGCCTTTTTCAATGCACGGCGACGTAACGCAATAGATTTGGCAAAACGCTTACGTGCTAAATCACGTGCACGAGCCATCTTAGTTTTATTCTTGCGCATATTCTGAGCACGCTTCATACGTGTCTTCAGCGAAGCGCCTTCTTCCAAATACAAATCATCAGCAATAAATTCACCCATACTTTCTTTAACAGAACGGACGTGGTTGCTGATTTCTTCTGCGTGTGGGTGTAATGCTTTCGGTAGACCTGACTTGAATGTTTTGTGGTCGCCTGATTTTGCAGCAGCACGCATCTTTGTACCTGACATACCTTCCGCGCCTTCTGCATCTGGGTCGCGATGGCCTGCTGAATGTACGGTAATCTTTTTAAAGTTATACAACGCGCCTTCATGTGTGCCGTTGTATTTGTGAAGCAGCTTGTGGTATTCCTCAACACGGTCCGAACCTGCAACCATATGCAAATGTGTGGTGCCATGCTTGTGGAGGTTGGCAGCTTGCGTCAATAAGTTTGGGCTTTCCTTATCGGAGCTCGACACCTTAGTGGTCTTAGCGGCAACCTTCTTTAGGTAGCCAACTTTAGCTTTCGTAGGAACTGGATTCTTTGAGTTGCCCTCTGTGTGGCTGGCAATGATGTGGGCAGGCACTTTGTGCTCCGATGCAACCTTCTCAGTAGCGTGGATCAACTTCTCGTGGCCAATTGTAGGGGGATTGAAGCGACCATAAGCAAATACGGCGTGCTTTTCTTTTTCTTCCGTAATTGGCTTGATGTCTGGATTGATTACAACTAGATCTGCCGGTGCACCCGTTAATGTGCGTCCTGCTTTCCATGTAGGCATTGGATCTTGTTGCGGCTTGGCTTGCACATCGTCATCAACATCGCTTATTGTTGATGTGGTGGTTGCAATGGAGCTTCGAGCGTCTTGTTTAGCCAAGCTCTGTACGTCTTCGAGCGACATCTGGCCGTCGAAGGGATCGTTTCTTTGTAACATTGTCTATTCCTGTTCAGGTTTGCCTTAGCCTATACTGATGGTAGATCTATTTATAATAAGTTAGTTTCTGTTCTTATTAAAGTTATTTCGGCTGAATTCAGCACGATCTACTATCTTTGTAGGTCTATTATTGATAGCTAATACGTGGCCTTCTGGCTTAACCTTTTGGTCGCCGACTGAATGGCCATAATCTGTATGCGATGAAAATGCGTGGGCTAGCACGTTCTTCGCAGCTTGCAAGTGGTGGTGGACGTGCAGCAAGTTCTCAAACGTATCTTCGTGTTCTCTTGCATGTGACACCAGCTCATTTCCAGCATTTTCTGTCTTGGACTTGGCAGCCGCAGTCTTTAATTTAGCAGCTGCTTTGCCGTAATGTTCTGCAACATGGTGCGTATATCCCTCTGTTGAAGGCGTTTCACCAGTGCGCACTGTCTTATTAATGTATGTTTTGAGGTGGTCTGTGTGCTTTTCTAGCTCTTTATACCCACCAGTTGATTCCAATTCCTTATGAGCAGCTTCAGCAGCATCCATATGTTCTTTGAACTTGGTTTGATCCTCTTTCGAGTATTTGCTCTTCTCGATTGGGTGCGATACGTCCATCAAATGAACGTCTTTGTGCGTCCCGAACCCTTCGTTACCAGAATTGTACTTCGCTTTCATACTAGCAAAGTCTTTACCTTGGTATGATGTGTGCACAGCCACGCCAATCTTAGAGTTAGCCACTTGGTCTGCCTCACCTGGCTTCTTTGTGGAGTATGTAATAGTATTTGGTGTGAAATGTGCTTCTCCACCATGCATTGTTACATCGCCAGCTGGATTCGTTTTGCTCTTAGCGCCCGAATGCATGATATCACCTTGAAATACGCCTGTTTTAGGCGTAACTTTTGGTAAATGCTTCAGTGCTGCAGAAAGCTTTGCAACTAATCCTGGCGCGTGACCGTGGTTTGCTTCAATATCATCAGCAGTGTAATTAATCTTTGGATTCTTGTTGAATGCTGACTTAGACGCAACGAAGAACTTACCGGTTTCCGGGTGATGTCCGAATACAATAGACGGCGATCCATCATACTTCGTAGTGACAGTAGCAGATGAAGCTTTGCCAGTCAATGCATTATGACCAGCCACCAAAGTCTTCTTAGCATGCGCGAACCCAGCAGCGCCAGCGTTAATTGGATGATCCTCAGCGTGCTCTAAATGAGTTAGCTTCTCTTCGTTGGGTTGTTTGGCTTCTGTAATTAGATCGATCATTTTGATGAGGCCTTTGCTGAGCCAAATTTAAAGTTCGTTTGCGGACTGTAGAACGAACCGTGCGTAGGTCTATGTTCAGCTGTCGCGATATGAGTTCCATTCTCATCATGGAAGTGTACGTTGTTGTTCTTAACGGTAGCAGTAACGTGCTTAGCGTTTCGGAGTGCGGCAACGGCTGGGTGATTATCAATAGATACCGACTTACCGCCCTTCTCACCAACAACGTAGTGGTATGGCATGTCCGGATGAGCCTTCAAGAAGTGTAGGATATGTTGTTGGCGTTGCTCATGGGTTGCGCCATTAAACGCTTTGGCGTGCTGTTTAGCAGCCTTCTGTTGTGTTTCACTATTAGCAGCAACAACCTCTGGCTCGTGGCGACGCTCTTTAATCTGCGCATTTGTCAGACCAGTTAGGCCAACTTTCTTCTTACCAGCTGCCCATGCCTTTGTGGTTCCAACATCCATGCCGTGTGCTGCTGACTGACGCTCGAATGAAGCGATTGGGTTATTAGATGCTGTACCTGCTGTTGCTTTCAAAGAAGCACCATGCATGAATTTAGAGCGGCCCTTCTTACCTTTGATCACTAGATCGTGTGGGTTATCGGCGCGCACCACATCGTGCCCAATATGATCGCTGATTCCTAGATTGGTGTGATGGACTTCGTTAATATGCTCTGGCTTGATACCTTCTTCTTTTGCCAACGACCCTAGGTATGCGTTAGCAGAGTCGATCGACTTCTTTTTGATATCTGCTTGTTTTTCAGGCGAGAAGTGAGAAAGAGCCTCTTCGTGCTTCTTTTTGATCTCTTTGATTTTAGCTTGGTATTCCTTGCTTGTATTACCTTTAGCAGCTGTATTGTTATGAATGTGCAGCACTGTGCCCATCTCATAAGCATCGCCCATCTTAGTATTGCTACTATTGCCGCCAGCTGGCTTTACTTCTTCTGCAAGAAACGATCTAAATTTTAACATTATGCTAACACCACTATTGATATTTGTTTAGAGCCCAAACGACGAACTTGGTCAGCTAAGTCCATAGCTCGACCATCAGCCACCAGTAAAGGCTTTGACTTTGAATTTTTTATAGCGGAAATAACCTCATCCTGGGTAAATCTTTCTGGATGAGCAGACGACATGCTCGTGTTTGATACCTTCGCGGTGGAAGTATTAGCGAATGTTGCCATTGTTTTTCCTCATTTACATTATTTATGTATGAGGAAAATTGTGTCAGAAACCGAAGATTTTAGAGGTGTATACGGCTGGCTTGCCTTCTCGGAAGTGGTCTTCCAGCATTTCTAGGACAAATGCTTCATCCTCTTTGCCGCGGCGCTCATAGTCTTCTTTAGCTGCCTTGAGAAACATTACCAGCTTCATTGGACTGATGCTTGACCCATCCATTGGCGAAATCTTAGACTGACTGCTGCGTTGATACATTAACGAACTCCATAAACAAGGTCTTTCAAATATAGGTGTGCTTGCACCTCATCTGTAAAGTATCTTATGACCAGCACGTCAAAGTCAACGTTTTGTAGGATTAAACATATCGAATCATTATTAAACACAGAACCTTGTACCACCCATCCATTCATATCGACAGGAGTTATTGATACGATGTTCTTGACTTGCATGTCAATTATCGCGTTCGTAAGCGGTTTTCTTATACCGGACGTTGTGTTTCTGAGCAAAACGTGAGTAAAGCCCATATTCACGTCCGTGCGCTTCGATTTCCCACGGTGTGTCCCAGTAATCGACAGAGGAGGGCAGACGCTTACCCTTCCATGCATTCATATTCTCGTGCAATTCGCCCATAGCAAACTGTTTAACGTGGACCATTTCGTGGGCCAACGTCATCATCATATATCTTTTTGATTTGTTTTTACGTACCTGGATCGTGAATTCACGCGGCTTATTGCGCGAATTATATCCTTCCACGTCACAATAACCATCAGCATTGTTATCAAGTTTATTACTAAACTCAATATCGATCGTTATGTGTTTTGATATTCTCGGAGATAGTAAGAGGCCAGCGTAGAATTCCACAGCTTTATGGACTATCTTTTTAAACTTACTGTCGCTGATCCCGGAAATGCTAACTAACATACGTTTATGAACAAACAACATGTTCTCCGTTTAGATTACTATTCTTCAGTATGTATCTGTTCGAGATGTTCGCTGAGGTGATCCCAAACATCAAACGGCATGTTAAATATTTTCACAAAAAGCTGGATGGAAACCACCAGTAAGGTGGCTGCCAAGTTGATTGGGAATATGATAGACCAAGCGCCTAAAAGTGTAATAAATCGTGTCAACTGAAGTTCTCGAATGCGTTTTTATTGAATTTCTTTTCAGAACCCATACGCTTTCCAGTATCGCTACTATCAAATAGCGGTTTATCATCTACAACATCGTTTTGAGCATGCTGTTCGACGTCATATAGCTTCATTTTAGCTCGATCCACACCAATCACAAATCTACGGTTGTTAGAAGGATCGCCAAAACGATTCTTCAACTGCTTGACCATAATCTGATTCATCTCCTGAAGTTCTTCAGTAGAGATCAAAGCAAACATCAAGTCAGCGGTAGCTGGTAGACCGAACGATTCGGAAGTATCTTCCAAACCAACATCTGAGCTAGAGAATCCTGAACGAGTCGTTTGTGTAGCACTCACGATCGGAACATTGAATTCTACAGCCAAGCCACGCAACTCTTCTGCAATTGCTTTAATGTATGTGTATGAGTTAATATTCGCACCATACTTCAACCTGGAAGACGCGCAAATATTTAGGTAATCGATGTATATGATTTCAGGCACAAAGTTCTTTTTCAGCTTCAGTTCATTCAGTAAATGTCTAAAATGAGCAGATCCAGCACTTGCAGTTGGATACTCCTTGATAATCAGTTTACCAGGACTTGCAGACTTAACTCGTGCAACCTTCTTCTCATATACATCGAGTGGCATGATTTGAAGTTCGTCCATTGTGACGTTCAATAAGTTAGCATCAATACGCTCAGCAATCCGCTCCTCTGCCATCTCCATTGTGATATACAGAACATTCTTGCCTTTGGACACGTTGCTTGCCGCACAGTGGCACATGAACAACGACTTACCTACGTTGGTACCAGCCAAGATGATGTTCAGTGTTTTATTAGGCAATCCACCCTTAGTGATGATATTGAAGTATTCGAGGTCGAATGGAACGCGAGACTCTTTCTTGTGGTAGAAAGCATAACGCGATTCAACATCTTCGAGCAAGTCATGGCCGATGTGTGAATCAAAACTGACGCCGAGCGCATCAGACAGGATCTGTGGAATTGCACCCTTATCGTTACCCTCTTTAGAGGCACCGTCTAAGATACCGATGCTCTGGTAGATTGCGTTATAGATTGCTTTATCTTGACAGAACTTCTCCGTCTCGTCAACGAGCCACTGCAGATCTGCTGGCGCATCCTGCAGACTGTCGATTACTTGTTCGAGTTTATGGCTCTCATCTTCAGTCAGCCCAACACGTGAGTCGGCCTCAACTTTAAGAGCAGTCTTTGTTGGAAAGCTGTTGTACTTCTCAACGAAATCCCCAATAATAGTATACAGAGTCTGATCAATGCGACTCTGGAAGTATTCCTTCTTCAGGAAGGGAATTACTTTCCTTGCATACTCCTCATTGTGGACGAGGTTTGCAAAGATTGTTTGTTCGATCATAAAATTCCATAATTATTGTTTAACAGGAGTAGTGTTCAATAAGAAACACTTATACTCATCCATCCGTTGTTTGGATAGATTGTCGTGCAATGGCACACTTTGACGTTCTTCGTATTTGATTGTTTTGGGGTTAGTACCAAGTAAGCTCATATTTTGATTGTTAGAGTGTGCCATGTTTCAATTATTCAGTAATTGCGCTGAGTTCTTCTGCCAAGTCATCTTCTGACGACATGATCGAACCAGAAGATACCTGATAAGTGTTCTTGATCCATTCTTGGAACGTTTTGTTAGTGATCACGGAGCCCCAGAACTCTTTGGAGTCAGTGTCCTTGATACGCCACTTCTTCTCTTCCACGACGCCATCTGCATCGACACGTGAGTACCAACCATTCGATGGTTTAATCACGTGGCCAGATTCCAATGCCATATCGAGTAAGCCAGACCACGTAGAGATACCACCATCATGCTTCACTGTGACAGGAATTTTAGACTTCTCGCGGCAATGACGGGACTTCTCTACGTTGATGATGAAGTTATAACCAACAACTTCTGTGCCTTCTTTCTCTTGCTGACGTCCTAAGATAAAGATGTTGTCTGCAGAGTAGTAAGAACCAGTACCACCACCAACAACATCTTTAGAATACAATTCCAATGTCTTGTATGTGTGGTTAACAACGATCATAGGAATATCCTTCATCGTTAAGTGTGGTGTAACCATACGGAACAATGATTTGATCTGCTTTGCGCGTGACATATCACCAACAGACTTACCTTCCAGCGCATCCTCAACTTCTTTCTTAGAAGCTAGGTTACCGATCGAGTCTACAACGATGATGACACGGTCGTTGCGATCGATGCCTGCCAGCTGTTGCATGATGTCAAACTTCAATTGCTCAACGTCCATAATCGGTGTATGAACAACACGACCCACATCAATACCAAACGAATCGAAATACGACTGCGGAGTACCAAACTCTGAATCATAGAACAACATAACAGCTTCTGGGTACTTGTCAAGATACGAGCGTGCCATTAACAAACTGAATGCAGTCTTAAAATGCTTTGATGGACCTGCCCACATTGTAAGGCCAGGTGTTAGGCCACCATCAAGACGTCCGCTCAGTGCAATATTAATTGCAGGGATGGCTGTAGGAATCATATCCTTCTTCGTGAAGAACTTCGACTCTGATAAGATTGCCGTTTCTTTAATCGTACTATTCTTACGAATTTTAGCTAGTAAGCTCATTGTATATCCTTTGTATATTTGTATAAATTATTTCTCAAACCCGAAGTGCTTCATGGCACGGTCTATCAGCCAACTAGACTTGGTCCAGAAGACTAACGCAATAGTCGCATTCGCAACTACAGCTGACACAACAGCCATACTTCGAGCAATCAACGATGTTAGTTGTAACAACAAGTACATCGGTAATATCAGCATCATTCCAAAAAGCAATTTCATTTCATTCCAATTCTAACACAATACCCTCTGTAGGGTCAACACTCATAGACTTTATATCAGCATATCCGTTTGCGGTCTTAACACGAACCGGTACAGGAACTACTTTGCCAGGCTCACAAGCGCCTGAATTCATTTTGCCCATAAACTCTGCTCGCCACGCGTCCATTAGTTGGTGGCTTAAAACATATGCATCCATATTAGACTCCTAGAAAAACTTTTCCAATGATGCTGGTTCATATACTGGCTCTTTGTCATACTTCTCATGTAGAGGACTTGTTAGGCCTTTAAGCACATGAACGTTGTCAACGACATAGTTGACTATTTCCACGATATCATCATAACGACAATCACGACACTGTTTAGCAGGAACACCCATCACAGATTTAATAACAGAATAGATGTGAGCTATTCCGATACGTCCTCCTGGATGGGCATGGTGAGAAGGCAGCTCGTTATGTATTTGCGTACCCTTCTCAACTATCAGTGCGTGTAATTTCTTTACGTTCTCTTCCGTCATTTCATATTAACGATCGACTGCTTATCAATCTCAATAATACCACTCTTCTTTCGATCAATCAACTGACCTGCACGTCTCCACCATCTAGGCGACCATCCCTCTTTCTCCTCAACAGGAGCTGGCTCTGGTGGTAGAGGTGTTTCAATGAAATCTAAATCAGGCAGCTTGGTTCGTTTAGACTTAATCGTTCGCTTCTTGTCGATCGGATCTGGCATCGAATCAACAACTGGCTCTGGTTCTTGAACGCGTGATTTCTTCACCGGCGCTGATGATTCAACTTCTTCAATCTTATTATGTTGGGCGATCGAGTGGCTTGCAGCCAACAGCATAATAATTGCTAATGGATCAAATACCGACACGAGCAATATAATCACTGCTCGTACAGCACTCTCCAGCATATTAGTGTCAGGATTATCTCCATACGCCAATGCTGCAATATATTTTATTGGACCGACTTCTGCTTCAACCTTACGTACTTCTTGTCGTATTGGTGCAGACTCTTCAACAAGTCGGCTAACTGTTTTCTGCTCAGTCTCAATATCCGACAACAGTCGACTACGTTCTTTTTGTTGGCTACGTCGAACAGCGACAGCTTTATCAGCACCCTTTTCATCAGTGCTTCGGCCCATGACCTGGTCCACTGCATCATCCATCTGTTTAAGCGCTTTACGGCTTGCGTCGATGTTCTCTTTAGATGCCTTTATCTTTTCATCATATATCGCTAACTTAGATCCAACTTCGCCGGTAGCTACTGCTTGCTCTAGATGCGCCTTGGATAGGAATCCAAAAATCCCCATGCTCGTAATTAGCATGAGGATGAATACTGCAACTGTTAGATAGTATTTGATGAACCTTGGTGAAGTGTTCCAATTACGGTACAACCAGGACGCCGCAACAACCTTGCCAGCTTCTAGTGTGGAGGCCATTACGACGACCGGAACCATAGCTGAAGCAAAGATAACAGCCAGTCCAACAATACTATAATACGCAGCCACTGCAGAAAGCAGTAGCGCGACTAACAGTGCAAGATAATTAACTACCATTTACTAACGTCTCTACTTTTCTAATAAACTCTAACATCTTCTTCTGACGATCTGGCCAATAGATGTAGTCTTTATCAGAGTCTTTTGCTAAGTTCTTCAATAGAGGCATTACCATGGTATACAACTGATCTAACTTCTCCTCATAGCTAGCTGCTACTTCTTGCAACTGTGTATTCTGAATAGCGACCTTAGCTTCGAGCTCACGCTCCATCGCTTTCAGGTCCTGCTCACTAACGGCTGAGAAGCCGAAGTCGAAATCGTCGTCGTTAATTATCTTTGCCATTTTGCTTCCTTAAGCGAACAAGTCTTCATTCCATTCGCGGTGGCCTTCACGGAATGCCATATTGCTCTGCGTTTCACGAACTTCAACGCGGTAGCACCACAAACGTTTTGCTTCTGATGGACCCCACATATCAGGAATGTATACGCCATTAACGTATTTGTAGAGTTGGTCAGCCAAACCCTCGCAACCCAACTTAGGAAGGATAGTTAGCTTAGCCATGTTCTTCTCTTGAAGAATCTTATATGTCGCCAATTCAGGATCATCTTCTGCAACTAGCAATGTGTGATCAAATTGGTCTTGCAACAAGCCCTTCAGCTCTTTCAAGCCGCCATAATCGGCTGCCCAGTTACGGACATCCAAATCATTGGTGCCGAAATAAAACTTCATGCTAAACGAATAGCCGTGAATCAGGTTACAATGTGAGTCAGCACGCCATTGGCGATATGCAACTGGGAATGCGTCTACGTATTCTTTCGTGCTTGTGTACTTGTATGTGATTGGTGTAATTGTGTTGGTCATAAGACTCCTATGTTAGACATAGCAGCAGAATTATTATAGAGGGATGATGCTTTTGAGGCCTCTGTGTTTAGAAGAACGAATCTAAAGTGACTCGTTTCTCTGTATGCCACCCAAGAACGTCTAGGATGGTTTGAAGTGGATCGATGAATGATTTTTGAAACTGCATATCATAATCGATATAATTGACTAAGTCAAGCTCTTTAGGCAACGCACCAGATGATGCTACAATGTTGCTCATTGCAGGGTTCGGTAGTTTGAAGTGACAGAATTTAATCTTCTCACCTTCGCCGATCACTTGGTATTTATTCTGCAGCTTATTCTCCTTCAGCATGTGGTTGTAAATCAATGCACCGCGTACATGAATGGGCGTAGACTTACGGAAGATTGTAGCAGCATCATGGTACTCCGATAATCCACGAACAGTACGCGGGAACGCAATCTGCTCGAAAGGCATCTGCTTGAATTCTTCTCGGAAGTTAGCGATAAAGTTAATCAAATCATCTTCCGTCGATGTCATAATCAACTTCAGGGCCTTCTTAATGTTATCACGACAAGATGATGGTGTTGATGAACGTACAGCCTCGATGCCCTGAATCTTCAGCTTAGCTTCCTCGTATGCGACCCCTTCCAGGTTGTACACGTTCAAGATGTATCGCTTCTTAGCAGTCCAGATACCCTTATCAGCAATCGCCTCTCGCTTCATCTTCATCTTCTGATCGTAAGCGTTGACATAATCTGCCAACTCTTGGTACGACTTATCGATGAATGGTTCAAAGATCTTCTCACACACTTTATCTAAGTATGCAACAATCTCTTGCGTAGACTTGCCTTGACACGTTTGATTGACGAGCTCGCCAAGATCCAAGTACATGGAATCTGTATCACAAGCAATCACATAATCAACTTCACCAGTCTTCAGTTGCTTGTTGAGATAAGCATTCATCTTGCGTTCCATCCAACGGATAGAAAGCTGACCAGACTTAGTAATCGACTCTGCTAGGTTGATATCGAACCAGCGGAAGTATACGTTGGATAAAGCACCATAAGCTGAGTTCAATTGAATCTTCTTAGCAAGCTGCATGTTATGGCAACGTGCAATCTCTTTCTCAAGCTCGTATGTCTTTGTCTTCTCATACTGCTGCTTTGCAGCAATCATCTGCTTCTTGAACGTAACACGATCGTTGTACATCTTCTGCATTAACGTTGGCAAGAATCCTCGGAAGTCGCGATCGAAAGTACAACCTGAAGCAGCAATTGCTAGATTACGTGCAATAGCTTCATCGCGTGGTGCTCCGTTCAATCCACCATCAAGAATCTTATCCACAGTCAATCCATACATCTGATCGACATACGTCTCTGGCGAGATGTTGTATTGCATGATCAAGTGAGGGTATAGCGAGTTCAAGTCAAACGACACTACCCATGGATGCATACCAACTTGCGGGTCTTTAACATAAGCACCCACAATCTGACCAAACTTAGCACCACGCTCGACCATCGGTACAACGATGCCACGAGACAGCAAGTAGTTGTGAATGATAACGTCCCACATACGCACAGAAGTAAACGCGTCTGCAAAGTTGACGTGGCCGTCATATGCAATAGCATAGATCTGCTCTAGAAACTTCAGCTTATCTTCTAGCTTATCAACCAATTCAGTATCTCGAATGTTGTAGTTGATGTAGTTTTGATAGTCGCCTTTGTAGAACTCATCCAACGTCTCGAAACCGAGCTCGTTATAGTCCAACTTACGTTCGCCTAGTTCTGTAAACGCGATATGATCTAGCTTATAAGACTCTTGCATCTGGAACGAGAATTTCTTATATGCCTGCATGTAGTCGATGATGTTAATCCCTACAGGCGTGTATACAGTGTATTCTTTCCCCATGATTTCTAGCGTACGTTGATCTAGAATGCCCCATGGCGACAAGCGCTTAGCAGAAACATCACCCATCGTACGACGGATGCGGTTAACCAAATACGGAATATCGAAGAACTCAATGTTCCAACCCGTAACGACGTCCGGATCAATCAATTGCGATTGCCACGTAGAAAGAAACTTATTGAGAAGGTCATGCTCATCCTTACATTCAATATATGTGACGCTCTCGTGCTCAACAGTGTAAGGCTTCAAACCAAACACATATGATTTGCCGCGTTTGCGCAAAGTAATAGCAGTAACCATTCGGTCTGCTTGCGCAATGTCAGGAAAACCACCTTCAGAGTCAACCTCAATATCGAGCGATACTAGGCTAATCACTTTCGGATCGTAGTCAATATCGCCGGGGTAGTTGTCGTTGATGAACGTATAGACGAAACTGTCTAGACCATATAACGGCTTACCAGCAACGCCTTTGAATTGTTTGATGTGCTCGCGTGCTTCAAATACGCTATCGAATTCGTTCTTGTAAACAGGTTCTCCCTTCAACGTACGGAAGGGAGTTTCTACGCCTTTCTCTTGATAGACGCGATTGGGTTCGAATATGTATGGCTGATAGCGGATCGAGCGTTGCACTCGTTGGCCATTTTCATATCCTCGAAGTAAGATGTCTGCTTTGTGCAGATGTACGTGTGTATAGAATTTCAATTAATTTAGTCCGCAGTTATAAGCGTAGCACGCATGGCTACCCAATTGGTCTCGTGTCAATTTACAGATGGCGCACACATCTTCTGGACGCTTCACCTTAGCTGAGCCAGAAGTACCAGGCATCGGTACAATAGTCGACTCTTCTGGCTCGCTCTTTGTAAAGAAGGCGTTCACTTTTTGCTCAGTCGTCCATTTCTTACAATAATGGTTGTCAATATCACTGATTGCAATCGCTTCATCGAAACTAACGACTCGATGTGATACTATTTGCTCGCCGATATGTTCTTGTGAAAATTCTTTTGCTTCGTTCATCGACACAGTATCTAGTGCCCACTCCGATTTACCTTTAGGCACTTCTACCATATATCGCATACGAAATGTGCTGACTGCATCAACGAGCACCCACTCTGTAGCTGGTTCTTGCTCTTTCTTAACCAATTGGAATGTGCCGTCTTTATTGTCGATCCATTGCACAGTATCGCCAAGATTCCAACCAGCTTCGAGCATCAGCTCGTCTGGGAGCGGGAGAATAGTATCGCCCGTCTTGTTATCGTAATCAACCACTACAGTAAACGATTTACCCATTACCATGCTCCATTATCAATCCAAACAACAACTTTCAGGAATAAGAATTTAAATTCCCAACGACGATCGCTTCCACTAAACTCACTCCTATAGCTTTTAAAGTGAGGAAGTACCCACCAGTACAGAGGGTTAATGTGGAAGGTGGCTGCAGCACCAGAGTATCGCAACCAATCATACCATTTTACTTGCATATTCATTAGATCTCAACAATCTTAGGGGTAAAGCTAGAAGCCATTGGCTCGTACTTGATATATCCTCGAGGGTTGCAAACCACACGCGTCTCGCCCAACACATAATCAAAAGGTTCATGTGTATGACCATGCGTCCACAATTTGATGTGTGGGTTATCGAGAATGAGCTCAGAAAGGTCTGAATGATAACCACCATTCATAATCGTATCATGCTTATATCGTGGATGTGCACTAAGCGTAGAAGGAGTATGGTGCGTGCAAACAACAACCTTTTGATCTTTGGAGTTGTTCAACATCGTGCGCAGATAATCCAAGAACTTATGATGCTCTTGTAGTGCATCGTTTGGACTGAACATACTTGGCTCTGTTTTAAACTTCCAGCCAGAGGGTTGCTTTACACCATGCTCGTTGACAAGTGATGGGTCTTCGTATAGGGGGACCTTACGCGACAGCATGTTGCTACTGTTCTTAACACATTGGAAATCATTCATTGACGACTTCATGTGGTGAAGAGTCAGTGGGTCGCCCCTATTCATATCAGTCCACATGGTGCCGCCAACAAACAGGACACCATCGATGTATGCATATCCATTATCGAGGAAGTGGAAGTTGTCGTGTACGCAGGTCAAAGAGAACAACGTACCAGCGCTGTATTTGAAATCGCCGTTGTAATGCTCGTGGTTACCCATGAGGTAAACCACATGCTTATATGCAGAGCTGCAGCGATCAAAGAACTCTACTAAGTTTGCACGGTATTTCGGATCACTGACTCCTGCAGCAACGCAAATATCACCACCCAGCACGAGAACGTCCGCTTGCTCTTCGTTCTTGAAGATGGCTGCGTCAGGAGCAAAGAAACCAAATTCTAAATGCAGATCGCTGCAAACGGAAACTTTCATAACATACCTCTTTTAATGGAATGTTAATTATACCCTCTTATCACATTGAGATCAACGGGATCGATGCCGCATTCTACCTCGAGAAAGTCGATGTAACTATCTACTAATTCTGCATCACTTGCACCATCAACATCTGCAATAAACGCACTGATCAACTCTTGTGCTTCTAGCAGCTCGTTATGAGGAACGCCTGCATACTCGATTGTCAAATCATCGATCGTAATCTTCTTGAGATCTGCATATGTCCAATCATGCGTCATGTCTATGTTATACCACAGACTCAATATCTGCTCATCCTTAGTAGGACCTGAGGCTGTGCTCCAGAACGAATACCAATGTGACGATCCCCATCTCGAATAACTCATATTAATTTCCTCTTACTATACAACGATCGTCTATAGGATACTGACCGTGTCTATAATCAACATCATACCACAAAAACACCATAGGACCTGGTGCAATGTTATATGGTATTCCGTGAGACAAGTGAGAATTCCATATAAGGAGATCGCCCGCTTTGGGGTAGAGGTAATGCTCGTTGGTATTGGTGGTATATTTTGTGGTCAGAGGCTCGGTTGTCAAATATCTCGGACCTTGGATTGCTAACCTCGTATTTCCTCCACCATCTTCCAGACAAAAGCTACCTGTTAAAAAACTGGGTCCGTTATAGAAATGAGTGTGGCTGGGGACTGACCCGCCTGGTGGAATAACAACGCAGTTGATATGTTTCATTATTAACCGATCGTCTTTAACGAGGGGCGCGCCCAAACAGTCTTCCATATAGACGCGCGCATGACTCATTAACGTGACAATTAGTTCAGGCAGTCTTTCGACGACTCTTTTCCTATAATCGGGAATATCGCTGTAGTGGTATATGTTGGACGTTCCGTTTACATTCTCTCCAGGTGCGCACTTGGCATATTCACGAACCTCACATACATCCCAAAGCGCCTCACGCTGTTCTTCTGTTAGATCTATCCTACTCTGATAGAGTATCTCAGGGAATAGTTCTGTTTTTGTAAACATACGTGAATAGTGGTTAGATTGACTTAACTACCTGAATACCAGCACCAAACATACGGCTATAGTTATTCACCATATCGATATTTGGATCGAAATTGACGACGATAGACGCTGCAGAGAATATAAAATAATTTTTATCGGCGTATGGGAGGAAAGGCATCAACCCCAAAGACACACTACCATCACCGCGTTGGCTGGGCATCATCACAACAGAAGCAACATCTTCAATGGTGATACCATCAACAGTTTTATCGACAAACTTACCGATCACTTCTTCACCACTAATCAATTTCAAACACGTAATATTACTCATTGCTAATCCTCTTTCAAAAAATATATTTATTTACATACCCACCCATCGGTGGGTCATCCTGGCTCATGCATCACTAGATGTCGAGATGCTAAACTTACTTGTATCAATCCCTTTACCATCCAACGTGGCTGGGTCAACTCATGCTCAATCAATGTAGCGATATCCTTGGGCCTCATGGGTGTGTATTGATCGGCACTAAAGTCGTTATAGTGACCCTCATCGATCAAATGAGGTGAGGTCCGTGTTCCTGCCACCATATCTGGTTCGACACAAGATACCCTAATGTCTTTAAATCGCGCATCTGTATAGCAAAGGCTAGCTGCCTTAATAGCATGTTTCGCCGCAATATACGGAATCAGCGTTTCTTCCATTCCCTGCCATCCACGAAGCTCGGCACAAATAGATGCTATATTAATTATTACACCACCCGGTTTCATTTTATTATAAAATTTCATTAGGAGGTCTACTTGAGCTACAGCATTTAGCTCAAGTATCTTCACCGTGTCTCCCTCACACATTCCTCCAGCATTATTGATGAAGATGTCTGGTGTTACATTGCGACACAATTCCTCTCTAAATGAGAGGTCTGTGAGGTCCCCTCTAAAATCAGCCCCCACACTTCTGTGAGAAGTTACAACATTATATTTTTCTTTGAAAAGATTATAACAGGCTAAGCCTATTCCACTACTTGCTCCAGTAATTAACATCGTTAATTTATTATTCATATGATTCTATCTTATAGCAAAGATGTTCAGGTGGGTGGGGGCGGAATAAACCAACATCAAAGCCAATAAAGACCAAAGGCTCTGTCGTGTTGTTTTGTTTTATTTCATGTATAGCATCTGATTTCCAAAAAAGTAAGTCCCCAGATTTCACAGGGATTCCTACCTCGTTTGAATTCGCCATATTTTTTAACTTGAAGGGCTCACTAAAAAAACTTCTCGGACTATGGAAGGTAAGGGCATGTCCTTCACTTGCACGCAAACACAATCCTCCAGATATAAAATGATTGCCAGCTCCTCGATGTATATGTGGCACTACGTAAGACCCTGTAGTTATTACAACAGGCCAGATGTAATGCATAAAGAGATATTCCTCTTGATACAAAGTATGCTGAAGAACATTAAAGAAATATTCCTTAAGAGACTTCAACAACCACGCTTCAGCTTCTTTACTTATTGTATCCTTAAATATTTGATTATTTCTCCACCACCACCCCATAGGGGTATCGAATCCTTCTACAGGAGATGGATCTGTAGTGTACGACTGAGGAGTATTAGTGATCTCCCCATACATATCCTCAACCATTTTAGAAGCCCAAGGTTCTACTAAATCCCACCTATTGTCGTGGAATATTTGATCAGCAAATAATGTTTTTATCATGCGCGTATAATCGATACATCAAACACTATACACCTACGTGTATTATTATTATTCTTCGGAACACCGTGTATTAAATTTGCAGGGTATATTAATAGGTCGCCATCTTGTGGATGGAAGTCGTGCGTTAAATTCTTTTGCGTACAATCACTAGTAAAGTAACGCTGATCATAGAATCTTAACGGCGCTGACCCTTCACCTACGTTTGTATAGTATATTGCTGACATTTTAATGTTGTCTGACATATGCTGGTGAGGGAAGAAGGTAGAGCCAACATCATATGTCATAGGCCAAGCATACTTAATACTAACAGAATCGCCAGCGTTGATGTAGTATGTGGTATTGGCAAACTCCATGCATTGCTCAATTACAGTCTGTGTAAGATCACCACACGCGTCCTGTAGATACGTAGCACATTGCTTACATGCATCTACATCTTGTGCGTCATATATGATATCTGGAACGTCTCCCACTCTCCCCACCAAATCCATGAAGGCGCGGGCGTCCGCTAATAACGACTTGTAGTTATTTACTTGGATGGTTGTCGGAAATATCGTTTGGATTGGCATTCACGTTCCTCATAGATTTCTTTGGCAGGACGTTCCAAAGACGCTCAATATATTTGCTCCACATACTTGATGTCACACGTATGCTATTATCACATAAAGCAAGCTGTTGGGCAACGGCTTCCGTAACAGAATCCATCGGGGTGTACGGGGCGTCTACGACGGCTCGAGCATCAGTCTCACCATACTGCGACACCGTAGTCATGTTGTATTTCTGTGCCATGTGCTTCATTGCTGCATTCTCAGAAAGACAATGCATGTAAACGTGCTGTATACCTTCTGAACGTATATAGAAAGCTGCTCGCTCGAAAAGCTTTTGTCCAAGCTTTCTATCGCGGTAATGAGGGTCTACCGACAGGCCAATCTCTGCTTCATCATTTGTTATCGCAACATGGACGACGGCAATTAGTTCTTCACCATCAAAAGTTCCAAACCAGGCACCATCTGCATCCCACTGCTTGTCAACATAGGAAGCAATTGACTCGTCGCTAAGTACGCCACCAAAGCGAAGACGTCTATCATTATCAACCAAACTAGTGAGGTGTTTAATGACAAGGGGTTTTTGTATTTCATATTTTAAGCGTTGCGGTAACATATCAATGCCACTGTTTTATATACTTGAGTGCCTCGGCTGTACGAAGCTCAACGATCGTATCCCAAATTATATCGATATATCGTTTGAATGTGATCATATGATCCCTTGAATTTTTAGTTTATTAATTCGGCGTTCTAGGTCAAAGTGATCTACACTCTGCGACAGATACTGATCTACATCGTGCTTATGACAATCAGTAAACCAGCTAGCAAGCCATCTTCGTATGATGTGCATGTTTGTACCCATATGTGTTTTATAAAAAGGAAAAGCCGAGAGTCTCCCCTCGGCTGCAATTGCTATCAGTCTATTAATAGCTCTTGCTTTGCTTTGCTCTTGACCGGAATCTTCTTCGGCTGTGACTTCTCTGGAATCAAACGCTCCAAAGCAATCTTCAATAACCCGTTAAAGATTTCTGCGTCTTTCACTTCAATCTCATCATTTAAAGCAAAGGTACGGGTAAACGCACGATTTGCGATACCCTTGAATAGGAAGTTTTCTTCCCCTTCATTTGCACCTAGCGTTCCACGAACGACCAACTTACCTTCGTTCATCTCAATATCGATGTCTTGCTGACCAAAACCTGCAACAGCGATTTCAATCGTGTAGTGGTTCTCATCAACCTTTCTGATATTGTATGGTGGATAGTTAGGAATATTCTTCGTAATATCTTCATGGAATTTCTGCAGTTGGTCGAACTGCTTATCAAACCCAATGAAGAAACGATCGAAGTCTTTATTGTCCCAAAAAGAAGGAATAAATTCGCGTCCCATGATGTCCTCCGATTACTTAGCGAAGCTGAATGCTTTTGTAAGGTCGAGTGACTTGAACTGCTCGACAGCATAGCCGCCCATATCAGAAGCAGTAGAAACTACTTGCTTTGACATCGTGGTCTGTGCGTCAACGAGTGATTGAAGGGATTTTGCAACCTCTTTATCAGAAACCCAAGTTTTGATAAACGAAGTTTTTGCGCCTTGGACGGCGTCGATGAAAGAATTGAGTTGTGTACTCATAATTGTTCTCCTATTAAGCGAGTTAAAATAAAAACCCAACCCCGAAGGCATTGGATAACCGGTGTTTTACATGGGTGCCGGTCAACCATGTTCCCATCCCTGAGATGGGGTATTTATATCATTGTAGCGGGGATTTGTATCAATTGCAATGACCAAAAGTTCAACGTCTAGGCTTTGTTTTCTCTGCAATCTCTTTATACCCTGCCCAGCTCGGATGAATCTTATCTGGCTGCCATCGTGTGGTTGGCAACACAACATCACCAAAATATTGTGCGACTCGTTGCACATGCTTGACCGCGTCTGGCTTTGATTCGACATTCGGTTGTATCCAGAACACCTTAGAGCCAGCTTTAATCTTCGTACGAATGTTCATTAGCATACCATACGTGTCTGCTTTATGCCAATCGTTTGTGCTGAGACTAATGATTACGCTCTCTGCAGACAAGTCGTTATCGCCAAACTTCTTATTCCATCCGTGGCTGGTGATTCCGCCCTGCGCATACGATACGCAATCAGGGCGGAACATCTTCGTACCTACGGCGATGCTGTCGCCGATGATAAGACATTCGATCATGTTAGGAATTCAATACTTTTGCAACTGAATTCATTACACTAGCAATACGACCAATATCTCGTAGGTTCTCTACGGTGTAACCTTCTTGCTTCAAAGTGTCATAGTGTGCCTTGACACAGAAGTGACACTTGCCAACAATACTAGCTGCTAGGCTATATGCTTCGAACCGAGCTTTGGTAGTTCCGCCATGGCTAGCAATCGCATTCATACGTAGCTGTGCTGGCAATCCCTTGAGTGCAGGATCATCAGCCATCTCAACGAATGGATACCACACGTTGTTCTGTGCCATAATGCTTGCTGCCGTCATAGCTGCGTCACGTTCCTTAACATTGTTCTGTGTATCAGTCTTGATGTTAAGGTCAGTATTTGACAACACAAACGCAAGTAATTTGCCGTTACCTGTGGCCACCAACGCAGCCAAGGCGCATGCCTCAGCTTCGACTGGATCTAGTGTGCTACGCTTGATTACAGCGTCTAGATTCAGCTTAGTATCTTTAGCATACTCTGGCAGACTCTCTTTGACTGAATCAATCCAAGCTGTCATTACAGAGTCTCCCCACCTACAGTACGGTTACATGCACACAGTTCGCCAGTTTGCAATGCGTCAAGCACACGCAACGTTTCTTCTGGTGAACGACCAACGTTCAAGTTGTTGACTGTAACATGTTGGATTTCGTTATCTGGATCGACGATGAACGTAGCACGGAGGCTAGCACCAGCTGGCGCGTAGAACACACCCAATTGTTCGATCAAGCTCAGCTCACCACGTTGTGTGTCTGCGAACTGGATGTGTGTGAGTTTCTTCAAATCGGCGTGAGCATTCTGCCATGCAGTCTTACAGAACTCATTGTCTGTTGAACCTGTTAGCAACACAGCATCACGGTCAGCAAAGTCACCAGCCAACTTATCATACGCTACAATTTCGGTCGGACACACGAACGTGAAGTCCTTTGGGTAATATACAATGATCTTCCACTTGCCTTCAAAGCTTTGATCTGTAATCGTGAAGTATGCATCCTCTGGTTGTCCTGGACGAACACCAGTGACTGCAAATGGGGCCAACTTATCACCAACTGTTTTCATTTTCATTTCCTTTAAAATTAATGTAAGATCATTCTTACTGACTATATTATCTATTATTCAATATACGAATAACAACACTTTTCGTGATTCTTATTCTTTATCACTTCAATAGTTGGCTAAAAGCAACACGCATAAAAAAAGGACCCGAAGGTCCTTCTTATGCTGCCAAAACTTCCTTCAGGCGGTCTGCAGCATACGATGCAGCAAATGCCCGTGGCTTCACCATTGGAGTGACGTTACAGACACCCTTGATGTAGCCGATAGCTTGGGTAACAACACAGCTCGAGCCGTGTTCTTGGTTTGGATTAATATCCAAATGAACTTCGATATCATGTTCGACGATTTGTTCGGCCAGAGCCAGATACAATTCAGAAACACGATACACTTCGCTCATCAAACGAATTGCTGGACGGTTCTTACGTTGGTCATAATCGCGCTCACGATCACAAGCACCAAAGATCTTACAGCCATGACGTCCATCTACGTGGACAACAACAGCCAAAGTATAGTCAGCAAACCATTCACCATTTATACGCATGCGTTCTGAGTCGCATCCGATATAAATCTTTGTATTTGGACCACATTGATCGACGAAGGCCTTAACCTTCTCCACATCTATCTTTTTATCTAACATGATTTTCTTTCGTGGAGCGAGCAGATAGAAAACCCACCTGCCCGCATTTGCGATGCAAGGCTGGTAGGCCTCACATCATTTAGATCGCGTAACGATCAACCATCACTGCCTTAAGCATGATCGATTCTGGAGTGAACTTTTCAGTATCACCACCAAGAACCGCTACCATGATCGATGGCGAGAAGCCAGAGATCAGAGCCACACCGCGCGTGTCATACTTAACTGGTACATTATCAGCTGCGTTCAGGTTCCAGAACACGATCTTTGGAAGTTCGTATCCTGCTGCTTCATACTTACGTGCAATCATCTTCATTGCGGAGTCGTCGAAACGAGCGCATTGGTCAAATTGCATGTCAGACATGATTAGCAAAACTTCTGGCATTTCTTCTTGTGGTACTCCAGCCGACTTAGCAGTAGCCAGGATCTTGTCCATAGCCTTGACCAAGTCAGTGTTCATACCCCAATGGGATGTAACCATTTGCTTAACCTTTTCAACGATGTTGCCCTTCAAATGCAACAGTTCTGGAGAACCAGAGAAAGTCAGGAACGTGTCCTTGAACTTACCCTTGTTCTTGTCTGCAAGATACAGACCAAGAGAAACTGCTACATCCATGCAAGTGGTTTCTGACTTAGAGCCATGACCGCCTGCCTTGCAAGACATCGAACCAGAGACGTCAACCAATGGCAACACGTTTGCATCGCCAACAAAGTTTTCCATCGATTCCCATTGCTTTTGCAACAGGTCCAATTCTGTCTTGTTGTAAGACTTGTTGTAAGCGCCGATCAGGCCCTTCAACACATCATGTGGGAACACTGCACCAGCGTTCACCTTGACTTTAGGATTGTCACCCTTAACCAAGGCTGCAACATACTTCGCATACTCTGGAGTATTACGGAAGAATGCTTTCTTGTAGCGAGCTGCCGCTACAGATGGTACGTGGGAGAAGTTGATTTCGTCCCACTTCTTTGCACACATATCTTGTTCTACAGTCTTGGACATTTCGACCAACGACTTACGGTAGAACTTTGGAGACATGCCAAAGAAGTTACGGATCTCTACAGCGACTGGGCCTTGACGTGGAGTCCACTTTGCAGCCAAACCATTCTTAGCGCGCAGAGCGTCACCAAGCATAGTGTATGCAGCAGACTTCAACTTATCGGTCTTGAAGATCAAGACGTCATCCCAGCGACCAACTTCTGGTACCTTCGCCAACAGCTTTTCAGCCAATTCTGGACGATGCACTTCCAAGTGAGCCATGATCTGGCGGAACAATTCACGTTCACCAGCACCACCACGAGCGTCACGCAGCCACAGAGCAATACGCAATGCGACTTCTTCGTTCTCAACTAGAGCGGCAACGAAATCCTTCGTGATATCTTTACCACGAGAGGCACCTGCCTTATAAAACAAGTCGACACATGCCGAAGCTGTGTTCTTGCGAGCCAACATACCGTTTGTAGTACGGGCTTCTTGATTGATAACTGCGTTTACGAATGTAGACATTTCATTTTCCTTTTACAAAATAACAGGTTCAACTTTTTTCTATTATGCGAAGAAATAAAATTGCTGAACTGAACCTAAAAACAACAGACTAGTGATCATTAAGAGCTATCAGGCTCTACCCAGATTCGGGGGATTGGGTGGGACCGATCCAGACCGAAGTCCGAAACAAGTTCCATTTGGCGATTAAGTTAATAATTGCTGTACCTAGTCTATAACCAGTGTCTATTATACAATGATAACAAACAAAAAACAACGGGATGATTGGGAAATCTTTTTTAGTTATTTCCAACTAAGTGAAAGCACCCTTACGGGGATCCCCACTAAACTATCCGATTCTTCGGCATATCAGCTAGGCGCTGCGCCTGGTTGCCGCTTTCGGGGGCAAGGTCTCTAAGTCCTACTAGGGCTTAGCGAGGGTAATGTCACCAGACCATTCTCCTAACCTAGGTATTTCTACCTGACACTTTAGTCAGTATTTTTGGTATGCTGTATTCATCCCAACAAACTTGGTGCTCCTAACAAGAATCAAACTTGTGTTTTACCCGTACCAAGGGCATGTAATATCACTATACGATAAGAGCTTACTTTGGCGCGATCCGTTCTTTTTCAACGAATTGGACATGTTCGTGTGGTGCATACCACTCGTAAAATTTCACAGGCTTCCAATATTTGTTGAATAAGTTGTTGACGAGTAAAATTCCAATCACTACTACAACAAAACCTAACATCGTTAAAATTGAGCCAGCCAAAAAGACTGCTGCCTGATCCATGTCCATTTAATCACCTTTTACATTTTTGACCATTCACGAAGTGTTGCTATCGTAACAGCATTTTCACCTCGGCGTTGAGCTACTGTACCATACTTCAGAACCATAGTCAACGTTCTATTAAGAATCGTGGACTGGAATAATGACTCGCGCTCAGGCTTACGCTTCTGTTCAACAGTGGCGTAGGGTTTACCTGCCAGATATGCTCTAGCAAGGAACGTTGATCGGTTTTCGTTACGGACTTCCATTCGACGGTGTTGATTGACGCTTACCCACTTCTCACGAAGTTGATCAATCTTGTCGATGGACTTGGTATGTTTGATTCGTTCTTTTAGCTTACGCTCTTCGAAACGAATAATTTGAGACTCAGCACTGAGGTGCTTCGATTTGATTTTTAGTTCTATACACATTTTTAAATTCCTTTTAATTAATAATTGTTGAGATTAGAAATTAATCAGAATTACGGAGGGTGTATAATCTATGCAAGAATCCTATTCATATGCACGGTTCCTTTTCAAAATAATATTGGTGGCCCTACTGGGAGTTGAACCCAGATCAATACGCTTTAGAGACGCTTGCATTGCCTTCATGCTCTAGAGCCATTTTAATTATATAGTCACCATCCTCGAAAGGACAGTGACTTTTTTACTTTTGGTACCTTGTGACGGTTTCGAACCGCCGACCCTCTCCGTGTAAAGGAGACGCTCTACCCCTGAGCTAACAAGGCATT